CAACCCTAACCCTCGGAGGGGGTGTCGAAAAGGGGGGGCGGGTCTCGGTCGGGGGGGCCTTGAACCACCCCTAATCTGGCACGGCGCCAACCCTAATCTGGCACCCTGCCAACCCCTCCCCTTCCCTATCCGGTGACGTCACGTCCGGCTACGTACTTCCGACCCCTCCCCATCCGGTGACGTCCTTCCCGCGACCCCTACCCCTAGACCAATCCCCGTAGCCCTAACCCTAGCCTCCCACCCCCCGGGGGTCAGGGACACCCCTTCCGTTTCCTCTCTCCGCCCAGGAACGGCCCTCCCTAACCCTAATCGGGACTGGAGCCAACCCTAACCCTAATCGGGAACCGAGCCAACCCTAATCGAACCCCTCTTAACCACAACTTCTCTCTCGGAAACCCTAACCCTAATCGGGCCCGGAGCCAACCCTAACCGCCGCCTACGCTCTTAACCACTACCTCTAACCACTACTACTGCTTACAACGATCCTCAACCCTAACCCTAATCGGGAACCCTGCCAACCCTAACCCTAGTCGGTAACCGGCTTTCAAACGGCCCTCGGGATCTCTAACCCTAATCGGGCCTGGAGCCAACCCTAATCTCGCACGATAACCGGCACTCTCGACCCCTCCGGCTTCCCGAACGACCCCTAGATCCAAGACCCTGGTTCCAACCCTAACCGTGATTCCTATTAACCCTCCACAGAGATCCCATCTCTCTAACCCTAATCGGGACTCGGGCCAACCCTAACCCTAGCACTACGCGCATATAAAACAGGGTTTGGATCTCGGGACTCCCACAGCCGCAACCCTAACCCTAACCCTAATCGGGACTCGGGCCAACCCTAACCCTAGCATTACACGCATATAAAACAGGGTTTGGATCTCAAACGCATTGCCTCAACCCTAACCCTAACCCTAATCGGGCCTCGGGCCAACCCTAACCCTAACTGCAACAAACCTCGGACATCGGATCTCGGACTCCATTGCCGCAACCCTAACCCTAACCCTAATCGGGCCTCGGGCCAACCCTAACCCTAGCATTGCACGCATATAAAACAGGGTTTGGATCTCGGGACTCCCACTGCCGCAACCCTAACCCTAACCCTAATCGGGCCTCGGGCCAACCCTAACCCTAGACGCAGTTTCTGACTTTTTTCCCCGTAACGCAACCCTAACCCTAACCCTAACCCTAATCGGGCCTCGGGCCAACCCTAACCCTAATTTCAGTCGCGCGCTTCATTTCGGAACCCTAACCCTAATTGGGCACGATGCCAACCCTAACCCTAAAATGGAACTGTGCCAACCCTAACCCTAACCCTAATTAGGCACGGTGCCAACCCTAACCCTAACCCTAATTGGGAACTGTGCCAGCCCTAACCCTAACCCTAATTAGGCACGGTGCCAACCCTAACCCTAACCCTAATTGGGAACTGTGCCAACCCTAACCCTAATTGCAGTTTCGAGTTCCGCGAGGCAGCCCTAACCCTAATCGGGCACGCGGCCAACCCTAACCCTAACCGAACCAGAAATCGGCGTGGCGACCCCTCGCGCGTGGGCTACGGCGGCTGCCGCATCGCCGCCCCCTAACCCTAACCCTAAAATGGACTCGCGCCAACCCTAACCCTAACCCTAAAACGGCCTCGCGGTGGTCCTAGCAGCGATTTCCGATTTCAGAACCCTAACCCTAATCGGGCACCGCGCCAACCCTAACCCTAACCCTAACCCTAATCGGGCAGGCAGCCAACCCTAACCCTAGATATGAAAAACCGCCCCCCCACTCCATTGCAGGTTGCTTCTCGCCACCAGGTGTCGCCAGACACCGTCGCGCGCACGTACCTCCGCGATTCCCGGACCGCCGACATTCAAACGCCGATTTGGGGGACTGGCAGCGTCCCAAGCCCCGACCCCCGGTTCCCCCGCCTTCGTCCCGGTCCCCCGGAAGTCCCTGCGGCGGCCCTGCGACCGTACGACCGCGGACGAGGAGGCCAGCGGGCGCAGACCCGCCGCCGGGGCAGGCCCGGAGCCTGCTCCCATAGACTTGCATTGAGAGCGAGCCGATTTTCAAAGGCCCCTCGCAGCCCCCCAGAGGACTCGGCCCCGGGATCCGACGGCGTCCGCGCACTCCCCCGACCCGCGAGGTTGCCCCGGACCCCAAGCACGGCTCGCACGCCCGCGATTTCTCGACCCGGAGAGGGGTCCGTAAACAACTTTATTAAGTACGACCGGTTTCGCAGGCCCGGCTAGGCCTCAGGGTTAGAATCACACGTACGCACACATATATATACACACACAGAGCCGCCGGATCGCGGCGCGTCCCAACGCACCTGGCTTCTCTTATTCACCCCCTCTCTCTCTCCGCGGTTCGCCCCCCCCCTCCCCTCCCTTCCCCAGACAGACGTCCCGACGCACTACTGCGATGATAGTGGTGGTGGCAGCGGCAGCGGCGGCGGTGGTGGTACCATCCTCAGCCGGGTCCCTCAGAGGTCCGTGCTTTCCGCTTCCGACGAGACCGGGGTCGCGTCGCCCGTATCCACGACGACCACGACGACTCCCGATCCACCCGCGGCAGCGTCCCCTGCTGGTTCCCCTTGCGCATTATCCCTCCCGGCGTCACCGCCGCCGTCCGGGTCGTCTCCGGTCAACCCCGAGTCAGAGGAGGAGTCATCCGGGGCCACGATCCCGCCCGAGGATGACGGCCCGTCCCCGCTGTCAACATCCCCGCTGTCAACATCCCGGTCGTCCCCACCCCTGCGAGGGCCGGGGCCGGGCCGGTCCGACAGCACCACCACCAGGGTGGCGATCGGTGGGTCGGTGGGGCCGGGGTCCCGGGAAGCGGCGCCCGCGTCCTGGTCGCCCCCCGCCCCCTGGTCGGGGTCGAGGCTCACTTCGACTTCCTGGATGACGCCCAGGGGCAACCGGTCGTAGGGAGGAGCGACGGGAGGCGGACGGTGGTCTTCCCCGCAGAGGGGGCACCCGCCGTCGTCCGATACAACGTCCGCAGAGGCCCCCGCCGGCGTCTGCGGGTCTGACGTTTTGGGGTGGTCGGGGTCGGGGTCGGAGTCAACGTCAGCATCATCAGCGGCTGCGGCTGCTGCTGCGGCTGCTGCCGCAGCTGCTCCTCCTCCTCCCCTGGTGCCGTCGGAGGGTCCCGGCCCCGCGGGGGTCTGGCGCACGTCATCGAGTAGGGCTTCGTCGCCGGAGCTTTCGGAGCTCGAGCTCTTCCTGGGCCGGCGGCGGCCGGCGCAGCGGGTGCCGAGGACGCTTCCGTCGGCAGCGTCGCCCCTCGCCCCGGCGTGCGCGGGAGGGGGACGTCTGTCCCTGGAGCCGCTGGGCCCCTTGGTGTCCCGGCTGCGCGCGGGCCCGGCCGGCCCCCCGAGCAGGTCCACTTCCACTTGAGACGGGAAATGGGGCGACCTGTCGCGGCCTCGACGCGCCGCGCCGTCGACCGCCCCTAAGAATCTCGGCGCCAAGGACCTCCCCGGCCTGGACGGTCTGGGCGGCACGCGCGGCGAGGGAGCTCGCCCGTCGCCGGGGACGTCGCTGGTCGCAGCGCCGGCATCCGGGGTGGTCGACATCTCGTACCCCTTCCCCGGGAAGACTCTAGGGCCGCTTAGCTCCCCCTCCTCTTCCGCCGCCTCCTCCGCCTCCTTCTCCTTCTCGGGCCCGCAGCACCTGCAACTGCCGCTGCCCCCCTTCCCGCACCTGCACCTGCCGCGGTGGCTCTTGCTCCCGTACCTCCCACCTCAGAGTCCCAACGCGGAGGGTCGACCGACCCCCTCGGCGCCGGCCATTTAACGGCGGGCATCGTCACCGCCCTTCTGCGCTTATGACCGCGCCGACCGCACTAACACCACCAACCACCACCGCAACCCTCGAGGAGATTGCACCAGCTGACCGGGCCGCGCTAGTTACGCAAGAGAGGAGAGGAGGCGATTATTTCCTCGAGGGAGGTGGTCTGAAAAAGGGATTATTCTGCAACAATCAAAGCGGGAGGCACGGCAGCTGACAAACTTCCTCTTTTGGGAATCACGCAGGGATAGATAATAGGCCGCATTTACACACGGAAACTGTCGTTTCGATGGCAACGGTTTATTCCTCGCATTCCGATTCACATTACATAACTGCATTCATAAGCACCGTGGTGATATGTCTGAGACCATAAACAATCTTTCACATTGTTAGAGTTATTGCATACACCCATGTTGTAAAGATGAGGTTTCCTGTTGTAGAGGTAAGTGAGTTTTAGCGGATCGTTCGGGGAAGGAGGCGGGAGAGGAGGGGGTGCCGCTTTTTCCCCCACCACCACCACCGCCACCGCTTCACCCGAACGTGGAGGTGATATGTGTATATTAGCAGAGGTTATTGAGGTTTAGTGGATCGTCCGGGGAGGGAGGGGGTGCTTTGTTGCACAGCCCCCGCCACCTCCTCACCCGAACATGGAGGTGATACGGTTATTAACAGTAACAGGCACAGCGATATAGTATTAAAAAAATCAGCAGAGTCGGCAAAAGATACAATAACAGTAAGAAGCCGTACGATAATGCTCACCCGATTCCTATTAATCATCGGGGGTTTCGGCGAGACGCCCGCGAGAGAGCTACTATAAACGAGAGCGGGCGCTCGCGGCCAGTCCGTTTAGTCGGACAGGTCGGAGGTAGGGTCCTCATCGTCGTCGTCGTCGGGCCCTTCTTCATCTTCCTCCACTAAGTCTACATCTTCTACCCCGGCGTCGCTTTCCCAGGAACGTTCCATCTCCTCATCCTCGGCGCCGGCAGGCCCCCCGTCGTCCTCGGGGTCCTCTTCCATAGCGTCGTAAGCGCGGGTCTTGGACGATCGGGACGCCGAGGCGGGATCGACCGCCATCGCCGTCGGCGGGCGCTTCTTCCTCCCCTCTTCATCCGAGCGGTCGTCGCCCTCGTTCTCCTCCACGTCCTCGTCGTCGTCGTCGTCTTCTTCGTCGGATACGGTGACGGGCTGCGCGGTCGTGTTGGTTACCACCACGCACGAGGAGGACGACGAGGACGCCGAGGACGTCGAGGGCTGACCGCAGGCCACGGTCGGAGGCACGCGCGAGCTAGGGTCCACCGGCGGCTGGATAGACGCGATCAGGGGCGCATCGTCGTCGTCGTCCTCCTCGCCACCGTCGGACGCGCCCAGTATGCCGCCGTCGCGATCGTCGTCGAAGTAGAGGTTGTCGTAGCGCCGGAGGCGAGCCGCCTCTGCTCGACGATGCTGCAGCTGCTGGTGGTGGTGTTGGAAGTCGAAGGGGTGGCGAGGCCCGAGGCCGTAGCGATCGCGGTCGATGTAGTAGGGATCGTAGTCCTCCTCGTCCCAGCCTCGGCCGAAGGGACACGGCGACGAGATGCGCGGCCTGTACGCCATCCGGCGGGGGTAGCCCATGTCGAAGTCGCCGTGTTCGTCGCCGTAGCGGGACGGCGGCAGGGCCGCCGGGTAGGGAGGGTGGTAGCCGTCGCCGCTGCGGCGAGACCGATCGCGCCAGGCTCCCGGGCCGGGCGGTCGCGCTCCGTCGCTGGAGCGCTTGGGCCGGGAGCCCCCGGACAGGCGCGAGTGGCGAGCGGAGCCCACGGACACGGACATGCGGGAAACGGACCCCGAGGCCATGGAGGAGACCGCCGAGGCCATCGAGACGGTGGTGGCGGTGGAGGAGGTCGACGTGCGCGTCGGCGAGCGACGCATCGGGGGCAGCACCTCCGCGCGCCCGTGGCTGTCGATGCTGGTGGTCTCCGGGCCGTCGCCGGGCCCCCACGTAACCGTCTGCTCGGCCAGGCGGTGCAGCCGCACGCGTAGGCGGTCGGGGGGCGCCAGCGGGTCCACGATGGAGGGACCGGCGGAGAGGTCGGGGGCCAGCAGCACCTCGCCGCAGAACTGGCGCGTCTCCTCGGGGATCTCGAGCGGGTGCGCGAAGGGCCTGCGCCGGGCCTGCGCCACGTAGATGGGCCGGAACGGCGTTCCCAGGCCCCAGCGGTTGACGGCGCGGTGCCCGTGGGTCTCGGCGCCGCGGAAGTCGGCCTCGTCCAGGCCCAGCCCGGAGGACTGCGCGTTCATGTCCTTGCAGAGGTCGAAGCGGGGCAGCACGGCGTCGCGGTAGTCGCGGGCGCTCAGCGGGACCACCGTCCGGGGGTCCACGCGGGTGTGCACGGTGTAGGTGACGTTGGAGCCCCGGCACAGGCACAGGGGGCTTTCCTCGGGGTACAGGCTCTGGTACAGGTTCTCCACGCGGACGAAGACGCCGGGGCCGAAGATCACGCTGGACGACAGCACCACTCTGCGCAGGTCGCGGTCGTCGGGCCAGCGCAGGCAGCACTGCGATCGGGGCTCCAGGCGGGCGCGCACGTAGAAGTGCGACTCGCCCACCGCGGGCCCGTCCGAGGGCCAGTCCTGCGCCTCCACCGTGTCCACGATGGCCAGCTTGCGGCGCGCCGAGCCCGCGCGCAGGCACAGGTACTCCACGGCCCCGGCGAAGCACAGGTCGCCCGTCGACAGGAGCAGGACGCCGCGGTTGTTGAGGGCGGACACGTTGGGGGGCCCGGTCCAGTTGCCGGCCCAGGCATGGCTGTCGCGCGTGCAGAGTCTGTTGGACAGGGCCGCCAGCAGGAGGGAGAGCCCGCCCTTGCGATCGCTCCAGGTCGGGGACTTCTCGTTCGCGACGGGGCCCGTCAGGTCCTCGCCGGGCAGCGGGCAGTACAGGATGACCACCTTGACGTCCTCGGGGTCCTGGATCTGCTTCATCCAGGCGGCGCGGCGGGCCAGCCGGTCTGCCGCGGGACCCCCCTTGCGGGCGGCGGCGATGTCGCACAGGGCGCCGGGGTCGAACATCAGGGCGTGCCGCCACTTGCGCGGGAACATGGGCTGGTCGATCAGTTCCGCGGTGGTCTCGGGGTCGCAGTAGGCCGCGTCCAGGGTCACCGAGGGTCGAGGCGTGTGCGAGTACTCGGGGGGCACGCGACGGAAGCCGCCGCGGGGATGCGGGCCGCCCGCCGGCAGCGCCGTCAGCACGCGGTGCGGCGAGATGAGGGTCCCGGAGGGTCGCGGTGGGCGCGCCTTCGCTTCCGAGCGGCGCTTGGCCGGCGGGGGGTTGTTGTCGGACTCCCCGCCCGACGGGCCCTGCGGCGTGGTGGAGCGGCGCCCGTCGGCTCTCACGAGGCGGGGGTCGACGGGACGCCGGCGCTGCTGGTCCTGCTCGACGCCGCGGGGGTTTCTGGAGTCCTCTTCGAAAATTTCCATCACGTCGTCTTCATCGGCGCCGCTGCACGCCATCGGGGACGAGTAGTAGCGATCATCGGACTTGCGCTTACGGTCGCGCTGCACGGCCGCTGCGGTGGTGGCGGAGGAGGAGGAAGAAGAAGCGGCGGCGGTGGCGGTGGTGGCGGTGGCGGGCGGGATGGTCTTGGCGGGCCGTTGTCGCTGCTGCTGCTGCAAAGCATCGCCGCCGGTGGCCAGAGTGCGACGGCGTCGCCTCTTGGTGGGGGCGTCCATGCCCACGCCGAGCACCGGAGATGGGAGAGCCGGTGCGGAACTCTGATCCGCACGAGACGCGACGGGAGCCGCGGCCACGGCCGGCATCGTCTTGGTCCGGCCTCGAGCTTGGCGGGAGGTGGCGGTGGTCCCGACGGCGGCGGCGGCGACGGAGGACTCCTTGGCGGGGGCCGCAGAGGTAGCGGGGGTGGCAGCGGCGACGCGTTTCATGGGCCACACCACGCCGGTAGAACCCTGAGCGAACAGATCGGAGGCTCGCTTGAGCCCATCGCCGCCGCCGCCGCGATGCTCCGAGAAGAGGGCCGAGGTGAGGTCCCACGAGGAGGCGCGGTTGCCGGCGCGGCTGCAGTCGAAGTTGAGGTATGGGGCCAGAGCGGAGGAGATGGCGGCCACCGCGCGAGAGGCCGCCAGACGCCCCTCGACGCCGCGCGGCGAGCGGTCCTCGCCCACGACGTGGGAGATCACCAGACAGTTGCGGATGGCGCGCAGGTCTTCGACCCAGCAAGCCAGGAGGGGCCTGAAGCGGCAGAGCAGGTGCGGGGGGCACGGAGGGGTCGTCTCGCGGGGCTCCGAGTTGGACAGCATCTCGGCCACGCGCGTCGGCCCACCCGGGCCGTCCATCAGCGCCGAGATGACCACGTCGCAGCCCAGCACGCAGGCGTCGACGAGCTCGTCCACGGTGGACAGCGGCCCCTCCGAGGCCGAGAGGGACATGGACAAGTAGCCGGAGGTGGAGGTGTTCCCGGAAGAGTCCCCCGCGGACGAGGAGGACTCCCCGGCGGAGGACGCGGGCGAGGTGCCGGTCGGGGTGGTGGGCGGCGAGGCGGGCTTGGAGGAGCGCAGATCCATCTGGTAATCGGGGCTGTCCGCCTCCCCCGACTCCACGGCGGCGCGCATGCGGCGGAGGCCCTCGGAGACGCGGCGGCAGATGTCCACCACGTCGTTGGGAGAGTCGCGGTGGACCAGCGCCATGCCCTCCGGGAAGACCAGCGGCGCGTAGGCCCGGCGAAGAGAGTGCAGCAAGAAGTTCTTCTGCGCGCGGTCGTAGCGTCGGCTCATGGCCACCGCGCCGACTACGTGCGGCATGCCCCACAGAATGTTGCCCGCCGCCATGGCGTCCCCGACGTGCGGGAGGGCGCGCGCCACGCTGCCGGTGATGTACGACCCCGAACTCCCGCGGCAGCTCTGGAAGCGGATCTGGCACAGCTGCTCGAGCGCCCTGTCGGCCCCCGAGAGTTTCGCGTTCTGCATCCACGACATGGGATCGAAGTGGCCCCTGTAGATGAGGCGCACCAGCGCGTCGTACTGCTTGCACGATTCGCCCATCTCCGGAACGTAGACGGGCGCCGGGCCCGCGTTGGCCGCGTAGCGCTCGATGGCATAGCGGATCTCGGGGTCCTCCTTCAGGGCCTCGCGGTGGTCGCCCGTGCCCCCGTACCTGACGCGGCCCGCCGGCGGGGGTTCCGAGCCCGGCCAGGGACCCGCGTCCGACGAACGCTTAGGAGGCGCGATCGGTTTCAAAGCAGGCGCGCCGCGGTCTGAGGCGCTCGCTGGCACATCGCCCGGAGCCGAGGGAGAGGCCGGGGACTGCGCCAGGAGAGTCCTGAAAATCTTTCTGGGGCGTTTGCCACCCACCACCTTGCGCGCCTTGGTGGAAGCCAGCGCGGCCGTGACGGAGGACCCGCGCCCCTTGCCCACCTTGCGGGTCTCCGAGGCGGCCAGCTCCACCGACGCGGGGTCCCCGACGTTCTTGACGGCGGCCGTCACCAGATCGCCCTTGCCCTTCTTAGCGGTCTTCTTGGGCCCGTTGACGCGCTCTCGCCGGCCGGGCTCCGCGATGTCGCTCTTGGGGACGGCGGGCTTGCTCGGCGCGGAGCGCTTAGGTGACACCGATGCGGACGATGAAGACGACGATGAGCGAGAGGATGCGGACGACGACGAGGACGATGAGGACGACGACGAGGATGTTCGCTTGCGTCGCCCCGGCGACGGCGATGCGGAGGAGGCAGACGATGCCGACGACCCGGCTCTGCGTGGGGGCGCCACCTTGGGACCTTTGGGTGGCGCCGAGGGGAGATCTGCTCGTTGCTGCTGCTGCTCGCAATCGGAACGAGGGGCGGATTTCTTCTTGGCGTCTTTGAGAGGACGCCTAACCGCGGTACGCCCCTCCCGTTCTCGCGAGGAAAGTGCCTGAGCGGACGACGACGAGGGTCCCTTCGCCGCCGCCGCCTGTTTGGAAAGACCGCCGCTCTTGCCATTGCAAGCGTGCTGCTGCGGTCGGGTTGAGGAAGTTCCTGCTGAGGAGGATGGAGCGGACGGAGGATGTTGCGGCCTAGTCGCGCGAGGCTGCGTCGAGCGGCTACAAACGTCGTCTTCGTCTTCTAATTCCTCCCCCGCACAGTCATCGTCCATGTCGTTGCCATCGTCAAAGAGACGACTGTCGGGGGGTCTGGCAGTCACGTCGAGACGCGCCAAGGATTTTCGCAGGCTGGACGATCCGCCGCCGGCGTCCCCGTCGCGACTCTTGTCATCGCTGCCACTTTCCAGCATACCGTCGCAGCGGGCGTCTGGGGTCTCGTCGTCGTCGCTCGACGAGGAGATGCTGCAGCGTCTGGAGGGTTTCGCGGGCGTAGGTGGTGGAGAAATCGCCGCGCGACACTGGCTTTTGGGCTCGCCGTGTGTCTGGTTCTCACGAGCCTCGGCGGAAGCGGCAGCCGCCGCGGCCCGGATCACCTCGCGAACCAAGTCCGAGTCTCCCTCCCCGTTGCCCGAGTGCGAAGAGGTCTTGTCGGCGCAGCGAGGTCCCTCGCGAGCGGCCGGGGACCGTGAGCAGCGCATCGCGTCGCGTTTACCGGGAGCCGTCGTGCAGATGGTCGGCGTGACGGGCGGCGGCGGGACGCGGTCTGTTAGGCAGTCCTGGCTCTTGCACGGCGCGTCTGAGTCAGACCCGGTGCCGGTGTCATCGAAGATTCTGGCAGGCTCGGCTCCCACCAGATACGTGTCTGACTCCTCCGCGGCCCGCAATAGATCATCAAAGTCCAGGCAGCGGTCCATCTACTGTCTTCTCTCCCTTCAGGTGGTCGAGGCGAGTGGTGGATGAGGTACTTGGTGCACAGAACGCGGTGGACCCCGGAGGAGAAGAGGCCTGCGATGCGTGTTGTGGAGGCCACGGGCACCTGGGACCACCTACATGGGAAGAGTTTTTACATACATCTTAAAGGGGGCAGGACTACGCGGATCTCTCCCTCCAACCAGGTGTATGATGGGCAAGTGTCATCACACACATGCTCATTTTTGCACACGACCAGATCGCCGAGGGGGCGGCGCTGGGCGATGTTGGCGCTCTGTATGTACTAAGGGACTAAGGGTCGTTAGAAGAATGCAGGGATGGGTCACAATGTAAACCCCCATGACGGTCGTATAACAAAGGGGATGGCACGGAATGAATGAGATGAAATCGGAGACGATCCGGCAGACGTGCTCCGAAGAATAGAGAAGTGTCGGGTCGATGTCAAACCGAAAATTGGACCGGTTCCGACCTCTTCATGTGAGGCGGAAGACCCCCTATCCGATTACTTCTCTAATCCCACGGAGGGGGTGTCTTCGAGGCGAATCGCGTGAGAACGGTGGGGTCGTGGGGAGCTTAACGGGGAGCGGCCGACCCGGCATAACCACCCTCCGGGGTCGCGGTGCCAGCATCGTTACGCTCATTGGACCCAGGATGAGGGTACAGGCCTAACCCCCTATCTCCGCCATAACCACAGCCCAGTACGGTACACTACGCCCTGCACGTCGTCTTCCTCCGGGCAACCTGCCCCGGCTTGTTGGGGAGGGTGAGATTGGGGGGAGTGTTGGGTGGTGGGTGCAAGCAGAAGGGGGGCATCCACGACCACCCTTTTCGCTTCGCACGCAAGGTGGGGGTTGAAGGCGGAAGCAAAAAATAGCAGGCCTGTGATTTGCGTATGTGTGTTTCACGAGGCTACCCACCGGCGGTCGTTGGCCCGCTGGCTCCCTAGAGACATAATGTATATGCACGGGCGCCGCGCCACCGCGGTTGCTATAAGCGCTCATGAAACACGCGTGCCGTGTGACCTATGTCTCTATCTCCCCACAGAATCTGCTGTGGTGTACATTCTGAGTACTCGGGGCAGACGGAGAAACGAAACTACCAGCTTCAAAAAGGAACAGCTACATGGGGGGGAGGGAAATGTGTGTGTATGTGCTCGCCTCTGTAGGCTCGACCGTCGCGAGACGGTCCCCTCTCTCCCCACAAAGCCCCGAACGAGCGCGGGGGAAGGGGCGAGGAGGAAAACAAACTGTACATTTCCACTAGCGCTGGTAATAAGCTCTCCTTCCTGGCAGCGCTGCAGTTTAACTGCGCTGGAAGCCATTTCTATCTGGTTAATCTAGTTGGCACCACTCGCCCATTGTATTACGAGGTACAGTTGATCCCCCCTGATGTATGACTCCTGCCTATGYTATTTCGTTCACAGTTTCTGCGTGTATGAATAAGCACTGTTTTCAAGCATGTCGAGCAGCACTATCAGCATCTCACGGAGAGTCCGGGTCAGGCACCCTGCTCGAGTCGCGTTCCTATCCGCTAAAAAATCGCAAGGACGTTCATATGCATGACATCCGTCATTTCCATAAGCAACAAACAAACAACACCGCCCCTATATTATGCAGAGGGAGGGTCGGGGAAGCGCCCCTGCTCGGTGTGTATCAGCGCACACACACCTGCGGATGCTTTCCTAAATAGCCACAGCTTCCCTAATCCGTTTATTGGCATATCGAGGAGAACCCTCCCTTTCAGAAAGGGCTCGCTCGTACGCCCAATAGCGAACGTCCCTTTTACCCCTCCTCTCTCTCCCCGCGGGAAGAAGAAACGAAATCGGAAAGGGCGCTAACCGTAAAGCGGCGAATCTCCCGCGCCGTTCGCCATCGCGGAATCCGCAGCCCATGGTGGCGTTCGATCGGGGCCCCATCCCCGCTCCCGCTGCGGCGCAGCAGCAGCAGGAGGAGGAGGATGGGGCAGAAGAGGGTCCGGAGGAAGGAGGGAGGGGACGGAGGATCTGGAGGTTGTGGTGGGGGGCGCGGGCCCGGGGGTCGGGCCTGGGACGGCGGAACCCGCCGCCGCCGCAGCCGCAGCCGCACACCCCTGCCGCGCGGGAGGCCTCGTACGTGATGGGTGGGACGGGAACAGGAGGGGCGGTGCTACGCTTGTCTCAAAAAGCTCGAATATTGGTGAACGTCCAAGTCCAACAGACAGAAATCTGGACGCCAACCAATTCCCAATCAGGCGGGGCTGTCCCTAGTCATGCAGAGTCAATGAGTTCAACTTCACGTACGCTTTACTACTTTCAAAACAATTGCCCATACTGTTTACATTGCAGCGCTCTTAGCCATGTTGATGACACCCCGCGAAGCCATAGCACCACCAACTTAATCACAAAAGGACGGTCATGAGACTGGGGACCAACGGGGGGTCAACGCGAGTGAGTGTATGGGCAGCCGCGGTGAATCCTATCGAGGAAGTGGCAGGAGCGATTGGGGATGGGATTAGAGCAGGAAGAACCTCCCAAAGTCCGTCTTTTCTATCTCTTTGCCTCTCTCTYTTTTTTGCCCGTACAACACAGGTGCGAGTCGCGGCGAGGGACGGCAAACAACCGAGCGACCAAAACCATTTAAAACCAGCAGCGAGGGAGAGAGAAAACTCGATGCCTGGAAAGACCCGACGTTTCTGCACAAACTTGGAGCGTTCTATGGCGCCCTACCGACCGGGCAGCGTGCAGAAGGCTACAGTCGCTTCCTAGTTGCAACCACCAGGACGCGCTGGGGGGCCCCTCTAGCACACACGCGCAACCCAACCGCCCCACTCGTTGCAGACACCGCTCGCGCGCCCACCCTTCCACGCCAGAACAGCCGTGGCTTCTTCTCCCCTTCCCTCCTCCCCGATACAAATTTTTACAGCGAGAGTTGATTAGGAGAACGAGCGAATCTGGACAGATAGAGAAAGAGTCGTTGACTTCGATTGATTGGAAAGGCAACGAACGAGTAAAATTTTATTGCAGAGTAACTACCTTGCAGAGCTTAAAAAATCGACGAGATCCTCGACGTTCTAACGACGAGTCTACGGCGAGACGGTCTCTAGCTCTCGCGAAAGGCAGCGGGTGGTGGTGGAGGTTGAGGTGGAGGTTGAGGTGATGGTGGTGGTGGGATGCTGCGCAGGCTAGCGGTCTCTCTCTCCCTCCTTTTCCTTCTTCTTTCCCGGGCAGACCCTCGCGGTGCGGCAGAGAGGCTGGCTGGCAGAATCCTTCGTAGCAGAGGCGGGGTGCGGAGGGTCCGGGTCGGATGGAGAGAGCCGCGCCGTTCGTCCCGATAAAAACCGTCGCAGGTGTATGGTCAAGCGAGCGATTATGGTCTCGTGGAGATAAGAGGTATTTAAAGCTCGCCTCGTGGACGCTCGGGGCGGGCCTTGGGGGAGACTCGCATAAGCCATTGGTCTATAGCCACCGGGATGGGCTGACCGAGGGCGTGTTGCACCTGATGCACCTGCCAGGTGGAGGGGTCGTCACCGTTGGGTTTGGCTGGAGGGAGGGACCCCGACGGGCTCCCGGCGAATGAGCGCTCTTCCCTTCGCGGTCGGAACGATGCTGGATGGTCGGTGCGATGGAAAGCCCCCGCGGTCATCCCACCTCCGCGGTCCCAAAGACGTGAACTCAACCGTGCACCTGCGGATGAAAAGACAATAGCTCGGCGGGAGGGGGGACGAGGGGAAATATCGGTGGGCCGGCGAAGGAATTTTGCTCCCGACTTCCCCGTCCGCCCCTCCGTGAATATCATTATAGGTGTTTGCACAGGTGCGATTGGCCGGAGGACCACCGGGACGTCGTCGATTGGGGCCAGGTGCGAAACCGTGCATACAATTAGCAGGTGGACCGCCATGTATCTCCACCTCCCCGCTCCCCGGCGCATATCATTAGCCGACGGACCGCTAGCTCATTGGACGGTCCCATAACAGGTGCATGCGATTAGCGGGAGAGGGAGCGTATTGGCCGGTGGCTGGGAGCGTGCATACGATTAACCCAGGGGGTGATGGATACGATTACAGTTTCCGCAGGAGATACGATGGCGGTGGAGGTGGTGGTAGTGGAGGAGGAGGAGGAGAAAGAGGAGGAGGTGGTGGTGGTGGTTGTGGACGGCGGCGGTGTTATTGTTATTGTTGTGGTGCTGGAGGTTGGAGTGGTTTTGGACAACCCACGGATGGGCGGGACAGTCAGTACGGGATCGAGGCCCCGAGCGGTGATGGACGGGAGCGCGTTGGATCATCGCCCAGGGAAGCCGAGAAGGCTCGGCCCATCGTTGCGTCGCTATTGGCTCGCGATGCGATAGGCGTCGTTGCCGTGTAACGATGCCCGATGGCGAGTATACTGGACGCCTATGTAGACGATGGCTGGTGATCGTCGAAACGTATTGTCCTTATGGGAACGATCAGCCGCTAGGCTTCGTCAATGTCAACGATGGCGGTGAGTGGATGCGACGGGCGGGTGGGGAACGTGTTATCGATCGGGGTTATCGGGAGGGGGGGGGKGTGGGGGGCGTCGAGAGGAGAAATCGAAAAGGGGCTATTTCGATACGTCATCCAGACATCCACCGTCCCCAGCGTGGATGGGGGGGGGGGGTGTGCGGTGGTGACCGTCATCGATTTTCCCTCACCCCTACCCCCCCACAGACACCCCTCATCCTAAGGGGACCGTATTATAACGGTGCTCGATGGCACCGCTAGAATGGCTCGGCGCCCTCTCTGGCGCATTCGCTTTCCCTTTCCCGCTACCCCTTTCTGTTTCGATCCTTTTGTCACTGGAGATTGACTTAATCCACCCTTCGCTTGTAATCCCTCGCGGCTATACTTATCGAGGACCGACGCGGCTCCCGCCTATCGTCATCGCCCGCCAGGCGTCCCGTCGACACCGCCTCCAGCGAAGACGATGGCAGGTTCGCGTACACCTACTGCGCCAGGACGAGAGGCGGGGTGGGGTGGGGGAAAACACCCCGGGACCCGGAAGGAAGTGAAGTGGAGGGGGTGGGGGGGCGCCGCGCCTGAGACCCCGGGGCCGAGAAACCCGAGAACCTAAGTTTGCAGCGAAGCATGAGCGGAACCGACCGGGAAGACCGAGGCATCTTCACCGCCGTGCGCCGGACGGGACGCGGGGCGGGAACGAACCCTAGCGAGGCTCGACCGGCGCCGGTGTCCTTCTCCGACCGCCTCCGCGAGGAGCGGGTAGACGGTTCCCCCGCGGGCGGTTCGAATCGGACGACGGGCTCGCGTCTAAATCCCGGAGGAGCCGGGAATTGAGATTTTCCCAAGATTTTTTTCATCCGGGATGGAACAGGGGGCGGTCGTCACCCCCGGGGATTTAAAATCGGGTCATTTTGCTAAGCCGATCGCCGCGGACTCAGAGAGACCGACTTACGGTCTCAGCCGACTCAGCCGACTCAGAGGAGCTCGGAGTAAAGTCAGACAGACGCTCCGAGTCACTCGCATAACGACAACACATAACACCACACACGCAGAGTGAGCGAGAGCCAGGGTATGTGTTATGCCTGGCGCGAGGAGCGATTGAACGGTCGCGTGTGTGTTGGCAAACCACAACGTAAATAATAAAAAGGGATTGTCAATATTATTCCACGGCTCTGGGTGTTTGTAGCGCTCGCGGAGAATCCCCACACAAAGTATACACCGCAGAAAGCGTGAGCACCGGGGAGGGAAGACTTGGATGGAAACTGAAAGGAGATTTAGGGCGATGAAACGATTGTCTGTGGTTAAAGCCAGGCAATGTTTTTCCCCGACCGCGCCCGCGATTTCGCTTTTGTTTCCCACGCACACCTCCAACAACATCTTAACCCTACGCCGGCGTTAAGTCTCAACCGAGGCGGTGAGAGCTATCTGTCTATCTCCCTCGCGGTTATTACTTGCTGCTGCTATCACAACTATTCCCCGATAGCATCGAGACCGCAACACCACACAGAGGGTTTTTCGGTTCACAGTGTTCCAAGTTTATTGAATAACAGTAACAACGGCAACGCCACCGGAGAGTATAGTCGACAATTACACAGATTCAGAATGGAAAGGATAGGAAAAGGGAGAGAGAGAAAAAGAGAAAGAAAAGAACACAAGGTATACGAACACACAAGCCGTTCTTCGCCATAGTTTCTTCTTTTTCGGCCACCACACAGTTAGTTAGTATCGCGCGCGGATAAGAGAGAGAGAAAGGGGGTTAGTACAGACGGAGTAGAAGCGTACGTATACAACACACGGGTTTGGTTTTAATAAGATCCGAGAGATACGATAAATCCAACATCAGAGTGCAAATAAAAATTCATATATCCGTCATCCCCTCGACCGCAGGCCGAACGTTCCCCGCCGGTCATGCCATCCGATGTGCCGGATGGGGACTGCCGCCGCTGCCGCTACCGCCGCCGCAAGCGAGCACCGTCCCTCGCGGGGGGGAACGCGCTTTCCATCGGGTCTGCGATCGGGGTCGGTTCGCCGTACCGGGTCGCCGTGCTGGGGCCGCTACCCAGCCCCGCGTCGCCGTGGGGGAACGACGACGGGGGGCAGGGCTGGCGCCCCAGCTGCTCCGATCGCTACATCGCGGCGGCTACGCAGTACGACCTGCAGGGAGGCAAGCGGGGAATGAACGCGGACCCGTCCCGGGTACCCCCCCTGTACCGGTTCCCCCCCTGTACCGGTAGCCCGATCCAACCGAGCCAGCCATCCCGATCCCGGCTACCCACCCCCCTGTACCGGCTGCCACCCCCCTGTACCGGCTACCCCGATCCAGCCACCCACCCCCTGTACCGGCTACCCCGATCCAGCCACCCACCCCCCTGTACCGGCTCCCCGACCCGAACCCGCCGCAACCCGGCCGTCCCAGCCCGCCGCCACCCCCCTGTACCGGCTTCCCCCCATCCCTGCTCGGACCGTCCCACGGAACCATCGCTAGGTAGCGATGATGCTGTGGGTGCGGTTCGGTACCTGCGCGTCCCGGGCGAGCGGTCGGCCTCCTCCTGCGCCTCCCCGGGGTCTATCCGGCGCTGTCGCTGCGTATACGGGACTCCGGGGAGCAGGGTCCTGCTTATATCTCGGTCATAAGCCCGGCCTACGCCTCCCCATTGGCGGGGAGGAGCAGGCGCGGCAAGGATGTTGTAATCAGTGAGAACGCGTCAGCGTTCGCACTTGATTCTCAATATGATGATTATTTTTATCTTATTGGCTTTTAGTGCGAACGGCCGTCTAGACCAACCAGAACGCCGGATTTTGTACCACGTGTGTCGCTCCGCCCCGAATTCGCACTTAGAAAATTTTGGCAATTCGCCATATGGCGCGGGTCCAGGTGCGAACGATCTGTCAATCAAATGACCCTGCCTCCTCGGGGGTCTCCACCTACTGTGACGGAGTGGGGGGCGGACTTCCCGGGTTTAAAGGTAGACTACCCGCGCGGGAAGCCCCTAGAAAAGACCCCCCGACCCAGGTTTGCATCGCTGCCTACAGAACCCACGTACGCGGTGAGAAGCGGGCGATCGCGCGCATAGGGGGTCGGGGTCATAACCTCTCCGATTGTTTGTTTATAGGAACGATGCGAGCTGGGATTATGCAATCGCCCGTCGCGGTACCGAGCCGAGCCGGATCCTGGAAAACGATTTTCTGGGAATATCAACCGCCCCTCCCTATTTTTCAGGAATGCGCGCCGTCGGGACGACCCCCGTGGACGGCGCGGTGCCGAAGGACGCGACCGAAACCGGTACGCCGACGGCACAGGCATCGCAGTCGTTCGGGGTCGTTACCGCCGCCGCCGCTTCCACCTCCGCCACCGCCCCCGTCCCCCAGACGCGCAAGCCGAACCGCCGGGTTCTGCGACCCCCGCGGCGGCGCCTCTGCGATGGGGGGCGCCCCCTCGAGGCGGTCTTCACCGTGAACCATCGGGAATTCGGGCCGCCCGTGAACGCATCGGACGTTATAGGAGCGACGGGCCCGGGGGCGTTCTGCTCTCCCCCCTGGACGCCCGACCTCAGGCGTATGGCCGCGGACGTTAACGAGCTCTTTCGGTGCATCCTCGCCTCGGGGCTGGCACCGTGCCGCCGCTTCGCCATCCTGAGGAGGATCCTCCTGGATTTCCACATGCTGGGAAGGATGGGATGGAGGCTTCCGCGGGAGGTCTGGGAAACCGTCCTGCAGCTCAGCGACGGGCAGAGCGGGCCGCTCAGGGCCACCCTGCGCGACGCCGAGGCCCGTAGCCCCCGCGCCTTCCCGGAGCGGTACGTCCAGGGACCCTACCCCCGCCGCCCCACCGAGTCCTACGGGGAGGAGTGCGAGGTCAGCAACGACGACTACGAGGACGATGAGAGCACGGACGAGGACAGTCAGGGGGACGTCGACGGCAGCGTGTCCGAGACCAGCTCGGACGACGACGACGCCGCCGACGTCGACGACGCTACCGAGGGACCGGCGGCGGCGCTGGCACCGATCTCGGGGTCCTCGTCCGATTCCGAGGACGACCGCTCCGTGGAGCGCCGCCGGCGCAGGAGAGAGGTCTCCCGCCAGCGGGCCGCGGCGGCGTCCCCGACTCCCGCTTTCCCTGAATCGCATACCAGATACGGAGAAACGCCGTTGACTAAAAGACCGCGTATATAATAGACCCGTCGGCGTGTCGGTGATTAGGCACTAATTCTCGAATCGAGAAATGATTTTTTTTTCTCTCTCCCCGTCTCACAACACTGTTATTGTATGAAGGACCGTTAATAAACTAATTTATATTTTTCTAATCGAAATAATTCCGCTTTTCGAGTTCTTGGTTTTCCCCCCTCGCGTGACGTCAAACTAACACCCACTCGACGGGGTTGGAGAGGGAGGGGGTACGTGGGGGGAAGTGAAAGGGCGAGAAAGTATATGGACATTCGGACGCGAGCTCCGCCAAACCATCGAGGGCCACTCCGTCCGACGTCGGGCTCGCCCCCTCTATTTCTTTCTCCCTCTCTCCTTTTCCCTTTTTTCCCCCCGGCTTCCCGTTCCCACGCGGAACGCGCGGCATCGGGATGGGTCTCCCCCTGCGTCGCTCCAGCAGGATCAGGGGAGCGGCCGGGCACGTCGCCACCGCGCTGGTTTCCCGTCTCGAGACCGCGGCGAGATACGCCTCCGGGGGCAGGAGGCCCGTAACGCGATCCTGTGCCGTTGGCCGGCTGCACCTAGGCGTAGGTATTAATAACCGCAGAGTGCGAGGCGGACCGCAAACCTCACCGTCCGCCGCCTCGCAACCCGCTTCAGCGATCCCCGCATCGCGGAGGACCGCTCTCGGGATGCGCGGCGTCGGAGGTGTTATAGGCGAGGTCGCCAAACGAGTGGCGGGCGGAGAGAGAGCCGCGTCGGCTCCCAGAGCCAGAAGACGGCCGCGCTCCTCACTGAACTCCAACGCCGCGGCCGCCGCGGCCGCCGCGGCCGCAACCGGGTCGGACGCGCCGCAGATGGTGCCGGGCCAGACGAAGAAGTGCGGGGCCCCGAAGCGGTCTACCGCCGCTACCACCACTACCACCGCCACCACCGCCGACGGCGGTTGTAGCTGCGCGGGCGGCGGCGCGGCGTGCGGCGCCCACCACCGCGAGCGAGACGGCCACCGCCGCCGCACGACGGTGTGCATGGGCACCTGCGCCATCGGCCGCCGGCGGTCGGACGCGTCGCGAGAGTGCGCGTGCATGCCGCCCCCCGCGTCCACTACTCCCGCCGGGGCCGGGGCCGTCGCCGCCGCCGCCGTAGCGCCGTGCGTCGACTCGCGGACCCTTAGACCGCAGCAGAGGCCGCATCCCCGCAGCCGCAGGGGAACCGTATCGCCCATAGAGGCATCGGTCGCGTCCCCGGCGGGGCCGAGCGACGCCGACTACCGCCGCCTGTACAAGTGCCGCCTCGACACCGAGGAGCACGCGGCGTCGCTCCCGCGCTCCGTCAAGGACCTGGCGCACATCACGCACACGGCGGCGCGCGACGCCTACTCGGCCATGCGCGCCGGGATGCCCCCGCCGGCCCGCCTGTGGAAAATCGTGGGCTGCAAGTTCAAAGCGCTGCTGCAGTCCTACGAGCGCAGCGCGCCCCCCTTCAACCCCTCCGAGCCCATCCGCACGGTCGCCGCCAAGGCCTTCCGCGCCATCGCCGCCGTCCCGCCCGCCAGCCACCAGGAGCTCAGCGACGCGCTGACCCTCGTCATGTACTGGTGCTGCCTGGGGCACGTCAGCCGCTGCAAGATGGCCGGCCTCTACGAGCGGGAGCCCGCCGTCCCGGCGCTCTTCGACGCGCGACCGGGCTGCGGGGAGATCCCGCCGTCCGACGTCAACTACTGGAAGCAGCTCTACCGCCTGGCCGACAAGGGGGGATCGTCCATCGTGCCGGACGCCTCGCTCGCCGCCTACGTGGCCCTCGTGCGCCGGGACCCCGACGAGGAGCTCGTCGGCTGACGGGGGGGAGGAGGGAAAGGAGACGACGACGTTTCCAGGCCCCCCCCCCTCCCCTCCCCTTGCCCCTACCACCCCCACCCCTCTTCCTCTCCTCTTCCTCCTCCGTCTCCCCTCGCCCATCAGCTCCCCGATACGGACGCGTAGGACCGTAGCACCGCTGCTGATAACAATAGTAATAATAAAACGGAACACTACGACCCGCGGTCCCCCACGCTCTTTATTGCCGTCACCTGCGGCGCGATACGCGGCGCTCGCGGGTCAAGCGCGCGCTCTCGCTCGCTCTCTCTCTCTGCGTGTGTGCGTATATACGTGTGTGCGCGTGTGTGTGTATACGTATGTGTGTGTGGATGGGAGGATGACTCGGGCACCTCTCCCCGAGACTGGAAATTTTGGGCCTCCCCCCGTCTCACTACCCCCCCCTCACCCCCACCCCGGTTTTCCCCCGCTCGCTGACATCCTATCGAGACCAGGCGGGAGAAGGACGCGCGACGGACGGGGAAAATGCCACCTCGCGAGGGGAAGGAAGGTTTTTCGATCCATCGCTCGTTTTATTGCGCACGGTGCTAAAGCAGCGGGCTGCGTTTATACAAAGCGGGTCGGGAGGGCTGGGGTGGAGGAGGAGGGGAGGAAAGGGGGAAAAGGGGGAAAGGAATGGAGGGGTACGGAGAAGGGAGAAGGGAGAGGAGGGATGGTGGACACACACAGACAGACAGAGATACAGAGAGGGACAAAGACGGGGCTCCTTTCTTCTTTCTTCGTTCTCCTCCTCCTCTTCTTTTTCTTCTCTTCTTTTTCCACCCCACTTCTCAGGACGGCGCGCCGCCCGTCCGCGACAGCAGCAGCGCCGACGCCGGCGTCCCCGACGGACGGCCGCGGAGCAGGAGGAAGGAGGAGGGCGTTGGCATCACGTCGGCGAAGCGATGCGTACAGGTCGGGCGGGAGATTAAGACAGTAGGAACAGCGACATAAATAGAACAGCAATAGATATCAATACAGGCAGTATAAGTCGTAAATAATCCATATAGTCGTCTTCTAGTTGCACGTCCTGTATTACGGCTGGAGTTCCATCCTGACGTTTGCCACGCCGTTCGAATAAGCCGCCGAAATTGCTAGAAGTATAAGCGTCTGGCATTCCGCAAATATAATATACATATGCCGTCACGTCTGCGTCCGTCAAGTTCTTATATTTCTCGTCGTCGGTTAGAGTCTGCCATATGCGCTGTCGTTCCGCGTCTTCGAGGGCGGCTATGTCGCTGTCCCTTCTGAACAACATCTTCATCCAATGCTGCTAGAAGCTCGGATGTCTTGGCGCTGCGTTGTGATATAGTCGAGCGGATCGTCCCTTAAATACACTGTGGGTTGTACTCAGTCTTCTCCAAAACCGCCTACTTTGTTTGTTACGGTTGAGTAATCGGGACCTGGGTTCCTCTTTCCAGTTCCTCCTCCCAGGCTGACACTGAAACTCGTTCGACGGACGCGCCTGGATTGCTCAATTTCTTCCTCGTTGCATTCATTGCTATCTTCTTCGTCTGTATCGTCGTCCGCAAAGGGATCTGTAGTAGGCAGCGATGAGTAGAAGCCATAGGCGGTAGTAACAACCTTTTTCAAGCGTCGACGCCTGATACATGCCCTTACTACAAAGATTATGATAACTAACAGCGACGCACCCACAGCCAGTGATAGACAGACGTAAACAAATATCTTGGACTGCTTTGGCAGGGACGGTTTTCCGGCATCGATTCCGTTGTCTAGATTCTTAACGACAGGGGGCATGAGATCGGGCTTGTGGGAATCTTCGATAACGCTGACATATGCATCTATGGTAGAAAGGTGGACGTGTCCCCAGGAGAGCACTTTGTTGTTTACTTCAACCACCAGTATATACAATCCAGAGTCATCGTGGGTCGTTTGGGTGATTTTAAAATTCGGGTCGGTTTCGTTCAGCCAGTCCAGGTGACCCTGTAGAAGTTCGTCGACGGTTTCCACATAGTTGCAGGTCCGCCACTTCTCGGTACAGTTCCAGTAAATTCTCGTTGCGATGATTTGGGCGTTGAGGGTAGACGTGACTGTACATTTGGAGTCCTTAGGGCTGATGCATTCGGGTTCAGACGGATGGAATATGCACGGTTCGTGGATCCTAAGCGAATAACATCCCCTTTCGTGTTTCACAAAGTACCACGTGAATGATATCTCGCGCAGGTTTGGTATGTTATCCCCTTTAATGGCGACGTTAGTGCGGGCATCCTCGCCGATATGAAACAGTACGGAACCGGTGGATACGACGGAGAGGTTGGGTATAGATGGTCGGGGAGTAACAAACATAGGCGGCCTCATCGTCGACACGGGAGTGTGTTTGCCCCCTTGTATCACAGTCACCGCGAAGACGTCTGCGGTTCCAGCTCCGGTTTCATTTTTCGAGTACAAAGTGTACATGCCACTCTGCTGTACGGTTACGTTGTACAGAAGCAGAGCGGTCTCGTTTTGTCCCTGTGCTAAGCGCACATGCGGCAGCATACCCAGGCCTACCGAGGCGACTTCTGGCTCTCCATGGCTTACGACAATTTTCATCGTCGAGATGATATCTTCTTGGTGGGACTGTATATCACAATCGGATCCAAAGATGAGATCTCTGTGGACGGTGGGTCCGATCGTTATGTAGGCCTCTCTCGCATCACACATCGCTGCTGTAAAGGTCCAAGACGAAAAGTGCGCTTCGCCCCCTTTAGGGAAGTACTGAGGATGTGGTATTCTCAGATTTCCCCCTTCACTGACCGATAAGTGCTTGATCAGATCCCCCATTCCATATACGGACGCCAGTGAGAGCAGGCCTACGATGAAAGGGAGAGTGGGGTCCATCTTGATGAGCGGCGCTCGTCTCTCCAGGAGAGTGCGCGATGCTCTGCTCATAGACCACAACCCGTAGAACGTCTTAAATTCTTAATGGGAACCCTACGCCCGTCCCCCTCTCGCCTGCCCCATTTGTATAGCACCGCCTATTAACCACAAACACGCTAATTTCCATTTCATGACTTTATTTGTAATTTGAGCTACTAATCGTAGATCGCATCTACGTCGCCTTAGTGTTTGCAGCAGTAAGCTCTTCAGTTAGGGAGGTCAATTTCTTCCGCATTTTTTCCATCACCTCCTCGTCGAGGTCCATGGACTTGGCCATGCTTTGCGCAAGGATGTCACGGAGGCAGTTACTGTTTATCACGATTTGTGGGGCGTCCTTCGCGTTGCCGTCGGGAAGGTTCAATTTGACAATGGAGCCACTGCCGACGTTATCGGTGCTGTCGCAGTCACTGCCCGTGTAGATTTTATTCTTTTCGTCGCGTTTTTTGTGCTTCTTGCGGACGCGCAGACACGTTAGCACGATGACGAGTATGAACAACACTAGGAAGGCTGCTATGATGGAGAGATAGCCTATACCCCTGTTGTGGTCGAACCACTGTATTATAGTCGTCTTGATGGTGGCTATGGTGGTGGTAGAGATAGTGGCCTTCGCGGCGGTAGTATGTTCCGTGGTTGCAGGCCGGGTCGTAGTGGTAGCCGGTGTAGTGGTTGGCATGTCGACGATGGTTTCATTCAGGCTAGACCAGTCGCCGTAACTGCCGCCGCGTAGTTGCTTGAATAGGATTTCGGGAGTCGTACTCGATCGCACCACGATGCACGGTATATGCTTTAGGTCGTCGAAGGTATACTTGCCGCCTTCGAGGGAGCCGTCGTTAATTAGCGTTCTGACCCTGAAGATATCGCTGCCGTTCTGGCCTGATAGCTTCACTCTAATGTAGTAGACACCGCTGTCTTCCTTAATCGGAAAGTCGATCATAAAGACCGTTCCGCGAACAACGTCGCTCCGCATGCGGCTGTGGCTTAGTGTATACATTTCAGTGTGTCTGCAGGCCCGAAACACGGTGGAGCCCAACAAAGGACAGTCTTTGTACTCTACAGCGAGCAGCACTTGAACACATTTATCGGTCTGGATGAACTTGATAATCTCAAAGGTACCATTGTAGGTCCCCGAAGGATAGTGGTCCAAGAAGAGAATCTGGCCTCCGATTGCGATCGTTTTGTCTTCACCTTGCACACCGTAAACGATAGTCTGTTCTAAGTACATACTGACTGATCGTCCGCCGAAAACTAGGCCTTGACTCGGTCGTAGGAGGCATAGTAGAGTCGTTAGCAAGACGATGGTAGTCAGAGAGGTTGATATGTTAGACGCAGAAGTCATCGGTGACGTTAAGTTCAAGAGGGGGGTGGTGTGAACCTTCGCTCGTATTGCGAGTCGGAGACTTGCGGTGTTATGGGAATTTGACACCCGGTTTTATGGGATTGTATCAAGACACGCCCATATCAAATAAAGTTGTCCTCCAAGCGCCTGTAGGGAACTCTATGGTGTTTTCCACGGCTTCCGCTTATGCGGTTGGTTTTCTTTATGCAATAGATAATCAGTCCAAACACGAGCGACAGAAGGACCAGTCCTCCAATGGTCATATACGCTATCGTGGTGGGGGCGAGTCTGAGAAAAGCCGGCATTGACGTCGGTGGCGATTCGTTGGGATTGGCTTCTTCTGGATGCGTTGTGACCACATACAATCCCGGCGACATGTCTGGGGCATGGACGGAGTCGTTGTGATGGAGTGGAGGCTGATGTTCGTCCATGCCGGGCTCGAGGGCAGAAGTGGAAGTGGTAGTGGTTGCGATATCGTTAATATACGCCTCCGGCGTGAGATATGACGCCCAAAAATGCGAACTTAGATCTTGGCCTCGTTTCATGGTCGTGTCTACGTACGCGGCCGGAATCATACCGCCGTACGTGCGGACCAAGTACTCGACAGAGGCCTCGTGCGCAGGCCTGTGAAAGTACGAATTCATGCCGATTGAGTCAATGGTTCCTTTTTCGAAATACCCGAGCGACAAGCACCGCCTCGGATTATCCACGGTATCGTCGGAAAACCAGCAGTCCTTTTCCACATTCAGGAACACATCGGATGTTATGATGGTGTTATCCACAACCATCACCCGTGAATATAAACCGCCTAGATTTTTCGCGGGAGACGCGATGACTAACTGCAGGTGATCCGGTAACAGGAAGGCCATACGAGCGAACTGGGTATCCCAATAAGGCAGCGAGGCAACAGAACACGTTCGCAGAGTTTCGCGGGGGTTGCAGCCTTCGTATTGCCGTATATAGAGCGGCCTGGCGCACTTATGGCCCAGTTTGAACCACGCCACTATCGCATTGTAGGTAGAACGGCCGGCCACGAGAATATTAAGCAGGACCCTCTGCAGAGCAGATTGGGGGTTTAACGTCGCGAACCCACAGCCCTGATCATAGATATAGTTTTTCGTGACAACCGGCCAACTTTCCTCTCTGAGAAGAGGAGATATGAGTTTGCGGTCGTTGAGAGTCCATACCAGCTTTGAGGTGACATCATCCGGAGGCATGTCTGGAATTGCAACGTAAACAGTAGTCCGCATTTTCCTTTTCGTCGTCGTTGTTGTGGTCCTGGGTGTAGTAGTCGCGCTCACTGAAGAATTGGAACGCGCCGTTCCGAGAGTCGGTATCGTTAGTATAACGAGCATCGCAATCGCAATCACGCGTCCATCTGCGGCGAGTCGCATTGTGGCGTTGATGAGTGACCAAAGGTCAGGCAGTATTGTGTAGGCTTTGCCGCGCAGTGTACTAACAAAACGTTCCGCGTTACCATGTAAATACGAATGCAGGGGTCGTATGCAACTCGTGACCTCTCTTCCCCTTTCGCCGGGGTCAGCGTGAGATTAAATCCTATCCGCCTTTGTGCCTTTACGCTATATACCCGCACATACGCAAAACACACTCGATGAATGTGCGATAACGCTCAACTAGCATACCGGGTCAATAGTCGATATGGTTTTAAGAAAAATACAAGTTAGTCGGGTGAGTTTAAGATATGTCTTTATTGCAGTTACATGAACATCTATGTAATTTCAGGTCTGGGATCTGCAGTCCGGTCTGTCTATCCCCCTTAATGAGTATGGTTATTTTAATGGCTCCACCGTCGGCATTCTGCTGAGTTTCTATCGACACATCAACGGCGGTTGCCGGGGTGCTTGACCCATCTCCACCGCAACCGCCGCTGGCGGTCGTCCCCTCAGAAGTCCGCGGCGAGACTCGGTCTCCGGGGTCAGTCGGTCTGGACTGGGCCGTCCCGGAACCCTGTATGTCCGTCGAGCCCTTCTTGAGAGGTTTGGTGCAGACAACTTCTTCATTGTTGTCTCTCTGTAAGGTCCGGCCGACCTTCGGCGGAAGGGACGGAGGACAGTCCCTAGGCTTTATTCCAGGCGGGGACTCGGGTCTGGGCAGTCTCGGGTAGGCGGTTGGACGGCGGACATCCCTCGCCGCGATACACTGAATGTTCGGTCCGGGAGGGCGCGCTGGTGGTTCTTTCGCCGGAGCGGTACAGACTGGTCCGACTTTCTGAGGCAGAGGCTGTCTCGTACACTCGACGTCCGACTCATACCCAAAGTTAACAATCCCACGATCGTCCTCATGGGACATAACCCTCCCTGCCCACGCCGCTCAGACGGCCGTGTTTGACGCCTCTCTGCGCCGTCCGCAGGAAGAGTTGCGAATAACTCCACCGGCAGCCAGACCTTCTTAAACTAACATACCGCCACATTCGCAATATAGCATTTATTAACGCGGCGATGATGGAACATGGATGACCGTACATTCAAAAATGTGTCACCCATATTAAAAGATCCCCAGGCAGTCCATGGAAAACCCGTTTGGTCGAACGGGTCCGTACGGGTCGTAGGTCTTCAACCTCCAAATATGGTAATTTGTTCGTAGGCGTATAAGTTAAATATATTAATAATTTAAATCGTGGAAATGGGCTCGAATGAGCTATGTGGCGTCAAACGTCCATCGTCGTGAATACTTCAACGAATACTTCATAACGATGCGATACACATCATCGCTACATGTACTGGGCGATAATCCACGCCGGGCGTATGCGCCCGGGGTTTACCTTGCTGGTATTACATTTCGTGAAATATATCGTAGGTCAGTACATCTCTGGCATTCGGTCTTCGCTCCGGGTCAAACGCGATCATTTTGCACAAAGCGTACTCCATATCGAGCGACAACTTATGCTGTCGTATAATATACGGAACGGTAAACGGTGACCTAGTCATCATAGCGTACCTCTCGTAAATTCTGCATAGCTTAGTCGACTTGTCTCTCGGGAACTCCATAGGATGAACCTGCAGGGTTTTAATAATGTTCTTAAGCTGCGATGTGGGACCGTTGGGTACCTTATATCCAAATAGACTCGTCCGCGGAAATACCAGCTCGTAGAGAACCAGACCGGCGCTCCACACGTCTATATTGGCGCAGTAGGGGTCTCTGGCCAACAGCTCGGGAGCGTTGGTTTCCAGGGTCCCGCTCCACCCGTAATCGCGCGGCACGTTAGGAGCATCGACGATCCTGCAGGCCGCTCCAAAGTCCCCCAGGCAGGCGTTTTCTGGGCAGTCCAGAAATATATTTTCCGGTTTAACGTCCCTGTGTATTATTCCACGGTCGTGTAGATACGCCAGAGCGCTTAGCAAGCACCACTGAATCTTCAAGGCCTTCTTCATCGGGATCTCGTATCGGTCCAGATAGGTGTACAGATCGCACCTGTAAAGCGGCGTAGTCATGCACACGGTGGCCTTGGATCGAAAGGCGTGCAATACCTTGATCACCGATGGGTGGTTTAACATGCGCAGGATCATCACCTCCTTCTCGGTGGTCCCCTTGCTCCCCGTTTTCACGACGACTTTCGTCCCGGTTTCGTCTCCGTGTCGTATGCAGACATAAACGTCCCCTTCAGAGCCGGGGGTCAGCGTTTTGATTATATCGTATTGCATGCCGACTATCGCAGCCGAATTGTAACCCGGGTGCCTGGTGAGCGGTGGATGGGTGGCAGTAGTACACTGTGTCCGCGCTTCACGCGTCGCGTCTTCGCGATCCCCATCGCCATCGCCATTGCCATCGCCATCACCATCCCCATCGTCATCATTACGGTCTTCAGACGATCGCGGTGTAACGGACCGCAAATCGTCCGAGTTTCGCTTGGCTTCGGCTGCCCCTTCGGATTGTTTCGATAATGTATGCTTCGGGGTTTCCTCACCCTCGCTCATTTTAGGCGCAACCTCCGTATCACTATGGTCGATGGGCACATCCGACGCTACAGACGACATTTCTCCCAGAGACCCCTCTTCTTTTGAGCGGGTGCGGTCCATCCTGCGTAATATACCCTGTGGCGTCTACGGGGAATAGGTAGAAAACAGAAGAGGCGAGACCTTATTAGTAGAAATCTCGAAGGTGAAAGATGGGAGTGGCTATGCTAACAATAGTTACGCTACTCGATGAGCAAAACAGACTACCTGGGAGGTCCAGAGATGCCACATCCACGCTCTGGGATTTCTTAATACGGCAGATAGAAGGATTCCTGGATGACAAACTCGGAACGCCGGTTGTAGTCCGCAGCGCCGATCTGTGGCGATTCGCCCGACCACTTCTATCCCTATCGCGCCCGCATAGACCTGTGGTGAGGACTAAACCCCCTGCCGGCAGCGGAGTAAAGGGGACCGGTCCAGCGGGCTTAACGGATACGTTTCTCGTGAGGCGATATGAAGACGTCGAGGGCTTCTCCCCGGAGTGGCAAGACGTGATTTCGGGTTATCAATATCTGGAGTCGGGTATTATGTCCGGAGGCCCTTTTAGTCTGTGGATTATCGGAGCAGCGGATTTATGCAAAGAAGCAATTGAGCATATACCCACCCCGAAAAGAATGTTTGCCCTTCAAGTGAAGGGGACGTGGTCGGGCATGCCGTGGGCTATACCTGAGGCGATACCTGTGTTGTTGGAATCTTCGTGGAGTCCTCAATTTACACACCCGCTCGATCAGCGTGGTTTTTTAGAAAGCGGAATGAGGGGTGTATATAAGGTGATTGGAAGAGCGTCAGACCCACCAAGAAACAACAGCGAACCAGAAACTAGAAAACCACGTGGCCGCCTGTTGAAGTATTTATGCTGTGGATGTTGCCGCCGCAATAAAGGCTTTGAAGAAGTTAGCATCGTTGCAATTGATTCTAGATACATCTGTCCACGACAGACGAAGAGAATAGACAGCGCAACAGATGACAACTGAGTGTAGCGGTATGGCGGACGGAACGGTCAACACGATGCGATCTGTGGCATCTGACTCAGAAGAAGATGAACTATCCAAATACAAAATAAATGCACAATTACTCGGTGGCGGATGTGTCGTATCAGAGGATCATCCCGACTTTGTTACCATTGAAATGCTCGGCGACTCGGAGAGAGAAACTCATAATAACCGCAATACCGGGACCTCACGGTCAGTAGAACTCTGCGAGGACGTGGACATTCAGGAGATCGCGAACACCGAATACCACTCCGGATACTCACCGCTTATGACCCAGCTGGCCATTCAACTATCCTATTTCATTCTGGGGGTATTGAGCGGTGCTATTATCACGTATGTTATAATGAGGTTCTTTTAAGATAGTCAACGATGGACAGACTGCTTTCCACCGCTTTCGATGAAAAGGACGTTCCGCATGGAAGGTTCTGGCGCCCCCCTTACAAGACAAACGAAATTACATTCTGGCCGATTCTCGCAGAGGACATAGTGCGCGGCGTGGCTCAGTGTACCGAAGCGCGCGAGAGACTGGCATCGTCTAAGCATCATAACCCAAACGACGACGATGGCGGGAGGATGTCGAAGCAGTACATGGAAATGTGGGCGCGAATGGCTATATTATCTGCCTATAGACTATACACAGCCATTGAAGATATTCTACCGATCGAAGAAATTATCGATACGGCAGACTCGGACTTGACGGGTGGGGGTGTTTGGCAAATGACGTATCACGAGTGGGATGTTAGAGACGCCGCCAAGATATCGTCGGCGGGTCCGAGTATCATGGCTCTATTTTCCACGCACATGGAAACCTGGACCGCGGGTCTGCGATCGGCCGACCGTCTTGGAGAATGCGGAGAGTATAAACACAACATGCAGATCTCCGCGCCGGTGGTCAAAAACGCCCTGTTGGGAGCCTTGGAAGTAGCGCGGTATGTAGTGGTGTTGGCCCTACCTATCTGCAATTACCAAGTGCCTCCGGGCATGGAAGACGATCGTGCGGGTAGAGCAATACGCAACTGTTGCGGTAGACTCCAACGGCGGATGATTAGCGGCTATACGCGAGACCCGGGGGAATACTTGGACGCGGAGGAAACCTACTATAGGGCCATGGTGCGCATTGTAACATTCGAGCGAGCCGAAACCCCCCCGCCGGACCGCTGCGAAGAACGGGACGGCGTAACGTACAATCCGTATACGAACTCTGCATTAACAAAGAAACAGACACCCCCTCCGGACAGGAGCGACCTCGCCAGACCCCAAAACTTTCTTTCGTACGTACCCAATACGAGGAGTTTATTTAAACATCGCCCCACAGATACATCCCAGAACTGTCAACTACAACAACAGACGCCTCAGGTTCAATTAGACAGAACAGACGCGTTGCATAGGACTACGATGCAAAGCCCGCTGCCGTACCCCACTAACCAATGGATTCATCAACCGCGAACGCCGTTGATCGAGTCTCGACATCGACGCCTGGAACCGATACTGCAACGAATGACCCACAGAGACCGCCCACGACCTCGCCGCTTCGTCCGCCTGGGCCCTCCGACCATCCTCACTCCAGCCCCTTCACCCTTCCCCTCCTCGCCCTCCTCCTTCCTCCTGCTCCGCGGCCGTCCGTCGGGGACGCCGGCGTCGGCGCTGCTGCTGTCGCGGACGGGCGGCGCGCCGTCCTGAGAAGTGGGGTGGAAAAAGAAGAGAAGAAAAAGAAGAGGAGGAGGAGAACGAAGAAAGAAGAAAGGAGCCCCGTCTTTGTCCCTCTCTGTATCTCTGTCTGTCTGTGTGTGTCCACCATCCCTCCTCTCCCTTCTCCCTTCTCCGTACCCCTCCATTCCTTTCCCCCTTTTCCCCCTTTCCTCCCCTCCTCCTCCACCCCAGCCCTCCCGACCCGCTTTGTATAAACGCAGCCCGCTGCTTTAGCACCGTGCGCAATAAAACGAGCGATGGATCGAAAAACCTTCCTTCCCCTCGCGAGGTGGCATTTTCCCCGTCCGTCGCGCGTCCTTCTCCCGCCTGGTCTCGATAGGATGTCAGCGAGCGGGGGAAAACCGGGGTGGGGGTGAGGGGGGGGTAGTGAGACGGGGGGAGGCCCAAAATTTCCAGTCTCGGGGAGAGGTGCCCGAGTCATCCTCCCATCCACACACACATACGTATACACACACACGCGCACACACGTATATACGCACACACGCAGAGAGAGAGAGCGAGCGAGAGCGCGCGCTTGACCCGCGAGCGCCGCGTATCGCGCCGCAGGTGACGGCAATAAAGAGCGTGGGGGACCGCGGGTCGTAGTGTTCCGTTTTATTATTACTATTGTTATCAGCAGCGGTGCTACGGTCCTACGCGTCCGTATCGGGGAGCTGATGGGCGAGGGGAGACGGAGGAGGAAGAGGAGAGGAAGAGGGGTGGGGGTGGTAGGGGCAAGGGGAGGGGAGGGGGGGGGGCCTGGAAACGTCGTCGTCTCCTTTCCCTCCTCCCCCCCGTCAGCCGACGAGCTCCTCGTCGGGGTCCCGGCGCACGAGGGCCACGTAGGCGGCGAGCGAGGCGTCCGGCACGATGGACGATCCCCCCTTGTCGGCCAGGCGGTAGAGCTGCTTCCAGTAGTTGACGTCGGACGGCGGGATCTCCCCGCAGCCCGGTCGCGCGTCGAAGAGCGCCGGGACGGCGGGCTCCCGCTCGTAGAGGCCGGCCATCTTGCAGCGGCTGACGTGCCCCAGGCAGCACCAGTACATGACGAGGGTCAGCGCGTCGCTGAGCTCCTGGTGGCTGGCGGGCGGGACGGCGGCGATGGCGCGGAAGGCCTTGGCGGCGACCGTGCGGATGGGCTCGGAGGGGTTGAAGGGGGGCGCGCTGCGCTCGTAGGACTGCAGCAGCGCTTTGAACTTGCAGCCCACGATTTTCCACAGGCGGGCCGGCGGGGGCATCCCGGCGCGCATGGCCGAGTAGGCGTCGCGCGCCGCCGTGTGCGTGATGTGCGCCAGGTCCTTGACGGAGCGCGGGAGCGACGCCGCGTGCTCCTCGGTGTCGAGGCGGCACTTGTACAGGCGGCGGTAGTCGGCGTCGCTCGGCCCCGCCGGGGACGCGACCGATGCCTCTATGGGCGATACGGTTCCCCTGCGGCTGCGGGGATGCGGCCTCTGCTGCGGTCTAAGGGTCCGCGAGTCGACGCACGGCGCTACGGCGGCGGCGGCGACGGCCCCGGCCCCGGCGGGAGTAGTGGACGCGGGGGGCGGCATGCACGCGCACTCTCGCGACGCGTCCGACCGCCGGCGGCCGATGGCGCAGGTGCCCATGCACACCGTCGTGCGGCGGCGGTGGCCGTCTCGCTCGCGGTGGTGGGCGCCGCACGCCGCGCCGCCGCCCGCGCAGCTACAACCGCCGTCGGCGGTGGTGGCGGTGGTAGTGGTGGTAGCGGCGGTAGACCGCTTCGGGGCCCCGCACTTCTTCGTCTGGCCCGGCACCATCTGCGGCGCGTCCGACCCGGTTGCGGCCGCGGCGGCCGCGGCGGCCGCGGCGTTGGAGTTCAGTGAGGAGCGCGGCCGTCTTCTGGCTCTGGGAGCCGACGCGGCTCTCTCTCCGCCCGCCACTCGTTTGGCGACCTCGCCTATAACACCTCCGACGCCGCGCATCCCGAGAGCGGTCCTCCGCGATGCGGGGATCGCTGAAGCGGGTTGCGAGGCGGCGGACGGTGAGGTTTGCGGTCCGCCTCGCACTCTGCGGTTATTAATACCTACGCCTAGGTGCAGCCGGCCAACGGCACAGGATCGCGTTACGGGCCTCCTGCCCCCGGAGGCGTATCTCGCCGCGGTCTCGAGACGGGAAACCAGCGCGGTGGCGACGTGCCCGGCCGCTCCCCTGATCCTGCTGGAGCGACGCAGGGGGAGACCCATCCCGATGCCGCGCGTTCCGCGTGGGAACGGGAAGCCGGGGGGAAAAAAGGGAAAAGGAGAGAGGGAGAAAGAAATAGAGGGGGCGAGCCCGACGTCGGACGGAGTGGCCCTCGATGGTTTGGCGGAGCTCGCGTCCGAATGTCCATATACTTTCTCGCCCTTTCACTTCCCCCCACGTACCCCCTCCCTCTCCAACCCCGTCGAGTGGGTGTTAGTTTGACGTCACGCGAGGGGGGAAAACCAAGAACTCGAAAAGCGGAATTATTTCGATTAGAAAAATATAAATTAGTTTATTAACGGTCCTTCATACAATAACAGTGTTGTGAGACGGGGAGAGAGAAAAAAAAATCATTTCTCGATTCGAGAATTAGTGCCTAATCACCGACACGCCGACGGGTCTATTATATACGCGGTCTTTTAGTCAACGGCGTTTCTCCGTATCTGGTATGCGATTCAGGGAAAGCGGGAGTCGGGGACGCCGCCGCGGCCCGCTGGCGGGAGACCTCTCTCCTGCGCCGGCGGCGCTCCACGGAGCGGTCGTCCTCGGAATCGGACGAGGACCCCGAGATCGGTGCCAGCGCCGCCGCCGGTCCCTCGGTAGCGTCGTCGACGTCGGCGGCGTCGTCGTCGTCCGAGCTGGTCTCGGACACGCTGCCGTCGACGTCCCCCTGACTGTCCTCGTCCGTGCTCTCATCGTCCTCGTAGTCGTCGTTGCTGACCTCGCACTCCTCCCCGTAGGACTCGGTGGGGCGGCGGGGGTAGGGTCCCTGGACGTACCGCTCCGGGAAGGCGCGGGGGCTACGGGCCTCGGCGTCGCGCAGGGTGGCCCTGAGCGGCCCGCTCTGCCCGTCGCTGAGCTGCAGGACGGTTTCCCAGACCTCCCGCGGAAGCCTCCATCCCATCCTTCCCAGCATGTGGAAATCCAGGAGGATCCTCCTCAGGATGGCGAAGCGGCGGCACGGTGCCAGCCCCGAGGCGAGGATGCACCGAAAGAGCTCGTTAACGTCCGCGGCCATACGCCTGAGGTCGGGCGTCCAGGGGGGAGAGCAGAACGCCCCCGGGCCCGTCGCTCCTATAACGTCCGATGCGTTCACGGGCGGCCCGAATTCCCGATGGTTCACGGTGAAGACCGCCTCGAGGGGGCGCCCCCCATCGCAGAGGCGCCGCCGCGGGGGTCGCAGAACCCGGCGGTTCGGCTTGCGCGTCTGGGGGACGGGGGCGGTGGCGGAGGTGGAAGCGGCGGCGGCGGTAACGACCCCGAACGACTGCGATGCCTGTGCCGTCGGCGTACCGGTTTCGGTCGCGTCCTTCGGCACCGCGCCGTCCACGGGGGTCGTCCCGACGGCGCGCATTCCTGAAAAATAGGGAGGGGCGGTTGATATTCCCAGAAAATCGTTTTCCAGGATCCGGCTCGGCTCGGTACCGCGACGGGCGATTGCATAATCCCAGCTCGCATCGTTCCTATAAACAAACAATCGGAGAGGTTATGACCCCGACCCCCTATGCGCGCGATCGCCCGCTTCTCACCGCGTACGTGGGTTCTGTAGGCAGCGATGCAAACCTGGGTCGGGGGGTCTTTTCTAGGGGCTTCCCGCGCGGGTAGTCTACCTTTAAACCCGGGAAGTCCGCCCCCCACTCCGTCACAGTAGGTGGAGACCCCCGAGGAGGCAGGGTCATTTGATTGACAGATCGTTCGCACCTGGACCCGCGCCATATGGCGAATTGCCAAAATTTTCTAAGTGCGAATTCGGGGCGGAGCGACACACGTGGTACAAAATCCGGCGTTCTGGTTGGTCTAGACGGCCGTTCGCACTAAAAGCCAATAAGATAAAAATAATCATCATATTGAGAATCAAGTGCGAACGCTGACGCGTTCTCACTGATTACAACATCCTTGCCGCGCCTGCTCCTCCCCGCCAATGGGGAGGCGTAGGCCGGGCTTATGACCGAGATATAAGCAGGACCCTGCTCCCCGGAGTCCCGTATACGCAGCGACAGCGCCGGATAGACCCCGGGGAGGCGCAGGAGGAGGCCGACCGCTCGCCCGGGACGCGCAGGTACCGAACCGCACCCACAGCATCATCGCTACCTAGCGATGGTTCCGTGGGACGGTCCGAGCAGGGATGGGGGGAAGCCGGTACAGGGGGGTGGCGGCGGGCTGGGACGGCCGGGTTGCGGCGGGTTCGGGTCGGGGAGCCGGTACAGGGGGGTGGGTGGCTGGATCGGGGTAGCCGGTACAGGGGGTGGGTGGCTGGATCGGGGTAGCCGGTACAGGGGGGTGGCAGCCGGTACAGGGGGGTGGGTAGCCGGGATCGGGATGGCTGGCTCGGTTGGATCGGGCTACCGGTACAGGGGGGGAACCGGTACAGGGGGGGTACCCGGGACGGGTCCGCGTTCATTCCCCGCTTGCCTCCCTGCAGGTCGTACTGCGTAGCCGCCGCGATGTAGCGATCGGAGCAGCTGGGGCGCCAGCCCTGCCCCCCGTCGTCGTTCCCCCACGGCGACGCGGGGCTGGGTAGCGGCCCCAGCACGGCGACCCGGTACGGCGAACCGACCCCGATCGCAGACCCGATGGAAAGCGCGTTCCCCCCCGCGAGGGACGGTGCTCGCTTGCGGCGGCGGTAGCGGCAGCGGCGGCAGTCCCCATCCGGCACATCGGATGGCATGACCGGCGGGGAACGTTCGGCCTGCGGTCGAGGGGATGACGGATATATGAATTTTTATTTGCACTCTGATGTTGGATTTATCGTATCTCTCGGATCTTATTAAAACCAAACCCGTGTGTTGTATACGTACGCTTCTACTCCGTCTGTACTAACCCCCTTTCTCTCTCTCTTATCCGCGCGCGATACTAACTAACTGTGTGGTGGCCGAAAAAGAAGAAACTATGGCGAAGAACGGCTTGTGTGTTCGTATACCTTGTGTTCTTTTCTTTCTCTTTTTCTCTCTCTCCCTTTTCCTATCCTTTCCATTCTGAATCTGTGTAATTGTCGACTATACTCTCCGGTGGCGTTGCCGTTGTTACTGTTATTCAATAAACTTGGAACACTGTGAACCGAAAAACCCTCTGTGTGGTGTTGCGGTCTCGATGCTATCGGGGAATAGTTGTGATAGCAGCAGCAAGTAATAACCGCGAGGGAGATAGACAGATAGCTCTCACCGCCTCGGTTGAGACTTAACGCCGGCGTAGGGTTAAGATGTTGTTGGAGGTGTGCGTGGGAAACAAAAGCGAAATCGCGGGCGCGGTCGGGGAAAAACATTGCCTGGCTTTAACCACAGACAATCGTTTCATCGCCCTAAATCTCCTTTCAGTTTCCATCCAAGTCTTCCCTCCCCGGTGCTCACGCTTTCTGCGGTGTATACTTTGTGTGGGGATTCTCCGCGAGCGCTACAAACACCCAGAGCCGTGGAATAATATTGACAATCCCTTTTTATTATTTACGTTGTGGTTTGCCAACACACACGCGACCGTTCAATCGCTCCTCGCGCCAGGCATAACACATACCCTGGCTCTCGCTCACTCTGCGTGTGTGGTGTTATGTGTTGTCGTTATGCGAGTGACTCGGAGCGTCTGTCTGACTTTACTCCGAGCTCCTCTGAGTCGGCTGAGTCGGCTGAGACCGTAAGTCGGTCTCTCTGAGTCCGCGGCGATCGGCTTAGCAAAATGACCCGATTTTAAATCCCCGGGGGTGACGACCGCCCCCTGTTCCATCCCGGATGAAAAAAATCTTGGGAAAATCTCAATTCCCGGCTCCTCCGGGATTTAGACGCGAGCCCGTCGTCCGATTCGAACCGCCCGCGGGGGAACCGTCTACCCGCTCCTCGCGGAGGCGGTCGGAGAAGGACACCGGCGCCGGTCGAGCCTCGCTAGGGTTCGTTCCCGCCCCGCGTCCCGTCCGGCGCACGGCGGTGAAGATGCCTCGGTCTTCCCGGTCGGTTCCGCTCATGCTTCGCTGCAAACTTAGGTTCTCGGGTTTCTCGGCCCCGGGGTCTCAGGCGCGGCGCCCCCCCACCCCCTCCACTTCACTTCCTTCCGGGTCCCGGGGTGTTTTCCCCCACCCCACCCCGCCTCTCGTCCTGGCGCAGTAGGTGTACGCGAACCTGCCATCGTCTTCGCTGGAGGCGGTGTCGACGGGACGCCTGGCGGGCGATGACGATAGGCGGGAGCCGCGTCGGTCCTCGATAAGTATAGCCGCGAGGGATTACAAGCGAAGGGTGGATTAAGTCAATCTCCAGTGACAAAAGGATCGAAACAGAAAGGGGTAGCGGGAAAGGGAAAGCGAATGCGCCAGAGAGGGCGCCGAGCCATTCTAGCGGTGCCATCGAGCACCGTTATAATACGGTCCCCTTAGGATGAGGGGTGTCTGTGGGGGGGTAGGGGTGAGGGAAAATCGATGACGGTCACCACCGCACACCCCCCCCCCCCATCCACGCTGGGGACGGTGGATGTCTGGATGACGTATCGAAATAGCCCCTTTTCGATTTCTCCTCTCGACGCCCCCCACMCCCCCCCCCTCCCGATAACCCCGATCGATAACACGTTCCCCACCCGCCCGTCGCATCCACTCACCGCCATCGTTGACATTGACGAAGCCTAGCGGCTGATCGTTCCCATAAGGACAATACGTTTCGACGATCACCAGCCATCGTCTACATAGGCGTCCAGTATACTCGCCATCGGGCATCGTTACACGGCAACGACGCCTATCGCATCGCGAGCCAATAGCGACGCAACGATGGGCCGAGCCTTCTCGGCTTCCCTGGGCGATGATCCAACGCGCTCCCGTCCATCACCGCTCGGGGCCTCGATCCCGTACTGACTGTCCCGCCCATCCGTGGGTTGTCCAAAACCACTCCAACCTCCAGCACCACAACAATAACAATAACACCGCCGCCGTCCACAACCACCACCACCACCTCCTCCTCTTTCTCCTCCTCCTCCTCCACTACCACCACCTCCACCGCCATCGTATCTCCTGCGGAAACTGTAATCGTATCCATCACCCCCTGGGTTAATCGTATGCACGCTCCCAGCCACCGGCCAATACGCTCCCTCTCCCGCTAATCGCATGCACCTGTTATGGGACCGTCCAATGAGCTAGCGGTCCGTCGGCTAATGATATGCGCCGGGGAGCGGGGAGGTGGAGATACATGGCGGTCCACCTGCTAATTGTATGCACGGTTTCGCACCTGGCCCCAATCGACGACGTCCCGGTGGTCCTCCGGCCAATCGCACCTGTGCAAACACCTATAATGATATTCACGGAGGGGCGGACGGGGAAGTCGGGAGCAAAATTCCTTCGCCGGCCCACCGATATTTCCCCTCGTCCCCCCTCCCGCCGAGCTATTGTCTTTTCATCCGCAGGTGCACGGTTGAGTTCACGTCTTTGGGACCGCGGAGGTGGGATGACCGCGGGGGCTTTCCATCGCACCGACCATCCAGCATCGTTCCGACCGCGAAGGGAAGAGCGCTCATTCGCCGGGAGCCCGTCGGGGTCCCTCCCTCCAGCCAAACCCAACGGTGACGACCCCTCCACCTGGCAGGTGCATCAGGTGCAACACGCCCTCGGTCAGCCCATCCCGGTGGCTATAGACCAATGGCTTATGCGAGTCTCCCCCAAGGCCCGCCCCGAGCGTCCACGAGGCGAGCTTTAAATACCTCTTATCTCCACGAGACCATAATCGCTCGCTTGACCATACACCTGCGACGGTTTTTATCGGGACGAACGGCGCGGCTCTCTCCATCCGACCCGGACCCTCCGCACCCCGCCTCTGCTACGAAGGATTCTGCCAGCCAGCCTCTCTGCCGCACCGCGAGGGTCTGCCCGGGAAAGAAGAAGGAAAAGGAGGGAGAGAGAGACCGCTAGCCTGCGCAGCATCCCACCACCACCATCACCTCAACCTCCACCTCAACCTCCACCACCACCCGCTGCCTTTCGCGAGAGCTAGAGACCGTCTCGCCGTAGACTCGTCGTTAGAACGTCGAGGATCTCGTCGATTTTTTAAGCTCTGCAAGGTAGTTACTCTGCAATAAAATTTTACTCGTTCGTTGCCTTTCCAATCAATCGAAGTCAACGACTCTTTCTCTATCTGTCCAGATTCGCTCGTTCTCCTAATCAACTCTCGCTGTAAAAATTTGTATCGGGGAGGAGGGAAGGGGAGAAGAAGCCACGGCTGTTCTGGCGTGGAAGGGTGGGCGCGCGAGCGGTGTCTGCAACGAGTGGGGCGGTTGGGTTGCGCGTGTGTGCTAGAGGGGCCCCCCAGCGCGTCCTGGTGGTTGCAACTAGGAAGCGACTGTAGCCTTCTGCACGCTGCCCGGTCGGTAGGGCGCCATAGAACGCTCCAAGTTTGTGCAGAAACGTCGGGTCTTTCCAGGCATCGAGTTTTCTCTCTCCCTCGCTGCTGGTTTTAAATGGTTTTGGTCGCTCGGTTGTTTGCCGTCCCTCGCCGCGACTCGCACCTGTGTTGTACGGGCAAAAAARAGAGAGAGGCAAAGAGATAGAAAAGACGGACTTTGGGAGGTTCTTCCTGCTCTAATCCCATCCCCAATCGCTCCTGCCACTTCCTCGATAGGATTCACCGCGGCTGCCCATACACTCACTCGCGTTGACCCCCCGTTGGTCCCCAGTCTCATGACCGTCCTTTTGTGATTAAGTTGGTGGTGCTATGGCTTCGCGGGGTGTCATCAACATGGCTAAGAGCGCTGCAATGTAAACAGTATGGGCAATTGTTTTGAAAGTAGTAAAGCGTACGTGAAGTTGAACTCATTGACTCTGCATGACTAGGGACAGCCCCGCCTGATTGGGAATTGGTTGGCGTCCAGATTTCTGTCTGTTGGACTTGGACGTTCACCAATATTCGAGCTTTTTGAGACAAGCGTAGCACCGCCCCTCCTGTTCCCGTCCCACCCATCACGTACGAGGCCTCCCGCGCGGCAGGGGTGTGCGGCTGCGGCTGCGGCGGCGGCGGGTTCCGCCGTCCCAGGCCCGACCCCCGGGCCCGCGCCCCCCACCACAACCTCCAGATCCTCCGTCCCCTCCCTCCTTCCTCCGGACCCTCTTCTGCCCCATCCTCCTCCTCCTGCTGCTGCTGCGCCGCAGCGGGAGCGGGGATGGGGCCCCGATCGAACGCCACCATGGGCTGCGGATTCCGCGATGGCGAACGGCGCGGGAGATTCGCCGCTTTACGGTTAGCGCCCTTTCCGATTTCGTTTCTTCTTCCCGCGGGGAGAGAGAGGAGGGGTAAAAGGGACGTTCGCTATTGGGCGTACGAGCGAGCCCTTTCTGAAAGGGAGGGTTCTCCTCGATATGCCAATAAACGGATTAGGGAAGCTGTGGCTATTTAGGAAAGCATCCGCAGGTGTGTGTGCGCTGATACACACCGAGCAGGGGCGCTTCCCCGACCCTCCCTCTGCATAATATAGGGGCGGTGTTGTTTGTTTGTTGCTTATGGAAATGACGGATGTCATGCATATGAACGTCCTTGCGATTTTTTAGCGGATAGGAACGCGACTCGAGCAGGGTGCCTGACCCGGACTCTCCGTGAGATGCTGATAGTGCTGCTCGACATGCTTGAAAACAGTGCTTATTCATACACGCAGAAACTGTGAACGAAATARCATAGGCAGGAGTCATACATCAGGGGGGATCAACTGTACCTCGTAATACAATGGGCGAGTGGTGCCAACTAGATTAACCAGATAGAAATGGCTTCCAGCGCAGTTAAACTGCAGCGCTGCCAGGAAGGAGAGCTTATTACCAGCGCTAGTGGAAATGTACAGTTTGTTTTCCTCCTCGCCCCTTCCCCCGCGCTCGTTCGGGGCTTTGTGGGGAGAGAGGGGACCGTCTCGCGACGGTCGAGCCTACAGAGGCGAGCACATACACACACATTTCCCTCCCCCCCATGTAGCTGTTCCTTTTTGAAGCTGGTAGTTTCGTTTCTCCGTCTGCCCCGAGTACTCAGAATGTACACCACAGCAGATTCTGTGGGGAGATAGAGACATAGGTCACACGGCACGCGTGTTTCATGAGCGCTTATAGCAACCGCGGTGGCGCGGCGCCCGTGCATATACATTATGTCTCTAGGGAGCCAGCGGGCCAACGACCGCCGGTGGGTAGCCTCGTGAAACACACATACGCAAATCACAGGCCTGCTATTTTTTGCTTCCGCCTTCAACCCCCACCTTGCGTGCGAAGCGAAAAGGGTGGTCGTGGATGCCCCCCTTCTGCTTGCACCCACCACCCAACACTCCCCCCAATCTCACCCTCCCCAACAAGCCGGGGCAGGTTGCCCGGAGGAAGACGACGTGCAGGGCGTAGTGTACCGTACTGGGCTGTGGTTATGGCGGAGATAGGGGGTTAGGCCTGTACCCTCATCCTGGGTCCAATGAGCGTAACGATGCTGGCACCGCGACCCCGGAGGGTGGTTATGCCGGGTCGGCCGCTCCCCGTTAAGCTCCCCACGACCCCACCGTTCTCACGCGATTCGCCTCGAAGACACCCCCTCCGTGGGATTAGAGAAGTAATCGGATAGGGGGTCTTCCGCCTCACATGAAGAGGTCGGAACCGGTCCAATTTTCGGTTTGACATCGACCCGACACTTCTCTATTCTTCGGAGCACGTCTGCCGGATCGTCTCCGATTTCATCTCATTCATTCCGTGCCATCCCCTTTGTTATACGACCGTCATGGGGGTTTACATTGTGACCCATCCCTGCATTCTTCTAACGACCCTTAGTCCCTTAGTACATACAGAGCGCCAACATCGCCCAGCGCCGCCCCCTCGGCGATCTGGTCGTGTGCAAAAATGAGCATGTGTGTGATGACACTTGCCCATCATACACCTGGTTGGAGGGAGAGATCCGCGTAGTCCTGCCCCCTTTAAGATGTATGTAAAAACTCTTCCCATGTAGGTGGTCCCAGGTGCCCGTGGCCTCCACAACACGCATCGCAGGCCTCTTCTCCTCCGGGGTCCACCGCGTTCTGTGCACCAAGTACCTCATCCACCACTCGCCTCGACCACCTGAAGGGAGAGAAGACAGTAGATGGACCGCTGCCTGGACTTTGATGATCTATTGCGGGCCGCGGAGGAGTCAGACACGTATCTGGTGGGAGCCGAGCCTGCCAGAATCTTCGATGACACCGGCACCGGGTCTGACTCAGACGCGCCGTGCAAGAGCCAGGACTGCCTAACAGACCGCGTCCCGCCGCCGCCCGTCACGCCGACCATCTGCACGACGGCTCCCGGTAAACGCGACGCGATGCGCTGCTCACGGTCCCCGGCCGCTCGCGAGGGACCTCGCTGCGCCGACAAGACCTCTTCGCACTCGGGCAACGGGGAGGGAGACTCGGACTTGGTTCGCGAGGTGATCCGGGCCGCGGCGGCTGCCGCTTCCGCCGAGGCTCGTGAGAACCAGACACACGGCGAGCCCAAAAGCCAGTGTCGCGCGGCGATTTCTCCACCACCTACGCCCGCGAAACCCTCCAGACGCTGCAGCATCTCCTCGTCGAGCGACGACGACGAGACCCCAGACGCCCGCTGCGACGGTATGCTGGAAAGTGGCAGCGATGACAAGAGTCGCGACGGGGACGCCGGCGGCGGATCGTCCAGCCTGCGAAAATCCTTGGCGCGTCTCGACGTGACTGCCAGACCCCCCGACAGTCGTCTCTTTGACGATGGCAACGACATGGACGATGACTGTGCGGGGGAGGAATTAGAAGACGAAGACGACGTTTGTAGCCGCTCGACGCAGCCTCGCGCGACTAGGCCGCAACATCCTCCGTCCGCTCCATCCTCCTCAGCAGGAACTTCCTCAACCCGACCGCAGCAGCACGCTTGCAATGGCAAGAGCGGCGGTCTTTCCAAACAGGCGGCGGCGGCGAAGGGACCCTCGTCGTCGTCCGCTCAGGCACTTTCCTCGCGAGAACGGGAGGGGCGTACCGCGGTTAGGCGTCCTCTCAAAGACGCCAAGAAGAAATCCGCCCCTCGTTCCGATTGCGAGCAGCAGCAGCAACGAGCAGATCTCCCCTCGGCGCCACCCAAAGGTCCCAAGGTGGCGCCCCCACGCAGAGCCGGGTCGTCGGCATCGTCTGCCTCCTCCGCATCGCCGTCGCCGGGGCGACGCAAGCGAACATCCTCGTCGTCGTCCTCATCGTCCTCGTCGTCGTCCGCATCCTCTCGCTCATCGTCGTCTTCATCGTCCGCATCGGTGTCACCTAAGCGCTCCGCGCCGAGCAAGCCCGCCGTCCCCAAGAGCGACATCGCGGAGCCCGGCCGGCGAGAGCGCGTCAACGGGCCCAAGAAGACCGCTAAGAAGGGCAAGGGCGATCTGGTGACGGCCGCCGTCAAGAACGTCGGGGACCCCGCGTCGGTGGAGCTGGCCGCCTCGGAGACCCGCAAGGTGGGCAAGGGGCGCGGGTCCTCCGTCACGGCCGCGCTGGCTTCCACCAAGGCGCGCAAGGTGGTGGGTGGCAAACGCCCCAGAAAGATTTTCAGGACTCTCCTGGCGCAGTCCCCGGCCTCTCCCTCGGCTCCGGGCGATGTGCCAGCGAGCGCCTCAGACCGCGGCGCGCCTGCTTTGAAACCGATCGCGCCTCCTAAGCGTTCGTCGGACGCGGGTCCCTGGCCGGGCTCGGAACCCCCGCCGGCGGGCCGCGTCAGGTACGGGGGCACGGGCGACCACCGCGAGGCCCTGAAGGAGGACCCCGAGATCCGCTATGCCATCGAGCGCTACGCGGCCAACGCGGGCCCGGCGCCCGTCTACGTTCCGGAGATGGGCGAATCGTGCAAGCAGTACGACGCGCTGGTGCGCCTCATCTACAGGGGCCACTTCGATCCCATGTCGTGGATGCAGAACGCGAAACTCTCGGGGGCCGACAGGGCGCTCGAGCAGCTGTGCCAGATCCGCTTCCAGAGCTGCCGCGGGAGTTCGGGGTCGTACATCACCGGCAGCGTGGCGCGCGCCCTCCCGCACGTCGGGGACGCCATGGCGGCGGGCAACATTCTGTGGGGCATGCCGCACGTAGTCGGCGCGGTGGCCATGAGCCGACGCTACGACCGCGCGCAGAAGAACTTCTTGCTGCACTCTCTTCGCCGGGCCTACGCGCCGCTGGTCTTCCCGGAGGGCATGGCGCTGGTCCACCGCGACTCTCCCAACGACGTGGTGGACATCTGCCGCCGCGTCTCCGAGGGCCTCCGCCGCATGCGCGCCGCCGTGGAGTCGGGGGAGGCGGACAGCCCCGATTACCAGATGGATCTGCGCTCCTCCAAGCCCGCCTCGCCGCCCACCACCCCGACCGGCACCTCGCCCGCGTCCTCCGCCGGGGAGTCCTCCTCGTCCGCGGGGGACTCTTCCGGGAACACCTCCACCTCCGGCTACTTGTCCATGTCCCTCTCGGCCTCGGAGGGGCCGCTGTCCACCGTGGACGAGCTCGTCGACGCCTGCGTGCTGGGCTGCGACGTGGTCATCTCGGCGCTGATGGACGGCCCGGGTGGGCCGACGCGCGTGGCCGAGATGCTGTCCAACTCGGAGCCCCGCGAGACGACCCCTCCGTGCCCCCCGCACCTGCTCTGCCGCTTCAGGCCCCTCCTGGCTTGCTGGGTCGAAGACCTGCGCGCCATCCGCAACTGTCTGGTGATCTCCCACGTCGTGGGCGAGGACCGCTCGCCGCGCGGCGTCGAGGGGCGTCTGGCGGCCTCTCGCGCGGTGGCCGCCATCTCCTCCGCTCTGGCCCCATACCTCAACTTCGACTGCAGCCGCGCCGGCAACCGCGCCTCCTCGTGGGACCTCACCTCGGCCCTCTTCTCGGAGCATCGCGGCGGCGGCGGCGATGGGCTCAAGCGAGCCTCCGATCTGTTCGCTCAGGGTTCTACCGGCGTGGTGTGGCCCATGAAACGCGTCGCCGCTGCCACCCCCGCTACCTCTGCGGCCCCCGCCAAGGAGTCCTCCGTCGCCGCCGCCGCCGTCGGGACCACCGCCACCTCCCGCCAAGCTCGAGGCCGGACCAAGACGATGCCGGCCGTGGCCGCGGCTCCCGTCGCGTCTCGTGCGGATCAGAGTTCCGCACCGGCTCTCCCATCTCCGGTGCTCGGCGTGGGCATGGACGCCCCCACCAAGAGGCGACGCCGTCGCACTCTGGCCACCGGCGGCGATGCTTTGCAGCAGCAGCAGCGACAACGGCCCGCCAAGACCATCCCGCCCGCCACCGCCACCACCGCCACCGCCGCCGCTTCTTCTTCCTCCTCCTCCGCCACCACCGCAGCGGCCGTGCAGCGCGACCGTAAGCGCAAGTCCGATGATCGCTACTACTCGTCCCCGATGGCGTGCAGCGGCGCCGATGAAGACGACGTGATGGAAATTTTCGAAGAGGACTCCAGAAACCCCCGCGGCGTCGAGCAGGACCAGCAGCGCCGGCGTCCCGTCGACCCCCGCCTCGTGAGAGCCGACGGGCGCCGCTCCACCACGCCGCAGGGCCCGTCGGGCGGGGAGTCCGACAACAACCCCCCGCCGGCCAAGCGCCGCTCGGAAGCGAAGGCGCGCCCACCGCGACCCTCCGGGACCCTCATCTCGCCGCACCGCGTGCTGACGGCGCTGCCGGCGGGCGGCCCGCATCCCCGCGGCGGCTTCCGTCGCGTGCCCCCCGAGTACTCGCACACGCCTCGACCCTCGGTGACCCTGGACGCGGCCTACTGCGACCCCGAGACCACCGCGGAACTGATCGACCAGCCCATGTTCCCGCGCAAGTGGCGGCACGCCCTGATGTTCGACCCCGGCGCCCTGTGCGACATCGCCGCCGCCCGCAAGGGGGGTCCCGCGGCAGACCGGCTGGCCCGCCGCGCCGCCTGGATGAAGCAGATCCAGGACCCCGAGGACGTCAAGGTGGTCATCCTGTACTGCCCGCTGCCCGGCGAGGACCTGACGGGCCCCGTCGCGAACGAGAAGTCCCCGACCTGGAGCGATCGCAAGGGCGGGCTCTCCCTCCTGCTGGCGGCCCTGTCCAACAGACTCTGCACGCGCGACAGCCATGCCTGGGCCGGCAACTGGACCGGGCCCCCCAACGTGTCCGCCCTCAACAACCGCGGCGTCCTGCTCCTGTCGACGGGCGACCTGTGCTTCGCCGGGGCCGTGGAGTACCTGTGCCTGCGCGCGGGCTCGGCGCGCCGCAAGCTGGCCATCGTGGACACGGTGGAGGCGCAGGACTGGCCCTCGGACGGGCCCGCGGTGGGCGAGTCGCACTTCTACGTGCGCGCCCGCCTGGAGCCCCGATCGCAGTGCTGCCTGCGCTGGCCCGACGACCGCGACCTGCGCAGAGTGGTGCTGTCGTCCAGCGTGATCTTCGGCCCCGGCGTCTTCGTCCGCGTGGAGAACCTGTACCAGAGCCTGTACCCCGAGGAAAGCCCCCTGTGCCTGTGCCGGGGCTCCAACGTCACCTACACCGTGCACACCCGCGTGGACCCCCGGACGGTGGTCCCGCTGAGCGCCCGCGACTACCGCGACGCCGTGCTGCCCCGCTTCGACCTCTGCAAGGACATGAACGCGCAGTCCTCCGGGCTGGGCCTGGACGAGGCCGACTTCCGCGGCGCCGAGACCCACGGGCACCGCGCCGTCAACCGCTGGGGCCTGGGAACGCCGTTCCGGCCCATCTACGTGGCGCAGGCCCGGCGCAGGCCCTTCGCGCACCCGCTCGAGATCCCCGAGGAGACGCGCCAGTTCTGCGGCGAGGTGCTGCTGGCCCCCGACCTCTCCGCCGGTCCCTCCATCGTGGACCCGCTGGCGCCCCCCGACCGCCTACGCGTGCGGCTGCACCGCCTGGCCGAGCAGACGGTTACGTGGGGGCCCGGCGACGGCCCGGAGACCACCAGCATCGACAGCCACGGGCGCGCGGAGGTGCTGCCCCCGATGCGTCGCTCGCCGACGCGCACGTCGACCTCCTCCACCGCCACCACCGTCTCGATGGCCTCGGCGGTCTCCTCCATGGCCTCGGGGTCCGTTTCCCGCATGTCCGTGTCCGTGGGCTCCGCTCGCCACTCGCGCCTGTCCGGGGGCTCCCGGCCCAAGCGCTCCAGCGACGGAGCGCGACCGCCCGGCCCGGGAGCCTGGCGCGATCGGTCTCGCCGCAGCGGCGACGGCTACCACCCTCCCTACCCGGCGGCCCTGCCGCCGTCCCGCTACGGCGACGAACACGGCGACTTCGACATGGGCTACCCCCGCCGGATGGCGTACAGGCCGCGCATCTCGTCGCCGTGTCCCTTCGGCCGAGGCTGGGACGAGGAGGACTACGATCCCTACTACATCGACCGCGATCGCTACGGCCTCGGGCCTCGCCACCCCTTCGACTTCCAACACCACCACCAGCAGCTGCAGCATCGTCGAGCAGAGGCGGCTCGCCTCCGGCGCTACGACAACCTCTACTTCGACGACGATCGCGACGGCGGCATACTGGGCGCGTCCGACGGTGGCGAGGAGGACGACGACGACGATGCGCCCCTGATCGCGTCTATCCAGCCGCCGGTGGACCCTAGCTCGCGCGTGCCTCCGACCGTGGCCTGCGGTCAGCCCTCGACGTCCTCGGCGTCCTCGTCGTCCTCCTCGTGCGTGGTGGTAACCAACACGACCGCGCAGCCCGTCACCGTATCCGACGAAGAAGACGACGACGACGACGAGGACGTGGAGGAGAACGAGGGCGACGACCGCTCGGATGAAGAGGGGAGGAAGAAGCGCCCGCCGACGGCGATGGCGGTCGATCCCGCCTCGGCGTCCCGATCGTCCAAGACCCGCGCTTACGACGCTATGGAAGAGGACCCCGAGGACGACGGGGGGCCTGCCGGCGCCGAGGATGAGGAGATGGAACGTTCCTGGGAAAGCGACGCCGGGGTAGAAGATGTAGACTTAGTGGAGGAAGATGAAGAAGGGCCCGACGACGACGACGATGAGGACCCTACCTCCGACCTGTCCGACTAAACGGACTGGCCGCGAGCGCCCGCTCTCGTTTATAGTAGCTCTCTCGCGGGCGTCTCGCCGAAACCCCCGATGATTAATAGGAATCGGGTGAGCATTATCGTACGGCTTCTTACTGTTATTGTATCTTTTGCCGACTCTGCTGATTTTTTTAATACTATATCGCTGTGCCTGTTACTGTTAATAACCGTATCACCTCCATGTTCGGGTGAGGAGGTGGCGGGGGCTGTGCAACAAAGCACCCCCTCCCTCCCCGGACGATCCACTAAACCTCAATAACCTCTGCTAATATACACATATCACCTCCACGTTCGGGTGAAGCGGTGGCGGTGGTGGTGGTGGGGGAAAAAGCGGCACCCCCTCCTCTCCCGCCTCCTTCCCCGAACGATCCGCTAAAACTCACTTACCTCTACAACAGGAAACCTCATCTTTACAACATGGGTGTATGCAATAACTCTAACAATGTGAAAGATTGTTTATGGTCTCAGACATATCACCACGGTGCTTATGAATGCAGTTATGTAATGTGAATCGGAATGCGAGGAATAAACCGTTGCCATCGAAACGACAGTTTCCGTGTGTAAATGCGGCCTATTATCTATCCCTGCGTGATTCCCAAAAGAGGAAGTTTGTCAGCTGCCGTGCCTCCCGCTTTGATTGTTGCAGAATAATCCCTTTTTCAGACCACCTCCCTCGAGGAAATAATCGCCTCCTCTCCTCTCTTGCGTAACTAGCGCGGCCCGGTCAGCTGGTGCAATCTCCTCGAGGGTTGCGGTGGTGGTTGGTGGTGTTAGTGCGGTCGGCGCGGTCATAAGCGCAGAAGGGCGGTGACGATGCCCGCCGTTAAATGGCCGGCGCCGAGGGGGTCGGTCGACCCTCCGCGTTGGGACTCTGAGGTGGGAGGTACGGGAGCAAGAGCCACCGCGGCAGGTGCAGGTGCGGGAAGGGGGGCAGCGGCAGTTGCAGGTGCTGCGGGCCCGAGAAGGAGAAGGAGGCGGAGGAGGCGGCGGAAGAGGAGGGGGAGCTAAGCGGCCCTAGAGTCTTCCCGGGGAAGGGGTACGAGATGTCGACCACCCCGGATGCCGGCGCTGCGACCAGCGACGTCCCCGGCGACGGGCGAGCTCCCTCGCCGCGCGTGCCGCCCAGACCGTCCAGGCCGGGGAGGTCCTTGGCGCCGAGATTCTTAGGGGCGGTCGACGGCGCGGCGCGTCGAGGCCGCGACAGGTCGCCCCATTTCCCGTCTCAAGTGGAAGTGGACCTGCTCGGGGGGCCGGCCGGGCCCGCGCGCAGCCGGGACACCAAGGGGCCCAGCGGCTCCAGGGACAGACGTCCCCCTCCCGCGCACGCCGGGGCGAGGGGCGACGCTGCCGACGGAAGCGTCCTCGGCACCCGCTGCGCCGGCCGCCGCCGGCCCAGGAAGAGCTCGAGCTCCGAAAGCTCCGGCGACGAAGCCCTACTCGATGACGTGCGCCAGACCCCCGCGGGGCCGGGACCCTCCGACGGCACCAGGGGAGGAGGAGGAGCAGCTGCGGCAGCAGCCGCAGCAGCAGCCGCAGCCGCTGATGATGCTGACGTTGACTCCGACCCCGACCCCGACCACCCCAAAACGTCAGACCCGCAGACGCCGGCGGGGGCCTCTGCGGACGTTGTATCGGACGACGGCGGGTGCCCCCTCTGCGGGGAAGACCACCGTCCGCCTCCCGTCGCTCCTCCCTACGACCGGTTGCCCCTGGGCGTCATCCAGGAAGTCGAAGTGAGCCTCGACCCCGACCAGGGGGCGGGGGGCGACCAGGACGCGGGCGCCGCTTCCCGGGACCCCGGCCCCACCGACCCACCGATCGCCACCCTGGTGGTGGTGCTGTCGGACCGGCCCGGCCCCGGCCCTCGCAGGGGTGGGGACGACCGGGATGTTGACAGCGGGGATGTTGACAGCGGGGACGGGCCGTCATCCTCGGGCGGGATCGTGGCCCCGGATGACTCCTCCTCTGACTCGGGGTTGACCGGAGACGACCCGGACGGCGGCGGTGACGCCGGGAGGGATAATGCGCAAGGGGAACCAGCAGGGGACGCTGCCGCGGGTGGATCGGGAGTCGTCGTGGTCGTCGTGGATACGGGCGACGCGACCCCGGTCTCGTCGGAAGCGGAAAGCACGGACCTCTGAGGGACCCGGCTGAGGATGGTACCACCACCGCCGCCGCTGCCGCTGCCACCACCACTATCATCGCAGTAGTGCGTCGGGACGTCTGTCTGGGGAAGGGAGGGGAGGGGGGGGGCGAACCGCGGAGAGAGAGAGGGGGTGAATAAGAGAAGCCAGGTGCGTTGGGACGCGCCGCGATCCGGCGGCTCTGTGTGTGTATATATATGTGTGCGTACGTGTGATTCTAACCCTGAGGCCTAGCCGGGCCTGCGAAACCGGTCGTACTTAATAAAGTTGTTTACGGACCCCTCTCCGGGTCGAGAAATCGCGGGCGTGCGAGCCGTGCTTGGGGTCCGGGGCAACCTCGCGGGTCGGGGGAGTGCGCGGACGCCGTCGGATCCCGGGGCCGAGTCCTCTGGGGGGCTGCGAGGGGCCTTTGAAAATCGGCTCGCTCTCAATGCAAGTCTATGGGAGCAGGCTCCGGGCCTGCCCCGGCGGCGGGTCTGCGCCCGCTGGCCTCCTCGTCCGCGGTCGTACGGTCGCAGGGCCGCCGCAGGGACTTCCGGGGGACCGGGACGAAGGCGGGGGAACCGGGGGTCGGGGCTTGGGACGCTGCCAGTCCCCCAAATCGGCGTTTGAATGTCGGCGGTCCGGGAATCGCGGAGGTACGTGCGCGCGACGGTGTCTGGCGACACCTGGTGGCGAGAAGCAACCTGCAATGGAGTGGGGGGGCGGTTTTTCATATCTAGGGTTAGGGTTGGCTGCCTGCCCGATTAGGGTTAGGGTTAGGGTTAGGGTTGGCGCGGTGCCCGATTAGGGTTAGGGTTCTGAAATCGGAAATCGCTGCTAGGACCACCGCGAGGCCGTTTTAGGGTTAGGGTTAGGGTTGGCGCGAGTCCATTTTAGGGTTAGGGTTAGGGGGCGGCGATGCGGCAGCCGCCGTAGCCCACGCGCGAGGGGTCGCCACGCCGATTTCTGGTTCGGTTAGGGTTAGGGTTGGCCGCGTGCCCGATTAGGGTTAGGGCTGCCTCGCGGAACTCGAAACTGCAATTAGGGTTAGGGTTGGCACAGTTCCCAATTAGGGTTAGGGTTAGGGTTGGCACCGTGCCTAATTAGGGTTAGGGTTAGGGCTGGCACAGTTCCCAATTAGGGTTAGGGTTAGGGTTGGCACCGTGCCTAATTAGGGTTAGGGTTAGGGTTGGCACAGTTCCATTTTAGGGTTAGGGTTGGCATCGTGCCCAATTAGGGTTAGGGTTCCGAAATGAAGCGCGCGACTGAAATTAGGGTTAGGGTTGGCCCGAGGCCCGATTAGGGTTAGGGTTAGGGTTAGGGTTGCGTTACGGGGAAAAAAGTCAGAAACTGCGTCTAGGGTTAGGGTTGGCCCGAGGCCCGATTAGGGTTAGGGTTAGGGTTGCGGCAGTGGGAGTCCCGAGATCCAAACCCTGTTTTATATGCGTGCAATGCTAGGGTTAGGGTTGGCCCGAGGCCCGATTAGGGTTAGGGTTAGGGTTGCGGCAATGGAGTCCGAGATCCGATGTCCGAGGTTTGTTGCAGTTAGGGTTAGGGTTGGCCCGAGGCCCGATTAGGGTTAGGGTTAGGGTTGAGGCAATGCGTTTGAGATCCAAACCCTGTTTTATATGCGTGTAATGCTAGGGTTAGGGTTGGCCCGAGTCCCGATTAGGGTTAGGGTTAGGGTTGCGGCTGTGGGAGTCCCGAGATCCAAACCCTGTTTTATATGCGCGTAGTGCTAGGGTTAGGGTTGGCCCGAGTCCCGATTAGGGTTAGAGAGATGGGATCTCTGTGGAGGGTTAATAGGAATCACGGTTAGGGTTGGAACCAGGGTCTTGGATCTAGGGGTCGTTCGGGAAGCCGGAGGGGTCGAGAGTGCCGGTTATCGTGCGAGATTAGGGTTGGCTCCAGGCCCGATTAGGGTTAGAGATCCCGAGGGCCGTTTGAAAGCCGGTTACCGACTAGGGTTAGGGTTGGCAGGGTTCCCGATTAGGGTTAGGGTTGAGGATCGTTGTAAGCAGTAGTAGTGGTTAGAGGTAGTGGTTAAGAGCGTAGGCGGCGGTTAGGGTTGGCTCCGGGCCCGATTAGGGTTAGGGTTTCCGAGAGAGAAGTTGTGGTTAAGAGGGGTTCGATTAGGGTTGGCTCGGTTCCCGATTAGGGTTAGGGTTGGCTCCAGTCCCGATTAGGGTTAGGGAGGGCCGTTCCTGGGCGGAGAGAGGAAACGGAAGGGGTGTCCCTGACCCCCGGGGGGTGGGAGGCTAGGGTTAGGGCTACGGGGATTGGTCTAGGGGTAGGGGTCGCGGGAAGGACGTCACCGGATGGGGAGGGGTCGGAAGTACGTAGCCGGACGTGACGTCACCGGATAGGGAAGGGGAGGGGTTGGCAGGGTGCCAGATTAGGGTTGGCGCCGTGCCAGATTAGGGGTGGTTCAAGGCCCCCCCGACCGAGACCCGCCCCCCCTTTTCGACACCCCCTCCGAGGGTTAGGGTTGGATCGCATCCCTCCCGCGGGCGCGTAGGGTTTCGAAAAGAATCGCTGCCTAGGGTTGGATAGCAGTGCGGCTCTAGGGTTAGGGTTGGCATAGTTCCAGGAACTGGATAGAAGCGGCGCGCTGTGTTAGGGTTAGGGTTAGGGTTAGGGTTAGGGTTAGGGTTAGGGTTAGGGTTAGGGTTAGGGTTAGGGTTAGGGTTAGGGTTAGGGTTAGGGTTAGGGTTAGGGTTAGGGTTAGGGTTAGGGTTAGGGTTAGGGTTAGGGTTAGGGTTAGGGTTAGGGTTAGGGTTAGGGTTAGGGTTAGGGTTAGGGTTAGGGTTAGGGTTAGGGTTAGGGTTAGGGTTAGGGTTAGGGTTAGGGTTAGGGTTAGGGTTAGGGTTAGGGTTAGGGTTAGGGTTAGGGTTAGGGTTGGGGTTAGGGTTAGGGTTAGGGTTGGCAGGTTTCCAAGCAAGTGCCGGGGTTGGCCGAAGGCCAACCCACCGGGCCGCGCGAAGCGGGGCCCGGTCGGCCCCCCCGTGGCACTTATCCCACCGTCGCAAGGCCCCATGCTGCACAGACCCCTACGGTATCAAACAGACGCTGAAATATGATGAATTTAATACAGGAATTTCCCCAAAGTGCGAACGCTAGAACCCCGCCCCCTCCCCCCAACCACCCACCCCCCAGTGTACCCACCCCGCCCCGAATGGGCCACCGTCCCCCTGAGAACCCGCCCCCGAAGTACAGAACCCCCACCCCTGAGAACCCGCCCTCGGGAAGAACACCATCCCCCCCTGAGAACCCCCGCCCCTGAGAACCCGCCCCCGGGAAGAACACCCGCCCCCGGATAGCACATCCACCCCCCCGAAAGCCCACACCCCCCCCCCCCCCCGATGATCCACCCCTGAACGACAGACACCCGTCCCCGAAAGCCCCGCCCCCCTCCCCAGAGAAGCACCGGCCCTCCCCAGCCCTTTCCTCCCCCCCCTTTATGATGAACCCGGTCCCTGGATTAAGCCCACCCCCGGGAGATACCACCCCCCCGGGGAAACCAAGCCCCACTTTTCCCCTCCCTCCCCCTACTCTAAATCCACCCCAGGGAGACCACACTGTCCCCGGAGCGAGAATCAGCACCCCCCCTTTCCCCATCATCCCCCCCACCATTTCCCCCCTCCTCCCCCAGCAACCAACCAACCATAACCCCGGTCCCCGGAAAAGCCCACCCCGGGATCTCAATTCCCACCCCCCGTTCACCCTAACCCTCGCTCCCCCCCTCCCCGTTCACCCTAACCCTCGCTCCCCCCCTCCCTGTTCACCCTAACCCTCGCTCCCCCCCTCCCTGTTCACCCTAACCCTCGCTCCCCCCCTCCCTGTTCACCCTAACCCTCGCTCCCCCCCTCCCTGTTCACCCTAACCCTCGCTCCCCCCCTCCCTGTTCACCCTAACCCGCGTCCCCCTGAGAAACACCACCCCCTTGTTTTTACCCCCACCCCCTCCCACTCCCCCCGCCATTGCCCCCGCCACTCCCCCCGCCATTGATTCAATGCCCGCCCGTCAGCCCCACCCCCCTCCATCCATCTATCCATCCACCCATCCACCCCGCCCCCCAACCAACCCACAGACCCACAGCCACCCACCCCAAACAGCACCAACCGCCTGCAGCGCAACCGTCAGTGCGACCCACGATCTCCAGCCGTCCGGCATCTCCGTCCATCTCTTAGATGCCACCCCCCCGTGTCCTTAACCCACCCCCCCCCATCCACAGACACTTGCGCGACCCGCGGACTGTATCCCCATCGACGGTTCCCCGTCCTAACCTTAACCCAGCACCCCGGTGCGGCAGAGTCCCCCGAGCAAACTTGTTCTGTATATTTCCCCATCGACGGTCCCCCGTCCTAACCTTAACCCAGCACCCCGTGGCGGCAGAGCCCGGGACCGCGATCTGCACCCCCCCCCCTGGATCCCCACCCCCACCCTAACCGCCCGATTCCGCCCCATCCCCCACCGCCGCGTGTGAGACCTTCCCCCGGAGACCCCTTGCCGCCCTGCCCCACCGCCACTGCGCCCCCTGCTGCGCCCTGAGCGCCGTTCTCCTCCTACTCCTCCGCGGACAGCCCCCCCTTTCCCCCCCCCTTCCCTCCTCGGTTTCCCCCAATCGCACCAGGGACCCCTCGCGGCCGAGTTATAGCAGTGCCGCGGCGGTGGGATGCCGCCCGCGCGAGCTGCCGAGCCGGGTCGCGCACCGAGCCCGAGCCCGAGCCCGATCCGGCCCTTGACGCACGCGGCGAGGCGCCATCGGCCCGCGGGAGCGCCGGGAGTCGCTTCTGGCGGCGCGCCATGGCACCGCGCCACGCGGGAGAGCCTCCCCGGGCGCGCACTCCCCGTCTGGAGCGCGTCCAACTCAACTTGGCAGAGTGCCATGTCCACGACCCCCGCCAGGGGACGCTCGCCGGGGCCCCCTGGCGCGGGCCGGGCGGCCGTGTGGTGTGCGGCGGGGGTCCCCGTGCAGCCCCGGAGACGGCGAGCCCCCCGGGAACTGCGGCATATGGTACTGGTGACGGTGGTGGGGGGGGGGGCGATCGGCGGCCTCGCATGAACCCGTATACGGATCGATACATAGCCGGGGTGGGCGGTAGAGGCAGCCGCGGTCCACAGATCGCGAATGAATGAATGGATGGGGAGCCGGGCTGGGAGCGCGGCAATGACAAGGAGGGAGGTGGGGGGGTACCTTCCTCTGGGAGCCCCAGCCCCGGCCCGCTGCACCCCCGATCGCAGCCGACCCCCCCAGAAGACAGCCCACCGCTTTGCGGAACTCATGGACCGCCCCGGAGGCCGCTGGGATCCCGGGACCCCCCCGGAAGCCCCCCGAGAATGCGCCGGCGGGGCCGGAGGCCTGCCTTTCAATGGAAGAGATAGGGCTGGTGGCATGTCACTCTGGGGGGCCCGGCGCGCCAGGGGAGGCAGCCCCGACCCCGGCGACGGTGCCGGCGGCGAGACGGCCCCCGCCCGGTTCCCCCGAGCCGGCTTCCCGGCCTCTGCACCCCCCGCGTGGCGCCCCCAGACCCCCGCGAAAATGAGGAGATAGGACTGCGGCCTGCGCTGCCTGGCTAATGGCTGGGAGCCGGGGAGCGGGTATTCCGAGCCCCCCCGCTCCCCCTCGCGAGACTCCGACCCCCGGTGCGACGGTGCCCCGAGTCACCTGACCCCCGCAGCGTGGCCCCGGCCCCCTCCGCTCGCCGGTGAAGGGCACCCCGGCCCCCGAACCCCCCTCCGAAAAAACGAAGAAGGACGACTGCGGCCTAGCTGCGTGTGAGGCCGGGCAGAGGCGGAAGAAGGGACCGTGGCTGGCTGGGACCCCTCGCTGGGGTGCGATGCAGCCCCCCGCGAGGGTCCCTGGGACGGTTGGTACGAAGCTGCCCCCGCCGCCGCCGCGACCCGCACGCCGCGATTCCGGAAGCCCCGCTGAAGCTTCCCGGACGGTAAAAGGACGCCCCGGTTTTTCCGACCCGCAGATCGATTTCGGATATCGGAGAGAGGGGAAGAAGGTGGGCAGGGGGGAAATAGGGATTTCTCTCTGCGTGAGTGTGTGTGAGTGTGAGTGTGTATGTTTCCACGACCGCAGAGAAAGAAATGGGATGGCGGCGGAGGTGGTCTGTCCCTCGGCAAGGGTTTACGCGCCGGGGGTCGAGGAAGAGGAAGAAGAGGGGGAAAGAAAACACATACACGGGCAGGCAAGCGGACCCCTTTTCCTCGCCTTGATATATATTTTCCCTTCTTCCCCCCAACCCCTCGCAAGACTCAAAACCCCACAACCAGGAAGCCGGCAACCGCCCGGGGCAGCGACTGGGTTCCCGAAAGAGGCCCCTGCCGCGGTGACTCCTCGCATTCCGCTGTGGGGGTTTCTGGGAGAGGAGGAGAAGAGAAAGGCGCAGAGGGAGAGCGAGCACGGATCCCAAAGGGCGAGCAGGGCCTTCTGGGGGAGAAGGGGCGGATCACCCCATTCTTCCCCTACTTGGCCGCGCGCCCGGTGCGACTGTTGGCGGTGAGTAATTCGCAGGAAGGGGCTGTACGCGGTCCGCCGGAAATTCCAAGTTCCTTATGCAGACCCTTCCCGGGGTGCAGAGGACCACAGCGGCCGCGGCTCCGGGAGCCGGCACGCGGCATGGCGCTCGGCGCGAAAAGAGAGAAAAAGGCAGAGGAGGGGAACCCCGACCGCCGCCGAGACGAGCCCGCGGTAGGAATAATCCCTCGCGGGAGCGCCGAGACCCCGCCGCGCCGGCGTGCCGGGAGGGTCCCGGACCGTGCGGGACGGCCGGCCCGGGCGCCGGGTGTCCTGCGGCGCCCACGCCGCGGAGCCCGCCTCGGCCGCGACGCGCCCGCTCGGCAGCGCTGGCGGCCTGGCGCTGGCCGGCGTCCAGCCCTCCCCGTTGGCAGCGAGACGGGACATCCACCGCCTCGGGGAGAGGAAAACAGAGAAGGGAACTGAAACGCCGGCTCTTGGACCGAGGATGTCTGGCCGCGGGAAGCCGTCCCTCGTTAGTTCAGTGGTAGAATACCCGCCTCCTCTCCGGGCGGGAGACCGAGGTTCGATTCCTCGACGAGGAAACCGGTGGACTGAGCGGCCACAGTACCCAGACTTAGCGGTAAGTGGTAGCGGTCTAACCTCTTTTTTTCTGGGCTTTCTGGGAGGGAATGGGGGAAAGGAGGGAGGGGGGTGGTCCCGCGCGCGCCTATAGCGTTTTGCCGACCCGCCAGAACCGGGTCTGCGTCTGAGGGACGGCGGCGATGGCGATTTTCGGGGCGGTGGTGGGGGAAAAAAAAGCATCAGGGCGGATGCTAGGGATTCAGCTCGCGACCTAGCCTAGCCCCATCCCTCCTCCTCCCTCCTTCCCCCCCCTCCTCCTCCTCCTGCCGGCTTCTGGCTCCTCCACCCCTCCCTCCTCCTTCCACCCTCGTGCTGCCTGGCAAGCCGCTGCAATGGCAGCCAGCTGCCACCGCCGGCGGCGATTGCACATCTGCATCCGCAGCGGTAGCTGTACCAGTAGCAACGGTTGCTGTGGCGAGAGAGTGGGAGGGGGGAAGGGGGGGAGGAAAGGGGAGGAGGGGAGAGGGCGGGGGAAAAAGAGGAGAAAAAAAAAAGGGTGGAGGGAGAAGGGAGCGCTGGCTCGCCGCCCGGATCTTTGGCGGGGCGGTGGGACTCGGATGTGGGCCGGGCTTCCTCCCGCCTTCGGGCCCGCATTCTTGTTGCCTTTTTCGCGCGCGCGCTCGCCACAGAGCCCCCACCCACCCCACCCCTCTCCCCCAGGGCCGTCGCCGTGGCGACACGCCCGGCGGCAACGGCCGCGTATTGGGGCAGGATGTGCGTAAGGCGCCCCGCCGAATCAGCCAGTGGGCTCGCGGGCTCGCCAGAGCGCAGTCCCGATAGTACAACGGCTAGTATGCCCGCACCGCCCGGATGCCGCTCTGGCGGCGGCGGCCGTGCGGGGGACCGGGGTTCGACTCCCCGACGGGACGAGGTACTCGGTCCCCCCCTTCTTCCCCGGAGCCGTCCGAAGAAGGCCGGGGCCGTGCACCTTTCCTTTGCGCGCGCGTCGCAGCCCCCGCAGCAGCTGCCGCAGCTCGCCCCCCTCCCTCCCCACCGCGGGGTCTTTGCCCTCCACCCTCCTCCACCGCCCCCTCCTTTTTTCCCCCACCAACCACACCGCCACCCCTTCTTTTTCCACCAGCGGCGGCAACAGCGCCACCACCCCCCACATTGCCTGCCCGCCTGTCTGTCCATCTATCTGTCTGTCTATCTTCGGGCCCCTCCCCGCCTTCTTCCTCACCAACCGCCCCCCGCCACCGCTTCAGCCACGCCTCCGCCACCTCCTCCTCCACCTCCTACTCCTCCTCGGTATATTTCTCTGTCGCCACCCGCGTCGCCGCCCCCTCACTCCGACCGCGGCTCTCGGTCCGTCCGTCCGTCCTTGCGTCCGTCCCCACCGCCATCCCTGCCGACGCGCGCGCGCCTCTCTCCTCCGCGCCTCCTCGCCACGCCACCAACGCCACCTCAGCAGCCTCAGCCTCCTCAGCCTCATCCTCAGCCTCCTCAGCCGCCTCGCCGCCGCCGCTTCAGCACCGCTCCCGCACCGTGATCTCTGACACGGCGGTCACGGCCGTGCGGTACATTTGCTTACGAAGTGCTCGCAGTGTCAGAGATCGCGGGGCGGCCGCGACACGCACGCCGTCGTCGCCGCTCGCTAGCCCGCCCGCCCGCCCGCCCGCCGCCTCAGCAACCACTACTACTACTCCACCATTACTACTACAGGGGGTCAAAGAGACCGCCGTAAAGAGATCATATAGCGTTAGAAACCGCCCGCGGCTATAAAACCACCGCCAGCGCCAGCGCCAGCGCCAGCCAGCCCCCCCTGCCCCCTGTCCCCTGCCCCCCGTCCCCCTTTTTTCCCCACCCGCCCGCAATGCGCAGCCCCAGCCCCAGCACGCAATCCGCAGCCCCAGCCCCAGCACGCAATCCGCAGCCCGCCTCTCCCCGATTTTCTTCCCCCTTCCCATTCCCAAGATCCCATTTTCCCCCTTCCCCACGAATATCCTATTTTTCCCCCCAGACCCCATTTCCTCCCCAAGACCCCATTTCCTCCCCAAGACCCCATTTCCTCCCCAAGACCCCATTTCCCCCTTCCCACTTTCCCTTCTCGCTCGCTTCCCCGCCCATTGCCCCGCTCGCTCACTTCCCCCAGTCTGCTTTTCCCCCCAATCTGCTCTTCCCCCAGTCTGCTTTTCCCCCAACACACACACACGCACACCATACACACGCAAGCACCATACACACACGCACACCATACACCCGCACCATACACACGCAGGCGCGCGCACGCGCCCACCGCCGTACACACGCGCGCTCGCGGCTCGCTACCGCGGCGCTTCCTCGTTAGTATAGCGGCTAGTACGCCCGCGGCCGACCCGGCATACAGATACCGGCCGCGGGAGACCGGGGTTCGAGTCCCCGACGAGGGTAGATGGAGTAGCGGATAACCAGGACTTTAGATCCGTGGATATTCGAAGCTTCATTTAAAACAAGCTTTTTTGGAACGATTCCTAGGTTAGTCATGGAATGAATCCTTTTCTTGACAACGTAAGAATCCCTCGTTAGTCTAGCGGCAAAACGCCCAGTCTGGAATGTCGATGGGAGTCTGGGGTTCGATTCCCCAACGAGGGTTGTGTGTGGACTTTCCGGTTGGACAGCATTGAAATGTCAACCCAGAGTCCACCACATTTTGGCCCTTCCGTGAGTACCGCGGAAGTGCTCCGATCGAGCGTTAGGCAGCCAGCGTGGGAAGGTGGCTACACCTGTTGTAATAGATTCCTGTCTTTCCCAGTAACCCGATCTTCCGTAAAAAGCAAACAATAACCTCCCCCTCTTGGGAAAGAAGGGGATATTGGATACCACAGCCTATGAGTCAGCAGGCGGTTGGTGCGGCACCAACCCTCATTAGTACAGCGGTCCTCTTGGGAACGAAGGGGACATTGGATACCATCGCCTATGAGTCAGCAGGCGGTTCGTGCGGAACCAACCCTCATTAGTACAGCGGTTAGTACACCCGGACGCTCCACGGACACACGGGAGAGCGGGGTTCGACTCCCCGATGAGGGCAAGTAGCTGACTCCGCCCTCTCCTGGACATGGAGAAGGCTGAATTAGCACTTTATGGGGAAAAAGACTCACCCCGCGAGTCATTTTTTTTTGAATTACGGCGGTGTTTAGTCTTCAACGCCCCGCGTATACCTTTGGGGATTCACACAGCTTAAGTCATCGTCCTCGTTAGTACAGCGGTTAGTATACGCACTTGACTGTTTGTCAGGTAGCGAGAGCGGGGTTCGACTCCCCGGCGGGGATTTTGAGGAGACGGCACAGATCACTGAAGCGTAGAATCAGATGTGCGAGTCTTTCCTCTTTTCTTCTCACAGGATCGTTCTCCACATGAAATGTCTTTTATGCGGGCAGACAATCAAACACGCCCAAATAAAAGGCGTTGCCTCGCTAGTACAGGGGTTAGTATGCCCGTATGGTATATGTGTCACGCGGGAGACCGGGGTTCGACTCCCCGGCGAGGCGTAGGGTCCGTAGCTGTCTAATTCAATTGATTCAATTAGAAAGCCTTCGTGACCCTCCTTTTACCGCACCGCTTACGTTCTAGAGCATTCTAACAGCTGTCAACGTCAACGGCCCTTGTTAGTACAGCGGTTAGTATACCAGTACGGCCCAACAACCGTGCTGGAGACCGGGGTTCGACTCCCCGACGAGGGTTGAGTGCTGCCAACTCTTACCGTTGAAATTATCGGAAAGTGCATGGTATGCATTCATCTTGCTTCTTTTTTCGGACTTCTAGGGCACAGCCGGTCGGCGCTCCGATCCTTCGCCCGCGACTCGGATTGTTGCCGGGCTAGTTTTTTAAAGGTCCCTTTATGATGTGACTACTGCTGGCGGGCAGCCATCATGATTGGAATAAGAATACATTTGAACTGCGGGAGAGCGTCTTTCCTTTGTTCCTGCTCTGCCTACACAGCTTCCGGGCGTTCAGCCAACGCTCTACTTGGAGCAGTTTCCGGGATCACGGCCAGCCGAGGGTGAGTAGTGTTTGAAGACACGCCTATGAATAAACACCTGCACTATTGGGTAACCTGCGACTTCGATACCTGCCCCTCCGCACACCCGCACAACTGCGTGCATTTTGGGGGTTCGCCTATCACCTCCCCGTTAGTACAGTGGCAGTACGCCGTCCGTGGAGCGGATGGACAACCGGGGTTCGATTCCCCGACGGGGCATATTGGTCGAGTTCTACTCCTAGTCGTTAGCTAGTTCCAGTCTAGGGGTAAGGTGCTCAACCATTTATGCTCGCCGGACCCCTCTGTTTTGTCTCCGCAGCGGATCCGCCCACGCCTCGGATCGATCGTGAGGGTATTACGGCCGGCCGGATAAAGAACAATCCGTGTGAGTTCGGGCATGTACCGTTTTTGGCTTTTTCTCCGCGGGATACTACTGCGCATACGCAGATTTACATAACAGAGACGCAACGATGATCGCCTGTCCGATCGGCGCCAGGATATCAGTTCCTCGTTAGTATAGCGGTTAATACACCCGCCGAAAGGCTTTAGACCTTTGACGGGAAAGTGGGGTTCGACTCCCCGACGAGGATTGGGGAGATATACTCTGTTAGTATGTTATTGCAATTAACAGAGGGACTCTCCCTTTTTTTGCCTTGATGTCCTGCGATGTGACATTGATCCTTTTGTTAATTTCAGGGGGTATTCGTAGAAACCTATAGAAATGTCTTCGTATATCTCGAGACAAAGGGTTTCCGAGAAAACGGCTTGCGAAGTAAGTAATTGCAGACACACCCCATCTATTGAGTCGTCAGTCGCCCCATGTAAAACAAAGTGCGAACGCAGTAAATCCTCGTTAGTACAGCGGTTAGTACGCCAACCCAATAGCTATCTGGGTTGGAAACCGGGGTTCAACTCCCCGACGAGGATACTGGTAAAGGGAAGTTCCTGCTTGCTGGGTCACTAAAAAACAAGCTGAACTCCCATTTACCTTTTAACTTTGCTCGCATTGCCGGTGTTCTCCGCGAGGCGGCTCCCCGAACTTATTCCTGCGGAGGAAAAAAGAAGAGGAAAGACGCCCGGGGTCAGCGGTCGATGCCGTACGATACCCGTGAACCGCTAGAACCCGCCTCTCTCACCCCGACACCCAGGAAAAGGCACTTGGCAACGGTGCAGCTTTTGTGAGCAGTTGCATCATCTTCATGGTAACAGATGATCGTTCACTTCCCCTTACGCCTACTGGCTGAGGTTGCGATTAAGTAGGCGTGGGAGGAGACTTGGATCCCGAACCTCGGGCCGCAGCGCGCTTGCCAGCTCTAGTCGTGTTCAGCAAACACGGAAACCCTCGCTAGTATAGTGGTTATTACGCTCGGCGGTGCCTAGGCCGAGAGACCGGGGTTCGATCCCCCGGCGAGGGATCTGGAGGGAGCCCTCATGTTTCTGTGTTAAGGATTATGAATTAGTGGGGGTCGTTCCTTCATTTTTTTCTGCTTTGTTTTCAGTAGGTGGAAGTTGCGGCCGCTCCGGCACCAGGAACTACGGTTCGCCTGACCGCAAATAAACATGTGTACAAACGAGCCTGGTATCCTGTCCTTGCCCCACCCCCATCCTCCCTCCTCCCTCCCTTGTCCATCCACCGCCCGCTGTCGAGCCCGACCGCTGCTCAGCGGATCGGATGCGCGCGCACGGTTTCTCCCTTACCTGCCGGGAAGATAAATCGTCACAGAACGCCCACTAAGCCCTTGTTTTTGTCTATGAATGCGATCCCAACATCATCTCCCGCGCATGTATTATCCCCATTAGTACAGCGGTTAGTACACTCGCATGAGTCATACCTGATGCGAGAGACCGGGGTTCGACTCCCCGATGGGGGATAACAGTCGGGGGCACAGCTACCGCTAGAATAACCGGTACTGTACATCCGTCTGGTATTTTGCCGAGGACGCCTGGGGCCCGGGAGACGCGTTCTGGCGATCACTTTTTGTCGAAAAGTTCCATATTTAGAGAACGCTCGGACAAAGAGACCCCCTCTCTCGGGACGCCTGCCAGAAACCGAAACCTGTTCTATCCGGGACGGACGCCAGCCCTTTTTTCGCGCTCACCGTCTGGGAAGACTGCCAGCGCTGCGAACCTGCCAAGCCGGAAAGGCTGCCAAGCCGGGATCTCCGCCAAAGTGCAGCAAGCCGTATCGGTCCGGGAGCCTTGCCAGAGCAGGCGCGGTTGCCAAACCGGGAAGACTGCCAAAGCAGCGGGCCTCCCCGGCTGCCTGCCAGGCTGCGCGCGCATATATTCCTATCCCAACGCGTTTTTTGGGATCGTATTCCTGTTTGTCTCCGGATGGGCAAAAAAATGCATTCAGCGTGTACCAAAATCCTCGTTAGTATAGTGGTTAATATCCCCGTTTGTCGCACGGGAGACCGGGGTTCGAATCCCCGACGAGGAGTTGTGGGCCAGTATATCATTACCCGTTCTGTACGATGTAGAAGGGAAATGACGTACGGTCCTAGTTTTTTCTTTTCTCCTACCCCCCCTTCCTTGGCAGAATCCTTAGGGGCCCCCGCGGCGCCAGCTGCTCTGTTTTTGAACTACGCGGGGTTGGATTTCAAAACAGGGTTCCAGCCAGACTTCCTCTGATACGCGAACCGACGCGTGTCGTGGTCACGCGCCGGCTCTCCCCAGTTTGCACACCTTGGTAATTATGATTGGATGACATAAGTGCAAACTCATCTATAAAAGGGCTTGGACCCGCGCCCTACGCCTACTTGCTGATGTGAGTTTGGGGTATTGGCGGGGATCCACACAGGACGCTCACCGCGATTATAACCGCAGACATCCCGCTCGGTATTCCAGCGATGAGCGACTGTACAGAGCAAACCGACGGGGCGCTGGATGAAAATTGCGAGCTGTCCGACTCGTTCATCTACTACGGCCCCCCTGCGAGCGAGAACGGTTCGATCTTCTTAAGCTCCGCCGATGAAGAAACCAACAGCGATGGAGATGGATACGTAGCGAACGGGGCTGACAATAATGCCTACGGCGAAGAGCGGGGAGCCGTAGAAGGAACCACCCAGCTGTCGACGGTCGCGACGGCGAACTACTCGTTGCGAGACCGCGGCGGCACGCTCCTCCTGTACAGCTCGTCGTGGGGCGGAAGCATCCTGCGCGATCCCTCGCTCGAGGCGTCCATCAGTGATGCGCGGGAGTCCATCCAGGCGCTCATCGATTCTGTGGGTCGTTCCCATAGAACGGCCGAGGCCGCCGATGCTCTGGAGCGCTTGTGCGAGACCTGTATGTACTCCCACAAGCTGCAGGCGATAGTTCAGGCTCTCGAGAACGGCGACAACATGTGCAACGACAAGCTCGAAAAGCAGGAGGAGCTCATCAAAACGCTGCGGTCGGGGAACAAGACTCTGACCACTGCCCTGTTTAAAACGATAGGTGGCATTACGGCCGTGGTGATATACAGCACCTGCTTCGCTTTTGCAGGAGGGCTGTTGATAGGAGGGCGGTCGCCGGGGTCCAACGTGGCGGTGCCCGCCGTTTTGTCCTTCGTCCTGGGAATGTTTGCGAGCAAACTGTGCTGAGATTGCTGCGCGGTTATCGATTTCCAATAAACTGATTGATCCCCACGAACTGCGGTTTTTTGAGTCATTGGGTCGACAAAGACCCCCCTGAGTGGGTGGGATTGAGGATGGTAATAATCCGCCGATTAAACATCCACCCCCCCATCATACCCCGGTAAGTCCCTACGCGTCGCCCGTAGTACAAAACGTGATGCGTTTGGAGTCATTTCCAAACAGACCACAACTAGAACTTTTCCAGCTAGGCACACAACCCGCACCGCCATAATCCCAACCACAGACCGGCGTCGAGTTCGACGCCGCGTGAGACGTCGGACCGGGATCGATGACCGCCGCGCGCTATGTGGATGGCGACGATTACACTTCATCGGAGGATGAAGAAGCGGAGACGATTGAGATGGTGGAAATGACGAACAGATCGTCTAGGATCAGTCCGCCCGGGGAGATGCGGAGGTACACGGATCGTCCCCCGTCTTACGAGGAAGCGATCGCCGATGCTGCTAGAAGAAATACGATGAGATACACCGACCGTCCCCCGGGCTACGATGACGATCCCGAAGCGATGCACGATGTCTCGTTAGAGTCCGAAGATGAACTGGAGGACTTACATCCCCGCCTACCGTCGTACAACGCCGTCAGCGGTCCGCCGCCCGACTACAGCACTCTGCCTCCTCCGTACAACGACTCCGATTTGCCCGAGTCGCACGAAGAGTCGCAGGTGCCCGAGTACAACACGTTCCATTCCGACGGTGCCGGGTTCCTATTGATGACTTTTACGTACTTCCTTCTCATCGGGGCTTTGCTGTTCATCATGACACACAGCAAAAGCGTAAAGAACAAGGTTGAAATCTAATGGGGAAGAGAAGGAGGATTAGAGTGGTGGTTGTGGACGGTGGATGGCGGGGTGCGACGGGAAGGAAAGCCACGAACACTCGATTCGCAATAAAGCACACTTTATTAACTAATCCCTCGCCTTGTGTTTTTTTTATTTTCCCTTCTGCGGTGCTAATCATCGCACCGATGCTATACCGTACGGGGTGTGGGTTTCTGTATTCTTCAGGAGGACTTCTGGGGTGTAGTGTTGAGGGGGGCGGTACTGCAGTTATTGGCCAACGTCGTTCCGTAGATAACCATCGCGATCAGGACCAATAGCTGTAAAATTAGCAACAGGACGTGTATGCATACATTCCTCTTGAAGCAGCCACACCTTTTCTGTTTCTCGTACCCCAACATGACCCTCCGCGTGCGGTATTTAATTGGATTCATGTCCATGAGAGGTTCGTCGGCGCCGCTGCTCGCATCCTCAACGTCTAAACGGCAGTCCCTCCTGCTGTCGCGCTGACCGCCGAACGTCGACGTGTACCTCTTCCCGCCCGATCGTTCTCCCTGGGAATAACCACCCGACGAGTCATCGGAATCGCTCTCCTGCCCGTAGGGGTTGGGGCGAGTTTTACATCGTTGACCGTAGCCGGGGAAGAGCGACTGTACGCAGGGTTTCAGCGACAGGCTCCCTCGGCGAGGCCACTTCGGACGGCCGCTCTTGCTGTCGCTTCGCACATCCCGGGGAAGCGGCTGCTTCGACATACCTCCGCGAAGGTCCTCCTATGCTGCGAGCGCGCGGCGATAACAGACGCTCCTGTGCGCGGACAAAGGTCGCCGTTGTCCGTCTAGTTACAGCTAGCGTGGGCCCGTCTGAGCTCACGACGCTTTTAGGATTTGTGCCGTCCTGCGCATTTTGACCGGCGTGCGGACGGCCAGTACCGGGGGGCGGAGTTAGCTACCCAGAGGAGTGTGAAGACCTCCCGCTGCCCTCCACCCGAGACCTTTCCCTCGCTGTCTTGGTCCAGGTTCGGACGTGTTTCGACATGGCCTTTTCCCGCCGGCGCCCAAATACCCCATCGTGTCTTATGAACGTGGGCGTGCGTGCGCGGAGGCGGATCAGCCAGCTGCCGGACGAGGACGGCCTGCTCTTTCCGGACGATCTGGCGATGGCCGTCCAGAGACCTCAGCACGTGAAGGTGCTCGGCTGCGTGCCGGCAGAGCGAAGCACGCTAGACTTCAGCGTCCACAACGACGAGTTTCACCCGGACCTCACTGTCCAGATAACGAAACGGCCCAAAACCCTCTATGAGAACATCGGGAACGCGGAGCCCCTGCCGCTATCGTCTGAATGGATGCCTATGGTTCAATGTAACCCCTACGTTTCCGTGCCGGGACGACAGCGGTTGGTCAACCAGGACTTGGGCTTCTCGTGGTGCATGGGGGATGCGAGACCTACGGCGGTCGTCCTCCACTGCATGCGTACGTCGGACGCGACCACCCCGGGCACCCTGAGGTTTTGGCGCGCCGGGGTCGTCGGCGCCATGACCGAGGACGACTTTGCCATAGACGTCGTGCCCCTACCGGAACCAGCGGTCGCCGATGACGATCTAGTCCTCGCCGGCGGTTCACCGCAGCTCCACTCGCCCGATACGTACACCATCGTGCTATTTGAGTGTGCTGAGTCGGAACGTGGACCGCGCACCATCCTGGATAAGCGCGAGGTCGCGGGCTATAACACATTTCTCCGCGAAGATAGAAAGTGGAAGCACCTAGAGAGTCATATCAAGGAAAATATCGACAATTTATTCGGCACGCGCCACTACTACGCCTTCGGGGAATTTGTAACGACCGTTTACGCGGTCGGCCAGGACGGCGAATCCCTGCTGAGGATCGGCATGGGAGTAGTCTACCACGGCCCCCCCAACGACGACGTGGAGGTGGCCGTGGCTGAAGCGGTGGATTACGCCTTCGCTTGCGTTAACGTGGACAAGCGCTGCCGGATCACGCTGTCCAACGAAGCGGTGCTCCGCAGGGTTTCGGCCGCCGAGGTCCGGCACTCGCTGTGCGCGTGCCGCTACGCCAGCTACGCCGACGATGATGCCTACGCGGACGACGAAGAGATGGACCCGCAGGACACGTTCGGGTGGATAGGCGCTATGGCCGATTCGGACCCCGAGCTGCCGTCCGCTAGGTCGTACGACAAGCACGTGGAGCCCGACTCGGTCAATTTCGACGACGAGCTCAGTGTGGCGGCCACGATCACCCGCGAGACCCTGCACAGGCTCAGGAACGGGGAGTTTGACGACCTGGTGAAAATTCAGCGGGAGCCCAAATACATGTACGTGGCCAAGGGATGCTGCAGCGACGCCGAGGAAACGTTCACGGTTAACATCAGCAGCGCGCTCCGCGCGGAGCGGTCCTGGCTGCTAGAGGAGCGAATGGCCGTATCCCGCTCGGGCTTCGGCGCGTGTTGCATAACGCTAGGGGACGGTGCGTCCTCGTCGTCCGGCAGGACGGCCAGGCGCCTGCCCGGGGAGTCGTCCAAAACGTTCGCCAAGATTGTCCGCGGCGAAGAGCCCCCGGACGACACCATCGCCTGGTACCTGTCCGACTACAACATGTGGCTATGCAGGTCCAGAAAGAAGGGGCGCCAGATCGACCGCGGCGACCACTTCGCCTTGGGACAGACCCCTGAAGTGCGGATCACCTACGTCGACCCCTTCAGGGAAAGGATCGTCGCGTGTTCCAATATGCGGGAATGGATAACGCCTCGCTGCTTTTCTGTCTCGGAAGGCATCACCCTGAACACCCGGCGGTACCGCTCTTCGCACCGGGCTCCCGATCCGTGCATCCCCATCCCAGAAGAGGTGCCCAAAGAGACCCGCGATAAGATAGAAAGGCACGCGCAGAACGCGCCCCCGAGACCCTTCGAAGAGCTCTGTCTGATCGTGTTCGTGGGAAACACCATGTGCCCCGCCAGCCGGCGTTTTTTCTCGTCCGACGTGGTTAACATTCCGGTACTGAAGGAGGAAATGGCCACCGCCGTGATGAATATAGGCAACTACAGCAACAGGGGGAGCTACGACAAAGAAATGATGTTCGTCTTCGCCCTAGCCTCTGTGTGCTGCGATAAGTTAAACGGGGCGCGAGTGTGCAACAGTATCATCTACGCGCTGGGCGGAGTGGCGCCCAGCCTCAGGGCCCTCTTTGAGACCACCAACAACCTGATCGCCATATGCGACGACATGGCCGCCGCGGGGATATGGGACATGCACGCGGTCGAGGCGGTGCCGGAGGTAGGACCCGTCCCGTGCAGGTTCGTGATGGAATTCACCAACGAACGGAGCAACTGTATGACCCCGAAGATCGTACACTGCAGGTACTATTCCTCCCTGCCGCTGCACTGCGAGGAGGCCAGGATCAGGGGCTCGCAGTTTCTGACCCGCATCCCCTCCCAGGAAGACTTTGTGAAGCAGCTCACGCGCTGCTGCAACGGTAGGCGGACACAGTACATGGCGGGCAGGTTTTGCCTGGGTCTGTTTTTCCCCATCAAGGGAATACGACTGCTGACCCCCGACATCAAACGTTCTATAGGGGAATACGTCTTCAGGTTCCGCGAGTGGTTCGAGCACGGACCCGGGTCCGTCCACTACGACGCTCTGCGTCGCCTGGTGCCGCTGTGTGAGTGTTACATGGCGGACGTGTCTATGAATAGCAATTTCTACGGCCACGGTATACTGATCCACCTACACTGTATCCCGCCGCACGATAGGGAACTGGCGGTGGTGACTGTCCTAGCCCGCGCGTTCCAGGACGCCCAACTGTTCCCTTCGTGTTCCTCGCACGTGGACGTGGTCAACCACCTCTTCCAATAACCGACGGGCGGTCGTACGCGCGTCGTTGGAACGATCGAATATACCCGTGGATATGAAGGTTGCATTTTTTGTTTGAAGAGATCTTTCGTATGAGGGGGCGTTCCGTAACCACAAAAATCAATAAAATTTATATTCTATCGAATTCTCAATGACCATTAGGGTGTATCTCGATATTTATTGGCGCGCGTCTCCGGACAACACACTTTCTCCCCCGTCCCTTCCTACGCCTTTCTGTACGTACCCCTTTATGCGGTCCGGCCTACCTACGTAAGCATAAACCCCAAATCTCCCACAAGCACCAACTTTCACTACCTATAAAAGGATTGATACATTTTTCCAAAGTACTCGGACTGCTCTCGGGGGGCTAAACGGTTCGGGATTTCCGGCCGACCACAAACTCCCCGTTTTCTCCTAAAAGGTCTTGTTTTCGGGACCGCGGGGAGATAAAAAAATATCATCCTCGTTCTCCTCCTCCTCAATCGATCTCGATCGGACTCGCCGACGGTTGATCGGACGGACGCGTCAGACGAATCGCGATGGGCTCCTCGTTGTCCCACAAACGCGATCGCGCCGACCGTCTGGTGATAGACGCGCTTAGAGGACGGCGCATGGATCTCCCCGGTGGGGGAGAACTGTACATCATGGCCAACGCCGGGTACAACAAGTGCCTCTTTACGACCAGGGACGGGATGATCGACATCCGCCTGTACGCCATAGGCCGAGCGCGCGTCCGCGATGGCGGACGCGAGCTGCTCATTTTCCGCGGCCGAGACGGTACCATCTACGGCCGGGAAGCCGAGGTCGGGCTCCACGTCCTGGCCGTAAACATACGCGATCTGTTGTGCAACGTGGGAATTAGCCACCGGGACATACGCGTGCTGGAGGGAACGTACGAAGATAGACGCAAGGGGTCGCCGACGCGAGGCAAGGCACGGGCCCGAGACGTGGCGCCCGGCAGAGCCGGAGACGCGTCGCTGCAAAGACGATGCAGCGATTATATGAAACGGCAGGAAGACGCCGGAGAGCAGTGCTCGGGAGAGTACCAGTACTACGAGGAGCGGAACTGCTCGTCGGCCAACGCCGCGACGGTCAACGCCGTGAAGCCCGTCCAGCTGAAGATGGGCCGCGGGCGCGTTTACTCGGAGTCCGCGGCCCGAGTGAGATTCGGCTCGACTACGATCATGCAGTCTAAGGACGGCATTGGCGGGGACATGGAAAAAGTCAGGCACATTTTGCGCCTCATGGGGGCCAAGCCGTCTACGAAGCTGCCCGACGCCCCCAAAGGCATCCTAACGCGGGGAACGTCGACGGGCGCTACTACCTCGAGGTTCAACGAGAGGGCGGTAGACGTACCCGCCGGCGACGGTACGGACGACCGCGGCGCGAAACGCCACCGCGACCCGTGCGTTCCGAAGCGCCCCCAAACTCCGCTCAGGACTCAGGGTCACGACTCCGACTACAGCTCCGATGAGAACGAGAACTTCGAGAGCGACGGGGAGGAGGTCATGTTCTAGGCAATAAATGTTTATCGAAAACCGATAATGCTCGTGACGTGGTATTTACTCGGGGGCCGGCTCGGTATGGGTGGGGTATGCTCTAGCGGGCTTATCTTCCGCGAAGTGACGCTCCGGACCAAACGAACACTCTCTGACCCTGAGACTCTCGCATACGCAGGAACGCGTCCTTTTTTCTGTCGGACCGTCCGACCTCCGATCGATCATGCGTCAATGCGACCCGGTAAAGCACTTGTCAGCAAGCGCGGATGATGTCATCTCCCGCGTACCAGACGGCGATGCGGCGGCCACCTTTCCGGGTGATCTCAGGGCGGGCGAGCCTGGGGATAACCCGAACGATCCCGGCGCCGAAAAGGATTTTCGATGGAGAGGCGCCTTCTGCATCGAAGACATGCGTACCGCATGTCCCCATCCCGGACGGCATCGCGCGCGCCGAGACGAGAGGTACAAGGAGCGCAGGACCTCGTCATACATGCGCTTATTCAAACACAGGCCGGGAACTCTGGAATGGCACATTCAGCGGCTGGAAGAAGAGCGTCTTCTGGAGGAGTATGAGATTTATTACATCGTCCCGTATTACAGATAAGACTCCTCGGATGGTTACGCGTGACGCGCAACGCGACGCTCGGCTGTGGGACTTGGAATACACCCCCTCTCCCCGGTCCCGTTTAGACCCGGTTCCACCCATTTCATCGAACCCCGCCCTCGATGATTACCGCCACGTTCTCCCGCGACCCCGTCCCCCGGCCCGTTATTGCCGCTGCTGTGTAATAAAGGCTTCGATTTCTGTAACGGATCTTTTTTGTAAGATAAATAATTTATTATAACATAACCTCTTCGACTCTGCTTTTAGAGGCGCGTAGTTCTTTGCACACGGCCGCGATTCGCTCGGCGGCGGCGAAGACGGCTCGCCAGCACTGCTCCGAAAACTGGGAGGGGCAGTGGCAGTGGTACGAGAGTCCTTCGATTTTTAGCTTCGTGTTGTGCTCCATGTTATCCATGAGCGTGGTATGCGAGAACGGCGCGTCGCATCGTCCCAGAGGCGTGTTGATGGACATGACAATCTTCTGATCATTCAGGAGGCGGGCTATGCGCTCCGCGCCCAAGGGGGTCATCTCTTCCGAGGGGTCCGTGGCGAGACCCAGAAAGTAGATGTGTCCCACCGTGCAATACCTGCACTTGGCTCGCAGGATAAAGGAGCGGGTTTCCATGTAGGTCGTAGCGGTCGAGGGCTGGTCGTACTCTTTCAGAGGGTCGTAGAGCATATCGAGCGCGAGTGGCGTGACCACCTGCACTACGTCCGGGATGGTGGAGATGTACTCCCTGGTCGCGGCTTCGATGCAGGAGCTTTGCGTTGCCATGGCTCGGGAATGGGACAGGTATCTAGCGACGGCGGGAGAGGGATTTGTATGCGCGTCCCCCTCGAGCGCGTCACGCGCACTTATGTTAGTCAGAGGGTCAACCCGCCTACATGGCGTCACGTGGGTTTATCTAGCACCGCCGCTTCGTTACTAAAGGCTTTAGGGCGTCCTCACGCCCAGTCTCCCGCTCCGGCCAACCTTTCCTCGTCTGACCGGGACGAGCGCGCATAGCGGAAGGTATGGCAGCTGCGGCCGATGCGGCGCGTCCCGACGATGGCAGAAACGGCGATGACGATAACGACCAGGACGACGAATTCGGGATCCCTAGATGGCTGGAGCTGCGCTCGCCGTCCATGATGGACGCGTACGGCATCGTGGCCAAGCCTATCCTGATGACCCAGCCGGGACCCATGCTCCACGGCCGGCTCACCGGCGGGTGGAAAGGCCGTCCCGTCACGGCGATGGTTGAGAGCGGTAGCTTGAACGCCGTCCTGTGGCGCATTTGCGACAGCGATACCCCGATGGACGCTTTCCACCGCGACGTGGGCTCGCCCCAAGGCCACGCTTGGCTATTCCCGGTGGGATTACCCTGGTTCATCGGGCACGTCGCGCTACCGTCGGAGCTGCTGCTGTTCTTGGCCGAACGCTGCAAGGCGGAGCTCACCGATAGTATCAAGAGCGCCTCGGAGGTCATCAGGGGCGTTCTCGAGCAGTTCTCGCCTAGAAGCGGTCTGTCCCTCCACCCGGCCACGCTCATGCAAGTGGACAAGAGCGGTAAGGAGGCGCACCAGCGAACGATTCAGCTCTACGAATCTGCTATCGAAAGGCGATGGAGCGTTGGTGGTTTCTGCATCACCTGCGTGTGCAATAAACCCGGGGGACTGCAGTGCCTTTCGTGCTCAAGGATCCTGGAGGACCTTATTAACGAATGTATCGGGGGGGACAAATACTCTCGCGTACACTTCATCAGCAGCACCAACGGTCTGACGCAGCAGAGCACGCTGGCCGCGTCGGGACAGGCGTTTCACTGGCTGACCCGCACGAAAATGGAAAAGATTCCCGAGAACTTTTTGGGCAAGAAGTGTGTCATCGCGTACTGCCAGTGACCGAAATAAAAAAGATTGAGAGCGAGACAAAAGCGAATACGTGTCAATTTACTTTATTTCATATTTAGCGCGATCGATCGGTACCTAAAACATATCGTTGCAATAGAAGTACCTCCCGTGATTATACATGGGGGTGATGATGCAGCTAATGTAGACGCGGCACGCCGGGTTGCTACACAGGCTCATATGGACGTCCAGGAAGGAGAGAATACCGGCCATGCATCCTCCGGGAAGGTATTTGGAGATGACGTTAAAGGGGTCGATGTACGAGACGGGAGTGGCGCAGTGGTTGCGTCTCGCGACCTTGCTGATGCGGGAGAGCATAATCAGGGTCAGGGATACCGGACAGACCATGTCCGTAGGCAGGGATCTGCGTAACAAATCTTCAATCGATCGGCGCTCGCCGAGGTAGCGGCAGGTCATGACGGGGTTCAGCTTGGCACGCAGGTTATCCAACACCGCGCCGGTAGTAGCCAGAATGGGATCGTTGGGCAGTAGCATGAGGTTCAGGGTGGCGTGCAGTTTAAACCACGTCAGGGCTTCGTCGGCCGCGGCCAGGGTGTCCACCAGGTTCTCGTTTCTGAGGACGGCTTCTCGAGCGCCGGCGGCCAGCACGGCCGCGCGGGGTCGGACCTCGAACATGTGCCGGAGCTCCGGGCCCATGGTAAGCAGTTGTTCCCACGTCAGCCTGCCGGAGTCGACTCCGACCTTGCTGGTACACGCGAACGTCAGCACTCCCGCCCAGGGACTATCGTTGTGCGCGCGAAAGCCCTTGTCTTTGGCCAGGTCGAGCAGGTTCTGGTTGGCGCGTTGAACTATTTTGGCGATTTGTTCGCGGGAGACTTCGGGGCAGATCATGTCTGCCCCATCGTCCTCGGTAGGCTCTCTTTTCGCGATCGTATACGTCCTGAAGCCGTGTCTGCTGGCGCCTCGTTCGTCCGCATCGCGTCGCCTTTCTCTGCGGAGCGAGGACGATCGCGATGGTCGGTCGGAGAGGCAGGCCTGCCTGTGGCGATGCAGAAAGCTGATGCGCTTCAGCGACTCCTGGCGCCCGGAGTCGCGGTCGTGTTCCCGATCGGGGCGCTGGCGCCGGTCGCGCTGCGATCTATGCGCGCGGCCGCCGTCGGCGCACCGTCTGGAGCTCCTCGAACGGCCGCCGTGCGACGGGCCGGCTTCGTCGAACCCGGAGCTATGGCTAGCGTCGCGCGAGTGGTGGGGCTCTCGGTATTCGCATCTAGAACGGCGCTCCTTGTAGCGCTGGGAATGGTCTTCTAACGCGGCCGCGCGGCGACGGGATCTCCCGACGCTGCCGCCGCTGTCGATGATGGTGGCGTAGCTGCTGTAGAGGTCAGATAGCGGCGTGAAGGGAGACCTCCCGCCGTCCGCCCCCCGGCTATGGCGATGCTTCCGCGGCGCGGCTTCTTCCAGCCGGGGTATCTCTTCTGGGGAACGCTTGTCGCCGCGCCCGTCGAGGGGGGGTTTCTTGTCGGTGGAGCGAGAATGGTCGGGACCCCCGTCCTGAACGTATCTCCTGCGCACGGTGGGGTAGGAGTTCGTAGTCTCATCGCCCGTATCGCTGGACGAGTTGGGCGAGGCATCGTAGATGCTGGCATCGCCGCAGCCGGAATTCAAAGACGGGGCAAAGGTCTCTTTGTTGAGATCATCGTCGTCGTCGTAGCTGTCCGAGGTGCAGGTGGCGGTTTCGGAATCGTAGTCGAGGCTCATGATGTCGTCCATGAACGGGCTCTTATCCATCTCTTCGGAAGACATTGTTTTGGCGGCTAGTTCAGCGGCGCCAACAGGGCAGGTGTGACTGAGCGGTCGTGGAAGTTGGGTCTGTCCTCGGCGCGTGGCACAAGGTCACTCGCAGCGCGTCTGGCTGTACTTTATAAGCGAGGAGATGGGCGCGTCTGGGGCGGAATGCAAATGAGGGTAGACCCGTATGATCAGAACATTTTTCCAAAGAGCGCCGCCTGTATTTTTTGCTCGTATTTGATCAAGGCCACCACAACGGCGACCATAAACAACAGATGAAGTGTCCTAATTAGAATCCCGGATAGGACCGTGGCACAACAGTTGTTAAATATAGTCGACATGCTACCGCCCTTGGCCCCACTTTCCCCCTGCTCTTTCTTGTCAGCATTTTCCACTTCGCCTATAAGAGTGACCTTTTCCGCGGGTCCTGGCCTCAACGCCAGCGTCAGCTCCGACAGGACGATCAACACAATGAAAGTCCCCGTCAGCGCCTTGAACATGAGGGTGTACACGGCGGCACAGGGGATCGTGAGCGTCGTCACGACGGCCACCGCGCAGCACTGGGCGGAAATGCGCAGTCCGAGCTCGAACACGATCATGGCGGCGGCCAGGGGGTTCGCGAACATGAAGGTGATGGGGTCGGAGACGAAGGCCCTGTTGAAGGCGTTCCGGTGAATCGATAACTCGCACATGAAGGCGGCCATTTTCGTGTAGCGGCTCCTAGAGACCGTGTTGGCCAAAACCCTGACCGCGTAGTTGCCCGTGTACCTAGAGGGCGACACCCGGTCCTTCTTGAGCCTAACCACGCCAAACATGTATCTCCACGTCCGCGTCAGGTAGAAGAGGGCGTAGAGGCTGGCCGATGTCATCAGGAAGCGCAGATGGGTGGTCCACAGATAGGCGACGCAGTTGCGGGTCCCTACCACCAACCTCAGTCTCGCGCGCCCCAGCTGTCCGTTCTCCAGCGACTCCGCCACCTTGGGGTCGATGAGCGCCTGCCTGCAGACGTCGCTGAAATCCCCGGCCCCGCCGTCGAGGGGTTCTCTGGACCCCAGGGGAGCGTAGATCAGCGACGAGTTCAGGGGTTCCCACGTAAAGTTTTTCGCGTCTATGGCGACGGCGTCCGGGATGACGGCAAACACGCACCCGTTGCCCGTCCGCCCCAGCTTAGAGGCGGCCAGCAGGACGTAGCCGGTGTACAATATCAACGATAGGGCGATCGTAGCATAGGCGACGCTGCCGCAGACGGTCATTGTCCTCCGACGTCGATCGTAAACAGGGTGCGCAGTTTGTTATTGCCGCACTTGGTTGCGAAGCACTGCTGGCTGAGCGATGCACACAGGCGCCCGTGGGCGTCCACGCTCAGCGCGAGAAACGTGCGCACCGATTCCCTGGACGCGGCGCGCGAGTGCTTGTATCTGACGCAAGTGAAACCCTGGCGCCCGTACAGGGATCTGGACGGGAGTAGCTGTAGGAGAATCCAATCGCTTCTAAGCACTTTACAGGACGAGACTATATCTTTATATTCGCGCGCATGCTCTTGGAAATGGGCGTCCATATAAGAGCTTATGCCCGTCAAAACCGTCGTGTTGACGAATTCCTCAACCGACGCCGGTTCGTTTGGATACAACCCAATTTCCGACAGGGTGGCCGCCAGGGTGGGCTTGCGACCGAAATACCGATCGCGGTTGATGGCCGTCTTTTTGTCAAAGAAGCTCGTGTAATCGCCCCCCAGTTCGCTCATGATTATACGGGGGAGCTCGTTATCGGGGGACGTGGAGTGGAAGTGGAAATTGCGCGGCTCGAAGTGGGCCGCCACGAACGCTTTCACGTCCTCGCAGCCGTCCGGGATCACGTAGAACGGCGCGAAGCGGTTCCCGACGGACCCATCGTCCGCTATTTTGCTAAAGAACGGCAGCCGCAAGCTTCTCCCGTGCCCGTAGACGCCTATGTCTACGAGATCGTAGTCTTTGAGATAGGGTCCTATGGCCTCGACGAACGTTCTCTCTAAAAGCACCGCCTGCTGTATAACGCGGGCCAGCCCGCTCAGGGTCCTGGCGCCCGACAGCACGTACGGCCTGGGCGTGGGGATGGACACGCGCATGCCTATCTTCCGTTCGCAGTTACAGGGCAGTTCGATATCCCGTCTGGAGGGTGATCGGTGCGCATCCCCCTGGGGCGGCGCCGTGGGGGCGGCCTCGGGCGCGTTGAAGGCGTCCCAGAACGCCGAATCGTCCATGAAGTCGTCGTAGGGGTCTTGGCACGACTGGGGCTCGGTCCACCCGCTGGAATCGTCGTGGCCCGCCCACGCGCGTTCCATGCGCTCGGCCTCGCACAGCCCCGCTTCCCAGTTTCCAAACTCGGGCTCCTCCGCGTCCCGTTTCCTGGGGCACTCGCTCTTGTAGAAATAGCAGGGATGGGTGGCCCAGTTCACAGTCGCGTCCGGCATAACGAGCCGCAGGGCCGTCAGCGCGCCGCGGCGCAGACCGCGAGCGGCGGTGTGGAGGACGCGTCTGGGTACGCACATACGCAGGTGCATGTCGAGGTCCAGAATGATGTGCCCTACCGCCAGGTTGGCGTTGAAAATTTCGTTGCGGTTGACGTACTTCTGATCGCCCACCGACCCGCCGGCTAGCCTCGGGGGGTCGCTGACGTCCCCGGCCAGGCCTCTCCCTAGCTCCAGCGTCACGACCGCGTCCTTCTCGGCCGCGTCGTCGATCCCCGACAGGTCCAGGGCGTCTAAGAGCGCGACCGCCTTCGCGGGCTCCGGTATCGAGCGCCACCACGCGTCGGATACTACCGCCCCGAATGCCTGCCTGCCGTGGGCCATGGCCGTGCGGTAGATGGGAGCCGGTCCCCGCAGGCTCGGCGCGCCCGTCAGGATGGCCCCCACGGACGTGAGGTCGGGTCGCACGTCCGCGGATATCATGGCCAGGAGCCGCTTTACTATCATGGGGCGGGAGTCCGCGTTCGCGGGCTCCTTGCCGCCGGTCCTAACCTGCCCGCTCAAGTCCGACGGAACCTCGGTCGGGGTCTCCGGGCAGCCCCCGTCCTGCGACAGCGAGCAGTTGCGGTTCGCTTGCTGCATGGACAGGCTAGGCCACCCGTGCTTCTCCAGCGCCGCCTCGACTTTAGAAAGTCGTTTGGTCAGCTGGGTGGCGCACTCGTACACCCCGACCACGGGCATATCTCTGCGCGTGGCCTCCGCGCAGTAGGCCCGCGCGGCGATGTACAGTCTGGCCAGAGTCTCGTCTATCTCCACCACCACGGGGCGCACGTTACACTCGACGTAGTGCTCGATGTTCAGCTGAGCCCGCACGTGCGTAAAAAACTCGTTGATGGCGTACGTCCCGAGGCTGGACCGGCCGTGGATGCTCTCGGTCGGGGTGGTTACCGTAACCGCCCTGAGATGACGCTTCAGCTGTTCGCGGTTATAGCACTCAAAATGGGCCAGGTACACGTACTTGATGAAGTCGTCGTCGGATATCCGCAGGCCGCTCCTATCTCTCTCTATAAACTCCCTGAGGGCGCCCACTTCCGAGACGTCCGCGAGGATGCGGCGCTCTATGTACTCGCCGAACCACGCGGCGACGGTGCCGCGGGCGTACCCGCTGGAGCAACAGAAGCGCGAGAGGCGCGCGAAGGACGTGAGGTCCGCGGGGCAGAACCCGGTGGGGTTGGGGCAGACCGACACGTCGTAGGTCAGGCACAGGTCTTTAATGGCCTGCAGGTCGTAGCCGGTGCCGACCCCCGAAGGGGCGTCCTGGGCCTGCAGCAAGTAGTACCTGGTGGCCAGGACGAGGGTCTTTTCGCCGGGCCCGAACTTTGACACGTACCAAAAAGCGGTACTGGTCGAGCCTCCGTACGCCCGCCTGTACGCCGCGACGACCCTTTGCTCGTGTTGAATGTACAACGATGCCATGCCACGCCGACCCAGGGGAAAGTTTCGCACCATCGTTTTGAGCGATACCATGTCCGGGCCGGCGACGGTCGCGGTTTTGGTGGTCTTGCCTTTCCTGGGCGTAATGTCTCCGATGGCGGCGCACAGGGCGATGTTGAAGTCATTGTGCAGAGCGTAGGTCGCCTCATCGTCGAGCGTCTCACGCAGCACCTCGACCGGCAGCGGTTCGCCGCGGGTCAGAGCGGTGTATAGCGCCCCCAATGCCGCGTCGCTGGTAAAGCGACAGACGAAGATGGTCCTGGTGCGAGCCTTGGGTCCCACTCCGCCCTCGCCCGACGTCATCTGGTCGAGGAGACAAAATTCCACTTTCTGAGTCGTCGGCAGATGAAGGCGCGGTGCCTGCCGGTGGCCGGCGGTATATGAAGCGCACCCGTCGCTTTTTTCTTCACTCTCCCGTGCAGTCTCAGGCCCGTTTTCCGCCGCGTCGTCGCGCGACCCCTCGAGGGCGAGGTATCGTTCGACGGAGCCGGACTCGTCCCAGTAGCTGATAACGTACAGCACTCCTCCGACCGTAAGGTCGGCCAGGAGCCTGAGCGAAAAGGATACCGCGCAGCCGTCTACGGCAAAGAGGACCTTGATACACGGCTCGACATCGTCCACGTCGACGACATCGTACTCGAGACTCCTGCCATAGACGTCGTCTTCGGCCATGTTTAGACGATTCTCGAAGGCGGGCGGCGGGGACAAACCGAGCTCCCGAGGCTATCAGAAAGTGTCCTCCTCGTACGTGGAGGATTCCGTGGCTATGTACCGCCTCAAGGAGGCGGTACAATCGGTAAACATACTACTCCCCGCGCCTATTACGTTAGAGATGGCGGTGTTGTCAGTGGACGGGGTCAAGAAATTGGTCAAGGGCCAATCCCTCGCCAGGATGTATGCCGCATGTATGAGGAATCTGGAGTGTCTGGCCAAACACGTCCCGGGCACGGGCAATCCCGGGCTGGACGCCGTCGTAGAGACCCACAGAGAAAACTCGAGGCGCTTAGCCGATGCCTGCATCGCTGCCATTCTGCACATGTATATGTCTATCGGGACGGCCGACGGGACCGAGGCCTTCGTGGACCACGCCATAAAGCTGACCGCGGCTATGGAAATGACGATGAAAGATCTGAGTCTGGCGGAGAAGGCTCTCGGTCTGCGACCGCTGAGGAGGCAAGCGGATCGCCCCACGACGCCGCCGCTGCCGATGCAGCGTGGCACCGTCCTCACCGCCGCAGCGACCGAGCGCGAGGGGGAGCAGTTCGAAGACGATCGCATAGACGGCTGTCAAGGGGCGGCGGGTCAGGCGCCCAAACCGGCACCCCGCATCAAACCGTGCAAACCCCCCTGCGATTTAGACGAAAGCGAGAAACTATCGTCGGCGTGCGCGTGGGGGGTGGAGGCGACGGGTGAATACTTTGAAGACTCTGTAGATTCCATAATGAAATTGGAACGGGGTCCGTGGCCCGACAGCCGCACGACGCAGCGTCCGACGGGCCAGATCGAGAATGCCGCGTCGACGGAACCCCCCTCCGGAACCAAGAAGGTGGACAAACGGCCTTCTCAGAGCCCGCTCCCGTGCGACCAGATAGAGGTTTTGTATGACAGTAGATGCTCCGCCAGCCCCACCAAGACCGGCGCGAAACCCAAGGTCAGGCCCGTGAAACCCAAGAGGAAAGCGTTGGAACCCGTGGCGTTGTCTTCATGATCGCCTCTGTGTACCAATCGTCCGTCCCCTCTCCTCCTTTTCCCCTTCTATCCCCCCTCCCTCCGCTCCTTCTCCCAACCGATATCTGCCCGCTTGTGTGTAAAAAGCCACCGCCGCGCACTCGTCGGTGTGTAGGAAACCGCTCGAGGAAATAATAAAACACGCGCGCAAAGCCTTTATTTTCGCCATCGCGATTTTTATTTCCCCGTCGACCCGAACCCCTCGTCGCATCGCAGGCTGGCCGGAGCCTCCAAATCAAAGTCAAAAGCCTCGCGCCACCTGGGCACCTGGCAAAAGTTCTCTCGATCTAACCGAACGTCCACCGGGGCGGGAAATTGGTTGCGCATATTGGTAATACGCGGGAGCCATAATGGCGCGTCCCTGCTAACCAGCAGCAGCTGCGCTATCTTCTGTCCTTCGTCTATTTTTATACAACGGTCGCTCATATTAGTAATTCTAATGGTCAGCCATTCGTTGGCGCGCCAGCGGCTGGGAAGCACTACCAGCCCCGACGCGTTCATCGAGGATCTGCCGAACACGCACGGTATAACGGACCCGTCCCCGCAGATGTAGCGCTGCCTTACGACGAACGATGTGGTGGTCATCGGCTTTAGCGTAGTCGATACGGGAGACGGAATGTCGTAGCCGGCGTCCTCGTCCCTTTTTTCCAAAAACGTGCTGTGGAACGGTAGCAGGGTAGCGAATTCCCCCGAGGAAAAGAAACTGACGGTCGTGGGTCCGTCCTGCTCCTGGGGGAGCTCTTTCAGTCCCAACACGGCCGCCCCGTTCCCCAGCACCACGAACGAAATGTTTTCGTCCGTGGTGTGATAATGCGTAGCGCAACGCACCCCGCAGTCGTAGAGACACGTTAGCGCCGAGCAGCCGGTCCCTTTCCATAGCTCGGAGCCGTCCGGGGGGAGCTGCGGTTCCGCGTCCCCGGCGCCGGATTCCGCCGCCTTCCGCACGGAATGTACAAACTCCATGCCGCACTCGTAGTCGTGGCCGGCGTCGTAGAGGTAAAACAGCATCCTGGTGTCGGGGCGAATTTCCGACAGCCGCACGATCGCCAGCCGTATAGTCATACATCCTCGGGGAATTACGGATGTCAGGGCGTTGTAATATATGATAATTTTCACACTGCCGCGATATCCAGAATCTACCACGCCATTGGCGACGCACGGCAGAGCTTCACACGCCCCCCGTCTTACTTTAGAAGGCCGCAGTTGCGCGACTAAGACGGCATATCCCTTCGGGACCGCCACGCGGACGCCGGTGTCAATTTTCGTGAAGCCAATTTCGTCTTCAACGTGAGGTAGCGTGAGCCCGCATTTGTTGGTAACCCGCAGGCATCTATAATCCGAATCGTCGACGGTGCAGAACCAGTCCTTCGTCTCTGAGCTGTAGAGAGACTCCTCGACGCGGTACTGCACCTTCCACACACTCATCCTTCCGGTTGGATCTATCTGACGGATCGATCCAACTATCCCCGCACCCACACAGAGCTCGCGTGAAGACGATGGATCTGCGGTTGGCGCTAAAAGTCCTGATCTGCGCAATTTGCGTGGCTTTAACAATCGCCACTAATGGGAGGAGAGATACGGTTGCGGCAACAGGAAACGATTTTTGGTCTCCGCATTGTTCGGCAGTAGGTGTGTCGATCGCGTTTTCGTCGACTTTTTCTATTATGTTCTACCTGGGGCTGCTGACCGTCATCGTCTCCCTGCTGGCCGGATCCTACCACGCGTGTTTCCGACTTTTCGCCAAGGAAATGTTTACTCAAGCATGGTAATTCCCCCCTCCCGCGAAGGACGGGGGTTGGTGGGTTGGGTTTTGGGGGGATGCTTCGGGCGAGATAAAAGACCGTGTCACTAACGAAGAAGACAGAGACGGTGAAAGTTTCGGCGGGGGATTACCAGCGCTCCTTTCACCCGTGAGGTTCGCACTCGCCATCGCTCATTCGAATAGTGTATCGCCTGATAGCGCTCGCATCGCAGCCAGCGAACCATGTCCGATTCCAACCGCCGCGACGCCCATAGACGCCGCAGCCACGGACCTACGTGGGATGAAGACTATATTGGAATGCCGTCCAGCCCCGAGAGCGAAGAGCCCGCTCGCGGCGCTCGTCGCAGACCGCCCAGCAACGTGCCGGCGGCGGCGACCGCTAGGCGTAGAAGCTGCTCGTCTACCAGACAGTCGACGGAAAGTCGCAGCGACTCGACCGCCGACAAAAAGAGCACTAGTAGCGGCGGCCGCCGCTCTACGGCATCATCTACCGCGTCGGACGGACACAACGATGGCGAAAGGAGGAGCACCCCTCGCGCCGCGCCCGGCGTTCGGCCCGCGTCTAGGGGAAGGTTCGCCTTCAGCGAAGCCCCCAGCAGCCCGAACGCCCCCTGGCACAACCAGACCGCCAGGTTCAACAGGCGCATATTCTGCGAAGCGGCCGCCCTGATCGCCAGGTACCAGGGCTACAAAGCGGCGATGGCGCTGTGGGACATGAGACCTCCCAGGACCAACAAGGACCTGGAAGTGCTGCTGCAGCGGGCGGTGATTAAAATTACGATATGCGAAGGCGAAGACCTGCTAAAAACCGCGTCGGCGGTCTTCAGGAAGCAGCTCGACGAAGAAGCCGCGCCCTCGCCATCCGACGCCAGGAGATCTCGCCAGGACACTAACGACGATAGGAAACCGAGCGGCGAATCGGACCACCGGGACGGCGGTTCGAGACGTCGCAGGACGAGTCAGTTTCGACAGCGCGACGGCGATAGCGAATGAGGAACTCGCCGGTGTTAACTCTTCGTTCGCGATACGGGTTTCGATAAATAAAGTGAATATTTAGAATGGCCACGATGCAACCTCGGTTTATCGTTCGGCGGAGAAGAGGGGTTAACAGGGAAACGATCCCGGTTCCCTGGGTGGGGACGGGTGGGTGGCGGAGAATCGGTCGGACGAGGGGGGGTTCTTGGGAGGTCCTTGGCGATAAAGGGGGAGGAGTATCCTACCCATGGATGATTTTTACGGACCGTGCGAACTGTTTGCGGAGATTGAGGCATATGCTGCAGCGATGGGAGATAGGTACTCCGACGAAGGTGCGCGCAGAATAGCGGACTTCGACGAATCGCTCCTGACGGCGGACAGCGTATCGTCTATCGACGCGATGCTTTACGAGCCGGTCCTACCGTCTCCCTCCGGAGCGCCCTCGGCTCGAAAGCTGGCGCTACCACCTCCGCGAGCGGCCCCGCCGGGAACGCTGTACACGCGGCTGCTGCGGGAGTTAGAGTTCCCCGAAGGTCCGGCGCTATTGACGCTGCTGGAAAAGCTGAACGCGGACATGTTCAGCTGCATGCCGATCAACGAGCACCTGTACCGCGAGGCTAAACTCCTGTCCGTATCGCCCGAGGATATCCTGGCCGTCGTCGAAGACGATAGCGGCTCCTCTACCTCCGCAGCGCCGATAAACCTGAACGCGCACGGTGCGCTGGAACTACCCGTACCGCCCGACGACGAGGGCAACTTGTCCTCGTACGTAGCGGCGGTGCAAGACTTTTTTCTGAGCGAACTGGAAGCCCGCGAAAAGGCGTACATCGCCCTGTTTCTGGGCTACTGCCACGCTCTGGCGTCTTACATCAGGCGCGCCGCGTACAGGGAACTGCGGACCGTCCGAGGGAAAACTAAGGCCGACGAAGTGCGCTCGAAGGCGAGAAAGTTTATCGCCTCGCGCTACTATCGCGAAGCCGCGCGGTTCGCGAAACTGATCTACCTGCATCTCTACCTCACGACCACGCGGGAAACGTCGACGCGTCTGAGAGCGGTGCAGTTTCCCAAACAGAACATGTTCGTGTACATGCGCTACGACTGGCGCCAGGAAAGACAGTTTTGGTGCCTGTTCCACCCCGTCTTGTTTAACCACGGCGTGGTTTTGGTGGAAGGCAGGCCGCTGCTCCCGAGGGAGCTGAGGGCGCTCAATTTCATCCGCACCGAATTCGGGCTGCCTGTCGTGAGATGCGGACTCGTGGAGGAACCCGGTACCCAACTGACGGAAATGCCGTCCTTTTCGGGCAGCGCGCCGCGCGCCGCGGGCTTCCTGGTCCAGCTGATTCGAGCGAAGATGGAAACTTACTCGCGCCTCAACCCGAAAGCGCCGCCGGCCCCCGTGGCCTTGGACCACCCGTACGCCAAATCGAAGAGCGGCGTCAATTACGGCAGCAGCGTGGAAGGACTGACGGTGGGGGACCCGGATCCCGAACGCCCTCTGCCGGGCGATCCCGTACCGCCGCCCGCGGTCTCGGTGGCGCCGCCCACGCCCCCGGACAGCGGAGAAGAGTCCGACTACCCCCCGGATAGCGCTTCGCCGCGCTCCATCAGGGGTTAAACGGGACGACGATTCTGCCGGACCGCGACCGACCGCCTCGTTTCGTTCTCCGTATCGCATTTCTTTCCTATTTCATGAAATAAAGATGCGTGTCGTATTTTCACTCTAGAGCGTCCGTTTCATCGCCCGACAAACGCAAACGCGCCTGCCCGCGGGGCGCCACTTCCACCGTTAGCCGGAGGCTTAAGGCCCGCCCTGTCGAGGGTTGGTTACAACCCCCTCATTCTACCCGAGGGTGAGGTGGGGCGGGGAGAGGTGGCGTTGGGGTGGGAGTGGGCTATCGCCTCCCCGTCACCGGAATTTCATCGCCAAATCGGTATCTATCGCCTATAAACGGAATTCCGTTTCTCGCTGTGGGCGGGTGGTTGGCGATAAAAAGCGGGTCCGTGTGCACGCGCTTACGCCTTCTCGCCCGCCATGTACCGCCGCGGGTCCTCGAGACCGCTGAGGGACTACGGTCCGGGTTCTACTTCCCAGCGCGATCGGGACCGCCGCAGATCGCAAGAGCCATACTCGCAATCTAGGAGGCAGTCGAGGCATCATCACGGCGATGCCGATACCGACGAGGACATGGAATGGGAAGGCAACTCGGGGTCTGATTCGCCCGATCGCGCAGGGCCCTCGAGAGGGAGAGGCGGCTTCTGGGACTATCTCCGAGACGCCTTCGGCGGCGCCTCGCCCCAAAGACGATCGGCAGCGCGCGATAACAACGACGACGATGATAGCCGCTCCGCGGACCGCGGCGAAGGTCGATCGGGGGCCGGGAGGCCCTCGCATCACGATGTGGATATGGAGCGGGAAGACGCGGCGCCCAGGAGACGCGCCGCTCCCCGAGTCGCGTCTCGGAGACCCCGAGGGCGAAGGGATAGTCGCAGCACGTCTACCGGGGATGAAAGCGATCGCGCGGGAGCCGGCCGAGGGAGACATTCGAGGGTGAGGAGCAGGTCCCGCTCCAGGCATTCGCCGTGGAGAGGCAGAGCGGTGGAAACCGATACCGAATATGACTCCGAACCGCCTCAGAGGAGAAGGCCCGCCAATCTGTACGCGCCACCGCCTGCGCTGACCGCAGAAGACGGCAGCGAAGATCTCATGCTTTCCGATACGGACGATTTGCAGATCGAAAACAAACCCGGCATCCCCATCAAACTGCCCCCCTTTTTGGAACGCAGGATGCTTCTGGGCGACTTCCTGAGTTTGCTGCCGATCGAACCGCAGCTGGAAGATGTGAGCGCGTCTCTCAGCAGGTACGAAGACGAAGTGCTACACAAGCGGGGTAACGAGTACGGGGACGGTGCGCTGTGGAACGACGGCCCCAAGGCCCTCCCCGAGTACCCGCAGGGCAGCATGTACTGCACGGACCCCAAAGAGGGCCAGATGGCGGCGTGGAGCCGGACGGCGAAGCAGGCCCACGCCCTGATCACGGCTCTGCAGCAGAGGTCCCTGCTGTCCGCGGTGGCCCCCGCCAAGACGTCCCACGGGACGGCGGTACTGTTTATTTTAGACGCCTCCATGCGCATAGCGGCCAGCCTGCACAACGAGCGATGGTCGTCGCTGCTGGAAGGCGAGCTGTCCTCGCCCAGGAAGGCCGGCCCGGCGCAAATGTTTACGACGGTTCCCAGGGACGACGCGTACCTGTTTATCGACGGGCCGACCGACCACGCTCGCGGGCCGACGGCGGCCATTCTGAGATCCTCGTTCGGATCTCTGGCCTTCTGGCCCGAGCTGCGCGTAGTGCTGACCTACGGCATCAGAAAGTGCGTCCGCTACGCGGTGGCGGCCATTCTGCGCTCCGAAGTGATGCTGGCGACGCGGGCCGGAAAGGACCAGACCAACATGACCGACGCGGAGCTGAAAACGATATCCTCCAGCTTTACGGCCGGGGTGGTGGCGGCGTGCGTGGCGACGCAGTTCCTGTACACGGCCTTGGGGCGCTCCCTCCACCCCAGAGCCAAGAACGACGCCTACGAAAGAGTCCTGGACATCGCACCGTTGGTGCGCATCCCTATGGGCAGCGACCACCTAACGCGCGCGGAAAGCGTGTGTTTCAACAACATACAGATGGACAGGCGCGTGAACCCGTCCGAACTGGCCGACGCCGTGGTGGCGGCTCACGTGGCCGCGCGCTCCGCGTTGACCGACATCATGCTGGAATACGCGGAAGGCTACGACACGGACGACGACATGGACGACCGTCGCGCCATTCCTTCCCCCAACGGGGACGTCCCCAGCGCAATAATCGGCGTGGCCCTCATCCTACAGCGAATGCTGGGCTACCTGAACAGCCTAGCGTCCTATCTGATCATCGCGACTCTCTACCAGGGCCGCGACGTCACGATGTGGTCCGACACGTTCGGGCTGTACTCTTTCCTGGTTTCCACCTGCACGCCTCTCTACAGACACATGACGGCGGGTGAATTTTACGACTCCCGCTCCAAGGCGATGCAAGAACTGGAGCTGGTGGCCGCTCGAGGCGACCCGCCGATGCCCGACCGGCAGATGATGGTGCTCGAAGAGCTCGGCGAACTCGACGTGCTCCGCCTGATCTCGCCCGTATCTCTCAGAAACTACCTGGGCCGCCGCGTGGCCCTCTCGGAAGCGGTGGACGGCGCGAGGGAAGTGCTGTTTGGCTTGGAAGCCGTCGAGGCGGCCCGCCAACACGTAACCGGTGGGAGGGTAATTGGAAGGGGGAGGAGACGATGAGATAAAAAATAACCGCAAGGTTAATTAGCCGAGCAGGGACCGACGAGCGGTTATGACATTCCAGTGCTTCCACGGCTAACACGCTACCGGGTTGAGCGTTAGGGGGGGGGAGGAAAGGGAAAAGGGGAGGGAAAACGACAATGAACTCTAAAAAGCGCACCGATAAGCCACCGTCCGCCAGGGATCTCATCGCTGCAAATGCCCTCGTTAAACGACGCATCCACGAGGGATGCCTGCTCCCGTCCCTGCAGACCGTATCGCGATCGGCTCTGCGGGCGTTGGAAGACAGCGTCGAGCCATACCTCCCCAACGGAATGCTCGCGGCCAGACGGGACGAAGTGCTGCAAACGACGCCCGGCAACGGCGTGCCGGAAACGATAATTATCGAGAGCGTGCTGGCCGATGGCAACGGCAGCTACATTTCGCACTACAGGGACGCTGTGAAAAAGAGTCTGAAACAACACGGGGTGACCAGCGACAGCGCGTGGACGTCGTTCTCATCCGAGTACTGGAAGTACCTGAGCAACAGCAGCGGTCTGAAACTGATGGTGGAGCAAAAGGGCCAAGCGACAACGTCGTCGGACCAACGCAAGACGTCGGTGGCGCTGCTGTTGAGGTCGGCGTTTAACGAGAAACCCGTCTCCAAGCACCCGTTCAAGGAATCGTCAAAGAACTCCGTCTACTTTAAAACGCTAAAGGAGATGCGGAGGAGCATGGACACGATCCAGAGATACATGTACTACCTGCGCCCCAACGATCCCATGAACCACAGCCCGCACACCGCCGTGCGTCTAGCCGAGCTGATGTCCTACGTCTCGGTGTTGTATCGTTGGCTGTTGTGGCTGATGGATACTATCGACGGTCGGGTGCTGAAGGAAATGGGCTATATACCATCGGGAGACGGTCTCCGGGAGTGCAGGACTCCGGACGACCTCTTCGAGAAGCACATTCGCAGGGGCCCGGCGGCTATGGCCGAGGACGCCTGCGCCTCGGCTCTCGCCAACCTGACCCACGACGTCCTCATGGCGCTGCTGAAACTGAGTCTGTTGTGTTCGGTGGCCCACTGGAAACGCAAGACCAGCGGGGTGATGTCGGCCGTCGTGTCGACCATCGAACTGGCCTCGCTCGTGCACCACCACTGCCAATACATAATCAATATGATGTTTCTGGGGAACGTTTGCTGGCTAGAAAAGGGCACCAACGACCCCGCGCTGCAGACGGCCCTGCGTAACCAGGGGAGGTATTGCCACTTTCTGGGGAGACTGGCGCCGATCGCCTCGTCCCACTCGTTCGCGCAGATGGAGCGGGGGACGTCGGCCTGGTTCAATCTGGCCATCGCCAGAGCGTGCGTGCGGCACGGCGGGCCGACGCCTCACTTTCTGCTGTCGATGACGGGCGAAAAATCGGAGCCCCTGTTGAAGGCCCAGTGCGAGGACGCGCGCCGCACCGACAGAGAGACGGGGAGCCGGCCCCAGAGCCAGATCCACAGCCCGACCGACACCCCGAGAACCCTGAACAGAATGTCCAGTACGCGGAGGAGCTGGGGCGGCCATAGCAGAGCCGAGCGGTTTCTAGTCCGCGTGGTAGGGGGGAGCCGCAAGGCGAGTTCCGTGCGGTCGTACAAGCAGCAGCAGTCCGCGCGACGCGTCGTCGATATGGACGACCTGTCGTCGGCCTGCGCGTTCGTGGAGACGTCCCCCAGCGGTAACGAAAACCACTGCTGGTACGCCGATTTGAACTCTCTGGAAGACATCTACAGGACCGACTCGGCCACCTCCAAGTACAGCACGCGCGATTCGACCTACTCGACCAACAACCGACTTCTGTCGTCGATGGGGCGCGAGTCCGACTCGGACGACGACCAAAACATTTACGTGGATATGGACGAGCTGGACAGTAGCGTCAAGACGAACGGCGGCAGGGACATGGCCACCTATTCGATCACCAAAGAACCGATCTCCTTGGTACGCGCGAGGCTGGGTCCCTTGCCGCCGACCCCGCGCAGGTTCTACGAGTGCCGCGCGGAAGATACGTACGACACGCCTCGCATAAAACCCATCCCCAGGAGACTTTCCGTAACGTCTAAGGACGGCAGCGTCGTCGACTACGACGTCCCGAGACCGATGAGCATGTACCAGGACGATGCCCTGTCCCTGTACGACACGCCCACCGTCCACTCGGCCGTCGTGCGAAGACTCTTCCGCTACTCGGACGAGGACTGCGAGTTCCGGTCACTCGCCGTAGGGTCCATGAGCAGATCCCTCAGATCGAACTCTTGCCTCTCGAGGAGTTATAGTAGGGGGTCTAGACGCGGTACTATGAGTCGGCTGGAACGGGTCATGGAGCAAACGGGAGTCGCGGACCATCCCGGAGAGGGATTGGCGGGATGCGACAAGCACGAATAAGTACGCACGCACACACTACACTTTTCGAATCACGTTTTCCCCTCCACCTCCTCCACCCGCCCCTGTTTTAGAATTGTCGTACGATCGTGGTTTCAATCACAGGTGCGTATATATATCTTTCTACCCATGAAATATAATTGTATGTTTGCAAATTTTAAAAATAAAGATCGTGGAAACTTGAAAAGGCGACAATCCTCTCTGGTCGTTATTGAATGGTCTGAATAAAACACACCCCACCACCACCACAGAACCACCCCCCAGATACACGAGCGGTCGGTAGAAAGAAGAAAAACCAACAACACGTCCGCTTTATTATTATCGTTAGGGAGCGTGAGGGGAGATGTTATAGAGCCGGTCGTAGTAGTCCTGGCGTTCCAGGCCCAAAAACACGCGAACTCTTCGGATAATTTCCGCGGGTACGCCCAACGGTCGGGCGCGCTGGCAGATAACGACGACGCGGTCGGGGCACTTGATCGCCGTAGGCCCGGAGGAAGACGCGTCTATACACACGATCTTATTCCCACCGACGCGCGCGACGCCCGTAAAGTCGATATTGCCGACGCGGGTGAACGTGGACAGGACGTCGATGAGGGATTGGATGGTCCCCAGACTCACGACTTCCGCCCCCGCGGATTCGCAGATCGTGTTAGCGTCATATTCGGAGGCGTTTCGGCTAGCGACGCCCAGGCATAGGCGGTCGAGGCCCACCCATTCTGCCTGGCACACGCCGGATTCCAGAGACGTGTACGAGAACGCGAAGATTAGCACGATAAAGGCCACCAGCGCGGCTAGCACGATAGTCACGAGAGTTCCCAGCACGAACCCGCAGCATACGCGAGCGCATTTTGTAAGCGACGAATCGTCGCTGGCGTCGCGGCACGGCGGGTACGCGTCTACCCTGAGTTCTCCCGTAATGCGGGGTTCCGGCGACGGTTCGAGCTCGGATTCGGGGACGGGGGACATCATCGCAGCTTCTGCGATGATCGGGGACGGGGAATAGGGCACGATGGGCCCGTCGTCCATTTATTATAAGCCATCCGCTAGTAGTTACGCGGTTGATCGAACCGCGGTTGCGATTCTGCGTCGGCTTCTCTATAGCAAACCCACCATCACGAACGTCCCAATTGCGATGACTCATGACAGGTCCCTGATGGGGGGGCGGGCGGTAGCGAGACAATGATGGGTTGAGCGCGGGGCAGGGAGATATCCGCCCAAATTCCATCGTTCTATCTATATAAGGTGCGCGACCAATATGCGGGCCGAGAAAGTACCTGGGACAGAACACACACACCTGCAGCTACGAGCTCTCTCAGACGCGTGAGTGATAGAGGGGCATCATGTCGGTTTATCCCGATAAGGAACTATTGAAAGCGCTCGATGAACTGGCTGCGCGCGGTCAGCGGTGGCTGCCGAGCGCGGTGCAGAAGTGCATCAGGCGAGAACTGGGATGCGCTACGCTGATGTTCTCGCTGGAGGACGGAGGCCTTCCGCTGTTCTCGTCCGTGCGGGTCCCGTGGCTGCTGGTATGGGAGAGTCTGGTATGGCGTATGAAAAAGACGCGGGATAGCAACTCGGTGCCCATCGCGTCTGCCGGTCGAGCCGCCATCTCGAAAGACGATGAGACGTATGGCACCGCTCATAACCCGACCGTGGTGGGCCTAGATTTCCTAGACGAAGTTCTGCACCGGTTGCGCCAGAACAGCAAGAGCCGACACATTGCCGTGGAGGTGGACTGCGGTCCCTGCACACCGTACACCTTTCAGTTGATCGTTTGGGACGGTGGTTTGACGGGACTCGTTCGCGTAGACGAGATACGCGTAGACGCCCGCTATGACATGGCCTGGATGGTAGCCGAGGCGGGGATCCTGACACACTATTGCGCCCAGAGGCTCGAAACGACCCCAGAGAGGCTTATCGTGTCCATAGGCCGCTGTCTGGTACCGCGCTGGAAAACACTAAACAGGAGTTCGATCGGCATGTGCGCGTTCATCAAACAGCCCAGGATAATATTCAGACGGGTATCGGAAGACGCGGAGGACTGTTCGTCCGGAGACGTTTGCGTGATTGGCTACACTCCCATACTCAGGGCGACCTCGGGCACTCTGACGCACATTCGGGTCAAGCCCTCGCGTCCCATCTCCCGCTCGCTATCTATAAGCGGGAAGATTGACCAAATCAATTCCCGCCTTTCCGTTTACCTATAGCCGACTTTCGCGGTCAATAAAAAACCACACTCGTGTACACATCACAAACGCATCGTTACGTTTTTATTGCGTACAGATCCAGGTCTTTGCTTCCGGCGCTGTAAAAGCAGAACGCCAAGATCATGATGAGCACGCACAACACGATTCCCGCGGCGAATACCGTTACGATCGTTGTGATAACGGGCCGCCCCCTCCCCATGACCGACCCGTCAAAGTATTCGGAAATCTCGAACAGGTCGCTGTCGAAGGGGTACCCGTTCAGACTGCAGGTGTACTTCGAGGCCTTCATTTTGTCGGCCAAGGGCACGACGCTGTAGATGTTGACGTAGCCGGGTACCGACATGCAGACTCCCGACCTGTTTGTGTATATGAGTTCCTGGGGCTGCGGGTCGGCATCTATAAACCACGCTATCCAGATATCGTCCGGCACGCATATGGCTTTACAGATGGCGTTGCTGTCCTCGAACCACATGGACAAAATGGGCGGGCGGTACACGCGGGAGTTGACGCTGGCGCTGGTGTGGCTCTCGGCGTTTCCCACTCTCCAGTTAGCGTAGCACGACAGCATCGGCGCGTGATCGGCGCCCTTGCCGTCCACAGTCAGCGTAGAGATGATGGTAGCTACGTCATTCTCGTCGATGTGCACGTCCGACGAGACGGAGCCGGCGTCGACGGCCTGGCCGTTATTCTTCCAGGTCACGTTCACGGTCCCGGGCGGGTAAAACTCCCTCACCGCGCAAACGGCGGTGAAATTGTGGCCTAGTATTACAGGCAGGGCCGTGACGTCGACGACGGAGGGTCTCTTGACTACTCGGACCGTAACGTTTATCTGGACGAGTACATTAAAATCGTGGTCGAACAGGCCTACGTTAAAATACCCGTCGTCGTGCGCCCCCACGTTCCGCACCGTGAGGATAAAGGTATAGTTTTGTATCATCAGGTTGTATTTATCCCCGTCCGGGTAGGACGTCCACAGTCCGTCCTCTTCTTTGAAACTCGCAAAGACTCGCGTGACCCGCCCCGGATGCGAGAACGAGGGGTACCACATCGATCCGTAGTCGACGTAATCGCCGGTGGCGGCGCTTTCCGCGACCATGTCGGAGGAGCGAAAGAACGCTCTGATTCGCCATTTGATGTCATCGGCCCCGTCGCCGACGGGCACGACCGTACAGTTGAACCTCATCGTCCGGTTTAGAGTCGTATAGAGTTCGTAGCGGGAGCAGACCAGGTCGACGCCGGGCCGGGCCGCGCTATCGTTTTTCCCTCCCGCGCTCCCACTGGCGGCATGGCCCGACGCGGTCGTGCCGGCCGTCGTGGGGGCGGCTGCGGAGGMCGCGCTCCCCCCGGTCGAGGAGGGCCCGGCCGAGGCGGTAGTGCTCGGCGCGCCGGTCGGGCTGCTGGGCGCCACCTGAGCGGCCACCGCCGGCTGGGACGGATGGGCGGTCACCACCGAGTACTCTTCGCTAGGCGTCGTCCCGCTTCCCGAGCCGTCGCCGTTCGCCATCCGCTTACGTCTCCCCAGTATCGAAAAGATGTCGTAGGCGGGTGCTCTGCTCGCCCCGAGCCAGGACCCCGTCGGGTCGGGCGAAGACGGGGGCTCCGCCGTGCCGCCGGGTCGAGGGTCCTGCCGCACGTCGACCGGGATGAAATCATCCGTTTCGAAAGGACGCTCTTCGCTCGAGTCCGCGTCGTTACATTCCGACCCCGACGCTTCTTGCGCCGTCGGGTCGACGGTCGTGCTGCGATCCGTCCGACCATCATCAGTTGTGGGGGTGTAGGCGCCCGTTTCCCACTGGGTGGCGTCCCCGGTCACGGCCGTCGTCGTCTCCGGGTCATGTACCTGGGGCTGGGTGGCGGAGAATACGTCTTCGTATCCCGCGGATCCAGTTTCCTGTAAATAGGTTTCCGTGGAGCGGTCGCCCGACGGCGCGTCAGACCAAAAATCGCCCGACTGTCCGGCGACATGCCAGGCGCAGGGCGAGAGCAGGAGAACTGCCAACAGCAGAGCGCGCTGGCTAGGACCTGCCACATCGTCGGATGGCGCTCTACCCGCGCCTCCCATGGACCGAGGAGTCCGCCCTCCCTGCTACCCCAGAATGTTGGCGGATCGCCCGCCCCGCACGCCCGGCCGTTGCTCGTCGGCAATGGGGGAGCGACGTAAATTGGCTGTGCCAAACTGCACGTCTCACCTATCATCTTTATGGTGCCCGATCTCCTTGTTTTCAACCGCTTTAAAAAACACACGCACGAATCGTTTGCTCTGGCCGTAAGTTTTATTCGCGGAACCCCGACTCATTTTTATTATGATCGCGGAGTAGCTACGCGAACGGGGTGAATGGCCCAAGTAATTATCCCGCTGGCGGATACGCTCAGCATCAGGAACCCGACGAGGGATCTTTCAACGAACGAGGCGGCTAGCATGCGCACGCCTTTGCTATCTTGACGCACTTCGTTCACGGTGACCGCGCTTATCACGGTCACCGTGATGATATAGAGCATGGGCCCCGGGGACAGGCCGCAGGCCGCCAGCGCCATCCCCACCAGGGCTAGCCATATCGCGACCCCCAGCACCATGCACAAGCACACCGAGGCCATCTTCACCGGGACGAGGCCGGCGATCGTGGACCCTAGGAAGATGGAGACCCCGAGCTCCGCGGTCACCAAATCGCCGGCCAAGCTTTTGTCGCTCATGATAAACTGCAGAGCGCAGACGGCGGGTATGCTGAAAACCATCATAAAGGACACGGCGACTTTCCCGACGCTGTTCAAAATGATCGGCCAGCATTTTACCGCCTCTTCCCGTAAAACTTCGTTGGTGTACGGGTCCCGTCCGATGCCCTTGCCGACCGGGACGCTCGGGCGCATGCCAGCGGAGAAGCGGCCGCGTTTCCAGTAACAAGTTCTCATTAGGCTCTTTTCGACGTTCTTGCAGATCAACCCGCAGATCAGCGGGGTAGGGACCACCAGCCACAGCGGCGTCGTCGACCAGAACGGTATCACCATCCCCAACGCCGTGCCGATACAAACCGCGATCGTCGCGCCTCATATCATCTTATCGCTACCGGTCCCGAGGTATATGAAAAAGTCGGTAACTATCAACGCTCCGAAGAAGGCGCACGACGCGAGAAATATCACCGCCGACATTCGCATGATTTCGGTATTGGGTCCCTTGTACAGACCGCCGATGAGCAGGGTGATGAGAATGGCAGCGGTGGACGATGAGACGAGATGCATTTTCATACACAGGCACGAGAGAAAGCTTTGGAACCACGCGGAGAATCGCAACAGGAACGTTATCCCCATCGCGACGGCGACGAAGAGCACCAGCAAGTGGACCGAGACGCGGCCGTAGATCGATACGGCCGACATGGCGAACACGATCGACATTACATGCCCGCCTACCAAGATGTACGTGAACGCTAAAGAGAATAAACATCGTGCGCATTTCTTCCTCTGGGAGCGAAGGCCTCGCGTACACGGACCGCGGACCGTATTTATAAAGAGGCGGCAGCGTTCCGGTATGCTGCGTCTAGGCGGTTGGTAGGCCGGCGGTGGATCGAGGTTCATGTCGACCATTTCTATTTCTTCGGGCATAGCCGCGAGACGAGGACGCGGCGCTTCAAAGGTAGCGGAGCCGTCCTGCCTAAAGACGATCGCCCGGGGAGCGATGCTCCTCGGAATTCTGGTCCCCTGACCCGCGAGAAAGAGACAGATGCTGGAAACTCTATTAGAGAGTATTTATTTATACATCGCGAACACACACCCACGCCCCCTACAGACGTGCATTCCCCTCACCCAATACACGCGGCACACCTTTCCCCCCACCACCACAATCCAAACCGCCCGCCGTTAGCTAACTACTGAGACCCTTTAACTTCTTCCCAGCTGTCGAGTCGCACGGCGCGTCTGCGGGAGTAGGGCGTTTCCGGCTCTTCCCCTTAGGTGCCGGGGCAGCGGTCGGTTTGACCTTAACCGCCCCGACCGTCGAACTGACTTCTTCCAGTTCGTGGATAGGTATACACTCCGTAGTGCAAAATAGGAAAGCCGTCGTGCAACCGGACGCCGCGTGCAGACTGATTTTGAGCATCGGCGTTTCGGTCGACGTGTAAAAACACAGATCGAGTCCCTTGGTCCCCTGCCTGATTTTCTGCAGCAGGTTCTTAAAGGCGTTCGTGTCCTCCAGTCCCAAACAAAACGGTTTCCCCGAACCGGAGGCGACCACGGTGGTGGCCGCCGACGAGCCCCGGCTCGTTTTCTTGGCAGCCGCCTTCATGACGGCCGCCATGGCCGTCCCCTCCAAGGCGGCGCTGCAGTGGTAATCGGTCAGCCCGGCACCGTCCACATCAAAGGCCAGCACCTCGCAAACCGTGCCCACGAAAAACCCTCCTTCCGGCTTCAGGGAGAACACCAGCTCCTCGTGCTGCAGCTTTGAGGCCAACCCGAAAATCCTGCCCAGCTGTTGCTTGTTGATGGAGAAGGTGACGTCCGGTTCGGCGTTAGGGCACAGCACCGACGACGTCCACAGCTCGTACTTCACGACTGTGGTGCTGAACGTGCAGCACTCGTTGCCGGCCGTCGCGTACGTGACGGTCTGCGTTAAATTCCTGCACGGAGACTCTCCGTGGAAGTTGAACGTGATCTCGACGGCGCTCTTTTTCTTGTCGCTCTTGAAGGGGTCCAGGAGGGTTCTTCTCGAGTCCGTGAGCGCCAGGAAAATCGCCGTCGGGCCCCGCCAGTTGTACTCTGAGAAGTCTTTGGCCATGATCGGGATGAACACCCGCTGACCGCAGACAGAGCCCTGCACCACCATGCCTTCGGCGCCGAACGTCAACAGTGGGTTTTTGATACAATTGGTCAACGGGCGCAACGCCGTGGTGGCGGCGTCCAGATCACAGCCCGCTAGCGTTATGCGCCAGGCCGGCTGCGGCTCGCCTTCGTCCTCGCGCTGCACGCTGTCGCGCCGAAACGTGGCCATGTCGCGCTCGCGCGACGATGGGACTAAGTGGTCAGTAGAAGGTCAGAGGGGAGGCAGCAGCGATGCAGACCAACCACCACGACGTTCCACTCGCGCGGGTCGCGTGTGTGAATGCGGAACACGCGAGGCCGTGCCTTTATAGCACCCGAGGTATGATGGGTACTCAAAAATCACAAAAGTGTCGATGCGAGGAATGCTCGCGGCCAGAGCGTGCTCATTGTGTGTGACGATGGGACGCTGGGATGACCGCGGCCGGAGTCGCAATACCGGTCCACCCTACGACCACTCCCACGCGTTAATTATAGAATGTCATCATGAAAAGCACCCGGAACCCCAGCGCGAATTCATGCGTTAAGCCTCCCAAAAATGCGGTTCTATTATCAGGGCGCACGATGGCGCAGGCGCAGAGGCGGGCGGTCTTCACCGCCCCGTTTTCGAGTTTCGTCTTAAATACATAGAGACGAAATCGAATGCCCTATCGACTTCTTCGGTTCTATCTGGCTCTGGAAATACCCAACCCGATCGGCTTACGCACGTCGCTGGGGACGCTAACAGGTGCACGGTAGCAGGTGGCCGACTACGCGACGGCGAGCGGTCAAGGACATACGGGACGAGACTAATCGATCGCCTCTCGTACGATCCGTGCGGCGGCACCGGGAGAGGGGGGGAAAAGAGAAAAAGGATTATTCTTATCTAAGCCTGTCGAATCCGAAAGGCACGTTTTAACCCGAAAGCTATTAGACGCCATCGCATGACGTTCGGGTGACGGGGATAACCATAAACCGTTTTCACGGTCCGATATATAGCACGCCTTCCCGCCGAGGCTGATATCCCTCCAGACTGCATTCGCTCATCGCGGCATAGCAACAATCCGACACGCTTAAGATGGGTGTCTACGGATGCATGAAGTTCGCGTTCTCCAAGGGACTGGTGAAGAGCCAGTCCATAGTTCTGCCGCTCGGAACAAAGATCCCCGTGGCCGTGGACTTATGGAACGTCATGTACGGGCTCATGGAGCGCTCCTACCGGCGGCGGGCGAGCGGCGAGGACGACGCGGCGCTCACCCTGCGCTGCCTGTATTCGCTACTGAGGATGCTGCATCGCCGCGCGTACTATCCTATTTTCGTGTCGGATAGAGGCATTTACGGGGACGGGAAAGCCCTGCACGGCGCGAAGGCCATCGGCGCGAATGCTGTGGCGCTGGGCGGCGGATCGGGCAGACTGGACGCGCGCATGTTCGACGAGGACATGGAAATCGAAAATGCCCTCGTTGCCGAGGGAAGCGGAGGGGGCTTGAATGTCTCGCGGAAACGGTGCTCCGTAAACCGAAATAAGTGGAGCTCGAAACCCGAAACCCCGAGGGTGTCGCATCGGCTGTGCCTCAGCGTTATCAGACTCCTGGGCTTTCCGTACGTCAACGCTACCAACATGGAAGCGGACGACCTCTGCGCCAATTTGTTCCATACCAAAACCGTCCCCTACGTCCTGTCCTCGGACACGGACCTGCTGCTGATGGGCTGCGACATCATCGTGGATGTGAGCCACCTGTTTCCGCTCATCATTCGGTGCAAGGACGTCCTGGCCGAACTGAACATGGACTACGCTACCTTCCTCTCCAAGTTCGTGCGTTGCCACACGGACCTTCACAAGGAACCCTATCTGAAATCCATGCAGGAGGTGATCGAGCTCCACAAGGCCCTGCAGCGCGCCGACCGCTGCGGGTCCGACGGGGAGCTCGATCCGAAAGATGACTACGAGGGATTCTCCACCGTCGTGAGACCCAAGCGGCGGAAGAAGCTTCGCAAGTCATCTACGCGGTCGTGGCGGGACGCTAGGGACTGCGACATCGTGCGCCACGGCACCGCCAAACCGTTCAGGAGCTTCTCGCGAAAGGACCGCGGGCTCAGAGCGCAGGACGCCCGTCCGGTGGAGGACAAGGCGGCGAACTGCCGACGGGGGTCTAGCCTCAGACAACGTATCGACGGATTTAGTAGACTCAGCGAGCCGTCCGACGACCCGGACGAGAATTATCGGGACGGTAGCGAGAGCGAGGCCACCCGGGGAGCCCGGGTGGCCCTGGAGTCTTTGCGGCCGGCGCAGACGCGTTGTGAAGTATTAGAACATAAATTCATAAAGCATGTAGCTGGTATTCTGACGCCCGAAATGCGCACGTCTAGGGTCAGTATTTTAAAGAGGATACCCATAATTCAAGATCCGCGGGACCCGGACGCTGTGCGAGAACTTATACGGCGAAGTCTCGGCGATAAATGCGTTGCGGAATCTATAGCAACGGCCTTTATAAATCGGGTACCTGCAGTTCAAAACTATAAGCGAGTTTTAATAAAATACTGGGATTGAAATAATTTTTCCCCACGTTCCTATCGATCATTTTCTCTCGCGGCCACCGCGTAGATGATTACGGGAGGGGGGAAGATAAACACGCGCGGTCGGCGTCGGCCTTATAGTAGTGGCAGTGATGATAATAATAGACCCAGCTCGCCAACCGCTATGTAGCAAGTCTGCAGGGGAAGACCCACAGACTCGCACGGTCCCGCTAACCGATCGAACCAATTAACCCCGCGCGCGAAGGACGGGTAGTCAAACGCATGTGCGACCAGAGATTGAATTGCAATAAATTACTTTATTTATGACTGATTATGAGTATCGATTAGTGTCTAGATCAGAGAGCGCGCGACGGAAAAGAGCAAATCTGGTAATGTGAAGGGGTTCCTGGCCCATCCCGCTCAGAGGTCGTTCATAACGCTGCCCGAGTAAGCGGTGCTCCTCCTCTCGAAAAAGTTGGTGTTGTTCTCGGCGAACATCAGGGCCATGGGGAAGTCGACGGCCGGGCGCGGTTCGTCGTAAATCGTCGGCATCTTGATTTCCGCGAGCAGCCTGTCGGCCGTGTACCTCACGTACCCGTAGATGGCATCCAGGTTCAAAATCTTGCTGTTCTTCGGCGCCCTGCACCGCAGGAAGGAGCACTCGATCTCCACGGCTTCCTTGAAGAGCTGGTGGATGCGGCGGGGCGACGGTTTGGGGTGGTTCTTTAGGTAGTTGTTGTAGATGCAGCAGGAGGCGTTCGTGTGCACGGCTTCGTCGCGGCTGATCAGGGTGTTGATCTGGCACGTCACCACAAACATGCTGTTGACGCGCAGGTACGCTATGGCCGCGAACGACGACGAGAAGAAGATGCCTTCGATGAGGATCATGAGGATGTACTTTTCGGCGATCGAATCGCACTCGGCGACCCTGGCGTCCAGCCACGAGATCTTGGCCGTGATGGCCGGGTCTTTGATGCACCGCCGCACGTACTCGGCTCTGGCGGCGGCGTCGTTCTGAAACAGCATGAGCTGGATGATGCTGTACGACCTCGAGTGGATGGTCTCTATGCTCTCCTGCTCGATGTAGTAGTGATGAATATCCTTCTGGTCAAATAGAGACTGGAGGTCGCCCAAATTCAGGTTCACCAGATCGTCGGCGGCCGACAGGAACACAAAGATGAACTTGTAGAAATCGAGTTCTTCCTCCGTCAGCCGACACACGTCCTTCAGGTCATCAGAAATGACAAATTCCGTCTCCAGCCATCTGTTCAGGATGCTGAGCGATCTGAGGTGGTTTATATCAGGGCATTGGGGAGTGTAGAAATAATGTTCCGGGACGATGTCGTCGGTCGCCGGGTCGCTGTCGGTCGAATCCATAGCTTCGATATCGATCGAGTCCGTCGACGCCGATGAATCATCAAAGTCCTCCCGCCGCGCGGTCTCGGCGGCGTAGGCGCTCTCCTCCATATCCGCGTCGGATGAGCTCGCCGTCGATGAGGAAGACGGGCGCGCCGCCGCGGGTTTCGGCGTCCGTTCGACGGCGCTCGGGTGTTCCACCGACATCTCGACGGTCGACATTGGCAGATCGTCACAGGCAGAGGGCATAGTTCTTAGGTGCGCGAAGATTATAGAGCGGTGATATCGGAGATCAAAGTCTGAGGCGCAGAGCCCGGCGGCAGGTTCACAGGTGGCAGGTGGTGCAAACCAGCTCCCCGGATCCACTAAAGACACCACTGTTGGTGGCTTTGCGGATCTTGCAGTAGTACATGCCCGTCTTCAGGCCGGCTTTATACCCATGAAGGAGTAGACTCATTACGCGAGAGGCGGGGAGGGTCCCGTCCGCCATTTCTGTGACGAATAAGGTCATGGATTGGCTCTGGTCCACAAAGGGGGCCCTGTCGCGGCACAAGTCTATGAGCAGGCTCTGATCGTATTCGAAGGCCGTCTTGTACTTCATCAGAGGGGCGCATTCCGGCCTGTCGCCGAGGGCCGCTTTGACGGACCACCCTGACGACTCCAGCAAATCCAGGGCCTTGATTCGAGCGCCTTCGTCGTCCGCGTAGATGGAACGCAGTTCCTCCATAAACAGGAGATTGGGTCGGAGGAGCTCGCCGGCAAGAGTGACTTTGCTGAACATGTTGCTGAAGAGGGGCGAGAAGCCTTCGCTGACCTCGGTCACCTGCGCCGACGAAGCCGTCGGCATGAGCGCGACGAACTGAGAGTTGTACAGCCCGTGAGACATAACCCTCGCCCGCAGAGATTTCCATTCCTCGGGCTCCGTCAGCTCGACGCCGTCCCACGCGTCGAAATGCAGCCTGCCTCGAGCGTACTTGCTCTGGTTAAATTCAGGGAAGGGGTCCAGGCCCAGCTCGCAAAAGTCGCAGCTCACGTTCATCGCTTCCAGCAGCATCACCTCAAAGATGCGCTTGTTTACCGCCCTCGCGTCGTCGTCGGCCATATCCATGCCCATGGCCAACAGAGCCGTGTGGAGGCCCTGGACGCCTATGCCGATGGACCTGTGGCGCGCTATGCCGTTTGCCGAATTTTGGGTGGGTCGGGTCGTACACTGCATGGTCGTGTTCACAAACACCGCGGCGACCCTCACGGCGTGCCTGAGCGCCGTGTAATTAAAGACCCTTTTCTTGCCGGTCGCTCCGCCGCGAACGCACTTCGGCAGGTTGATGCTCACCAGGCTGCAGACGCCGTTGGTGTTTTCGTCCGTCTTCTGGATAATCTCCGTGCACAGATTCGAGCCGGACAGAGCGTCCCCCTGAGTGTCCAGGTGGTAGTGCCGGTTGCAGGCGTCCTTGAACATGATGAACGGGCTCCCGGTGAACACGGCGCTCTTGATTATGGCAAAGATCATGTCCCGGATCGGGATGCTGGCTACGCCGATGCCCGCCTCTTCGAACTCCTCGTACTGCCTTTCGAATTCTTCTCCGTGGAGGGTGCTCAGCACGTCCGCCCTGGAGTCGAACAGCGTCCACTTGACGTTGTCCTCTCCCTCGGCGTACCGCATGTACCGCTTGAAGAGGAGATCGCAGACCCACAGGGCGGCGAACAGGTTGTCGCACCTGCGCGACTCCTCCGCGGCCAGGGAGCCTCGCATGTTCAGCACGGACATGATGTCCGAGTGCCACGGCTCGAAGTAGACGCAGAGGCCCGTAGGTCTCACGCTATCCACGTTAGACGCCACGATGAGCGAGTCCAGCAGTTTGAGGATGTGCATTATTCCCAGCTTCGAGTTGTTGAACCGCTGCAGCGAGAGCCCCACTCCGCCGCGGGCCACCAGCAGGGGCACCACCTGCTTCGACAGGCTGTGGATGGTGGTGTCGTTGTCCTTGGTCCTGCTGTCTACCAGGTAGCAGCTCGCCGTCGACTTGTCCTTCCGCCCCAGGAAAAGCATTACGGGCGTCGCCGGGATGAACAGCTGTTGCGCCAGGGCCCAGAAAAACGTGCTGAACACGGAATCCCACGACGCGGGGCCCGAGACGAGGGCCGACGCAAACTGCGTCGTCTTCATGGCCTCCGTGGCCGCGGCGGCCGCCATCCTGGCAAAAAACTGACCCATCGACTCCTTCTGCCCGTTCTCGAGGTCGGATAGGTACACGTCCTCGTACTTCAGGGCCGATTGGAGGCCGGTGCGTTTCACGGCCGTAAATTGCCCGCCGTAAAATCTATCGATGGTCGCTTCGACGAATTCTTTGTTCTCGCGTATATCTTTGATGACCTCGTCAAACAATCCCAGCTCTTTGGATTCCAGCCACGCGTCGAACGGGACCTCGCGGGTGGCGATTCGCAGATGAACCAGCTCGCCGCAGGACATGTACAGGCGCTCGTCGACTCGGCACTTCGCCTTCAGCCCGTTCACGAGAGACGTTATGCGAGCGCGGATTTCTTTCAGGCTGGGCGCCATCCCAGTAGAAAGAAGGCGGCCGTCCTTCCCCAAGAAAGCCGGACCCTCCAGATGCCCCATGCCGCGGAGATCCTCCTCGACCGCCGACAGATTGACGGCTATGGACGACGCGAACTTCATATTTTTGTAGTTTAGCGGGTCCATGCGGATCGAAGCGCGGCGTGGCAGGTTCAAGCGCACGTAGCGTTCGTGTATATCGGAGGTCGCGATGCGGCGTTTTGAGGAGGAAAGGCTGGTGGCCTTAAACATTTTTCTGCTTTTCGGGTTTCTCCTCGACAGAATTCTACGAAAGGCGCCCCTGACGCGTTTGCGTACGGGTGGATCGTACCGGGTAGCAGCTGAACCCTCAACGAGACCCTGTCGGCAACGACCGCCGCGAGGTTCGCGTACAACGCGGGAAGTCACACGAGGCGACGTGGATAGGCGCCCGTCTACATGCCCCTTTTATGCCACCATAACCCGCCCACCACCACGTTCACGCCCAACATTCCTTTAACGTTCGGCCATGCCGCGAACGGAAAGTGCGAACGGTGTTCTAGGGGGGTCTCCGATCGACCTTTACCGCAGAAATAATGACCGTCGTATAACACAGGGGAGGGGGGGGAAAAACCAATTAGCTTTATTGTTGGGAAAGTCATGGGGAGGATGGGGAGAAGGGAAAACCCATCCGTTTACAGAACGGTATTTGCCGCAGGCATTTCCTCTACACGGTTCGCTAGTAGTAGCATTCCCTCCACTCGCCGATGGCCCACACGAGTCCTTCGATCCACACCGTCGGCACGTCCACCGAGCCGTACCGGTCGCTGCGCCGGTGAACGCGAGACAGGTCGTTCACGTGGCCCAGACGGCAGTACGCCGCGTACATGCACGAGTCGGGGGACACTCTGCCTCTGAGGTCCGGCGTCCAGACCGGCAAGCGTTCCGTCGCAGCGGGGGATAGCAGACGGGCCGGCGGGCAGCGGTACGCGTTCCGGTCTGCGTAGAGCCTGAGCATCGGAAAGACCGAGTCGGGGTTCGGCGCCGGGACGTTCGCACCTTGCATTCCGGTGATGGCGTTGCTGGCCCTCAGTCTGGCTAGCAGGTGTCCCAGGCCCTCTCCGATAACGTGCTCGTTCAGCCTACTGTACACGACGTAGGCCCGCATCCCTTCTCTTTCGAGACGCTGGGTGTAGACGAACACGAGATAGACGTTCGCCGCCCCGCTGTCGTCCTTCAGCAGTTTGAGGTCCTTGTCGAGGTCGATGAAGGCGCAGGCCGGAACGTTGACGGTGGATCTGGGCATGTCGGTCATCTCCGTCTTGACTCCTTCTTGAGGCCCCCTCACCACGGCCGTGATGCTGGCGATTTCCCTCTGCGCCACGCACGAGAGCAGTCCTCCCAGGACCCCAAACATTCGATGCGGAAAGACCCTGTTCCGTATCATGGTCAGCAGGCAGGCGCTGAATCGGTCGAGACGCTCGCCCACTTGGCGGCTCCCATAGTTGCTGACGATGTGCGTTCGGATGGCCTCGGCGCCGGCCCTGTCGCTGTATTCGGACGATCTGGCGGCCACTAGAAACGACAGCGCCACCAGGGAGGGCCGCACGCCGCCGTGGTCCAGGCGGTTGACGGCCACCGAGGCGACCTCCGACAGTTCGTACCACACCGCCTCGAGGGCCCGGTGATCGCGGCCTGCCGGCGTAGAGTAGACGGCCGTCGAGTTCACGTCTAGGGGGTGACGAATGCTCAGGATCACGGAGCCTAGCCGTTCCACGTCGGGGCGGCAAAAGTCGGTCAGCGACACCTGTCGCGAGAGGAACGTTTGCTCGGCGCCCGCCGCGGCGTCTCCCAAATCCAGCAATCCTCCCCGGCCCGGTACCAGGGTATTGACCAGGGCCGACGTGACCCTGACGTCGTCGTTCGCATCGTTACGGCCCAGGTGGAGCGTGGTCGGTCCGGGTAGCCCGATGGTACGCAGCATGCTTACGCCTTCGGCCAATCCCGAACGCCCCGGGCACGCGGTCGGGTAGCCCATAGCAAACCTGCGATTCATTCCGGCGGCGATCGGGTCCGACACGGCTCGGAACACCCCTCGCAGGGGGTCCACCATGGCGTAGGCGCTTCGGCGCCCGTTGTCCGCTTCGACTGGCACCTTCATCGCGAGCACGCTCTCTGCGCTCTCTACGCTCGGCGGGTCGCCTTTTCTTCTCCGAAAGCAGAGGGCTATACACTTCCTGGCGAACAGGACAGCGACTGAGTACTCGGGGCCCGCCCGAACACCCGTATTTCAATCTCGTCTCCGAGGACGGCGCTTCTGACATATGAACCTACCACCACGTGTCGGCGCACTCCTAATGCAGTACATAAACAAATAGACAGGTGCTTGAGGGGGAGTGGACCGCAAACTCGCGGTGAGTAAAAAAGTCCATCGCGCCCGCCTGCGATTCTGTAGTTGGCGGGAAGTCGTTCCGATAGAGTCGTTGAACCGAGCCGCGATGGCCTCCGCCTGGGAATCCTCTCCCGGCTCGTGGCCGCTCAAGGAGCTTTTGAAAACCATAAGCGCGGTTTCTGCCAGGAGCGATCCCTCGAAGAAATGGACGAGGGCGTCCGCGGAGGAGGTAAGAACGGCTATAGGCGTCTTCTGCCTAGCCCAAGGGACTATGACGATCCACCAGGCGGAGGTGTCGTGGCGGGACGCCTTCTCCGCCATCATAGAAGCGGCTGCTCGAACCTCCCTGCCGGAAGCGATCATGCTGGCGCAGAATTTCCCCGGGTTCGTCCTGTGGCGCATTACCACGACCTGGGATAAGTCGTCCTGGAAGGCGGAGGCCGAGCGTCTGGGTAAGCTGGTGGACGACTTGACCGGCACGCAACCGATCGCGTGGCTGACCAGGAATAACTTGAAGATCGCCGCCAAGTACGGACCGGCGACGATTCGCCAGCTCGTCACCGAATGGCTCGCCCTGTTCGCCGACTCGGCCGCGAAGGCCACCGCCTTCGCACCGGAGCGACTGCTGAAGGAGACGGACCGATTCCCGAACCTGACGGAGCTCACGACCGCGCTGGTCAACAAGCGCTTCGAGCACATATTCGATTTCCCGTTCGTCCAGGAGGGCCTGCGGCTGATTTCGCGCAGCGTGGGCTGGGTGATGCCCTTCATCATCACGGCCCGGTGCACTACGAACCTCGCCTACACGCCCCTGACCCGAGCGCTCTTTACCATAGCTCTGGTGGACCGCTACTTTTGGGGACCAAAATCGCCGCAGCCCCAGATCCTGGTCGACAGGTTCGCCAACGACTGCGACGAGCTCACGTCCGACGAAATAATGACGCCGGCGGAGGCTAACGCCACCAAACGGACGGCGTACGAAGTGCGCGTGTCCGCCGCCATAGCGTACGCGGACCCGTACGTCCGAGACGTGCGCCCGGGCCAGGCGGCCGCCAGGGTCCGTTCGGACCCGGACGTCCTGGCGTCGGCGACGTCCCTCACCAAGGACGCTCTGATGATCCACATGTCCGCCGTGCTGAAGCTGACGGCGGAAGACGGGCCCGAGGATCGCGGGAGGGCGAGCTCCGTGGCCATGGCGAACGTCATCGAGTCCGCGCGAGCCGCGTGGGACGCCGTGCAGGCGAGCACGTCCCCCCGCCAGGTGCTCGAGGCCCTGATCGAGTCGGGCTTCGTCCAGCAGACGTGCAAGTCTTACGAAACCACCCTGAAGGCGCTTTTCGCCAGACGCTACACCGGCGAGGAAAACAAAAGCGGTATATTCGACGAGGCCCAGCAGGCCATCGGGTCTATAGCCTTTATTGGTAACATCGTCTTTGGGCTGATCGAAAGCTACGGGCCCGGGCTGGACTACGCGGACAACTTCATCGACGCGCTCATCTCGCAGGAGCTGGATACCCCAGAGTATTTGGACGCGCTCGGCATCCCGATGGGAGGCGTCGACCATATCATCAGCAGGTGCATGGGCCCCCGATCGTACGTGGAGCACGTCAGGAAAACGCGCGCGGTGCTGTTGGCCGAAATCGACGACTCCGAGGCCTCGAGGGGCGGTAGAACGATCCCCAACGGGGCGAGGGAGTCGCTGATGCTGTGGTTCGACCACAGGGCCAAAGACCTGTGGGGCATCACGCCGCCCGAGGACTCAAGCCTCTCGGAAAGCCTGGATGTGCCGCAGGTGGATGAAATCGGCCAGGACGCGCCATCGTCGGCCGCCCGTCCTAGTCCCCAGCGGTCTCCAGACTCCTCGGCGCTATTACAGCGAGACGCGATTATGATAAAAGCCGCGGCGGAGATCAGATACCCCGACCCCATGCCCACCATCCCCGACCTCGCGGACCCCGCGTTCACGCGCTACGTGCTGGCCACCGCCGTCGTGGACGCGATCACCGCCACGGCGGCGGCCGTTTTCTCCCTCCCGCACCTCACTCTGGCCATTAAGGTGCTCACGTGGGCGCGCGACTACGGCACCCCGTACGTTCAGAGCTTTGGCGGCCACAAAACCAAAATCACGGCGCTGATATCGGCGCTGCTCCCCTTCGCCGAGGAACGACCGCAGAGGCCCGTCCCGGAGGACGCCGCCAACGTGGAGTCTCTGTTGGGCGAATTGTACGGGGTGGTGGAGGTTGCCGTATCGGGACTCCCCTCCCACGCGGCCGTGCGCCTGCCCCCCAAACCGGACGTCTCGAACAGCACGCTGTTGGTCAGCATGTACGCGACGGCGCTGCGCCTGTCCTACGACGACCTGTCGTACCATACCGGCAAGTTGGCGGACGAGATCGCGGCGAAGGCGTGGCTTCTCGCCGACGCCGCTTCCACCGCGCAGGCCTTCTTCGCCTGCAGGTTCTCGTCCGACGCCAACAGCCGGGTCGTGCAACTCGCCGGACGCGAGAGCAAGAAAAACGTCCTGGGCAAGTGGCGCATCAAGGATGTGATGGCGGCCGTGGGAGACGCGTACGGCGCGTGCACGGACGTCATGGCCGAGCTCCGCGTGTCGTCTCTAGCGCTACGCGGGCTGGTGGAAGACACCGGCCGCAGGATCCCGATGTGCGACATGCTCGCCAAACGATCCACGGCCGCGGAAGGGGGCGCCGCGCGCATCTTCTCCACCCTGAGCGCCGACTACGCCGGCCTATCCAGAGTGCAGACCGCGCTGGACATTCACATCAGGAAACTGGTGGCGTGCCAAGAACCCCCCGGCATGTCCAGCGTGGCGTGGCTCCTTAGGGTGTGGGCCGGGATCGCCGCTCTAAACGGCGCGGTGCGGGCCCCGGAAGATCTAGTGAGAATTATAGAAAACCTCGGCGCCGCTTGGAAGGAGGTCGACGGGGAAAGGGCGGTGGCCGTGGTCCCCAAATCCCTCCCCCCGGACTCCGATATACAGGCGGCGGTGGCCGACTTTATGGGCGAGTACGGGACCGTGGACGGCGGCACGCCCGAACCGAGAGTGGTCGTCTCGGCGAGGCACAACCTGACGACCAGGGAAGAAATCAACTTTTCCACCCTCGAACTCCAGACGACCGTCCCGGAGGACGTCAATCCGGCCTCGTTCGCGGGGGATTTCGTTTCGAAGCAGCGAGTCGCCGCGGACGTGTTGACCGGAGTGGTCGATTCGATATTTAACTCGGGCAGGGGCGAAACGGGGGCGCGCGAAACGGTTGTATCCGGCTGAGCTCGCGGCGTATGCATTATCGTTACGGTGATAACAATAAAGACGATTTTGAAACCGCGAGCGCGCGCGCGTCGTGTTCTCGCCGGGACCCAATGGGAAGGCGGGGGAGAGGAGGAAATATGGGCGCCTCCTCAAAACTTTCTCACTGCCAGACCGGCGGCCCGTTCTCTTATTCGTCGACGGCGCGAAACTGGCAAACTGGACTGGCGTTATCGTCTAACGCGGAGCCGATGGGTGTGTGCTCTGGGCCGATTTAAACCGCACGCCGAGGCGCGGCTCGCCGATAAAAGGAGCCGGGGATGGGGAGTGATGGACGTTTTACCCCCGGCGCCCGTTGAGTAGCCGCGTTCGAACCCGAAACACACCCACCGCCTAGAGGGCCGGGAGTCGATAAATCTTTAGCCCGTTGCCGCCGACGGCCAAACGATACGGCGATGGCCCGGGGAAAGACGACACTCCGGTCTCGCTATAATAACGACGACGAAGATGATGACGGGGAGGGCTGGTGGAGGCTGTCGGTAGGGGACGATGCGCTACGCTCCCGAACCCGCGTCCGGGGAGAACGCGGATCGTCGGACCAGCGTCGCCATAAAGCCGACAGAGGTGGACCGCCCCAGCCCGCGGGCCGTCGTCGCGCCATGGTCATTTTGACGCCGCCTACGGACGAGCGGGCTCCGCCGGTACAGCCTCCTCCCCTACCCTCGTCGCCCTCATCGCCGCCGCCGCCGCTGATCCCGGGCCAGGTGACCAATTTGGGCCACAATGACTGGGCCAAAGCGGTCGTGGAGTCGTCGGGCGTTTCGGTGATGGCCGTCGGGTTTCGAAACCAGTACTCGCCCGACTTGGGCCGCGGATCGTCCGTGTCGTGCCTACGCTCGTCGCTGGCGTTCCTGCGCGTGGCATTCGCCTATGGCATACGCTCGGCCCTGTCGGCGGAAGCCATCGACAGAATGCTGCTGCAGGGCATCGAGTGGACCGCCGCGACCACCGCGGCCGGGAAGAATTTTTCCATGTGCTATCCGCACGACCTCCCGGACAGAATACTCTCCCAGGAAGCCGGCGGTGACTTGTACGTGGTCCTATCGAGCACGTACGGCGAGATGCCCTTCTACGCGGACGACGAAACGGCCGCCGTGTTTTTGGAAACCCAGATGTCGATGCGCAGATTCCTAGACAGGGTATGGATTGGCCGGACGGGAGACACCTACTGCCTGCTGGTGATAGGGGCCGTGGGCGTGGGAATGTACAGGAGCGGGGACGACGTGTACCTCTTTGACCCGCACGGGCACGGAGAAATCACGCAGGCGTGCGTCGTGCGCGTAACCGTGGGGGGCCTGTACAAGTATCTCACGTCCTACGCCGACCCGGCGGCGGACATCCCGTGGACGGGTACCTTCGTTTACTTTGTGACCACGGGGCCGGAGCCCGCTACCCGCGAGGAACTGCGCGCGGCCGTGTCGCGCTTGTATGGGACCGCCGACGTGGTCGAATGGGCCACGGAAAATAAGCACGCGGCGGTCGTGGTGTCTGCCGATTACGACCCCACCGTCAGACCGCAGCCCGCCGTTACGAGAATCGTGGTGGGCTTAGCGCCCGTACACGCTGTGGATGATGGTGGCGGCGGCGGCGATGGTGGCGGTGGAGGAGGAGGCGCCGCCGTTGGTTCGACAGACTCCGGGGACGGAGTCGACGCGTCCGACCCGGGAACTGAAATGGTGGATGATTGGAACAGGGATGACGAAGAAGAAGATGAGTTCTACGACGCCGACGACTCCGCGCCTCGCCCGGCCGACGAAGAAGACGAAATGGAACTGCCCGCCAATGTAGCCCTGCCTCCCTCCTCGGGAGACGAGGACTCGGGAGCGAACGTCTGGGAAGTCGCGCTAGCCGAGCCCGCGCCCCACCCCGCCTACTCGATAGCCGATAGGACGGCCGACGAAGAGCTCCCTTCCGTCCCACAGACGCCCCCACGCGGATCCCGCAAGCGCTTCGGCGGGAAGAAGCGCATGCGTCCCGTTTGGACGCCGCCGTCCAGCACGGAAAACATCGCCGCCGAGCGCTCCGCCAGGGCGACGAGGCGCAAGCAGACGCGGAGCGGCGGGCAGCGCAGATCGGCGTCCAGCAGGACGGGCCTGTCCGGAAGCTCGACCGAGCTCGCCGTGGCTATTCCGGACGTGACCTACGCACCGCACGCTCCGGACGCGGCGGACTTCGAAGAAGGTGCCTTACCGCGAGGCTCGGACGCGGCGAGCGCGGGGCCCGAACCGGATTACGCCGCGTACCTGCGCAACAGACCCATATTCAACCCGCACCACTCGATCTCGGGGAGCGACGGAACCGCGAGAGAAGGCCTTTGGAGCGACGAGTACTTGGCACCGTCCCCCCTCGACGGGCTCTTCGAAAAGGTACGGGACGTGGGCGAAGCTATCGACGCGGGACTGAACACCGTGGTCTGGGTGACGCGATCCAGCGACGGCGAGAGCGACCTCTTGTCGCTATGCATGCTAGACGCCTTCACGCGCCTGTTCGCTTACGTGATCGAAAACGGGGCCACGACCACCCCGCAAAGGGGCTCTGTCGTGGCCCCCGAAACCGCCGCACTCTTGGCCACCTTCCCGATACCCACGGCATTCAGCGCGTTCATCGCCTCGACCGGCATGTCCCTCTCGGAAGCGTCCCTCCACTCGGAACTGATAGCCTCGGTCAAGGAGGAAAACGCCGCCATCGGCGGACTGGCTCTGGCCAAACTCGTGCTGGTCGCCCTGGAAGTGGACGAAATCACCGACGCACTACACGGGGTTTTGGACTCCCTCGAAGCGGAGCTGTCCGCCATGGACCCCTCGGGCAGCTACGAGTACATGGCCGCCGCCCTGGTCCGGGAACTGCAGAAGAACCCGGGCGGCCTCTACTCCGAAACCACCTCCCTCCATCCGTCCCCCTCGCTAACGGAAAGGGTCGTGAACATGTGCGAATCCGTCCACGCGCGCGAGGAAGCGTCTCGACGCTCGGCCTCCCTGATAGCGCGGGAAATAGCGGCCATAGACGCGGGGATCAGGCTGATGCGGTCCACGTTTGATACGTTCTTTATGGGAGGCACCGGAGAGGAAATGCAGACGGCCCCGGCGACGGTGGACGTTTCGGCCAAGGCCGTCACCCGCCGTCTGGCGGAGCTGGCCAAGGCGGCCCAGACCGCCGTGGGAGAGGGGATCGGAGAATACGTCGTCAAGGTGGCTAGATACAGCGCCGGGGTGGCCCTCAGCGACGACATCTCGAGCGCCAAGTTCCGGATCGACACCAACATCACCCAGCAGGGCCTGAGCCGGATGCTGTCGTCCCTGAAAACGCTGGACGAAGAGCTGGCCCACGTGGCGTCTCTGGCGGACGCCCTACAGCCCCACCAAGTGGACCGCTCCATGGAAGCCTCGACGCTGCGCGATATGATAACGCTGGGCGCCGACCTCTCGACGGACGAAAACCTCGTGGCCTGGAAAGCCTTGCTGGTGGGCGCCCAGGCCAGCGGGTGGGCGGACAGGAAGACCGTCGACGCGCTCCTGCGCGACGTGGACGCCATCAACGAACGCGCGGCGCGCCGGGCCACGGCCGCGACGGAACTCGAACGTTTCGACGCGCTCAGCGCCGAGGTGGACAGGTACGCGGGAGGCCAAGACTCGGCCGACCTCGCGATCCTCGACGCTCTGGTGAAGTCGACCGAAGAGCTGCTAGGCGCGGCCAAGATCCTGCTGGACACGCCGAGAATCTCGAGCGCCCTGGACGCGCACACTAAGCGAAGGGTGGCCTCCAGGCGCGCCGAGGCCGAAACGCTCCTCGAGGCGTCGCGAAACAGGTCCGGACTTCTGAAAGCGGCGCTCGAAACCACGTACGCGTCCCTGCGCAATATCCTCAGACCCCTGCAGAAGTTTGTCGGGCTCAGGAACCTGTCCGCCACCTTCCGCACGATTTCCGACTCCGTCCCCGGTGACCTCGGAACGTTAGACTCGATAATCGCCTCCGCACCTTCTGACATCGTAGGCCAGCTGCGCACGGACCTGTGGACCCTCGTAGCGCAGTACAAGGACGTCCTCGAACACCCGGATGCGACGACCGGTTCGGCGTTGGCCGGCCTGGGGGTATCCTTCGCCCTGGCCATCAGGGTCATCTTGGGCCGCCACGGAGAATATCCGACGGCCTCGGTGTTTTTCGGCAAGCACGCGGACGCGGTGGCGGAGGCGGTGTCGGCGTCCGTCGCCGATCCGCGCTCGACCGCCAAGGCCGCCAAGACCGTGGAGGTGCTGCGCGCCGCCGTGCGCGACGTGGACAAGGCGGCGGCGGTGAGCGCCATGAGGGCGGAAGACACGGCGGAGGCCGCCGTCGCGGAAAGGGGGGACGCTTTCCTGTTCCTGAAGCACCTCCTGCACCACGCGGAGGCGTCGCTCGTTTCCGCGAGAGAAGCCGAGTGGCGCGAAGGCGCCATCAAAAAACTACGCGACGTCGCGGAAGACGTCGCCAGGGCGACGGGACACGTCCGCTCGGCCGACCCGAAGACCGCGGACGACCGGCAGCGGGCGCAACTCGCCGATGAGGTCGCGCGCACCGTGCGCACGGCGTCCGCCGCCGTCGAGGCGGTGGAGCGGGAAGCCGGCGAGATCGCGTCCGGCCACGACGGGCGCGGCAGAGCGCCCTCGCCGCAGGAGCGGCAGCAGGAGGGCGAGCTGGTCAAAGTCGCAGCCGCGGTGCGCCAGCGCATCGCCGAAGCCGACGCGGCATACGCTACCTACGAGCGCCAGCACACGGAAGCCCGCGGTGTGAGAGAAAGGGAAGCGTGGACGAGGGCGGTAGACGGTGCCCTGGCGCGCGCCGAAACGCGATCCGAATTCGACGTCGCGGAGCTGCGCGGTCTGGCCAACGCGGCGTCCGCCGGCGGGTACAGCACGGCCCAATTCAAGTCGCGGGCCGAGCGCGTACTCGACATCCACCTCAAGACGGTTCGGCGTGCGGTGGAGACGGTGCTCCAATTCAATCCCTACACCCCGGAAAATATGCAAAACAAGACGATGCCGCCGATCGCCCTATTGCGCGACATCACGTGGGGGGACGCCTTTATGGCCGCCGAGGCCAATTACTCCGACCTCTTCGGCACGGACTGCGAGCCCCTGATGTCGGCCCTGCGCGTCTCCCTGATGATAATCATGCACGCCAGCGCCGGCTCCGGCGCGCCCGACTACTACAGCCTGATGGGCGTTTTGGAAAAGGAGAGCAGGACCTTTCCCCAGTTGGCCAAGTACGTGGAGTTTTACCGCAAGGGACACGGCGAGTTTACGGCGCTGGTGACGCGCTTGGACGTCCTGAAAGCGGACATCGTGCAGGCCGTGGGGCGCATCCCGTCGGAAATCAGCCGGGCCTTGGAAGAAGTGACGTTGGTGCGAAGCCCGGAGCTGGCCAGGCAGGCCCTCGAACGGGGCGTGAACCTCGTCGTGCCCAGCGAGGCGGTCATCGAGGCCGCGCTGGGCGCTCTGAGGAGGGAAGACCGGAACCTCTACAAAGGGACGGCGTACGAGGAATACGTCACCCAGGCGATGCGCAGGGACTCGGACGACGCCAAAGTCGCCCTCGACACGGCGCGCGCCTCCAGGGCCGAGGCGACCGAACGCGCCAAGGTCATCCTACGGGAAGTGGCCGACGCGGCCGACGCGGCCAACAAGGACGCCGCGGAAAACCTGGCCAACCTGAAAAATCTGCTCCGCTTGGCGCCCATCCCCGCGCACGTGTCGAAAGCCCTCGAGAAGGCCAACAGCCCGGAGGACGTGGTCACGCAGGCCGCCCTCTTGCTGGCCAAAATCGAAGAGGCGGACGAATTGGACGTCCAGGCCGTGGAATGGCTGCAGCAGGCCAGAGCGATCATCGACTCGCACCCCCTGACCGCGCTGATCGACGAGACCGGACCCATGACCCCGTACGCGGAGCGCATAGCGGCCCTGGTGGACCTGCGCCATAAGGTCGACGAGCTCAAGGCCAGCCTGGCGTCCGCCGAAACGGCGTGGGACGACGCGTGGATCAACTTTACGCGCGAACGCGACCGGGCCGGGCGGTCGTCCGAGGGGTACGCGGCCGCCAACCAGAGGGCGATGCAGCTGCTGGTCACCTCCAACGCGATCACGGCCCTGCGATCGGACGACGCCTTCAGGCGCCTGCCCGCCAAAACCGTGGGGCAGATCGAGACCAAGCTCGCCGAGAGGGGACCCGCGCTGCACTCGTTCCTCGACTCCGTCAAGGAGCTGGACTCTTTTACGAAACAGCTGGACGCCGTTCTGGAACGCGTGCCCGAGGCCTTCGCGCGCGGCCAGCTGCGCCATCTGGCGGAACGCTACGACATCCTGATCAAGAGCGTCCCCAAGTGGTACGCCGCGAAGACGGCCAGGTACCGCCAGCTGATCGACCTGCGCCTCTCCCTGTACGCCGAGTACGCCGGCCTGAAAATCGCGGGCATCTCGGACGCCGACGAGCCGCAGTTGTGTCCGAACGATCTCGTCGCGGCAGGGGGCGCCGGCAACGCCGCGCTTCCCGGCACGCCGGACGGGCTGCTGAAGGCCAGGATCGCCTCGTGGATGGGGTCCAAGGTGGTGACGACGCTCCAGGAAGCGTCCTCCGACCTCGATATGGGCGGCCGGCCCACGTACCTAACCGCGTCCGTCAAACCCCTGCGCTACACCATGTGCTACCGCACCGTCTGCGATAAACTGGGAGCGGTCCTCTGCGACCCCAACTCCAGATCCCTACGTCCCCCCATTCCCCGGGAACCGCAGACGTGCGCCGCGATGGACGCGGCCGCGGGGATCCTGAGCGACGTCCTGTCGATGAGGCTCGAGTACACGCACGCCTCCGGCGACAGGTTCGAGCGCTTCTCGCGCTTCGTTCGCACCAAGCGTTCAGATTGGCTGCCGGGAGAAAACGCCCGCGCGCTGTCCGAAACGTATACGGCCCTGATCGCCACCACCATCTCGCGCAGGACGAGCGGCAAATGGTCCGACGTGTACATATTTCCCGGGATCACGGGCCCGACCTCGGACCGGGAAGAGATCCGCGCGGCCTTGACCGCGACGGGCAGGAGCGGGTCCGGCGCCAAACCCGTGCGGTTCGACCCCGCGGACATCATGGTGGCCATCATGGCGTGGGTTCCCAACCACCTGGTGAGCTTCTCCCGACTAGACCTCGTCCGCCAGCACGAGTTCATGGACAGTACGCTAATCTCCGCCCTAAACGCCGCTCTGTCGAACGCCGTGTTTATCAACTGTCTGGCGACGCCGTCGGGCGGCGGTAGCGCGCCCCCAGGCGCCAGGCCGTTAAGCCTCCACGGCAGCGAGTACGACCCGTCGGCCGGGGGCCTGTTCGCCGTCAGGTTTTCGGACTGGCGCCAGGGCCGCGTCTCGGACCTAGACCCCCTGAAACCCTGGGAAGAAGGCGGCGCAGAAGCCGCGGCCGGTCTGGCCAAAATCAGGGCCGCCGTGCCGTCCCGCATGCTGACCACCATCACGGTCCTGGCGCGCATGTGCATCCCACCCTCGGCCCTCTCGGCCATGTGGACGGCCATGCGTCCCGACGACGCCGACCAGGACGTGAAGACGTACGACGACGCCATCACCGCCCGACTCGACCTGGCGTCGACCCTGGACGCCGCGTCGTCGTCCTCCTCGTCGTCGTTATCGGCATCGGCCGTTCTGACCGACGCCGGGCAAGCGTCTGCGTTTTCCGGACAGGACGAACCCCGACCTCTGTACGAGCCCACCGGAAGGACGTGCACGTTCACGGTGGTGTCGGCCCCCTCGAGCGATTTGAGTACCGTGAGCGCCATGGACATCGCCGCCGCGGCGACCCTCTTCGGCGCGAGGGTGGTCGTGGCCGCCGAGTGCGTGGGGGCCTTTTCCGTGGAATCCGGACTGACGTTATGCATCCGCCTGTTCGACTCGCGCGCCGGATCGCGAGGGTGCTACTTGGAGCCGTCGGCCGTCTCCACGGACCTGATGTCGTGGGGATACAAGCTGCTCTCGGCCGACGTCAATCACGTGGAAAACGCGTGCCTGTCCCAGCAGCTGGAATACCTGTCTAGCCTGGTGGCGTCGAAGCCCCTGGCCTCGGCCCCGCCGTGCTTGATAGTGACGGACGACAAGATGCGTCCGAAGCGGGTTCTGTGGGCCAAACCGATCCACGAGCCGCTCCCCGCGGTGCGGCTGATCTCGGAGTCGGACGAGGTGATCGCCGAACTGCCGTACGTGGAGGTGGACGACGTCGGCGGCGCGACGGACGCCATTGCGCGGGACTACATGAACATGACGGATATTAACACGATCGCGGATTTTTTCGCCGACGAGCGCCGGCGCTACCCGACCCCGCGGTACCAAGGGGACGTGACGGATGACCGCAGCGAGGAAACAAGCTATCCTTCGCTCCCGTCCAGCTACGACACGGAACTCGAAAGTGAAGGCTTCGGGGATGACGACTCCTTCGTGCTGACGGGGATAGACGACTACATGCCTATCGACGACGAGAGTATATGGGGAAGGTTTCTCACGGACGAGGAACGCAGCCGCGCTCCCTACAGGACCCCGCGACCCGTCCCGCCACCCGAGTTGCCCCCGCTTCCCCCGTCGCCGATAGACGTCAAACCCCCGACGATCGACACAGACACGGACGCGGACGGTGGCGATGGAGATACTGATGGCGACGGTGATGGTGGAGATAGCGACGGCGGTGAGCTACCGGGATGGGACGTGGAAGAATCCGAAAGCGAGTTGCCGGTCGAAGAAAGGCGCGACGAACTTCAACCCGACGTCGAGCCCTCGGGCGCGCCCGTCGAGCTCCCCGATATTCCGGAACTCGAAGATGAGCGCTCGCCCCGTTCCTCGCAGTCGACCCCACCGCCGCTGCATTTAGAATTGTTGGAGCTCTTACAGGAGGAAAGCGAAGACGAACTCACGCCCGAGCCCTCACCGCATCCCCTCGTTATTGACCTACAGGCGCTGGAACCTCAACCCGACCCGGTGTGGCCCGGGGCCGGAGAACCTGCCGTGGGACCCTCGATCAAACCCAAACCCAGACCCAGACCGCCTCCGAAGAACCGCAGGACGATCCCTGCGTCGTACTCGAACGTAAGGACCGCCTCGGCGCTAGACGGGCTCGAGGACCCGGCGGAATCCGCGCCGCGCGTCCCCATTATAGTTCCCACAATAATCATCGACGACGGCAGCGGCTCCTCCTCGTCCGCGAGAGAAGAATGGCCGCGATCGCGCGAGGACGAGATGGCGGCGGAGGTCGAAGTGCCGATTATTACCGACGGCGGGACCGGCGAAGACTGGGGAGTTTGGGACGCGGGCGGGAAGCAACCCGCTCCCGGCGCCACCGCGTACCCCCTTCCCCGACCTTTCCGAGAACGGAAAATATGGCCCGGAAAGCGGCCGGACGACGCGGGACCCCGCAAACCCGCGGGGGGTATGAGATCGTGGACGCCGTCCGCCAACATCAGAACGGCCCTCTCGAAATACGGCGGGGACGAAAGGGCTTTCCCTCCCCCGACTATCATCGAGGCGGGAGAGGGCGAACTCGGCGACGCCGGAGGAGCCGCGTCTGTACCCGTTAGGGACGCGGCTCTCGAACCCGCGCCGACCAGCCGGCCGGAATACGCGGGTCCCGTGATAATCCCCGTCGCGTCGGCAGACTCGGATGAAGAAACGGGGCTGACCGCCTCGAGGATTTGGAAACCGACCCCGCGACCCTTCCCGCCGGTACCGCGACCTCCGGTCCAGCCGGATGAATCTGCGCGTAGACCGGTCGCGCGCACGACCGTCATCAACAAACCCGCCTCTAGGGTGCAGATGCGCGTCAACGTAACCGCGGAAGCGGATAAGGGGAACCGCGCCCAACACATCCCGCTACCTCCCAGCGAAGGAGAAAGCGAGTACTCGACGGACGACGAACCGCTAACCGCCTCGGAAGACGACTACGAAGAAGAAGAACAACAAGAACCCTGTTCCAGCGGCGAAGAAGCGGAAGGGGACGGTCGCCACAAACCGTCCTCGAAATACCCCAAGGGCCGCGTCATCGCGTCCGACGACCTTCTCACCAGACGCGATTTTAGGAAGGCGAGTCGCGGCGCTCTATACTCGCTAATGCGCGCGTGCGCTCTGATCGCCGGGCGCATCGCTCAAGTCAGGAAAGAACTGGGATCAAAAACCATGGATCTGACCGTAGATATCCTGAAGATTAAAATGATCTTGCTGGGCTAATCCCTGCTGTTGTTGTTATTATTTATTTTATCGTAATTATTATTATCAATAAAAATCATAACTCTCGAGACGCGGTGTTGTGGTATTAAAACGACATTTATTATTAGTAGTAGCATGGGACTAGAATGCCGATAAGTTTCGCGTCTCGCAGCGGTCGCCCGTCCACGACGGCGGATCTATTCGGGTCCGCCTTCCGATCGCCGATGGCCTTCGTATACGGTGGTGTGTAAGCCTGGTGGGAACGTCCGCTTGAGTCCTATGGTCGGTCTGGCCCACGAAGCCCCGTCCTCCATCGCGAACATGGGAGTGCGCATGAGGGTGTGTGTGTCGTGCCGGTGCCGCATGGTGGCGAACCCCAAGGCGATGGCCTTGAGTATAATGCCGCGCGCGTCCGCTTGCGTCTTCTGGCCGGCAAACTCCGTGTGGACGGGGAGATCGTTAAGCGCGTTGATCAGGTCGATCAGCGGGACCTCCTTCAGCAGATCGAGTCTGTACGTATCGAGGTTGACGGGGTCGAAGGGGCCGACGTCTTTCCTGCCGGCGTCCTTCCTCGCGCTGTCTTTATTGGCCATGGTTCCTTAACGGGGCCGGCTTGCGATCCTCGAGCGGCGACGAGCGTTCCGGGAGCGGACGCGCGTCTCGGAGCGCCGGGCACGCTACTGCGGAGGTTGCGCGGAAGGCGGATATTTAACGCGTTCGTACGCGATCCACATCAAGCCCGTCGTGATAGACGTCACACCCGCTGTTAACAACCACGAGGGGAGATACCTGCACACTGACGCGGTTGCGACACCCGACGAGAACAGCCTCTTGAAGGGCCCGAGTAGTCTCGAGAGACACCAGCCCGTTTTCCGCGTAGCTTCCGGGACGAGCGTGACGGGCGCGCAGCCGGTGTCCGGCGACGCGGCTTCGCTTTTCCTGAGCGCGTCCTGCCTGATCTGCGCCCTCTTTTCATCGTAGGCCTCGGAGGCGAGCTCCACCAGGCGTCTGGTCCGAACCGGGTCTCCCGGACCCATGAACCTAAAGGCCAGTTGCACCTGCGGCAGCCTCACGAAGCAGCTGATGTTCAGGCACGCTTGGAAGGGCCTCGAGTCCATCCCGCCCGCCGTTTTCATTCTGTCTATCGCAGACAGGGATATGCCGGTGGACTCCGTGGTCCACAGCACGACGTTGTTCCGTTCGACCGAGATCGGAGCCTTGGTCGCGTTCGGGGGCGGGTTGAAAAATCCTTGAATGAGAACCGACACTCCCGTATTCTGGATCATGACGTACGGGTCGCAGGACTCGCACGACCAGTCGCTCATCATGCGCATAACGTACTCCACGGGAAAGACTTCCTCGGCGCCGTCCAGACCGCTAAACTGGAAGGCGCATCGCGTGGGAATCCGTCCCGTGTACGGTCCGTTCAAGGCCGCGTCGTATTCCCCGGCGCGTAGTCCCCCCGGGGTGATGAGCTTTATCCTGGCGATGAGTCCGCCTCGTCGGACGCTGGCGGACCGTCTGGATAGGGCCATTTCCGCGAGAGCGATCGGGGTCCCAACGACGCCGACGACGGACCGATGTGACGGCGGCGCTGCAGCCGCCGAGGGCGACGACAGTAACGACCGGGGCGTAAAAAGCAGGATCCCGTCGCGCGGCTGCCCCCCTCGCTATACTTACTCGAGCGACCGTCAACTGTCCCTTAAAATCTGATGGAGGTCCAGGAACCTATTAATCACGGAGGCGAATCGATCGCTCCGCCCCTCCAGGGCCTCGTCATGTTCGCATCTTTCCCCGCGATTTTCGGCACCCCCTCCTTCGTGGTTCCCTCCGTCCGCCCCCCCGGCAAACCCCCTCGCCACCGCGGATGCTAGTCGGCGCGTAAACGATAGATAGTTTAGTTTGTTGTCGGTGGTGGGGAAAATTACATCTAGTTCCGCCGGGACGAGGTACTCGAACCAGACGGCGTAGGAGCGGCGCGGGGATAGGTACTTTTCGGCGAGCTGGTCCACGTCGAGGCCGTCTAGATCGCAGGCGGGTATCGCGTCGACCAACCGCGGAGGCTGTTGACGAGCCATGGCGCGTCCGGCTGCAGAACTGTCTCCCTTCGATCGCTCCGTAGGCGATGCCGAGGGATGGGCGGAAGGGGCCTTCGACCGCGACTACTGCGCGTTCGACCCGGAGCTGTTGGCGTTGAATGACGACCTCTTCAACGAGCTGCTCTTATCGGCCCACGCTATCAGGATAGGATGCGACGCCGTCACCGCCCAGGCGGACGGCGACGATTTGGACGGGCCGGACGCCGCCGAGATGGTGGACCAGACGGAACTCTCCACCTTTGTGGACACCGCCTCGGACGTCTTCGCGTTAGATAGGCCCTGCCTGGTCTGCCGGACCCTGGACGTGTACAGACGGGACTTCGGCTTCTCCGCCCTGTGGATGGCCGACTATGCCTTTCTGTGCGCCAAGTGCTTGGGCGCCCCGCCGTGCGCCACCGTGACCTTCATAGCCGGCTTCGAGTTCGTGTACATTATGGACAAACACTTCCTCGGGGAGCACGGCGCGACCCTCGTGGGATCGTTCGGACGGCGCGTGCTGACGCACGAGGACGTCCAGAGACACTTCTTCCTGCACGGCTGCTTCAGAACCGACGGCGGGGTCCCCGGACGCAAGCCGGACGAAATTATCATGTCCAAACCCAGACCCGGGCGGCCTACGGGCGGACGGGCCGGACCGGCCACCCTGGGCTCGGCCAAGGTCCTGTACAGCAACTACTCGTTTCTCGCCCAGAGCGCCACGCGGGCCATGATGGCCACGTTGGCCGACTGCGCCGATAAGAACATCCAGGAAGCGGTCCCGCAGCCGACGGCCGGGGCAAACGGCACCACTAAACGCGCGGGATCGTCGCACGGACCCGCGCGCGACTCTAAGGGGAATCCCGGAAGCGGTACGGGAAACAAAGCCTGCCCCGTCGCCTTGGCGGTGGCCCTGGCGGGATGGAAAGAGTGCGCCAGGAGCGTCGAGTGCGGCTCCGCGAACGGGAGGCGCGGGGACAGCTGCGCGCTGCGGGCCGCTAGGGAGGACGACGAGTACGAGGCGGAGCAAACGTGCGCGTCCAGCGACCCTCAGGCGGACGTGTTCGTCCCGGCCTACGCGTCGCTGTTCCCGGGCACCTCCGGGGCGGGCGAAGGACCCTCGGGCGGGTTCCCGCTCGCGCGAGAAGCCGACCGCGGATCGCCGGATAGCGATCCCGAGGAAGAAAAGTCGTGGGCCTACGCGGACCTGACCCTGCTCCTGCTGGCCGGGACCGGCGCGGCCCCTCTGGAGGCGTCCAGGGACTTTACGGCCATAGCCGCGAAGGTGCGCAAGGAAACGGTCGACGCGTTCTGGTCGGAGAGGAGAACCGCCTTGGCCAAGGACGTGGCCCCGCGCTACGCTCGCTTCTACGAGGAGGACGCGGAACCCGACCTGGACCTGGGACCCGTTATGGTGACGCAACTGAAACACTCCCTGGTCAGGGGGAAAACCTCCGCCGAGTGCCTGCCGTGCAATTTGATGGTAGTCAAGGACTACTGGATGGCGCTGCGGCAGTTCAAGCGAGAGGTGATCGCCTACTCGGCCAATAACGTCGGGCTGTTTCACAGCGTCAGCCCCGTGCTGGACGAATGGGCCGACGAGAACCGTCTGAAATTTGACGACGGCAAGCGTTTCATTAACCTGCTGCGAAGCGCCGGCCCCGAAGCCCTCTACAAGCACTTTTTCTGCGACCCCATGTGCGCGGCCCGCGTCGCGCAAACCAATCCACGAGCGCTCTTCGAACACCCGCGTCGTGGGCCGGCGGAGGGCGAGGAGCTGACGCTATATAAAGCCAGACTCGCCAGTCACAATCGCTTCGAGGGACGGGTCTGCGCAGGTCTGTGGGCTCTTTCGTACGCCTTTAAGACCTACCAGGTGTTCCCGCCGCGGCCCACTGCCCTCGCCGCCTTCGTCAAGGACGCGGGAGCGCTCCTGTACAGACATTCGATTTCCCTGGTGTCCCTGGAGCACACGCTAGGCGTCTATGTATAACGCCGACGATATCGAGGACGTTTCCGACCAGCGCGCGCGCATAGGGCGCCGGCTATCGTCGGCGCGCTACAGGAGGGCGAGCGGCTGCAACGGTCTAGGCCAGGGACCCCCGACGAGACGCAAATGGCGCGAAATGCAGAGAAGGAACTCGCAACTTCGCCGGAGGTCGTCGCTGGGACTGCTCACGCGAGACAGGGACGCGTACAAGGCCTATTTCGAACTGATCGCCGAATCCCCCTCGGAGGAGCTGACGATCGTCAAAGACCTCACGGCCCCCCTGATCAAAACGATGCCGGTGACCCTCCCGTTTGACCTGTCTCAGGCCGTCGCGGACAACTGCCTCTCCCTGTCGGGGATGGGGTACAACCTGGGAGTGGGGAGCTGCTGCCCGACCTGCGCCACCCGGGGCGAACCGCGCCTGGGTCGAAACGATCGCGCCGCGCTCATTCTGGCCTACGTCCAGCAGATCAACAATATCTACCACTACCGGGCCTTCCTCGCCTCCATAGTCGCGCTGGGCTCGAGGGTCTCCGAAGAGCCCCGAGAAACGGAAAACATCCTGTCCCGGGTCATGGCTTCCCCGGAGCTCTTTTTCGCCTACTACGTTCTACGGGACGCGGGCGTCAAGGACCCTCGCGTGCTGTTCTACCCCGACCAGGAGTGCGCCGACGGCGGGTACATGATGTACGTGGTGTTCCCGGGCAAGGCCGTGCACCTGCACTACCGGCTGCTGGATTGCCTAAAGTCGGCGTGCCGGGGCTACCGCATCCTGGCGCACGTGTGGCAGACCGCCTTCGTTTTAGTCATACGGAAAGAGTGCGACAAAACCATAGACCCCGAAGGCGTTCCGTCGGTAAACGCGGAAGACATTTATTGCAAACTCTGCGATCTCAATATCGACGGCGAACTGCTGTTAGAATACGGAAAGCTGTACTCCACCTTTGACGACTTTCTTCCTCCTCGCTAGGGTCGAGCCCGGCCCCCGTCCTCACCACCGCGAACCCGGCTTTCGCGAGCCGCTCCGCATCCTCGTCGCTTTCCTTAAACGATTCGGGAATAAAGCGTTTCAAAACCGATTCCGTGACTTTCGTGTCGTTGCCAAACAGCGCCTTAAACGTGACGCTTAGCGTGCCGAGCAGATGGGTAAAGTAGTAGTCGATGTTCAGTTTCAGCCCCGCGCTCATCAGGTAGCCGGGGTCCTCGGCCAGCTCCGACACGAGCAGTTTGCGTTTCTTGGGGGCCGCTGCCCGGCGCCTCTTTGCCGGTTGCGGCGCGCTAGGATCGTCGCCATCGACCGGATCGCTGGCGGGGGACGCGTCCTTGACCGCGTCGCCCCGGATCTCCGCCACGCGAGCCGCGTCGCGTTCTATCTCGTCGCACTCCGCGGCGATCACGTACGATATGCGGTCCTTGACCATAGGCGGCTGGTCCGCGCGCATACACAGTTTGTAGTAAACGGTAAGGTGGGCTATGCGCTTATTGGCGTACGCGTTGGGGGGCCTGCTCAGCTCCGCCGACATGACAAACTCGCTCACGTCCAGCGGCTTGTTGCCGGCCACTTTGTCGTAGGCCTCCACGAGCACCTCGCCGAACGGCTTCAGGCCGTCGGGCAGAGGCCGCTCCAGCCACGTAGACGGCGGCTCGGATGTGATGACGGCCGCGGCTTTGGCCACGTCGTCGTTCAGAAAGAGCAGGTCGACGAGACGCTTGGCGTACGCGTTGATGAACCTGCAGTTGTTTTTCCTGACCAAATCTACGCCTTTCATCATCATTTTGCCCCCGAAAATCGTGCCCATGTACTTTTTCTTGGTGATCAGCAGCAGCTTGTCGAAGGTTTTCTCGCACTCTAGTTTGATCGGCGGCAGGAATAGCTCGCTCGAGATGCGCTTCCCCATGACGTCGCCGGCGGATACCAGGGCCGCGGTATCCACGCCGGTGATCTTGACAAACACGGAATCCGTGTCCCCGTAGATAACCGACACGGAGTAGTCCTCCCCCGCCTTCGCGTGCCCGTCCAGCTGCGGGAATTCCTTAATCAGAGCGTCCCAGCTCGCCCACCGCCGGTGTATGTAATCGCGCACGGCGAGCAGCATGTTCCGGCCGATGGTCGTCACCGTAGCGGCCACGTTCAGGCACGGGAGCAGACCGTTGACCACCCCACAGAACCCGTACACGGAATTACACACCACTTTGATGGCGGCCTGCTGTTTGTCCAGCAAGACGGCCTGATCTTCGGGGCTCCCCGGGATTTTGGCGCGTATGGCTTTTCGCATAGCCAGCCAGTCCGTCAGGAGGATGCTCAGCAGGCTCTCGCGAACGTGCTTTTTCACAAAGTACAGGGTCTTCCCGTTCACGTTGATCTGTAGGTAGTCATCGCCGGGACGCAAGTCGTCCACGGCGCTCCTGTCTAAGGTGAGCGTCGTAAAGCACAGGTTGTGGGCCTGGATGATGCTGGGGTACAGACTGGCGAAATCGAACACCACGACCGGGTTGACGTGGAATCCCGTCTCGGGTTCTAAAACTTTGGCCCCCTGGTACCCCACCTGTCTCGAGGACGACGACTTGGTCTTGGGGGCGGCGGGCTCGGAACCCGCATCGCGGTCCGCCCTCTCGTCGTCATCGTCGCTGCCTTCCGCGCCGTCTAGGGCCGGGTTCGAATCCTCGCCTCCTGCCGGCACCGGCGCCATCGCGGCATCGGTAAACCGTTTGGTGTTATCGGGCAACAGGAACCCGCGCGAGCTCGCCAGTCTGAGCAGACACGTGAAGACGCGGAGCTGCTGGCCGTCGTAGATAGCTCTAGGGAGCAGGATGCCGGCCAACTTGGCGACGGCCGACAGCTCTAGGTGAGGGAGGTATTTGAAAAAGAGCTTCCCGACGAGCAGCGAGTCCTGAAGACAGTATTCTCCTATGACCCCCCGTTTCACGGGCCCCGCGGCGAAATGGCCCGGTATTTCCTTATAGGACAGATCCTTTTTGCGCTCGCCCAGGACCGCCGCCGCCACCGTGTTGAGTTTATAGTTGGGGAGTTTGGCTTTCTCGGTGGCCACCGAGTACATGTCGAGAGATATTATCCCCGTGATTTTCACCTTGCTCTTCTTTTGGAAGCGGTTGATCCCCGCGTCCCAAATTTTGAACATGCCGCCCTTGTTCAGAACCCCGTACCCGTCCAACCGCATGTCGTAGACGGTGGTCAGTTTGTTGTGGATAAAGGCCCAATCGAAATTGACTATATTATAACCGGTGGCGAATTCGGGGGCGTACTGCTTAACGAACGTCATGAAGGCCAGGAGAAGCTCGTACTCGCTCTCGAACTCCAACACGGTGGGTTCGGGCAGTTGCTTCTCGCGGAGACCCTCGAGGAATTCGCTCGAGAGGTCGCACGACCCCAGGGAAAACAGAATGATGTGTTCCAGGCGCCTGGTCTGCAGCGAGTACAGCAGACACGATATTTGGATCACCAGATCCTCTTCGTTGGTGGCCTCCGGGAACGCCAGCTCGTTGTGCCCGCTAGACTTGCACTCGATATCGAAACACAGCAGCTTGTAATCGGGCCACTCGTCGGCGCCGGGCTCCCCCTCGAGGTTGTCGACCGTGCAGTTAATTTCCACGTCGCAGGACGTGGTGTGGTACTCCGGTCGCCTCACTTGAACCCGGCGGCCCTGCTCACCGATTTTCAGGCGGTACCAGCCAAACGTGATAAAGTTGGCGTTGTCGAGTACCATGCGCGTCACGGAGTCCACCGCGCCTTCGTATTTGGTGACGGTTTGGCAGAAGTTGTCGCACACGGACGACACGAACCGCCCGCTGCGAGCCTTGACGCGGTAGTAGGGTTTCTGCGGGGTGCCGTAAAAATACACGTCGGTCTTCTGCACCACGTCCACGTCGAAGCAGTCGGCCGACGCGCCGCGGAACCCGTGGCCGTAAAACTGTTTCTGTCCGCCCCCCGTGATCGAGTTGCGGATGGACGCGGCCATTTTCTCGGCCACGTCCCTGGGGCAGCGGCTACCGCAGGCCGCGTCCACTTGGTCCTTGCCCATGTAGAAGTAGGGGTTCACGCCGTAGACGTGGACGGCCACTCTCTTGCCGCACTCGGTCATCCCGAGCATAGTGATCACGGTCCCCAACGGTCGTATCAGCTCCAGAAACCTCTCGCTGTCTCTGCCGAGAGCCCCGTCGGCCGTTTCGACCGTCTCCACCATGTCGTAGACGTGGAAGCGGTTGAACCTCGGGTCGAAGTCGTCCTCGCGGAACGTCTTGGCGCCCCACGTCCGCGACCGCCGCGGCCACAGCTTGCCGCTCTTCTCAAAGTCGAGGAACTCCACCACCTCGCCATCGCGATAGGCCAGCGGGGATCGCTTGAGCGTGCCGACGTGCGTGCCCTTGGGGTAAGACCGTGGTTGGTCGTCGTCGCCGGAAGAAACTCCCTCGTCGCCGTCACGTTCGTCCAGACACTCGGGGGCGATAAATTTAAACTCCTCCTGCTCGCTCACGTACGTGTAGCGCTGCCTGGAATAGCGAGACGCGTTGGCGTTCGTTCCCGCGCCCCAATTCGCCGTCCCGGGGCCTCGGGGAAGCCCGTCCCCGGAGGACGATCGTCGCGCGAGGAAGGGATTGAAAAACGTCCTCGACGTCGTGCCTTCCATGTCTCGGCGGCGCAACGCCCGGTGCGATGGCACGGTCCGCCCTAGGTCTCAGGTGTCACACTCGACCCACCAACTCAAAAGTGCGAATGTAATAAAAACAGGGGGGGCGAGAAATATTCCGACGCGAGCCTAGAGTTCGGGATATACAACTCTATCCTTTGCGGCGGTTATATCCAGCTAGATTAGCAGCATTTATATTAATTACTAGGTTGGGCCAGCCACGGAACTGTAAAAAATTACGTACCTGCTTACTCAAAACACCACGCCCCAAACAACTGTTTTCAGAGCGCAATCCTACTCGATATTTGCTATAAAAGGAGGCAACCGGCCCCTCAGCGGCCCGCGCTGGGGGTAACGATAGGGTGTTATTTTTGTTTTGCCGTAAACGCCTCCTACGCGCCCGCCGATTTACCTATCGCTCCTCGCCGTTCGACCCACAGCGTCTCCCAATAACGCCTATCGCAACGACGTCGCCCGCCGGAGGTTTTTCGACCACCCCCTCCAAACTTTTTTTTGAATCCGCGCCCATCCGCCATCAGAACCCACGCCCCGCCTAGTAGATAAGAACCTTCGGGGCTTGGAGGTGAGATCTGTTGGCGTGCGACAGGTGCTGTCGAAACACGCTTGGGCTTGAATCGATCACGACCGTCTCAGTGTCGCGTCGCGGCTGACCTGTCATCGTGAAAGATGGAATCCAGCACTAACGTGCAGGTGAAAGGGGGCCCTCTGGGCTACGTGTACGCCATGCCGAAGAAATCTATGGAATCGGCGGACATCGCCTTGCTGGCCGCGAGGAGCGTGGACTCGGACGCCGCCGTGCTGCCGCTCGCTCGCAACCTCACCGTGGAGGCGGGTTTCGCCACGAACGTCGCGGCGGTCGCCGGCGCTCGGACGACGGGGCTCGGCGGCTCGGGCGTCACCGTGAAACTGGTGCCCACGCACTACCACCCCAGCGTGTTCATTTTCCACGGAGGAGCCTCCATCAAGCCGAGCACCCGCGCCCCGAACCTGACGCTGGCGTGCGAGAACGCGAGGACCCGCTTCGGATTCTCCGCCTATTCCCCGCCGGCCGAAGCGTCCAAGGAGACCACGGGCCTAGACATTTGCGACGCGATAGGGTGCTCGGCCGAAGACACCGTCCTGTACCTGGCGGTGACCCAACTCTTTCGGGAAGCCGTCTACCTATGCAATACCTTTCTGCACTATAAGGGCGCCGAGAAGGTCACCGTGGGGGAATGGGACGCTACGCGCATCCCTATGTACCCCCTGCACCTGTCGATGCCGGATTTTAACAGGGTGAACGCCGAACCGTTCAACCAGCGGCACAGGTCGCTCGCGGACGGCGCCGTCCTGCCCAAGGCGTTTTACAACGATGCCCTCTGCCGCCTCCTGCACGGGTGCATCCTGGGACCGTCCGGGGTGGCTCTGCGAGTCCGCAACCTGGACGCCGTGGCGCGAGGCGCCGCGCACCTGTCGTTCGACGAGAACCACGAAGGCACCCTGCTTCCTAACGACGTGACCTTCACCGCTTTCGAATCGGCCCAGGAGAGGGGCTCGGGCAAGAGCTCCGGACGCCAGGCGGGGGGCAGAGGTCAGGGAGCGGAAGCGGGCTCGTCGGGCGCCTCGGGCTTCGAGCGTCGCACCGCGTCGATCATGGCCTCGGACACCACGCTTTCTATCGAGAGCATCATCTCGGCCTCGGTCTACGAGGAAACGGCCCCCGATTTTTATACGTGGCCCATCTTAACCGGCTCGACGGACGAAGGCGGCCGGGCCGAAGCCCTCGCCTCCTACATGGCCAGAGTGGCCGGGCTCGTGGGCGCGATGGTGTTCAGTTCAAACTCAGCGCTCTACATGACCGAGATCGACGATGCCGGCGGTCCCGAGGGGAAAGACGGGGCGGGCACCCCTTCCTTCTACAGATTCTTCCAGTTCGCGGGTCCGCATCTGGCGGGCAACCCGCAGACCGACCGCGAAGGGCGAGTCACCGCGGCGACGCGGGACCGGCAGTCCGTGCCCGTCGGGGGAACCGCCAACCAGGAATTTTCGATCGACTACCTCGCCATGGCGTGCGGCTTCTCCCCGCAGTACCTGGCCAGAATGCTTTTCTATTTGGAGCGGTGCGACAGCGGCGCCGCCGCGTACCGTCACGAGTCGGACACGCTGAAGCATGTGGCGGGGGCTATCGATTCCGAGGTGGCCTGCGAGCTCTGCGAAAGAGGGCAGCGCGTGTGCTGCGCCAACACCACCGTCTACAGGCTTCGGTACAGGCTGCCCAGATTCGGCAACCCGACGCGAGGGAGCATGGGCCTCTTTGGGGCCATGACGAGCAACTACAGCGACAGCGACGTGCTGGGCAACTACGCGCCCTTTTCCGCCCTCAAGAAGGTGGAGGGCGATACCGCCCGCACCGTCATGCAAGACACGTACCGCGTGACGGTGGAGAGAGTCACGGCGGAACTGGACAAGGCGGGATTGCTGGTCAAGGAAAACCCTTCGGACCCCGCGTCCTTGGACTCGGCGATCCGCGACGGCAAAACCTTCATGAACGCCATCACCACCCTCCGCCAGGCCGTGGAGAAGGAAGCCAACCAACTCATGCAGAACCTGGTGGAGCTCCGCGATTATAAGATTCGCGAGGGGCTCGCCGACGCCAACCACACCCTGTTTCTCGCCATCGAACCGTACTCCGCCGGGCTGTGCCCGCTGCTGGCGTTGCTGGCCAGACGCAGCCTGCTGGCGGTGCTACAGGACATGGCCCTCAGCCAGTGCTCTCTGGTGATGCACGGTCAGCAGGTGGAAGCTAGGAACTTCCGCACGCAGTTCCAATCGGTCCTGCGTCGCCGCGTGCTGGATCTGCACAACGCGGGCTTCATAACGTCTCGCAACGTGACCGTGACCCTGGCCGACCAGACCGTGGTGGCGCCCGATACGTCGCAGCCGTCGGAGGAAGCCCCCCAGACCGAGGTGGACGGCGACCTAGTGAAAGTGAGCGTCGAGGTGTTCAAAGAGCTCAAAGTCAAAAGCCGAGTCATGTTTGTCGGCGGTGCGACGTCGGGCGGTTCCGAGGCCGCGCGTGCGAGACTGGCGGGCATGGCCGAGGCGTACCAGCGCCCCGACACGCGCACCGACGTGCTGAACGGCGCTCTGGGGTTCGCGATCAAACGCTACCACGCCGCGATTTTCCCGAAGGGGGGTCCGCCTAGCGGCAGCGTCGGTCCCAACGCCCAATGGTTCTGGGCGATGCTGCAGCGCAACCAGATGCCGGCCAGGCTGCTGAGCCGCGACGACATCGCCGCGATAACCTACATCAAACGGTTCACGGACGAGTACGCGGCCATGAATTACATCAACATCCCCCCCACGTGCATCGGCGAGCTGGCGCAGTTCTACCTGGCCAACATCATCCTCAAGTTCTGCGACCACAAGCACTTTTACATAAGCTCGGTGACGGCCCTGACTGCCAACTCCCGGCGACCCAAAGACCCGTCCGCGGTGCTGCAGTGGATAGACAGCCCGATAGGAGGGGGCGCGGACGTCGAGCCCGCGGCCAGGGAGATCCTAAAGAACCTAGACAGGTACCCGGACGCCTGGACGTCGACGTTCTCGTCGTCCAACCTCGTCAGATCCTACATGTCCTACAAACCGCTCATCGTCCTGGGACTGAGCATCAGCAAGTACCACGGCATGGCGGGCAGCACCCGCGTGTTTCAGGCCGGCAACTGGGGAAACCTTAACGGCGGGAAAAACGTCTGCCCGCTGATGGCCTTCGACAGGACCAGGCGGTACGTCCTGGTGTGCCCGCGGATCGGCTTTGTGGTGCAGAGCTCGGGCCTGTTCAACTCGGGAGTGAGGGAGAAAACGCTGTCCGACCAGACGCGCGCCATCATCGCGGAAGGCGGCACGGCGCCGCACGCGGCTATCTATATAATGGCGATCAAGACGATCGGCGACCGCGTCCGCGACATGGGACTGGACGATTGGGTGTCCCTGACGGAAGACGAATACGTCTCGACCCTGCTCTGCGGGCTCAACGACAAGGCGGGCGCGGGCCCGGGAGGCTGGAGCGTGGACGCGGCCCTGGCCGTCGCCAAGGAAGCCGAGTGCTCGGCCCAGACTCATTTAGGCGAAGCCGAGGCGGCCTTCGACTTCAACGCTTGCGACGAAGAGGGGGACGCGGTCCAGTTTGCGCCGCCCTCGTGCTCCACGGAGGCCCTTAAGCGACCCAACCAGGACAGTCTGTTTGACCTCGGACCCGTCCCAGAAAAGAAATCCGCCCTGTCTATAGATATGCTGTAACGACGCCGACGGTGCCGCGCTGTACACGAACCGTATAGTATTACTAATTTTTGTGCCCACAATTTCTTATTCTTCTGTTACTATTTTTATATCATATATTCTAATAAACATCGCCCTCTAAGAATTGCAGAGGCGTCTAGTGTTTTCATTCCGTCATCTCCCTGGGTGGGGTTTAACTGGGTGTAAATAACGGGAATAAATTAACTCGATATAATATTTAGATCGAGACGCGCGTACTCGAGAAACCCGAGGTTTTTCACCCCACTACGATGAGCAGGTTCCTGCAGCCTCAACTACGACGGCGCGGCGGCGGCGCGGCCGGCCCGTCCGGTACCGCAGCGGGTACGGCGAGGACGCCCGGCGGTGCGAGAGCGCGAGCCGCCGCGGACGCGGGGCAGGCCGCCAGGCCGCATCCCGGGAACGCCGCCGCGGCAATGAACAGGGCGGTGGTGGCTCGCCAGAAGCTATTCGCCATATGGGGCCAAATTCAAACCTACGCCTTCCAGATAGAGCTGTTGAAGAGATGCGATCCCGAAGTGGGGTCGAGATCGCTACGGGGGCTCAAACTTAACGCGCTGATGGTGAGGTACCTGATGGCCGAGCTGGGCCCCGGCTTGGAAGAGCAAGCGGAGATGAGACTGACCCCGCTGACCTACGGTTTGTGGCTGGCCATCCGTCGCGTGAAAGACGAGGGGGAGGCCCTGATCGCGGCCTTCGCGGACTATGTCGTCCGGCGGGACGCGCGAGAGTTTTTCGCCCGCGCCATGAACCTCGCCGGCCCGTGCCCATACCACGTAGACGTGGTTCTGGAGACCTACGGGGGCTCTGTGTCCGCGGGCGTGAAATTTCTGCACGACGCGGAGAACGTGATCAAGCAGCTCAATTATTGCCATCTCATCGTCCGCGCGACCGACGCCGCGGCCTTCCTGAAACGCCTGGACGCTTTCATGCTACTAACGGTCGGGTCCGGTTCGATCGTTCCGCCGGAGCTCTACGATCCGTCGCACCCCTGCGCGGTGTGCTTCGAGGAACTGTGCGTCACCGCCAACCGCGGAGAATCGGCGAGGCGCAGGGTGGCCGGGAAGATATGCGATCACATAACCCGCCAGACGCGCGTGCGCGGTTCCGCCGACGAGATGGCGACCCATCTGCCGCACGCGTCCAGCATACCGCCCGAAAAACGATCGGCGGCGCTGGCGGCGCTGGAGCGTCTGGAGGACGATGTGGCGCGCCGCGATACGGTCGACGGTGGATCGAACGGACAGGGTCTGTCGGTCCACGCCGCGGCCGACGCGGCCCTGGACGCGCACAACGTGTTCCTCCCCGCATCGAGCCGCCTGTACGCCGTCAGCGAACTCAAGTTCTGGATATCGTCGTCGGGCCGGCAATCGGGCAGCGGGGGCTCCGACGGTAGCACGGTGGACGCGTTCGCGGAGAACCTGGACGCCCTGGTCGAGCGCGAGAAGGCGTTCGACATACGCGCCGCTATCGTGGAGACGGTGGCCTTCGGCAAGCGCCAGCGGCACTTTGAGCGCGAATACGACGGGGAGCTGGGCGCCATGAGCGTGGTGGACCGTCTAATGCTCGGCGGGAGGGCGGTATCTCCCGATGATCTTATAGAGGCCCTGATCAAGGCTTGTTACGACCATCACCTGTCCGCGCCTCTCCTCAAACGATTGGCCGATCCCGAGAGGGCCGCCGAGGAGGCTCTGAAACGCGTGTTGGAACGTGCCACGGTGCCCGGTGCCAATCACGCCTCCGCGTCCTCCGAACGACCTTCGACGTCGGCCGGCGGCGACGGGCTAGGCGATCGCTCTAACGGCGACGACAACGATCGCGACGCCAACGACTCGGGAGACCTCAGGATGCGCGAGGACCTTAGGTGCGATGCGGACATCGCTGACAGCCGCGAAGGCTGGCTCGACTTGGTCCGGGCGGCCGCGTCCGACGCGATAAAGCGCAGGAAGATGTACGCAGACAGGCTGACCAAACGCTCTATGGCCAGCCTGGATAGGTGCGTGACCGAGCAGCGGCACGAGCTCGAGAAGACTCTCCGCATCAACGTCTACGGAGAGGTGCTCCTCGACACCTACGTGGCCGCCTACAACGGCTTTCGGTCCAGGGTCGGGGTGCTGTCGCTAGCGGGGCACCCCGAGGCCAATATCGTTGACAACAGAACGTGGGCGGATGCTTTCGATGCCCATAGGTTCATGATGACGTCCCTCTTGCGCCGTAAAGTGGACCCGGCGATGCTGCCTAGTTTAACCCACAAGTTTTTCCAACTGGTTAACGGCCCCATATTCGACCACGATCGCCACACCTTCGCCCAGCCCCCCAACACGGCGCTTTATTTCAGTGTGGAAAACGTAGGGCTACTGCCGCATTTGAAGGAGGAGCTGGCCAAGTTTATGCTTAATAGCGGCGGCTCGGGTGGATGGACCGTCAGTAGGTTCAGGGGATTTTACGACTTTAGTGGGGCCGAGGGCGTTACCGCCGCGCAGCGCCTGGCCTGGAAATATATCAAAGAACTCATCCTAGCAGCCGCGCTATTTTCGTCGGTGTTCCGCTGCGGTGAATTGAGGGTGCGCCGCGCGGATTCCACCGGCGTCGACGGCGAGGGCGAGCAGCTATGCAAGGACGGGATCTACATCACCTACGAGACAGACTGCCCTCTGATGGCCGTCCTGGGAGCGGATCGGGACGGGAGGATCGGTCCGGACACGACAGTTATCTTAGACTCGGACGTGTTTTCTCTCTTGTACGCGGTGCTCCAGCGGCTGGCGCCGGGCACCGCAGAAAGAGCCAGGGCGGAGGCGGAGAGCGAGGCGCAAGGAAACGCGAACGATTAAGCTCGCGCGCCTTCGTCCCCATGTCCCCCGACGTCTACGTGCCCACCACGTCTCCCTGCGTTCAGCTGGTAGCCTTCGTCGTCATGCACCTGCTGCTCGGATCCCTGCCTATGGTATCGTCGCAAACGGCAGCGCCAGCCGCCGCTGCTGCCGCTGCAGCCCCTGCCGCCGCCGCTGCCGCAGTTGCCGCCAACGGCAGCCAAGCCAATCCTCAGGCCGGTCCCAAAGTGACGACGACCGAACTGATGAAGAACATACAGGTGACGGGCGACGAGGCGACGTTCTACGTATGCCCGCCGCCTACCGGCGCCACTGTCATGAGACTCGAACCCCCGCGACCGTGTCCCGAAGCGCACAAGGGCAAACGATGGACGGAAGGGATCGCCGTGATCTTTAAGGAAAATATCAGCCCCTACAAATTCAAAGCCAAACTGTACTACAAAAACGTTATCCAAACGACTACGTGGGCAGGGACTACGTATAGGACCATTACGAATCGATACACGGAAAGGGTCCCCGTGCTCATCGAAGAAATTACGGATCTTATCGACCGTAAGGGGAAATGTTCGAGCGGGGCCAAGTACTTGAAGAATAATGTCTGGGTGGAGGCGTTCGACATGGACACGTATGCGCGCGAAGTGGACCTGCGGCCCTCGCGCTTCAGCACGGCGGAATCCAAAGCTTGGCACACGACCAACGACACGTACACGGTGTTCGGATCGGTGTGGATCTACAGAACCAGCACGTCCGTGAACTGCATCGTGGAAGAAATCGACGCCCGCTCTCTGTACCCGTACGACAGCTTCGCGCTGAGCAACGGGGACGTGGTGCTGATGTCCCCGTTTTTCGGGTACGCGCCGCCCGAGGCCGCTAAGGAAAACATGGGCTACGCCGCGGACCGCTTCAGACAGCTGGACAATTACTTCCAATTCGATCTCGACACCAAGCAGAAGAACAAATTGCCCTCCAAGCGGAATTTCCTCACCACCACCCAGTTCACGGTCGGCTGGGACTGGGAAGCCAAGAAGGAGCGCGTCTGCTCGATGTCGAAATGGCAGACGGTGGACGAAATGCTCCGCGCCAACTACGACGGGGGCAGGATGAGGTTCATGTCCAAATCTCTGTCCGCGACCTTCATAGCGAACTCCACCCAGTTTAACCCCGACCGTATCATCCTCGGCCAGTGTGTGAGAAAGGAAGCCGAAGAAGAAATCAAGAAGATTTTCGCCACCAAGTACAACGAAACGCACGTGCTGTCGGGCACGGTGGAATACTACCTAACCGTCGGCGGGTTCGTCGTCGCGTACCAGCCCATCATGTCCCGGACTTTGGCCAGCATGTACATTAAAGAACTGATACGCGACAACCGCACGGACGTGGCGCTCGACCTGCTCAGCCGTCAGAGTAATCCGTCCGGGAGCTCGGGGGGTGGCGCGGCGGGCAAGCGCAAAAAGAGAGCCGCCGCGGCCGTGGACGCTAACAAGATCGACGAAAACACCATGATCAGGACCACCTCGTCGGCCCAGTACGCCATGCTGCAGTTCACGTACGACCACATCCAGGGACACGTCAACGACATGTTTAGCCGCATCGCCGTAGCGTGGTGCGAGCTCCAGAATAAGGAGCGGGTGCTGTGGTCGGAAGCGCTGAAAATCAGCCCCAGCTCCATATCGTCGGCGCACGTAGGGACGCGCGTGAGCGCGCGTCTCCTCGGAGACGTGTTATCGGTATCGTCCTGCATTAAAGTGCGCCCGGAAGACGTGGTCCTCGAAAACTCTATGAAGGTGCCGACGTCGACGAGCAGCTGCTACAGCCGCCCGTTGGTCTTGTTCTCGTACGAAGCCAAGCAGGAAAAGGTGACGGGCCAGCTGGGCGAGGACAACGAGCTCATCCCGACCCGGGACGCGATCGAGCAGTGCGTGGCTAACCACCGGCGCTACTTCTTGTTCGGGGACAAATACGCGTACTTTGAAGACTATGTGTTTATTAAGATGGTGGACCTCTCCGAAGTGCAGATGCTCAGCACGTACGTGGAGCTCAATCTCACCATGCTGGAAGACAGGGAAATCCTGCCCTTGGAAGTCTACACGAAGGAAGAAATCCGAGACGCCGGCGTGCTGGACTACGCCGAAGTGGCCAAGCGCAACGCGCTCCACGAGCTCAAGTTTTACGACATAGACAAAGTGATCGAAGTGGACACGCAGTACGCCTTCATGCAGGGCCTGACCGAATTCTTTAACGGGCTGGGGCAGGCCGGCCAGGCCATCGGGAAAGTGGTCGTGGGGGCCGCCGGGGCCGTGGTTTCCACCGTCAACGGTCTAGCCTCGTTCATGTCCAACCCGTTCGGCGCGCTGGCGGTCGGACTGATCGTGGTGGCGGCCGTCGTAGCGGCGTTCCTGGCCTACCGGTACATGCACAAACTGAGGAGCAACCCCATGAAGGCGCTGTACCCGATGACCACCCAAGAGCTCAAGAAAAAGGCCAAGGGCGAAGACGGGGAAGGCGCGGGCGAGGAAGGAGGGGAAGAAGAAGAAGAATTTGACGAAAACAAACTCCAGATGGCGCGGGACATGATACGGTACATGGCCCTCATATCCGCGGAAGAACGCCAGCAGAAAAAGCTGCGGAAAAAGAAGCACGGCACCTCGGCCTTCCTGGCAGACCATTTGACCGGACTGCGGCTGAGAAATAAATCGCCGAAGTACGAAAGACTGCGGACGGATGGCTCCGAAGACGATCCCGACGACAACTACAAGGACGTGATCGTTTGAGTATTTAATATATAGTTATATATGAATAAAGTATTCTTAAAAAAAGACACAGCTCGATCGTCGTGTATTATACGCCCCACCATCTCCTTTTTCCCTTTTCCCCTTTGGACCCGATTCGGGCCGCGGGGAGATGAGTCGCAGACGCACGCATAAATCCACGGGTAACCACCCCATCGCCGCCGCTATGAACACATAGTCGACGCGTAAATTTCGTCCCCCCTTTTTCCCATCCATCTCTCGCATACACACACGCGCGCGCCCTTTCTTATTTCTAGAGACACACAACGTACGCCAATGACCGTTTACGGTTCATCATCAGTTTATTGGATTCAGAGAGAGACAGTTAGTTATACATACAACCCGCCACCACCATCGTCGTCGTCGCCGCCGGCGGTCTCGATCGAGACCGGCAAACTACAGTTCGCTCTTTCTCTAACCTACTCTGTGGCTCATCATTTGAGCCACAAACATATCGGCTTCCTGATCCGCGGACTCGTCGGCGCGGACATTGGCCCTGGCGCATTGCAGTCTGGCTACGGCGCTAGCGTCGACCGTGGGAGCCGGCGCGCTGGAGGAGTTGTTGGGTTTGGGCATCTGGGCCGGGGGAGCGGCGTGCGATTGCTCGCTCGGTCCCGAGGAGGGTGGACATTCGTGGGAAGAGTACCCGGGCTGGGGTTGCGGAACTGGGACGGCGGGAGCGCTCTGAACGGCATCTACGGGCATCGCCTGCTGGGGTTGATCGTTGGGTCTCTGAACGATCATCTGGGGCATCGCGCCGTCCAAACCGGCGGGGTTCTTCCACGGACCGGGCTGAGAGGAGTAGGGCTGCGCGCCGTAGTAAGAAGCGTCTTGAGGTCGCTGCGGCGGCATCGTCTGTTGCTGTTGAAGCGGCTGAGGCCACTGCTGGCTCGCGTACTGAGGCCCGCCGTATCCGCCCTTCAGGCGCTCCACGTCGCGTTGCAGCGAAGTCACGGCGCCCAGCAGCCCCGCGATGGCGTCTCCTTGCATACCGCCGCGATCGCGGGCAGGCGGGAAGGCGTCGGACGTATCCATGTGTTCCCCGTCTCGATACGGGTGTCGCGACGGTGCCTGAGACCTATCGGGGCCAGGCTCCCCGGGGTAGTAGGGGTCCGCGTCCGCACGCGTTTCCCAGTCATGGGGCCGTTTGCGTCCTCGTCGACCGCCGCATCCGCCTCCCCCGTCTATGTCGCCGCGACCGTTGTTCCATCCTCCGCGGTCCGACGTTCCACCGTCGCGGCGCGGTCCCTGCCTGCGTTCCGATTCGTACGCCTCCAGCAGACTCATCAGTCTCGCCTCCAAGCTCCCTCCGGGCGGCCCGCCTGACCAGTACTGCCCGAGCCCGCCCGGGCCGTGGAGGAACGTCCCGTAGGGCATCTGAGGGGTCAACTGACCGGTGGACGGCGGTACGTACGACGGCATCCCAAAATGAGAGGATTGTTGATGAAAGTACGGAGACGGGGGCAGCTGCTGATAGGTCTTCATGCCGGAGGCCATTTCCTCAGCGCCGCCCGCCGGAACCGCGGTCTGCCCCGCGTGTCTGTGGTGTTGGTGCTGCTGTTGCTGAGCGGCCACGAGCTGGTTATAGCAGGACATGGGTACCCACAGAAAATCGTTGCCTGGCGGAGACGGTCCGGAACACCCGGACGGCGTGCTCATTCTCTCGAGACGGGCGTCGGGCGCACCGCTCTCTTTCGCCACCGCGCCCGTCGAGTTGTCGGCGGCTGCGCTCTCCGCGTTCGGCCGAGCGAGTAGACGCGGCGGTCCTCCGGGTGGCGCTTTGACCTCCTCCGACTGGATTCGAATGGCAGTCCCGGGAACGCCGTCTCGTTTTTGAAGAGGGTCGGCGCTGGCGCTTTCGCCGCCCGGCGCCGCCTCCTCCCGGACTTCCGCCTCCCCTCCCGAGAGGCCGTCTCTAGCCAGCTTCGTCCTAACCGACGCCTGCAAATATTTGTGCCCCGAGATGCCGGCCATGCGCCGCCTCTCCGCGACCAACCGCCACCTATCTCTCAGTAGCATGTTGTTGACGGCCGTGCCGAGAAGAGCTCTGCCCATCGCGCCCTCGCTGGGCTGCCATATCTTGTCGCCTAACAGGGTCTCGGCTTCTAGCGCCGCGGAGATGACCTCGCGTTTCGATTGGGGCGAGAGGCGCTTAAAGGGCTCCACGGCCCCCTCGACGCTCGTGTCGTAGTTGACGATGGTCCCTATTCTTCGCCCCAGCAGGCAGAGGGCCACGTGCGCGAAGAAGGTCTCGTCCGGCGTCTCGCCCTCTTGGAGGCGTCTCGACGATAGGGATACGGACGGCAGGTAGTTGGTCACGAGGTAGAGGAGCTTTTCGCCGGGCGACAGAGATTTTTCCGCGTCGCCGAAAATTTCAGAGCTGGCCGCGGACGATAGCGTTTTGACAAACTGGGGGCAGTTGATTTTCCCCAGGAAGAACAGCCCCAAGTCGTCGTCTACCAAGCACAGCACGGCCCCGACGGTGCAATTGTGGCGGTGGTCGATGTTAATCGGCAGCGGGGCGGGCGGGGGCAGAGCGGCCCTAGCATCCTCCCTCCGCAGCGTCAATTCGTCGCCGTCGTCGCCCTCGTACAGGGCCAGGTAGCCGGCGACGTAGATCGCGGGGTAGTCGGCATCGTCGTACGTTAGGTCGTCGTTAGTGTATATGGTATCCGACTGGCGCGATGGCGTTTCGTCGTCGTAGACTTGGGGGCGAGATTTCGTCGAGCGGTTCTGTAGATCCATGCGGCGGCGTGTGCGTGTATGTGTGTCTCTATGCGCGCGCGTTCAGGGCGCGGACGTAAACTTTGGTACGAACCCCAGACACAGGAAATAATGCAGGTCGTAATCTGTTTCCACGTTAAATGAGGCGAGGATCTTGCTGTCGAAGAGGGACGCTCGAGGGCGCTGCAGTTGCATCAACGCCCCCAGGCCGCGCTCGTACTGCAGGGTGACGCCGTCGTGCGTATCAATCACTTCGCGGACGGATGCCACGTTTGTGCGACACCTGTTCTCGAGCTCCAGCGCGGTCAGTTTTAACAGCGCCGTCTGAGAGCGCGCGGCGGAGACGTCCAAAATACGTCTCGTGCTCATCCTCGGGCCGTTCTGCACGTTTTGCCCCTCCAGGCACACGGCCACCAATCCGGGAAACAGCTGGCTCAGCTCTATATCCCTGTTGATCCGGTAGACGGGTGCCACGTATTTTTGGAACAGGAACGCGACGTTACGCCCGTCGCTCTTAATCGCGCTGTCGGGGGTCGAGCCGCCCGGGCCGCGAGAGGCCTGGTCGCCGGGAACCGCTCCCGGGATAAACGCGCCCAGTTGAAAAGCGTTGCGCGTGCGGTCAGAGTACACGTTGGTGTTCCACAGCAGCCGGCGGAGTAAAAGCATGGCGACTATGGAGTCGACGGTGGCCCGAAGTAGCGTTTGGTCTTCCATGAGAAAGAGGGGCTGGGCCCGGCCGAGCAGGGCCGCGGCCGCATGGTTTACCTGATCCGCATAGGCGGTCTGATCGGCGTCTATTTCGGAAGCCACGCCGCTCTTGGGCAGCGCGTCGGGGGCAGGGGGCAGGATGCGGTTCTTGACGAGCGCCGCTAGCACGCTGTGTCCGGAGAGCGCGTCGCGTTCGTAACTCGCGCCGGAAGCCGCGAACTGGCCTTTGGGGAGGCGGGATTGATCGAACGCGTAGCGGGGGCGCGTTCCTTCTTCGGAAATTTTCGTCGCCATATGATCGAGGTACAGGGAGGTGTTTTCGATCAGAGTGTAAAACGTGTCCGGGGACCTCGACGAGGGAGCACCGCCTCCGCCCGTACTGCTGTAGAAGGCGTACAGGCACAGTAAAGCGCATTCCAGGGCCGAGTAGTGCCGGTTGCCCACGTACAGGCGTCCCGATGATTGTAGGGACACGACCACCGCCGCTACGAACGTGCGCGATATGCGCCCTCCCTGGTAATCGATGCGTTTGGTGGCGGCCGGCTTTTCCATCACCAGCGACTCCTGCAGGGTTCTGTACCACGTCCCAAACACGACGCCGGTCGATCCGCTCGCCCCGCGCGTCGCGTACACGACCTTAAGCATATCCACCGGCAGGTTCGTGTCGTAGCGGAGCGACGGGTCCGTCTTAACTATCTGTACGTCGCGGGGGCTGTCGTCGACGGTCCCGTCCGGGACGTCCGCGCTTTTTGCCGTCGCGCCGGAATCGTTGTCGGCGGCCGCGTCGGCCATCTCCGCGGCGGCCGCCGCGCTCTCCAGATCGGCCAGAACGGCGGTCATTTTCATGAGCTGGGTTTCCAGGGGTTTCAGCCGCCTGTCCACTTCGTCCGTCATCGTCGCCGCACGCGCGCCGAGGTTATCCAGAGCCGCAGAAGCGGCCGCGTTCCTAGCCGTGGCCGTGGCCAGTCGCGCTTCCATCGATTCCCTAGACGGATTAAAAACGGGGTCGAGCCAAAATCTGGGAGGCCACGGCGGCGCTATGAAATTCCTGACGTCGCCGATGCGTACCGAAACGCTGTCCTCTATATCCATCGCGTCGAACGCGAACATGATGGCGCGGGAGGGCGCTCTGGCGTGGGAAGTTGATGAGGGATAGGTCAAAGCGTGTGCGCGCGTCTCTCTCTCGGCGGTGCCTTCCCGGCTACATATACACGCGGAGTAGCTGCCGCCTCGACGGCGAACAGGCGCGTCTGTCGTGCGGGCTCGACGCGCGGGGGGTCTTTGACGCCGGCCTGTTTACGCGTTTCGTGCGAGAGTAACGAGCATGTTTGCGAGTCTCCCCATCGCCGACATAGGCTGCGCGCGTGGTTTGGGCTGAGTCCGGTGCGTCTGTTCCGATGGCGGCGTAACGCGCGCCGGCGGATCGGTCTTATTTACATGGACGGTTGCCGGGGCCCGAGGTTCAACCACTCCCCCCGATGACTGGGCGCGCGCATCGGCGCGTTTACACGATTTCTGGGTGGCGTGTTTGCGCTTTTCGGCAGACTTGGGGAGGCCGCGTTTAGACTGCGGTACCCTGTATTCGGCCGCTCGCGATAAGACGCTGACGAGGCCGGTAAAGTCGGCGACGATGCTCCTGCGCTTCAGGTTGGTCACGCGCAGGACCCTCAACCCCTTCCTGGCGATAAACACCAGCGTGGGGTAGATGCTAACGCGGTCTTGCCCCGGCGGGGCGACGCTCTCCACCAGTTTCGCCGACTCGATGATTTGACGTAGGCCGGTTCTGGTCTGCTCAATTTTACTTTCAGTGGCCATATTGCTCGAAAACCTGCACGTTTTCAACTCTAGAATCACGCATGCACACTCCGAGCCCTGGGTGGTATCAACCCCCGCATCCCCCGCCTTATTACGTATAAGACATATACAGTCCGGTCTACGCCGCCCAAGGTTAACCTCAAAGACCAATAGCAACTCCCGCGCCGATTTAAGAGCATCAGGTGAAGCGACGTGCCTCAAAACTCCCACGGTCAGCTTTCCCGCCCCCTTTCGCGCTCCCGAACGCATTTGCATCGCGTCCATAAGAAGCGCACGGTAAAATCTGTTGTGGCCCCGGACGCCGGCGGCTAACCTACGTGCCCTAGCCGTAGCGGCGGAGGGGACCCTCGTCTTCCTCCTCGCCGGACGAGCCGCCTTCCCGCTCCGCTTGACGCCGACGCCGCCGCCACCGCAGGAACCGGTCTGTTTCCGCCGGGATGGCCCCGTTGCGTCGTCAACACAGCCGCGCCGCGAAGACGATGTCCCCTCCGCCTCCCGTGCGCGTGGTGCGCTTCTACATGGACGGTGCATTTGGAGTGGGGAAAACCAGCACGCTATTCAAGCTTCGGGAAGCGGCGTCCGGCATGCAGGTGCTCCACGTCTGTGAGCCTATGCGATATTGGAGATGTCTTTTTGTGGACGTGGTGGAGGAAGTGTACGACACTGCTGCCAAACGGCGTTCCGGCGAAATGAACGATAGACACGCCACGGCCATAATAACCACGGCCCAGCTGCAATTCGCGAACCCCTACGTGGTGCTTCACGACCGCTGCACGGGGCTTTTTGGGCCCCTGTCCGGCACCCGAGGAGAGCCCGACCTCCTCGTCATCTTCGATCGCCACCCGTCGGCGGCCTGCCTGTGCTTCCCGGCGGCGCGCTACATCCTGCAGGACATCTCCGTGGAGGTGCTGATCACCCTGGCGGCCAACCTCCCGCGAGAGTCGCCAGGGGGCAACATTTTGGTAGCCTGTCTGGACGACGAAGAGGAACACCTCCGGCGGCTCACGGCGCGCGCCAGGCCGGGCGAGAAGCTGGACGAGAATATGCTGAGGGCGCTGCGCGTGGTGTACTGCATGCTCATCAACACTATAGATTTCGCCAACACTCAAACCAGGCGCCGCAAGAGCGAGAGCGATTGGGAGAGGGACTGGGATAAGCTGCCGTGGTTCGATGAGGGGCGGCGGGCGGAGCTGTTGGAGATAGGCTCGAGTATGGAAAGGCCCGAGGTCCCCTGCTTGGAAAAGACCCTGCTCGTGCTATTTAAGGTACCGCAGCTGTGCGACGCCACCGGCAAGCTGCTCAGAGTGTACGCGTGGGGTCTGGGAACGATGTTGTCTAAACTGAGGGGGCTTCGTATCGAGAAATTGCAAATGGACGGCAAGACGCCCGACGAGTGCGCGGCGGACGTGTTGTGCGCCGTGAGTAATATGTTGGCGACGCGAGCATCGTTTACGGATCGATACGAGCTAGAGGAGGCCGTATTCACGTTCAACGACGAATGCAGTTGAGCGTAAACGCTCTCTAGACGATGGACGTTACGCGAAGCAAACCTCGCGTTTGGGAAACCCACCATGGCGTATATCAAATAAACTTTTATACAAGTTCGCTTCGTCGAATATGTCTTTGTGTCTATATAAAGGGGGGTGTATATAAAAACGCGAGCGTGGCGTTATCGGAGGGCACACTCGAGAACCCGGCCGCCTCTGAAGCGGAGGAGGAAGAGGATGGTGGGATGCGGCGTGTGGGCGTGAGCATCCGCCTTGTTGTTATGCCGCGCGTCTCCCCTCATTTCACCGAGCGCGATATAGCACGGAAAAGGGGACGCTCATAAGGGGCGTGCGGGCATCGGCCTCGGCAGACCAGTTCTACTGCGAACGACTATAACGAGAGGCCGGGGGCTGCAGCGGCGAACGCGGTTCGCCGCGTTCTGGGACTATGATATGTCATCGAGGCAGGCTGGTCGCGGTAGCGCTGCTGGCGACAGTCTGCGGTGCGTATGCAAATCCGGCCCGCGCGCCGCGGGCCGCATCGAGGTCGTATAGAGGACGGCCATCGCGCGGCAGCGTATGGCTGGACGCGGTCTTTTTCGTTTCCTCGCATCTGCCACCGCCCAACGGCTTCACGCGCGCGACCGCGACCTCCCTGAAATGGAATTTCGCGAATTATACATTTTTTTACGTCTCGGAACAGTTGAAGGGGGTATTGGGGGGCTCGCTGCTGTTTTTCAAGGACACCGATATGGCTAAGATCACGACGTTCTCCCGACCCAAGTCGAGGTTGCTGGTATCTGGAAATATCGTACAGTATCTCATGAGCGGCTCGGTCCCGTCGAATCCCTTCCTGACCGTACCGATCCCGCACAGCGACGCTATGGTACCCGCCAACGACAATAATTTAGGAGCGACTTTCGGCTACCCCGCGCGCGAACCGTCCTCGCACAACCCGCCGAAGACGTACGAAGAAATAGACATGCCGGATCTGCTGCGCGCGAATGATACTTTCGTCCTGACCAGCACCATCTTCGGCGGGGGCAGACAGACTTGTTTCGTCGACGCCATGGCGGTGGTCCTACCGAGGCACGTCAGGCTGGTCAGGACGATGAGGTTTGGGTCCGACCACGCGGAGGTGATCATGAAGTTTGGGGTGGACTTTGCGACGCTGACCATCTCCATGCGCTACGACCGACCGATCGAGCTGATTCTGGTCAAACAGAACGCTCGCTCCAACATCATCTGGCCGTCGTACGGCTCCGTGGAGCCGGTGCACAGCCTGCCGAACACGGCTTTCAAAACGTACGTGATCGGGCCGCGCACCGACCGCTCGGATACCGAATACAGGATAATGGTTGACATGGCGACGATCGCCGACGAGTCCCTGGACAGACTCTTCCAGTCGTCCCAGGCCCACGTTACGATGCTGACGTTCGCATCGAACGCGCCGCTCGACGGCGACGATGCCTACTTTTTCCGCCTCGTCATAACCCGCCTCTGGATGACCGTAGTCTCCGCGATCCACGGGGCGTACAGAATCGCCTCCATTAGCCTCGAAGACCTGATATCGGCGGAGGCCGACGTGAAACTGCTCGCCGAGAGCATATTCAAGCTGGCCCTGAAGGGGGATCCGGACTCGTTTTTCATGCAAACGAACACGCCCATCGGCGGCCTGAAGGGCCTCCACCTCAAGATGCTCCTGACCAGCCTCATACGCGACATGGCCATAGAATCCTACCGGGCGCCGTTTTCGATGGACCGAAAGCGCGACGCGCTCAGGCTGGCCTACGTGTTGGACGTGCGGAACGAAGGACGGGGGTCGCTCGGGGACACGGCGGCCGTGGTAGCCTTGCGGCTCATCGAGGCCATGCACGACGAGACGCTGTTTAACACGAGAGAATGGAACAGCACCACCCGCCACGCCTCGTTCTACGCGTTCATGGCGCTGCTGCGAGCCTCCTCGCCCGACAACAAGGACGCGATCAGGAACGCTCGCCGGGGCCTCCTGCTCGCCACCTCCATGTGCACCGAAGAGCACCTGGCGGCGAACCAGCTCTCGGTGAAAACCGCCTTTGTCCGAGTCGTAACCAAAAGCGGCCCCTTCTCCATTCTCGACACCTACAGCCCGTGCGCCACCTCCCTGCGCGGCGACATTTCCGATTACGCGCATCGCGTGCACTCGATGCTGAACCTGGGCGGCTTGGACGAGATGGTCACGTACATGGAAAAGGCGCCTCAGGGAGCGGCCATGGCCGCCGAGGAGTTGGCCGACAAGGGCGATAACATCATGAACACCTGGCACGACTCTATCAAGACGCTGGCCAAGGCGTACGTCCGAGAGGTCGTGGAATGCCCCGGGACGGAAAACAGCCTGGACAGCGCCGTCATGGTCATACCGTCCGGCGAGTCGTCGAGCTACGTGCTGACCCGCAAACCGGGACCCAAAGGCGTGACGTACAAACTGGACGGAGTCAGCATCAGCAACCCCCTGGTTCTCACGTTCGTCGTGGCGGGGACCTGCGTCTCCTCGGCGGCCACCATCCCGCCCGTCAGACTGCCCAGACCCACGGGGCACGCGTCGTGCCCGTACTGCGGGTGCGTGCTGTTGAGATACACCCACGGCGGTATGGTACGCCACGCCATCTTTGTGGACAACCTGAGACTACAGCAAGAATTGGTGGCCGGACTCAATTCCAGCGTGCGCTACTTTGACCCTAGCGACGCGGCGGGACGCGGTACGTCCCTGCTGCTCTTTCCAAACGGGACGGTCGTGCGGATAGTGGCCTTCGAGGGCGAGATGGTGCTCGTCATCTCCGACACCTTCATTTCTATGGCGGTGGTGGGCTCGCTGCTGGCCTTTATGGTATTAGTATTTACCATTCGCATGATCGTCAACTATTGTCGCGACAACCGGTACGAGGCCCTAATAAACTTGGATTAGGAAACCGAGAGAGATAGAGAGCGCTTCTCCGCGACACACTACCTCTTACATACTGTGACGCAAAACACCACAACGTATCTCAATAAATATTTTTACGTTGTTAAATTTTATTCGAGATACACGGTTTTTTCTTTCCTTCGTCGCGTCGCGGCTAGTACCGGCACACGCTCCTCGTAGTGTAGTCGGGATGGGGGGAGTAATACACGGCGTAGTTCCACCATTCAGAGTGGCTTTCGTACACCGTGTACGTTTCCGAGTGTCGGCTATCGGCCGTTCCCGGGAGGACCCCGAGGGGTCTATGCGCGGTCCGGATGTCCGATCGGGCGCGTGGGACGGAGAAGTTCACCCGCCTCCGCGGCACGAGGCTACGGAACGAGCTCCATCTGCCGGGGGTGTGCTGGTGCCGGCAAACCACTTCGGTCCGTTCCGTAGTCCTATCGTGGGCGGTTTCTTCGATGCGCCACCGGACGTGTCTGGAGCTGCTGCAGACTCTGTCGGCGGGGGGAGGCGAGGGCTGTTCCGCTCCGCGGGGAGGGTCCCGGACCTGGGCGCGGGGTTGGGTAGGATGCGTCCTCTGGGACATCACACTTCCGAACGGTCACTCGCTCGCTCCCTCTCTCGACCGATCCGCGAACTCGGCGTACGATTCGGACCCGCTTCTCAGGACCTCCCGCGCCGTCTGTGATTGGACGGGGCATTGCTCCTGCTTATATACACCAAAGTCGAGGGTGATGTCGGAGGGAGTCATTCGGAAAAATGCGGACAGCGCATCCGGCGAATACCTCGTCGGGGTGGTTAGAACAGATTCCGCGGGACGTTTTTCTGCAGACGCTTGCACATTCCAGGTTCAAATAAGCGTTTGCCGTCCACGGAACGATCGTTCCATCCGTTACGATCGTATCAGGGGCAAAAGGACGGGACGCCCGCTTCCTTTAGGCGCGCGTCTATCAGCGCGCTGACATAGACGCCCATGTGTCTCGTCATGGGAGTATCCGCGAACGCCGACGAGGCGATCACGTCCAGCGCGACGCACATGAGATCGGAGTTGTCCATGGTCCTGCATTCGCTGGAAGCGATGCGGGCCAAGTCTTCACCCCTGTACAGGCGGTCTAGGATGTGGGTCATTTTGTCCACCCGGACTTCGTTATACTGGGGGGTCGGGAGGAGGAGGTCCAGCAGATCCTCCGCGGTTTCTAGCAGCACGTTGGCGTCCTGGACGAGGGAGTCGAAGTGGGGCGGGGTATCGTCGTCGGGCACGGCGTCCGCGCCGCGGAAATCGTTTCGCGCTACCACTTCGGCCGCGGCGCCCGCGAAGGTCGCGCTTCGAAACAGGGCGTTCACCGTATCGGCCAGCGCGTGCTCTTCCAGCGGGGGCGCGGGGAACGCCTCCGGGTCCGCCGCGTAGCTTAGACACAGGTGTTCTATCAGCGGGTAGCAAGTGGGCAGGTTGAGCCTGGCCTGCGTGTATTGCAGGATGACAAATTTCTGGGTGGGGGTCACGTTCTTGGGCAGCGACCCCCCGACGAAGGGCGGGCTGCCTCTACCGAACGTCGCCTCTATGGCCGCGTTGATTTTATCGCGGCTGTTGTCCAGCTCCGGTTCCAGCCCTTCCCAGCACTCGGTTTCCTCGCTAAGCGCCACGTCCGCCCTGCAGTACACGGCCCACAGGTGAACCAGAGACTTGGTAGGTCTACCTCCCCCGCCATCGCCCCTAAACCTCCAAATGTTCACGACGCGAGGGATATATTTCACTTGAACGAACGCGCTTATGGCGGCGCTTTTTTTCCTGGCCCCCGCGGAGGAGGCCGATTTCCCGTCCGCCTGGTAGTCGTCGGTCGTCGCGTCTCTCGCGTGCAGGCGGATCTTATTGGCCATCCGCTGCATAACGGTGGTCGTGGCCGCCGCCCTGGCCGACGTGATGACCACATCGACGCGGTCGCTACATTCTTCCTCCCCCACGAGCCCCTTGCGCCTGATCGGAATGCCGTCGAAGAGCCCTTCCGCGAGATTGATTAGGGACTGGGGCAGGTCGGTCAGGCGAGCCTGCGTCAACGCGAAGACGCGCTCGTCGGTCTCGTAGACGAACCCGGTGTACGCGTTGATGGTCGTCGGAGAGTCGAACAAGTGGATCACGCGTTCTTCCGGCGAGTCTTTGGCCACCGTGATAAGCAGCCCCGACGCCACGCAGAACGAAACGATATGTTCGGCGAGAACCGGGTCTTGGACGGACACCTCCTTATGGCCGCACAGGTCCCGCTCGCTGCACCCCGCGTCGTGGTTCAGCATATCCACCATGTCGATGAACATTTCGCCCCCTTCCGGAGGCAGCGCCCACTTCATACCGCGGCGGCAGAGTTCGGTGCGCACGTAATTCGCCATCAGCCTCTCCTTCCCCTGAAGCCCGCGTAGAGTCAGTCCAAATTTGGCGATTTCCCCGCAGAGGCCATCGTCTAGGACGGGCCTCGAGATAGCGATCAGGCAACCGCCGCAGAAGAAGTACGCCTTGGTCCCTCCACCGGCCACGTAGAAAAGCACACCCTTGTGTTCTATAGTACTATCGTACTTAAAATCCATGGCGAGGCGTTGAGGCGTTCCTCTCGGTGACGCGCGATCGATTCGACTGAGAGCGGAGGACGGTCCGTCCGATGTTTTCCCTTCTTACCAAGCTCCCCCGGTCCCTCGGATAAACCGCTTTCTATCTATCCCTCTTTACCCCCCACGATACGCAGGGATCGGCGGTTCGCTGTAAACGATTCTACCTAACACCGCCTACCGGTAGGTTGGAGTATTTGTCAAAGGGGAAAACCATAGCGCCCGGCCCGTATATACGCCCACAGCGCAGTACCCGGCATTTCTACCGCCAGTCCACCTCAACCGCCGTCTTATCTTCGGAAAGGTCCATTGTGAACTACTTCGCGGGCGGAGAAGTATACGAAATGTGATGACGATATGGGCGGTGTCAAACGGGCCAGAATAACGGACGGCTGTAGACCCTAGACCGCTCGCAACAGAGCGTTGAAACGATACACGGCTATACCAGCTACGGGGTTTCCCCTCGCTCGAGGCCGACGGACGATAGGCCCTCGTTCCCTACAGAATCGCCGGAACGATGGGGCCCGACGGGGACGGTCAGGACGACATGGTGCCGCTGTTGACCGCCGACAACGATGGCGCCATCGCAGCAGCGCAGGCGGCCCTACAGCTCAACACACCCGCGCCCATGCCCCTACCTACGTGCAAAAGCGTCGTGGACGATGAAATGGGAGACGCTATCGAGTACGTGACTCTATCGTCGTACGGCGGGGACTTTGATTTCTACGGGACCTCGGACAAAGACGTACCGTACGGAGCGCACCCGATTTTCACGCGCCGGGTCCTGCTGTTCTTCGTAACCACGTTCCTAATACGCCCCGCCTGCTGCGGCGCCTTCCTGACCTACAGCAGGTTCACCGGCGACCAGGTCTTAGCGATCCTGGGCATCGCGGTGACGGTGTCGTTCTACGCTTTGCTGGCGCTCCACGCCTACATTATACGCCGTAACGTTATAGCGGACCGCATGCCGCTCAATAAAACGCAAGTCGTGGTAATGGGCCTGCTCTCGGCCTGCGGGCCCGTAGCCTTCGTGGCGACGGCGTACGTCCAGACGTTTAACCGGCGCGAATTCTTCGACCGCGTGCTGGCGGCTACGACTACACAGGACGCGGACGTTAGCGCCGCGGAGACGCTGACCCTAGTCACCTGCCTTACCATGCTAGCCAATTTGGTCTACGCCATCATTTGCGTAGGCGACGCTCTGGGGTTCATCCTGCCGCGCCTATGGGTGGGGGCGGTCATGAAAACGTACGTGCCGTTCTGAGGAGGAATGGACGGCGCGGGGTGGCGGTGAGGTGGGAATGGGAATGCTCGGCGATTAACGTTCGGAGTAAGAATAAAAACGTATGCCATTGGTTAGCACCGTCGTCTTCGTCTATTGATGAGGGGGTCGTTTGAATATCGCGGGTCTGCGCGGCCGGGGAACGAGTCGTCTCTTCCGTTGTGGGGCATAAAAGGGTAAGGTCTGGAGCGCTGCCTATCAGACCGTTATACGACGGCGGGGTGTTAGCGGGAGCGGATTTGTCTTTCTTCCCTCCCTTCAAATCGCTCTGCGGCCGGCGCGATCGGGCGAGCGTTCGAAGGGAGGCCCGTCCCGACCCAAAAGGTACGGCGAGGAGCCCCGGCAACGGGGCTCCTGCGACACGCCCCCCGGAGCTTCCTCACTTTTCCCCTCCCCGCAACCGTCCCGCTAAAACCTCGTCGTCGGGGCCCATTTGCGTTCGTTGTGGCGCATAGAAAGACGGAGTCGACGTACTAGTCGAGCTCTATTTAAGACCGTCCATCGCGACGGTAGCGTCGTTGCGGTGCGTGGCCATCATCGTCCGCAGACATGGCGAACCAAACTCCGCAGCCCCTGACCCCCTCGCTGGCCCCGTTCAGCGCCGCCGCGGCGATGGCGCCCCACGATCGGATCCTGACCACCATCGAAATGACGTCGCACCGAACCATGTTCGACTACTTCAGACAGTTCAGCTCGGACGACAACGGCAGGTATGCCGCCCAATTCGACATGCTGCTCGGAACCTACTGCAATACGCTGTCGTTGGTCCGCTTTCTGGAGACCGGCCTGGCCGTGGCGTGCGTTTGCACCCGAGCCCCGGACCTGGCCTACATGAACGAAGGGACCGTACAGTTTGAGGTGCAGCAGCCCATGATAGCCCGCGAGGGTCCTCACCCGGCCGACCAGCCGGTCCACAATTACATGGTCAAGCGGGTTTCGCGGAGGTCCTTGAACGCGGCCTTTGTCGTGGCCGCCGAAGCGCTCGGCCTGCTCTCGGAAGTCTCGCTGGATGGGACGGCCATCGCCTCGCACCTCAGAATGAGAGCCATCCAACAGCTGGCTAGGAACGTGAAGACGGTGCTCGATTCCTTCGAGCGCGGGTCGGTCGACCAGATGCTGCGCATCCTGATCGAAAAGGCCCCGCCCGGACCCCTGATGATACCGCTGTCGAGAAGCATTATCGAAGGCCGAATGGCGGGCCGCGTGGCGCGCGCCAATCTGGTCTCCGAGCTGAAACGGCGGATTGTCACGGACCTGTTCATAATGAGCAAGCGCGGGGTCGGCCGCGATGGGATCCTAAACATGCTATCCTCCATGATCAACTCCACGCAACAAACGCTGGCCGTGCCCAGGCTGACCCACACCGACTCGCGCGGACGCATGGTGGACGGCGTGCTGGTGGTGACCAGCACCATACGCCAGAGGCTGCTCTCGGGCATCCTGGAGCTCGTCGACACCGAAGCGGTCGTGCCGGTGACATACGGCGAAATGATGATCACCGGGACCAATTTGGTGACGGCCGTCATACTCGGCAAAGCCGTCCGGAACATGGACGACGTGGCGCGCTACATTCTCAGCCTGCGGGAAGAACAGGCGGCGGAACGGGTGGACGAAGTTCTCCAGGGGCTCGACGAGCGCCCCCAGACCGATCGGGTGAAAGCGGAACTGGTCACGATCGGCGACAAACTGATATTCCTCGAAGCTCTAGAGCGCCGGGTCTACCAAGCCACGCAGGTGCAGTACCCGCTGGTAGGGAACGTCGACTTGACGTTCCTCTTGCCGCTAGGCTTCTACCAGGGTCGCATGGACAGGTACGCGAGGCATTCGGGGGATTACGCCCCCGAACACGGATCGGTGGACGCCAGAATGTTCCCGCCGCAGCGCGTGCACTTTTACAACAAGGACGGGCAGCTCCAGGAGCTCTCCCTAGCGGACTCCATAGGCACGCTGTGCCATCCCTCGTTCCTAGAAGTGGACCCCACGCTCGAACACCTCCGCGCCTCCCAGCGCGACCTGGGAAGCATTTTCGGAGCGTACGTCTCCACGCACCCCGTCGTCGGCCTCGAAGACGCCGTCAGGAACTTTTACGACCGCTGGTGGCAAATGTTGCCGGAAACCCCGCGATGGGTGCTGGAATCGAACATGACAGCGGCGCAGTTCCTCTCGACGGGCAACGCCAATTTGGGGTTGGAACTGCATCCCGCCTTCGACTTTTTCGTGGTGCCCGCCGACGTGGAGATCCCCGGTCCGCAGACCCCGCCGCAAGTGATGGCCGGCGTGGCGGGGACGTGGCGCGTGTGCAACGGTAATATCCCCCTGCCGCTGTGCTCGAGCGACTTTAGGGACGCGCGGGGCGCAGAGCTGGCCAGCCACCGCCACCGCCTGTCGACCGCGACCATAGAAGCGGTCACCGCGACGTTTACGGACACCAGCTACCCGGCGGCGCTCTACCTCGTCGAGGCGCTGGTGCACGGCAGCGAGCGCATGTTCGGGGTCCTGTCTCGCCTCATCATCCAGTGCATAAGGAGCTACTGGGACAACTCTCGCCGGGTGGCCTTCGTCAACAGCTTCCCCATGGTGGCGTACATCGAAACGTACCTCGCCGGCGGGGAGCTGCCGGAAGAATGTACGAACATCTACAAAGACCTCATGCGCCACACTCGCGCGTTGCGGGCCTTGGTCACGGAATTCACGTGTCAAGGCGAAGCGTTTGGCGAACAGGGCCAGGAAGAAATCAACCACATGATGACGGACAGGACTCTATTGCCTCCCCTGATCTGGGACTGCGACGCGCTCGTGTACAGGGCCGCGGCCGCGAGAGACAGGACCGTCTCCCTGAGCGTCGGCGGGGCGCAGAACTACTCGGTTCGGCCGTGGGCGGATCTGCAGGAAGTCGACTTCCGACGCACCGGCAACACGCTCATCCACAACCGACCCGTGCGGAACAGCGCCGAGCACCGCCAGAGGATCACGCCGCACCACGACGTGGAATGGACCACGTTGAGCAAAATCTACTATTTCGCCGTCGTGCCGGCCTTCTCCCGCGGGAACTGCTGCACCATGGGCGTGCGCTACGACAACGTCTACGCCACCGCCCAGTCCGTGGTCGTCCCCGAGGTGGCGGCGGACGAAGAACCCGCCCTGGGCCCCGAAGACCCCCGCCACCCTCTCAACGGACGAAACTTGGTCCCCAATACGTTTAACGTCCTGTTCCACAACGGCAGGCTCTCGGTGGACGCCGACGCCATGCTGACCCTGCAGGAGGTCATCAACAATATGGCCGAACGGACCACGGGCATCATGTGCGGCGCGGACCCCGACGTCGGCGCCTCGGTGGCCTCCACCCGGAACCTGCGCACGTTCGACGGGACGCTGCACCACGGGCTGCTCATGATGGCCTACCCGCACAACGACGAAACCATTTTGGCGGGCACGTACTTTTACCCGGCCCCCGTCAACGCTCTGTTCGCGTGCCACGACCACCTGGCGTCCATGCCCGGGCTGAACGAAAACGTGCGCAATTCGGCGCGGGACGTCCCGCCCGTGCCCACGTTCCTGGGAGCCAACTACTATTCGTCGGTCCGCCAACCCGTGGCCAAGTACGTGCGCGAAAGCCGCTGCGACCCCAACGACCTGTCGTACGCGCTCATGGCCTGCTACTTCAAATTCGGGCCCGTCGCCCTGACCCACCAGCTGAGGACGGGACTGCACCCCGGGTTCGCGCTGACGGTGCTGCGGCAGGACAGGTTTTTGGCCGACTCGGGGCTCTTTGCCGAAAGAGCGTCCGAATCGTACTTTCTGGGCCAGATTTCGGTGACGCGCCGCCCCCACGCCGGCGGAGTGCAGTTCTCGCTGACGCAGCCCCGGGCGAACGTGGACCTCGGGGTCGGGTACACGGCCGTCAGCACGCCCTTGCTGCTGCGCACGGCCGTCACCGACATGGGCAGATCCACGCAGAGCCTCTACCTGACGCGCGGCTCGGCGCCCATGCTGGACGCGGCGGTCGACGAGTACCTACGCCGGACGGCCACTCAAGGCCAGAGCCTGGCGCCGCAGCGGGCCGTGCCGTTCCTGGGCACGCTGATGCCCAACCGCCCCGCCGGGCTGCAGCACGGCCAGAGGTCCATTTGCGAGTTTATCGTCACCCCGGTCTCGGCGGACCTGGAGTACTTCAGAACATCGTGCAACCCGCGCGGCAGGTCGGCGGGCACGGTCTACTCCGGCGAAGAACCCTCGGACGCCGAAGAAGTGATGTACGATCACAGCCAGGGGGACCCCGCCTACCCCTTCAGAGCCACCATCAACCCGTGGGCGTCTCAGCGATTCTCGTACGCAGATAGACTGTACAACGGGCTGTACAACCTCAGCGGGGCCTCGCCCCTCTTTAGCCCCACGTACAAATTCTTTACGGCCTCGGAAGTGATCTCGCGGACGAGATGTCTTTCCAAACTGATCGTCGAAGCCGGAGCGGCGACGATGGCCTTTGGCAGCGACGGGGAAGTGCAGTTTAGACGCCCGCCGGGATCCACGGAACTAACGGAAGATCCCTGCGCTCTTTTCCAGGAAGCGTTTCCCCTCTTCTGCGCCACCGACAGGGCTCTACTGCGCACCCACAATAGCGCCGAGCCCGCCAACGCGGAAACGCATATGGCCCAATACCTAATTCGCGACACGTCCCCCGTGGCGGGATGTTTGCCCGCGTAATTACCGCCCGCCTTCGATACGTTTACGGGCCCCGGACCCTCGGACCGTGGCACGCGTACGGCCGTGAGAGCGAGCGAGGGTGAGTGGGGGTCGTCGTCTCGGGGGTACGTGGTTGGCCCGAAACGCTAACACCGCCTACTTTCGCGCTGCGCGGTGTGGTTGCGCTATGCCCCCCCGTTCTCTCGTATATATTCTCACTGCACCCTACGCGGCGCTGTAGTTTCTGACCGTCGGGGAAAGGAGGGTCTACGCGACGGCCTTCCGCGGCCCGGCGAGAGGCCGGTCCCGCGTGTAGAAGAAGAAGTAGACGACGACGACGTCGACGTCGTCGACCGACTCCCGACATCGTTCGTACCCATTAACCCGTTCGCCATGACCACGACAAACGGAACCGTCGTGGACATAGAAATACCGTCTCGCATATCCACGAGCGATATGAACCTGCTTCAGCGCTGCGAGGGCCGAGTGCTGTTTTTGTCTACGGTCAGAGCGCGCCTATCGCTGAGCGACGTGGACTACAATTCGTACTGCATCGGCGGGGTCGAGCCGGACACGCTCGGCCTCCTGGCGGCCTTTAGGGCGCGCTACCCCGCGGTCATATCCCGGGTGCTCCCGAGCAGGATTAGCGCCGTGGTGTTGGGAGTGAGCCAGATTCCCGCCGGACTGACGCTGCAGAACTCGGGACCGTTTGACCTATGCAACGGCGACGCCGTCTGCTTCTTCCCCTCGGTGTTCGAAGGCGTCCAGTCTCGCCTGCATCTGGCGTCGATCGACGCCGACTTGGTGTTCCCCGCGGTGCTTCCGGCTCAGCTCGCCAGGGAAGTGCTGGCGAAAACGATGGCTCGGGCGACGGAAGCCGTCAGCTCCGGCGCGGCGGGTGCCGGCCAGGGAGCGATCGTCGGCGCGAGGGAAGCCGACGTTATCACGTACAACGGCAGGCGGTACACCGTGGCTCCGACTATACGCCGGCTGGACTCCGCCGAGTCTTCGGTGCGAACCCTCCTGCTGAATATGCTGTTTGCCGTCAACGAGGGGAGCATGCTCGTGTTCGCGCTCATCCCCAACCTGCTGACTTTGGGCGCGAACGACGGCTACGTCAACGCCCTCGTGGGCCTGGAAAGCGCCACGAGGGCGACGGGACAGCTCCTGCGGATAGGCACCCCGCCGGCGATTCAGGACGCGGGACGGCGGTTTCCTCTCTACGAAGCCCTGGCGGCCTGGATCCAAATGGCCCAGCACCTCGGAGAACAGCTCTCGATCAAACCCATGTTGCGCGTGTGTACGTTCGACGGACCCTCCTCTATAAAGGCCGGTGAACAGGCCCCGGTGATTTCTAACTGGTTTTGAGTAGTACGTGTGTATTGTGTGTATGTATGTTAATACTACTAATAATTATTTTACCAATAAAAGATGATGTATAACCGCGAACATCGGGTCTGCGTGGTAAAACGTTTATTAAATGACTGTCGGTCTTCTTCGGGAAGGGGGAAAGAAAGGATGGGGGGGAAGAGAAGAAAAACAAATTGCGCGTCGAATCTTTCCACGACGGGACGTTCTCGCTCGTTCTCGCTCTCCTAGTTCTCGATCCTGCGGCTGAGGGGCGCGAAGGAGCCCGTGGAGACGTACGTGGAGACATACACGGCCATTACGAGGGCCACCAACGTATCGTCGGCGCGCCCGCCTTTCTTGCCGGAAAAGGTTCTGGCGTAAGCGGGCCCCGACACGATCTCGGTCAAGTTAAAGAGCTGGCCCGTTAAATACTCGGCGGGATCCGTGCTCAGGCTGATGGTGGTGGACACCAGATCCTGGGACGCCAAAACCCTTCCGGAATTAAACCGCCCTATGAAGTAATCGAAAGCCTCCGTTTTTTGGCGGTTGAGTATGAAGAGGGGGTAAGCTATCTCGCCGCCCGGAGGCACGCAGTGGTAAAACACGAGCTCGCGGGGCGCCTTGCCCACGCCCGAGCTAACGTAGGCGTCCATCTCTAGCGCTATCCTCGCGGCGATGGCCACGGCCGAGTCCTGGCTGCTATTTCCTTCCACGGTGATGCGGATCGATCCGAACCGCCTGGGATGCAGCGCGCATATTTGGGCGATACACTGGGCGGCGCACCTGCCGATGGCGTCGGCCGAATCCCCCGTAAGGGCCCTGAGGAAGAAATGTTCCAGTCCGAACACCACGTAGTCGGCGCCGCAGCGGCCGACGGCGGCCACTCCCGTGCCCGACGCGCGCGTATTGGCCGTGAAGGCGGGATCGACGTACACGTACAAGTCCTGCGGTAAGACCTCCTGGTTGTTGACCGTGGAGGGCCGGTACAACAGAAATCTGTCCACGGCCGAATGCGTAAACACAGAACGCCCCGCGTCCTGGTCCTTGCCCGCAAAATCGCCCCCGCCGATAATTTCCTGCATAAACGAATCCGGCAGGAAAAGCTCGGCCGTGCGTCGCATGGCCCCGTCCATGGTAATGAACACCGGTTTGTTGAGAACGTAGCACGAGCAGGCCGTAGCGTTGGTGTGCGCGGTCACATGGCGCATGTGCTCGTCGCATATGTACGTGACCACGTTCAGAAGATCGTCCGCCGAGCCTTTGAGGCTATATAGGAAGCTGGTGCTGGCCTTGCCGCTGTTTGTCGACGACACGAATATTATTTTGCAGTTGGCTTGGTTGAGAAAGCCGACGATCGTTTGTACCGCGTCCGGACGGATAAAATTGGCTTCGTCCACAAAGAGGAGGTTAAAGTCCTGCCCGCGGATGCTCTGCGTGTAGACATCGAACGAATTAATCGGGGCCGTCCGACCGCATAGGAAGGAAGAGAAGGAAGGGAGGGGGGAGGGAAAAGCTATATACCTACAACGCGCGACGCGGAGGTCTCAGACCCGCTCTCCGCGCCCCGTCGTCCGAACGTCTCGGCATGGAAACCCACGTTTCCAACGAGACCCGCTATCTCATCCAGACCGGAGGACCCGAAGGGTCCACCGCTCGCCTGGTTCACCTCGTAATCACCGACGCGTGCATATCCGCCGTCGGTATCGATGTGGGGGCCCTGAAAGAGCTCGTCGTGAATCGACGCGCCGCCGGCACGTCGCCTAACCAGACGGAGGTGCGCGTGGAAGTCCAAACGAGATTCCACGCCACGGGAGCGTGCACCGATTGGGAACGCGCGGACGCGACCTACGTGAGCTCCGGGGCGCTAGTCGGCGTTCTGATCCCGAGCGTCCCGGGACTCGCCGGGGTGTTCGCGGCGACGCGGCGCGACGCCGGGGGGCTCTTCGTCAGCCTGCCCGTGAAGTGCGACGACAAAGGTCGCTTCGACCCGTTCAACGTCTCCGTCATACGCCTATGTACGACGCCCCCGGGCGTCGACTATCCGTCGTTCGCCGATATAGAGTTCACCTACGAAGAACTGCTGCCCGGCGGAACGCGCTACGAGGCGGACGAACGCAGAACCACCGCGCTATGTCTCCAGTTTATCCGCCATTCGGGCAGAGCGGAGCGGCGGTTCGGCGCCGTCATCGCGGAACTGCGGGCCAAGATGGAATCGTTACTGTCCGGCGACATACGCCGCGGGGACGCCGCCGCCGGAGACGCCGTGGCGGTGGACGTCATAGACATCGCGGAGTCGAGCACCCCGTTCGACGATCCCCAGACGGCCTCGCGCATCGAGGAAGATAACAGGGAGCTGAACGCTCTCATACGCAAAGCCGCCAACGCCATAAACAGGCGAAGGCCGGTGGGACGCGGCGCGACTCGGTCCACCGCGGGGGTGGTATCGGGTCTCCGCCAGGGGGCCCTGGCCGTCCTGGACGAGAGCGGCGGCGGGGATGCGAGAACCGCCGGCACCGACCAGGGAGCCGTGCTCTCGGGCCTGGAGCCCATCGGAAGCGGGAGATTCGTGGGCGGAACGGCCGGCTCGAATCGACTGGAAAGACGGCTGGATCGCGGACCCGCCATCACGCAGGCGCTGGAAGACGTCCTGCTCTTCGACGGGCTGGACAGGGCCCCGCTGAGCCCCAGAGACGTGCTAGGCATAGCCATGGCCGTGATGTCCGGGGGAAGCGCGCCCGACGACGAGTGGCGCAGAAGGCCCATCTCCGTGGTGCCCAGAACGCACTTTGGCACGGGCCGGAGATTTTACGTCATCTCCTACGAACCCTCGATGGCGTGGGGCGGCCGCGGGCACGGCAGCACTTCGACCATGGCCACCTCGTTGGGAAAAATGTTGGCGGAAGCCTGCGCGGCGGCCAAGGTCGCGCGACCTATCGAGCTGGGGCCGGCCGAACGGCGCAAACTCGCCGAGGACGCCCCCGTCCTCGCGGACGCGCTCGGCCTGACGGACGCGCCCTTGCCCCTGCGGCCGTTTTCGGTCGGAGCCGAAGCCGAACTCCGGGCGAGGTTCCGCGCGGCGTGCTCCAGCGCCGTAGCCAGGGCCGTAGGGGAAACGCTGAAGACGCGGCCGGCCCTGAGACAGTTGCTCAGCTACGACGTGGTGGACAAACACGAAATATTCATACACGTCACGGCGGATCGCGCCCCGACGATGATCGCCTCTTGCGTCATGGCCGCCGTGGAAGAGCGGGACGCCTCCTTCGCGCGCGGGGCCCTGGCGAACGCGACTCTGGCGTACCTGGCCTCCGACCCGGCCTCCCCGTACGTCACGTACGCCACCGGCCGGCACGCCGGACGTCCCGCTCTGGAGTACGCCAAAGCGACGGCGGAAGGGGGTCTGTTCGCCTTCGACTACTACAGCTCGGGGGGAGAATGCGTCAAGGTCTCCTCCCGGCCGATACCCGTCATAATGGAGGACGTCGACCGCCTCAGAAACGCGGGACAGGGAGCCGCGGCCCAGCCCCAGAGCCGCTCGTGCCGCTTCCCGCCCTGGTTCGCCGGCCGCGCCGTTTGCGAGCGCCACCTACCGGGGGAAAGCTACGCCTACACCTGCCTGGGGTACAACGAGCGCCTGGATATCCTGGTCGTCCTGCCCGGAGGCTTCGCTCTCTATCTAAACGCTGCCAAACATTTTCATTGGTCGCGCGACCTAACCGAGGCGGTGCTGGCAAGGGCTTTTCGCCGCGGCGCGGAACGGGCGCTCTCGGCAAGGCCCTATAAATATTAAACAGGGTGGAACTGGGTTCCATCAACCATATTGTGTCACGGGGTCCGACCAAGCGAGTTCTCCCGGGAAGTGATACACCATCGCGGCATGCACGATGATCGCCGACGCGGCCGTCGGACCTGCGACACATCAACATCCCGGGACAACGAGAAATGCCTCGCGCTGGTCAAGGCTCTCAACGATCGAAAGTGCGTCTGGCGCGTCATCCGAGCCGACCCGCGCATTAAAATCATGGTCTGCCTCACCGCCCTAGAAGCTAACCTGAGCGCCTACGCGCCCCCCATCAGCGACGATCCAGAGCAGGCTAGATGGGTAGAAATCCTCCTGTACATCACCCGCCCGAGGTCCATGAACCTGCCGCAGGAATCGTTCCACGTAGTCTTTATAGTCAACCGAAGCCGCGCCTACGCGGCGGTGGCGGACCTAAACCTCATCCCCACCCTCGGCGACGACTCGCCCGACGCGATTTTCTTCGAAGACGTCGACCCGCTCGACCCGCCGACCAATATGCCCGACCCGTCCGCGGAGGACTTTCCTTCCTTCCCGCACGCCGACGTGGATTTAGACGCGATCGCCGAGCGCGCCAAACCCCCGTCGGACCCGTACAACTGCCTCGCCCTGTCCGTCGGAGCGTGGTGGTCCCCGTCCCAGCGGAGGATTTACTACCTGCGAATGGAGACGAGCCTGCTCGCGCTCTGCCCGGCCGGGTGGCGCGATAGAAGCCTGGGAGCCACGCTGGCCAGGCTCCTGAACCACGAGCACGGCTGCTGGGAATGCCGCAGGCAGCACGAGCACATAGACGCGTACAACGCCATCCGGATTCCCGGGAGCCTGGGCCTATCGTGCCTATGCTTCGGGCCCTGCATGTGGTCTAAAGCGCGACAGCGGGATCTGAGCGTCCAGGGCGACCCGAGCATCTGCCAGGTGCTCTTTCTCGACAACGTGGACGCCGTTCGCATCACCGAGACGACCAACGGTCCGAGCATCACCGGCTCGCTGGGAGCGGTGATCGGCCCGGGAGGCAGCGCGAGGCGAGTCCCCGTGAACGCCACCGGGTGGCATCTGGCGGCCCTGCCCGAGACGTGGAGCATGGCGATGATACGCGGCTGCTCCAGGCTCAGCCGACTATGTTCGCCGTCTACCGCGGCCGACGTCGGCCGCGTCGATTAGCGGTACCTCGAGCGTCGCGCCATCGCGATCGTATATACCCGGTTCAATAAACTCGCCATTCAGCTAGCTAGACCCCCGGCCCGTCTCGTGTTTTGACACTACCATACGCGACGCCAGTGGCGTCCGGCCCTACGCGGACGAGCGCGCGGGGAAGGGCAGAAAGAAGGGCTACTTACGTTGGTATTGTGACTAGAGGCGAACGTTGCCGTGCTCTTGGAGCCGCTGGGGAACGACAGCGTGATCGTTTCCCCCTTTACGTGGTCTACACGGTCCGCGCCAAACCACAGCCTCAGACGAGCGCCTATCTCCTCGAATACGGGCTCTAGCGCCTTGCGGATGTGGGAAGTGTAGCCTATGCGTATCCCCTCGAAGGCGGACATGGCCAGAGCGATGAGGGGTACGAGAAACCACGTTTTCCCGTGGCGCCTGGGCACCAGGAACACCGTGGCGCGTTGGCGAAAGTGCCTCGTGGCCGATTCGGAGAAATTGGGGGTATCGAAAGCCACTTTGAGGAACTGCTCCACGCGCTCGGCGTGGTCCCCGAGGACGACGGAGGCCAGGAAATAGGTGGCGTGCATGAGGATCATTTTTTGAAACAGTTCCAAAGTCCCCCGTTTCTTGTCGTACATGGGCACGTCCAGTTTCGCCCGCTTGACGGCCGCGTTGGCCGACCCGGGTTCGTTGACCACGTCCCTGAAGGAGGTGGCGAGCAGTCTCGCGAAATGGCCCATAAAAGACGTGAGCTGTTTGAACGCGTCCGAGGTCCTGAGCGACCGCAACGAATTCATGACGCTGTAGTAGGAATTGCGATGGGAGGCCGATTCCGCGTCTCCATATTCGGCGAAGGCGAGCGAGTTTGTCGCGGATAGCAGCTTGGGCGATAGAAACGCCCATTTCTGCGCCGGGGGAGGGATCTCCCCGTGAGTGTAGCCAACAACCCCGGACCGATCGCCAAATTCTTCGGGAATAAGGCTCGCAAATAGCAGCCGAGACGAAACGGCCGAGAAAAGCCTCGCGCTCTCGCAGCAGTCGTGCAGAGTCCCCACTGCGGGTATCACGGTCTGGTGACGTCGCGGCACGGGAATCGCAAAGTTGAGAAAGGGCGCCGCGACCTCACCGCCGTCGCCGCCCGAGGAGCTGGAGCGGCGATCGTTCGCGGGACCGCTGGCACCGAGGCGATCGTTGCGCTCGTTGAGCAGCCGCTCGAAGTAGCGACGCGTTTCCTCGCCCAGCGATCCTCCGAACATCGTAGCGGAGCGCCGCGATATCGCACCCTACCGACCGTCGACGTTCTCTACGAGCGCCGGCTATGTTCGCGATCAAGGCGCTTCAGCGCCAGCGACGCCAAGCCTTGGCCGAATGTCGGCTGCGCGAATCCATCTACAAGGAGCGAATGTTCGAACTACTGGCGGACGGCGCGGCCATGGACGAACCAGATTTTGTGGAAGCCTTTACGTCAGCTAGAAACGCCCATCTCGACTACAAATCTCAACTCGCTTCAAATATGCAAGTGGACGCAACGGAACGCAAAGCACGCACCATCAAAAACAGAATCGAGGAACAGGCCGCAAGGAAACTCATACTCGACACCTATCGTCGCTACCAGGACCCGGCGTTGGCAGAACGCTTAGAGCGCGAAGAAGACGACATCTTTGAAAAGGAGGCTAACCTGGAAGAAGCGGCCGAGAGCTGCAAGCCGCTAAACGGGCGCGGCGAACCGAGCGAATGGCTGGACGAAGAAGACGAAGCGCTGCTGACCAAATGGATGTTAGCAAGAGCCCAGAAACCACAAAGAGCGGGAAGCGCAGCCCCAGCAGCGGCTTCGACTGGCTTCCCGAGAGCGGCGATGAAGACGAGTTCCACCTCTCACCGCCCGTCGTACGACAACTCAGCCACAGCCCCGCAAGACTCGGATGGAGACGACGACGAACCGGCAACGCCGGCGAAAGATCCTCCGAAATGCGCCGGCGGGTATCAGACGCGGCAGCCGCCGTCGATTCCCCGGATCGGAAAAAGCGAATCTCCGAAGGCAACAACCGACGCAAAAGAATCTCCTCACGACACCTGTCGCAGGATGCGCAAGTAGTAGCATCCAGACCCGGCAGGTCGAAGCTGTGCGCCCGTCCGGAACTGCCAGACTACATCTACACCCCGGCCTACATTAAGGACGTTTCGACTATAGTGTACCAAGTCAATATCGCCATGCATTTCAAGTCGCTCGACCTGAGAGAAACCCCCACGTTCGCGGGCTCGGGCAGCTACGGGGAAGTGACTCTGTACAACCAGTCGCAGCTCGCGGTGAAAACCGCCATCGACGGCTTTCGCAGCGAGCTGCTGATGACTATCCTAGCCGGCGAGTGCGCGATCCGCGCCAAATCCGTGTTGCTGGAGGAGCGCATAGCCCAGCTGCTGGCCTTCTCGCTGCCGGCCAAGCAGATGGTGTTCAAGGCGTACCATATGGACATGAGCTCGTACTGCAGGAAACTGGTTCGCATGAACCGCGGCGATAAGCACTGGAGAGCGATAGAACGAACGTTTATAGGCCTTGGCCGGGCCGTCGCCTTCCTCAACATCGGATGCGGGCTCACGCACTTGGACATAAAGTGCGGCAACATTTTCGTGAACGTCTCGTCCGAGTGCGATCCGATTATCGAAGAGGCGGTGTTGGGGGACTTTAGCCTAATGATTCTCAACGAGAACTCCACCGTGATGCGCGCCATCTTTAACGTGGAGGTGGGCCGGCAGAACCCCTACGAGCTCAAGGTCTGCAGGGGGAACGTCCAGCCCGTGTTCGAGCTGATCCTCGGGCACGGGCAGACCCAACCGTGCGAGATCATGCTGGACGCTATGAACGGCGAGGGGCTGCTCAACAGCAAGACTCCGCTCAGCGGCGAGACGGGCCTCGCCATCGACATGTACGCGCTGGGCCAGTCGCTCCTAGAGCTGATACTGTCGGCGGGCCTGGGCGCCTCCCACGGACTCGTGCTCCCGCGGAATCCCGTTTATTTTTACTACCACAAGCTGATACGGCGGGACTATTTACTCGATACGATGGCGTACAGGTGCGCGTTTTACCGCTTCATCTTTCCCGCCACACCCCTAACTTCGAGATATGACGTCCCATGGGAGCGCGCGGAGCGGATACGTCCTCGCCTCAATGACCTCAGACACAGGGCGGCCTTTGATCTGCATCTATCTCGGTATAAGATGACCCATACTCATCTATTTAACTGCATCAAAGTTCCCTCCAATCTCAAGCAGGTGCTGGAGCTGGCCGCGCTGTATTGTCACGCGAACCCCGAGGCCAGGAGCGCGATTCCGTTACTTTGGAAGTGATCGCGGGTGGGCGCGACCTCCGCCATCCGTAACCTCTCAAAAAAATCAACGACCACCACCACCAGATTATGCTTATACTCAATATACCGGGAATAGGGGTTTCGTTGACGCAACTACCGCCGCTAGAGCGCCGCGATGAGTCGTCGTTGGACGAGGGCCACGACGAGGTCTCGCCGTGGGGACTGCCGGACGCCGATCGACGGTGTCGGCGTTTCGGACCGGTCCCGAGAAACTTCCCCGAGCCGCAGGCCTCCTACTGCTTCCAGATCTATATGATCGATCAGGTATTGGAGCGCGGTCCCTCCGCCAAGGAGACGTCTGCCATCTACCACCGCCTAACGTTCTTTAGGGACCTGCTGCGCGAGATGGACTGCTCGGGGCTGACGCTCGGCTCGGCGCCTCTCGCCTTCGGCTCGGCGGTAAACGCCCTCGACGCCTCGGACCTGCGAGCGTCGCTGTCGCCGAGCGACGTGAGAAACATATTCCTGGCCTTCGAGGCGGAAACCAAACCCCAGTCGCTCTGCGACCTGTGGACGATCATACGACAGGGAATGCTGACCGCGACGTCTATTAAATGGGGGCAGGGAGGCCCTACGCATACGTTGGACTTCAGGAGGCCCGACGTCCGCGAAGAGGCCAGGGCGGCCACCCTCGCCTTCGGGAAGACCAACGAGTCGCTGGCCCGCTCCGCGCTCGTAGCGTGCCGGCTCAAACGGGACGTGTACGCGAAAACCCCCGACGGTCTTCTCGGGGGCGAGGAAGAAGAAATGTTTATTTACGACGAGGACGGGCCGTTCGAAGAGCCGTGCTTTACGTGCGGGCTCCTGGTGGACCTGCGCACGGGCATGATCGGAGCGTCCATGGACGTGCTCGTCTGCGACAGGAACCGCGACGGCCTGCTCGACCCACACCCCCTAGAGACTCTCGAGATTTACGAAATCAAATGCAGGGCCAAGTACCTATTCGTGCCGGGGGAGCGGTCCGAGACGGAGCAGTGCTACGAGCGCCTGCTCCGAAACCGCTGCATGGGCTCGCTTAGGCGGTTTTTGCTGTCCATCCAAAACCCCTGCGTGGAGTATATAAAACCGGACGATTGGCCGACGACGAAGGAGGCGTTGCTCACCTCCCATGAGGACTGGAAGGTGCTCTACAACCCCCGACGCGTCAGGAGCAACTGTTTCGACGCGCGCCATTTGGAGCTCAACAGGGCGGGACGTTCTAGCGTGTGGCTATTTAGCGAGCCGGACCTCGAGACTCTGGAGATTCGGCCGCTGACTTGGTATAACGGGAAGCTCTCGTTGGACGTGCCGCTCTTTGCCAACCCCCGCCACCCCAACTTCAAGCAGATCTTCGTGCAAGCCTACGTGCTCTCGAGCTACTACGACGCGACACGGATCGCCCCCCACTTGGTCACGTTCATAGGCCGCTACCGCCGCCCCGACGAGATCGGACGACGGTTCACGATCGTTCCGCCGGAGACGCCGAAACGTCCCGAGCCGGCGGACGCGTACAACATCGCGGACGGTCTTTTCGACCCGCACTTCAACAGCAGGCAGATCGTCACCACCGATCATACGATCCCCGTGCTGCTGATAATAACGCCCATCTCGATCGACCCGAGCCTTTTCTGCCTCTTGGAGCAGACGGGCCGGAAGGCGTTCTCGGCCGCCATCGACTCGCTATGGGACAGTGTTGCTCGTCCATCGCCAAACCGTTCGACTGTTGCCGACGGAACAAGCTCGTGACGGGCTCGGGGGACGTGGTCGTCCTCGATGCGGAAGATTTCGAAGAGTTTGACCTGCAGGATGTCAGGCTCAGCTTATGCGACTCGGAAACCGTATCTCTCACTAGCTCGAAAAGATCCTCGCCGAGGACGCCGTTGTGGAAGCCTAAGAGATCCAAACAAACCCTATAGCGCGTTCAATTTTGTCATCGCCCCAACCCCTMCCCTTCCCCTCCCCGCGTCTGGCAGTCGGCGCACGATCGAATAAATTGCCTTATGTGCATTTGGTCATTCTCAGTCCTTTCTCTCTCTCTATTGCTCGGGGGAAACGAACGCGTAATTTGCGGAGCGCCGGTGCGAGCCGCAAAAAAAAAATTGGCCGCGTTCTACCAGTTGCCTATAGAAACACCCTCGCGGCGACGTTAGACCCGAGCCCGCGGGGTCCTAGGCGCTCGTCACAGTAACACGAAGCATAAAGACACGCGATCGAGGTCGGGCGTTGGGTAGGAACGATGTATGGGTTTATTGAGAGAGCGAGATGGTTTCCTCATCCTCTTCCCCGATTCTCCTCCTTATCCGTCCCATTCGCTGTCCGTGTCTTCGTCGCGTCTTTTCGCATCGTAGATGCTTTCTTCGTCGGAGCCGTCTTCGTCGTAGCTCGCTTGCCGGAGAGGCACCCTGTCCCCGTCGCTGTCGCGCCTGTCGCGGCGGCCTCTCCCTTCACCGCGGACGTGTTCGCTCAGCCGACGCACCCGGTCTTTAACGTCGTCCTTGATTCTCCTGGCCTTGACGTAGGCGCGCGTGAAGCGCCTGCGGTGGTACAGGATGGCGCGTACTATGCGCACTATCATGGCTATCAGGATCAGCGCGGCGAACACTCCCAGGACGATCCTGGTGGTGAGACGCAGGGCCACGAAACTGCTGCCCATGGCATAGGCAAACCTATTCATGTAGTCGTGGGCGGATGTCCCGAGCATACCGTAGCCCACCAGAAGGCCGATGTAGGGTCCCAGGATCATGTGCACGTAGCGGGCGATCAGCAGCTCGACCGCCAGCAGGTACAACACGGTTAGGATGGACGTGGTCGCCAGGGTGATGACGAAGACGTGCCAAAACTTTACGATGAAGCTGTTGGCGAAGACCATCTCTATCATGATGGCCACCATGACCAGCGACGCGCCGTACAGGCCGGAAAGCAGGTTGATCACAAAGGCTCTGCCGTTGCCCACCAGCCGGTGGAAGGACGAGCTGAACCCCTTCGCGAGGGACACATCGTCCGAGTACGTGCTGCTGTTGATGCCGCGGCCGCAAAAGTAGGCGTAAAAGAAGGTGAAGGTGATGAAGAAGACGATGTAGACGACGGCGGCCAAGACGATCAGCTTGTAGGCCAGGACCACGATGACCGTTTGCAGCAGCCATACCGACACCACGGCGACCAGGATAGTAGCCGGCGAGGCTATCAACGACGTGCTGAAAGCCGCCCCGCCCACTTCTCTCGCCGCTTGCGGGTTGCTCTTGATCATCACACCCCCAACAATCAGGTAGATTGACAGCGTGAGCAATATAATGAGCGTGGCGTAAAAATAAAACAAAAACTCCCAGGATTCGAAAAACAGAACTGGCACAACCCCTCCGAGCATGGGGCTGGTAAACTCGCTATCGCCCTTAGAGACGTTTGGCGTGGTGTAATTTGTCACCGCGGCGAAGAAACACGGGAAGCCCGCTCCGTGAATCGAGCCGACGACCAGGGTCGTCAGGAAAGCCACCACCGACAAGGCCAGGCAGATGACCTGCACTAACCACATGCGGTTGTAAACATAGTCGATTTTGGCGTCCACGTTTCCTCCGGCTTTTCTGGGTGCCATGGCGTGCGGGGCGCAAGGTCTTCCTCGCCGACGCGATGAGCTCGAACGCGACGATCCCGCAGACTTTGGTGAACCGCTCGAGTCAAGAGCCCCGGCGGATTCAACGCCGGACTACGCTTCCAGCGCCTCTTTATCTCGAATGCTCTACGGAGAAGACCTTGTAGATTGGATCACAAAACACCGTCCCCACGTGACAAGCGAGCGTCAAATCGGCGGACCCGTGGTTTTCCCGGCGCCGAGCGATCCGCAAGGGAGACGCGTTACCGTCGTGCGAGCACCTATGGGCTCAGGCAAGACAACGGCGCTGATCGAATGGCTGAAATCAGCGCTGCGGGTGCCTGATATGAGCGCTCTGGTCGTGTCCTGTAGGCGCAGCTTCACTCACACCCTAGCGGGGCGATTTAACGACGCCGGATTAGTCGGATTTGTCACGTATTTTACGTCTATGGATTACATAATGCGCGGGAAGCCCTTCCACAGGCTGCTCGTGCAAGTAGAATCGCTACACCGGGTCGAGCGGGAGCTGATAGACAGGTACGACGTGCTGGTCCTAGACGAGGTCATGTCCACGCTGGGGCAGCTCTACTCCCCGACCATGCGGCAGCTCCATCTGGTCGACTCGCTGCTGTTCCGCCTGCTCAGAACCTGCCCGCGCATTATAGCCATGGACGCGACGGTCAATGCCCAGCTGGTGGAGCTCCTGGCGGATATTCGCGGAGACGAAAACGTCCACGTAATCGTCGGCGAATACGCGTCCCCGGGGTTCGCCGATCGCTCCTGCCTGATTATGCGTAAACTGGGGACGGACTCTCTGGCGCAGGCGACGTCGCAGGCGGAGGACGCCGCGCAGTCGCCGGCGTCGCAGAGCCAGTCCAGCGATTCCAATTTCTACGATAGCAGCGGCGACAGCCTCTCGTCGCCGCCGCCGCTACCGCCGCCGCCGCCCAAACGGCCCGAGACGGACACCTTCTTCTACGAACTGGGCCGGAGGCTGACGGGAGGCCTCAACGTGTGCATTTTCTCGTCCACCGTGGCCTTCTCGGAAACCGTGGCCAAATTCTGTTCTACGTTCACCGACTCGGTGCTGATCCTAAACTCGACGCGCGTCCAGAACGTGGACGTGGCGTCGTGGGGCGACTACCGAGTCGTGGTGTACACCACCGTAGTGACGGTCGGCCTCAGTTTCGACGAGAACCACTTTCACAGCATGTTCGCGTACGTCAAGCCCATGACCCACGGCCCCGACATGGTCTCCGTCTACCAGTCCCTGGGAAGGGTGCGCATGCTGCGCCTGAACGAGGTGTTCATGTACGTGGACGGATCGGGCGCCCGATCCGAGTCCGTGTTCGCCCCCATGCTGCTGAACCACGCCGTGGACCTCCGCGGGGGATGGTCCTCCATCTTTTCGCAGGTAACCAGCATGATCTGCTGCAATTTCAGGAGGGATTGCGGGCCCACCTTCCGCGAGGTGGACGACATGAAACTGTTCCCGCGCCTCAAGTACAAGCACCTGTTCGAGCGATGCACGCTCAACAGTCTGGGGGATAGCATCAATATCATTCACGCCCTCCTAGAATCGAACCGGATAGACGTGCGCTTCTCGGGATGCGGAGCGACCCTCGACGCCAAAACCTTTTGCGATTTGCTGAGGGATCTGAGGAGGGACTCCCTGGCCAGCCAGCGCGAGATGCGCGTCTTGCGCAAGACGGCCGCCGTGCCCATTTCGGTGGAGGCGTGCGTCGCCGATAGCGACGAGGTGGCGTCTTTCGTCCAAAAGTATCTCAAGCTATCGTCCTCTCCGGAGGAGATCTCGGATCTGCTGAGAAAGATGGCCGACCCCATGACCCGCGAGAATTTCATCAACCTCACCACTCTGGAGGCGTGCAGACGCATCCCGGCGTCCATGTACAGCGAGATCGTGTTTAGGCGGCTCTACGAGCACTACGCCACCGGTTCGGTGCCCTCTATCGGCGCCGAGGGGGAGCTGGAGAACATTGTGATAATGAGGGACTTTAACATATCGGCTAGATGGGACCTGTTTCGACTGAGCGTCAAGGTGGCCAACGCGCTCAACTGGAATCCGACGGCCGTGTCGGAAACGGACATCACGGCCGACAGGATCCTCGAGCTCATCAAAGACGACCGGGAGCTGATAACGCGTCTCCTTCTAGAGGTAACGCGCTGCTACGTGATCGACCATTCCATGGCGTCGAAGCGCCCCGTGATGGAAGTCAGGGCCGCCTTGTCGGGCGCGTTTAAAAGGGAAGGCCGTCCGCTGGACGAGGCGACCCACGCCATCTACCTCTTCAAGGTCCTGTGCGAGATGATTTTCGGCGCGCGCATCGCGAAAAGCACCAGGACGTTTCCCGGCGGCACCAAGGTCAAGAATTTGCGGAAGAAGGAAATCGAAGACCTGTTGGACCAGATAGGGATTGACAGGACCAGGTGCACCACCCATAAACAGCTGTACAGCCTGCTTATGGACAATAAGGCGGCGTTTTCTCGCGAGAGGTATAAGATTAGGTCCCCCAAGTGGCACAAACTTCTACGCTCGAGGCTGGACGAGGATTACTCGCACGAGGCCGCTCTGGAAGCCGCGCTGGCGGACATACCCGCGGCGCACTGGCCCTGCGAACAGGGGCTTTTCGATTACCACGCCATCTGAACGACGCGCGCGCTCTGTAAACAGCGACGTTACTTCCCAGATCGATCGATATATGCACTCGCGACCGCGTCTGTTGGGGTGCGCCCGGAAGGCAGCCGGACAGATAGGTGGGAAGGCGTCATGCATTGCGACAGACTGAAGTGGATCGAAGGTTGTATATGCTCGGCGTCCGTCTATAGACTATGGAGCGATGGACGAGTCAGAGGCGGTGCGTCGAAGGGCTCGGAGGGACTCTACGCGCTCTGCTCGTTGTTAGTCAGGCGCGCCGGGAACGGCGGCTACTCCATGGAATACGCCCACGTGCGCGTCCCAGTGGATCGTATAATCGCTATGTGGGAACTGGACGCGAACGCGACCACAGAGACGTCGCTGGCCGCGATGGCTAACGCCGCCGCGAAGCCGGGAACGTGGCCCCTCCACGCGCTGGAAAACACGTCGGCCTGGAAGGCCCTGCACTGCGTTACCATGGCGGTGCTGAGGGACGCGCTGAAGTACGAAGCCTTTTACGTCCCGCTCAGGCTCGGCGTGGACGCGAACAGCGGGCTGGTGGTCACCACCGCGCGTCTCGAGGGGGCGAGCGGGCGTCTGGAGCCCAAGGCCGGGATTTTGCGCGTGGACGCGCACGTCCCCATGGACCGCGCGGCGGTGGCTGCGGTCGCGATGCAGACGCAAGGCGGCATCTCTCTCGCGTACGCCAGGATGGTCGTGCTCAAACAGATGAGCAGGTCCACGGACTGGACCCTCAAGGTGGAGATCGTGACCAAGGACGCGCGCTTTTACCACGAGTACAACGACTCGTTCCAGCCGCCCTCCAAACGCAACGGAAGCGACGCGGAGGACATATTCGCCACGGACGAGAGGTTCCTGACCGTGCCCGGCGTGGCCTTTCCGGTCAAGGTGCGAACCATGGTGCCCAAGTCGTTCGACTGCCTGGTGACGTCCGCGGAAGACTTTTCCGCCGTCGCCCTCCTGGCGGTGTACCGCAGGTGGTACGAGAACCTGTACGGTAAGACGGCTCAGTGCGTACCCGGCCGCACCACCCCACCCATCTTCACGTACGTGGGACCGGAGCTGCTGCGCAGGGGTGAAACGAGAGACTACGCGTTCACGATCGGATTCCCCGGCTGGTCCGTGCTCAAGGCGGCGTCCGCCACCCCCGAGGCCGTCAAGGCCGCCGTATCCGCCTACGCCGATACGGACGGGCTCTGGCCGATGTCCGGACCGCGGGTATTCCAAGTGCTCGCCCCCTGGGCCCCGCGCGCTCCTCCCAGCGCGCCGAATTTGAAGGAGCGGCTGTCCGGCCGGACCGAAGGCGACCGCGAGAGCCGTTTGGGCGCCATCGATCAGAAACGACTGGACATGTGCGAGCAGTGGTGCGCGGGCAGGCTGTCGTGCATTTTCCGCGAGCCCACTTACATAGGCAACACCGACATCGCCAAGCTCGACTTTAGCGCCTTCTTCCCGTCGCTCTACCTGGCCATGTTCCCCCAGCACACGCGCCTGCGCGATGCCGTGTCGGCCAGATTGTCGCGCGAGAAACCGTGGCTGAAGGCGCCGCTGGTCGAATTTTTCGGCATGCTCAAGCGGACGCACAGCGACGCCTACGACGCCGTCATACAGCTCGCCAACTACGTGAGTTTCGCGGTGGAGGACGCCGCCGAGCAATTGAGATTCGGCATATGCAATTACATCAAAGACGGCTTCTGGGGGGCGTTCGCAGAAAGTCTCGAGTCGCCCGTCGAGGCGAACGCGGACCCCGCGACAAAACGCGCGACGGCCGATGTGGAGGCCCTACGTCTGGCGTGCGAGACGGCCGCCAACGATCAGATCGCCCGGCTGGGGCTAAGCTTTCCGGCCGGGGTGCGCCTGACTCTCCGGACAGAGGGCACGTTCACGAAGGCGCTGTCGTGGAACGTTAACTGCTATTGGCTGAGAAATAAAGAGACGGGGGCCGAGGACTTTGTGGGGTTCCTCGTCAGGCCAGAGTTCGCGACGGCGGCTAAGGCCAAACTGGGGGAGGTGTTGGACCGGGTCACCGCCATAGACCCCGAGGCCGACGGCGGGTTAGAACAGGCCCTGTCGTTGGCTAAAGACGCCTGCGACTCTTTGGTGAGGCTGGTCTTCGAGCGACGGTGGGACGATAGTTTCTGGACTATCCCCTCGGACTCGCACGAAGACTCGCATTACACGGCCTCCATAGTCAACGACTCCCTGGCGGATGCCGATCACGGCAAACGCCGAGCCATTCGCGCGGTCACGGCCGGCGGCGATATCACCACCGTAACGTGTTCGCTCTACGCCGCCCCGGCTATAGTTCCTGCGATCCCGTGCCTGCAGGACGCGGAGCGAACGTTCAGGTGCTTCTGCCACTTGTTCAACGGGGCCCTGCGATCCAAGTGGGAACTGAGCGAGGAGGATGCCTTCGAGTACGATTTTGGCAAATACGCCTTTCTGTTCGTTCGTAACTGAAGGCGTCCGTCCCGCTCCTACTTTTCCCCCCCATCGTCGGACGGCGAGTTCGTAAAACCACGCACACACACCGCACACACCGACCCACGCGCCTGAAAGTCTAATGCAATAAAACGATTTCCGTTGATTCATCGCCAAGTGTTAGCATTTCACTGCACATTTTTATTCGTATCGGTAAAATAAACCGTCCCCGGAGAGTTTGGGTTCCCTCGATTTCCACCACGCGTAGAGCTGGTCGCTGATCCACGTGCCCCTAAAGGCTTGGTTCAGGAGACCGGTTTTCGAGAGGATGGTCGTGCCCATCGGCCGTTCGTCTCTATCCCCCTCCTCGTAGTCGTCGTCATCCCCGCCGCCGCGTACTCCGAACCTCTTCGCACGTCTGCGTCGAGGCGAGGATGCTGGGTACTCGGACTCCACCCGCCCCCATTGGTCCTCGTACAGAGATGTCAAGACGGCGGGGGTGGATTTGGAGGCGCTCAGGTACCTGTGTATGTAATAATGGGGCAGGATTCGCGAAGAGTCAAAGGGGGAAGTCCCCGCCGCGTCCATCAGCGTGTTTAGCAGCCAGGTAGCGGTCACGTAGAGGAGCCGCCGCAGCTTGCCCAGCGGCGTGATTCTGGTCCCCATGGTCTGTAAAAACGTTTTGACTTGGACAAAGAGCGTGAGTTTGGCCAGTTCGCGCGGGCAGTTTTCGAGAAAGGCGATAAGCAGGCATAGCGCGAAGTCGACGTGCTCGGCGGGCCTGTAGTGAACCAGCCGGTATTTGAGCAGGCTGTGGTGGATATCGACCGCCCCGACGCGGTCCTCTATGACCGTCAAGACGAGGAAGGAAAAGCCCTTGAAGGCAGAGTTGCAGATGCACTGAGCGTGATAGTTGTCGCTTTCGATTTCAGAGCCGTCCGAGCCCGCCAGAGTGAGGAGCAGTCTCCTGCAGTTCTTATCAACACGGAGGTTGACCACGGAAGCGCCGGTGAAGCGGCTCGGCAGCCCCGGGACCTCTCGGATTTCGCACATCATGCGCACGATCGTTTGCCAGCTTAGGTCTTCTACGATTTTGTCGGTAGAGGCCTCTTCGCTGCTGGCGCTTATGACGAGGGCGTCTAACGTCGCGCTCGCGTCTAGCGGGTGGGGGAGTAAGTGCTCCGTCGTCTCGTCCGTTGCTTCCATCGCCACCGTCCTCCTCGGAGTCGGACGAGGACTCCGACTCGCCTTCGCTATCGGCGATCCGGCTGTCCTCCCCCTCGCCGCTAGGGCGCGCTTCCTCTAGCGCCGCGTGCCGTTCGGCGACGGTCCGCCGTACGTCTGCTACGAAAAGAGCGGCCAGATCGTCTAAATATATATCAAGGCGGGTTTTCTTGAAGATCGCCGCGCAAAGCTCCTCCTCCGATCTGTACGCCTCCTGGTTCGTTACCAGGAAACCGAGGCGTCGCACCCTCAGGACCGAGAAGAAGTACGGGGCCACCAGAAGGGTGATGGCGCTGTTCGAGTACGACACGGACATTTCCTGGCCCTGGTTATTGGTGACTCGGGTCATCTTGAAGCACCGCACGAGCTCCTGCTCCCACAGACCGGACAGGCGCGCGACGTCTCCGTCGTACGACGGCACGAACCTCGACTGGAAGCTATTAGCCACGTACGTGTCGTCGTTCATGTCTCGGCCGACGTCTATCACGTCGTGGCCCATCTCCCTCACGGCCGCGGCCACGGCGATGGGATCGTCGATCGTCGACCGTCCCGAGGAAGGCAGCGCCGCGTGGCGTCTGGCGTCCGCTTCGGCCTGCCGGGCTCCCACTTCAGCACGACGCGCCCTGGCCAGCTCCATCTCCTTAATCCTCAGCCGCGCGGTGAGGTCTTCGTTGGCGGCTTTCAGGCCCTCCACCGTACCGAACAGCTTGTTCACGTAACCTTCTAGCATGCCGTTGATGCTGTTGACCACGGAGGCGTGAAACGCGTCCCTGACCCCTCCCTGACCCTGCTGCCCGAGCCCGGACTGGCCCCCTCTGGCGTTGGTTCGACCAAAGCCGGCCTGGGACATGTCCACGGACGACGAGTCCAGCAAGTACCCCCCCGTCTCCTCCAAGTACTCCCGCACCGTTTCCGTTATGTCACCCACGTGTTTCATGCCCTTCATGTTAATGATCAGTTTGACCAGCCTCGCGGCGGCTGACCCGGCCGCCGATTCCGTCTGGTCACCCAGCGCGCGCTCCACGGCCCTCTGGGCTCCCGCGAGTCCCCGCTCCTCCTCGGCGCGTCTCGCCAGGAGCACCTTGATCGGCGCCGTGTTGAGCAGACGGCATACGTTGACGTGCCGTCGGAGTTCGTGGCACGCCATGACCTCTCGGTACAGTCTCTGGAGGGGCGAGTCGAATATCACTCCCCCGTCGCGCACGACCGGTCGCCACAAGACCATACACTCCCCGCGCTCCCCCGTCACCCTGTCGGTGACGCGCACCTCCCGTTTGGTGAAGTTATACTCGATGGCCGCCCTATCGTAGTCCATGATGGTGACGGACTCGACGCAGGCGGCCAGCTCCGCGGCCACTATCTTTCCCCTGTCCAGCACGCTGCCCGCCACGGCGAGGTTGTCGCGCGCGACCACCTCGTCGTTCTCCGCGCCGTTCCCGGTCCCTCGTATCCTCCCGCCGTCCCCGCGGACGAGGGAATCCACGCATCCTTCCTTGGGGCCGTCGCGCTTCTTGTCGGAGTCCACGTCCTTGCGCAGCATGGGCACCAGCCCCAGGCAGCATATCCAGTCTATGTACTTGGAGAAGCTCGCGGCGCTGTCGGGTTCGGTGGACGAGAAGCAGGCCGTCACGCTCCTGACCAGGTCGAGCAGGGCCACTTGCAGAGTCTGGCGCCACGTGTCGAACACGCGCTGCGCGACGCGCGCCGCCTCGCCCTCGCTGTGCACGCCGTACACGGCGGCGATGGTCGCGGCGTCCAGTCCCCTGGCTCTGGCGTGCCTGTTCCAGTCCCGGCGCAGGTCTTCGTAGCGGGCCGCCCCAAGCGTGTTGGTCAGGATGGTGGCTTGGATCTGCCGGATGGCCGTTTCCGTCGACCTCACCGAGTTGTAGATGCCCTGGCCGTCGGTGTAGCCAAATTCGCCCATCAGGATCTCCTTGAACAATTGGGTGCGGGGGGTGGGGTGAATCAGCACCCACTCGGACACCTCGTCATCCTGGCTTCCGCATATCGTAGCTACAGGGCGGGATTCGTTTATAATAACCTCTCCCGACCGCTTCAGGCGTTTGCCCTCTTGCGGATAAGCCGGGAAGCCCCCAGAGCAGCCCAGCTCTCCTCGCGCCACCGTCGCGGCAGCCCGGCGACGGTTCGCGCCGGCGGTCCTGGTATTGCGAGCGGTCCGAGCCGCTTCGGCTGCACCCGACATCGCTCAAGCCCTATCGTCGAGCGCCCGCCGAGATGAACCAGGACGATGCCTGCGACGACTGTTATAGCGACCCGGTGTACCTCAATTTCACCTCTATGCACGGAATACAGGGTATCGTCTCGCGAATAAGAACCCTGGCCGGCGGGCGCATCGAGCGCGAGAAAATCCCTCCCCTCTCCTGGTTCAAGAAGGCGGCGGAGCTCGAATGCCCCCTGGACCTGGAACTCCTCGAACTCCCTTTCGCCGCCTACCTGATCAGCGGCAATGCCGGCTCCGGCAAGAGCACCTGTCTTCAAACGCTATCGGAGGTCATGGACTGCGTCATCACGGGCACGACCAAGGTCGCGTCCCAGAACGTGTACTGCAAGCTGTCGAACGCCTACGCCTCGCCGCACATCAATACGATATTCCAGGAATTCGGCTTCAAGGGCAACCACGTACAGGCCACGCTGGGCAAGTGGCAGTACGTGTGCCCGTCCAACCCGCCCAGCATCCAGGAGCTCCAGAAGCGAGACATCGTTTACTACTGGGAGGTGCTTTACGACATCACGCGGAGCGCCGTCGTGACGTCCGCGAAGGGGGACTACTCGGAGAAGTTCGAAACCATACGCGCCGTGGAAGAGTTGCTGGGCAAGCCGAGAGGCTACCTGGCCAGCGCCGCTTTCTGCATCTACGGATCCCTGCCCGCGTTCACCAGAAGCAACGTGATCGTCATCGACGAGGCGGGGCTCTTGGGGAGACACCTGCTAACCGCCATCGTCTACTGCTGGTGGTTAACGAACGCGGTGTACAAATCGTCGCAGTACGAGCAAGGCCGCGTGCCGGTTATAGTATGCGTCGGCTCGCCGACCCAGACGAGCTCGCTCGAGTCCACGTTCGAGCACAGCAGCCTCAAGTGCAACGTCAGGGCCAGCGAGAACGTGCTCACCTACATGATCTGCAACCGCGCGCTCCGGTCCTACCTCGACCTGCCCCGAAACTGGGCGATTTTCATCAACAACAAACGGTGCACCGAACCGGAGTTCGGAGACCTCATGAAAGCCCTCGAATACGGGCTGCCCATAACGGAGGAACACGCCCGCATGGCGGACAGCTTCGTCGTGCCGGAGGCCTTCATCAATAACCCGGCCAACCTGCCCGGGTGGACCAGGCTCTACTCGTCCCACAAGGAGGTCAGCACGTACATGAGCCGGCTGCACGCGCATCTCAAAGTGGCCGGGGACAATCGGTTCGTGGTCTTTACCCTGCCCGTCTACACGTTCATACGCATGCAGGAGTTCGAGCAGTACAGACAGACCGCCTCCCAGCCGACGCTTACCGTCGAGAAGTGGATGAGCGCGAACGCGGGGCGGCTGAGCAACTGGTCCCAAAGCCGCGACCAGGACGCCGCCCAGACGCGCTGCGAGATCCGCAGCCAGCTGGGGCTCGCGCTCGCGTGCTCGGACGTCACGTACGTGCTCAATAGCCAGGTGGCGGTGACCACGAGGCTCCGCAAATGGGTCTTCGGCTTCTGCGGCACGTTCGAAACGTTCCTGTCTGTGCTAAAGGACGACTCTTTCATAAAGACCCACGGAGAGGGGTCTATCGAGTACGCGTACAAGTTCCTATCCACCATCATCTTCAACGGCCTCATCAATTTCTACAACTACCTGCACGCCCCGAACCTGGACGCCAAGCTGGTAGACGAGGCCTACGAGCGCATGGGGGAGCTGACCCTCAGGCTGCTTCCCGGCGGGCAAGCCGGCGAGACGGCGGGAGCGGAAGCCGTCGCCATGAGCGACGTGAAATGCGCGTCCGCCTCGAACGAGAGCACGTTCGACTTTAGGGGCCTCGACGGAGGGGACGCGTCCGCGTTCGAGGACGACGCCGTGTTCGCGGCGCTCGACTACCGGATGATCGACGTGCTGTACTGCAACTACGACTTCTCCAGACCCGAGACCTCGTCGGAGATCCACGCGCAATTCTCCATGCTAAAGAGCCTGTTTATGGGCCGCTACGCTATCATGATCGATCTGTTCGGACCCAAATTCTCCCGCGAGCGGTTCGACACGTACGTGCAGAACGTGAGTTTCAAGGGCTGCGAGATGTTCGCCAGCAGCTTGCAGGGAGGGCTGCTGTCGCTGGCGCTGCAGACGGATAATTATACACTCATGGGCTACACGCAGGTCCTGGTACACAAACTCAGAGACGACGTGTCCCACAAGCGCCTGGACAAGAACGTGACGGACACGCTGTACGAGCTGAACATGCCGCTCATGGTCCTGAAGGACCAGTACGGGTTCATGTCTGCGGTCAACGTCAACATCAACGAGTTTGTGGACACGGTGGGCGATAAGGAGCTTAAGATGGCCATCACCGCCGATTATGGCATCAGCTCGAAACTGGCCATGACTATAGCCAGGTCACAGGGGTTAAGCTTGGAGAAGGTGGCCATATGCTTCTCGCGCACGGGGCTGCGTCTCAACAGCGTGTACGTGGCGATGTCGAGGGTGGTATCATCCCAGTTCTTACGGATGAACATTAATCCTCTCAGGGAAAACTATGCGAGGGATGATAACATCAGCGAGCATATATTAGCCGCGCTCAGGGACCCGAACGTACACATAGTTTATTAGCCGCAGAGGCGAGCGGGAGAACCCAGACGCGCGGGAAAGACCCTCGGGTGACTAGGGGGTCAATCCGAGGCGACCGGACATGTCGAGCGCTATCGCCACCTTTATTACATACACGTTCGTGGGAGCGAAAACGTCACCTACGTGGACCGTGCCAAACTACGAACAGATCATTTGTTCTTGCGACGGCGGAACCAGGTCGGTGGCCGTCGGGGGCATGTCTCGATGCGACTACCTGCCCGCGACCAACGTAATCCTCCAACGCGGACCCGCGGGAACGCTGCTCATTTTGGACGGCGGAGTAGAATTTTGTTCCTACCTTTTGCGCAGCGAAGACGCGACGTCCGCCCGATCCTCGGGGTACCTGTCCTCCGCGCCGGGGTCGATCTGCGTGGTGCCCTTCTCCTCGTGCACGGTGATAGGTCTGGATACGTACGTTTGTAATAATTCCAGCGGGGTGCTGACCGTTACGTGGCTGCGGCAGGCCGCGTACATCACGCTGACGGTGTACGGGTCGGGGCACGAATACAGAATTTCAGAACCCGGGTCCGTCTCTCAGTCGTCCTGTTCTTCCGTCGCGTCTCAAAAGGACTCCGCTGCCGAGTCCTGCGAAGGACGGGCTGTCCCGACGCCCGAAAACAGGGTCCCGGACGACGCGGTCGCCGAGGCCCGGGACGGCGCTTCCGCCCCGCGGGAGCCCGATGACGTGCTCGATGAAATTATTCAATGGAACGTCCATGGCCCCGGGGCTGGTCTCGCCGGCGCGCTGAGTCCCGGCTCGACACCTACGCAGACAAAAAACGGAGAAGGGGGAGGAGATCTATTAGCCGCAGCCATGCGCGAATCGCATCTCGGCGTAGAGCCTCTATCGTTCTCCGACATTGACGTAGACCTCCCCAATATCCCCATCCCTCTACCGGCGCAGTCTCCGCCCGCAATCGCGCCCGTGGAATACATATTCCAAGACAACGACCAACCCGCCGACTTCGGCTTCCTATCGTCGGGGCCCTAGCGGCGGTAGCGGGTCTACACACTATTACCGCGAACAACCACAATACACAGGATTGAATCCAATAAACGCGTTTATTGAATCATTTGCGCACGGCTGGTTTGGAGGTTTTGGTGGTTTGTTTTTGGAGGTGGGGGGTGGTGAGGTGAGGGAGGAAAAACGGTTGGGGAGTTTGTCGTCGCTGGTTTCTCCGGCGATCTCGGGCGGCCGAGTCGTGCGTCTATCCCAATTTCACATCGCCGCCCATACGTTGTCAAGAACAGCAGGACCGGTTACAATGCCAGTCGGCCGAGCCGGAGGAATCGCGGTGCCCGGGGGAATTCCTTTCGCCGGGCGAGGAGTTTCTCCGCCGTCTGCTGTTGCTGCCGCTGCTGCTAGCCCGTCTGCGGCGACCGTCCCCGACGGACGACGACCTCCGTCTGCGGCCGCCCCGGGTTTCTCCGTCCGAGTTACTGGGGGACTGGCCTACCGACTTCCGCCGTCCCCTCGACCGGGAGCCGCTCGAACTCCGTCTCGACCGGGAATCGCTGGAATCGCGGCTCGAGCGGCCCGACGAACGCCTGGCTCGCGGGGGCCCGCTCCGCGTAATACAGGTTCTGGCGGACGCTTCGACGTATTCCTTCTGCGGCGATAGTTCATCGTCTTCGGATTGCGATGACACGTCTAGATCGTCCCGAAAGCGCCTGGTGTCCGCCTTCGCCGACACCGCGGATCGGCGCCATCCGCCGTCCCAATCGCTCCCGCTCTTGCCCGGCCGTCGTTTGAGCTTCTGCGCGCAGTGCGGGTTACTCGTCATGAACTCCAAATAGTCGGCGCTGGTCGCCAACGAGGCTTCCCCGAACATGCTTCGGGGATCGCCTATCACCAAGGTAGCCGCGGTGAACGCGAGCGCTCCCGGGTTGCGAACGTAAACGGTCTCGGATAACCGCGATCAGCTCCTCGTGGAAAGGCAGGAACCGCTCGCCGGTTCTATCTCGATAACGTTATCCCGGTGCAGGCACACGGGATCGATGGCCGCGAACTCGTACACGAACACAGGTACGACGGGGTGCGTGCTACCGTCCACGGAGCGAGTGTAGTACTTTCTCGGCTTTCGCGCCTGGATGACGGACTGGATCTGCGCCCTTATGTGCTTCGCGTGAGCTCTGCGGCACAGGACGAACATCTGCAGGCTTTTATTGCTCCGCTGTCCTTTGGGAAGAGCGCGATTGCGTCCCCTACGGGTTGCGTGGGACGATGAGAATGACGACGTTTTCGTGCACGCTATAGTAAACTTGGCGAGAGTGTGGCGCAGGTCCCGACGTATCGTGTCGGTGAGCTGCCGCCTTCCCAGCTCGTCTATCGACGACACCATGAACATGGTATCGAAGTTGGCGTAGTTGGGGTCTCCGGATTGGTCCGCCATCCCCGAGGACGTTTCCCCGGACACGATGCCCTCCGGGAAACACGGGGGCGGCTGGCGAAACCCCCCCGCTTGCTCGACGAGCGGCCGCGACGCCCTATCCGGTATCAGCGAACATTCCCTCTTGCCCACGCCGCCGTCCCAGCCGTGGCCGCGGGCGTCTTTTTGCAGCGGTCCGTGCGAAGCGCCCCCCACCGCCGAACCGCTTTCCCATCCCCAGTCGGCCAGCACCGTCAGGACCGAGGGTGTACGATCCATCTTCTCTCGCTAGGTGGTACAGGGGAACGGTGAAACGGCGGCTGGTTTTAACCCTATCCGCTCGCGTCGTTTATGCCGCTTGCCATCGTTCTTCGCGAGCTTATAAGCTCCAGTCAATCGTTGTCATTGCGTTCTTCTGCAGATAGTCATTCGCGTCTTTGAAATGAGTACATTCGGCGAAAGGCTTGCGCGACAGGGGGGACGGGTGGGAGAACTTGAGCACCAAGTGCTTCCCGCTCACCGGCGCGTAGATGGTCTGCGCGTGCGACCCCCACAGCATAAACACCAAGCCGGCGCTCATGGCGTCCAGCCGGCGCAGCACGCCGCGGACCACGGCCGACCAGCCGACGGTCGAGTGCGAGCCGGGGTCCCCGCGCCTCACCGTGAGCGTGGAATTGAGCAATAGGACGCCGTTCTTGGCCCACTTTTCCAGGCATCCGTGCTTGGGTATCGTCGTCTCCGGGTAGCATCTCTTCACGGCGGCCAGAATGTTGCGCAAACTCGGCGGTACGTCCGTGCCCATCCGCACGCTGAAGGCGAGGCCGTGCGCCTGGCCCTGGCGGTGGTAAGGGTCTTGGCCTACGATGACCACCTTCACGTCCGACGGGTCGCAGTAGCGGGTCCACGAGAACACGTCCTCCCGCGGCGGCAGCACCTCCTCGACGAGACAGCGCCGCTCGTACTCCTCCAGGACCAGCTTGCCGACCGAGCCGCACAGTTCCGGGCACAGCACGTCGCGCCACGCTTCGCCGATTCCAAAGCGCAGCACGGCGTCCCTCCACCTAGCCCCCAAAAGCTCGACGGGCACCTCGGGTTCGCCCGTCTTCCGCGAACCGCGCTTATTATTAGAGGACGACTGTTGTAAAACAACGCGTTTAATCTTTTCCGCGCCGGGTCCCTCGTCGGCGCGCTTCGCCGCGGATTCCCCGTCGCCGCCGCGCTCGGCGGAGACGAACCCGAGAGGCAATCCGCGGGGACGCTTTCGGGCGTTCGCGGTCCCCTCGGAGGAACGACTAGCAGGCGAGTTTCCCGGCGTCGTCTCTGTCTTCGGCGTCGAAGCGCTTGAGATTCTTCCGTCCGTAGCACTCATAATCCCAGGGAGTTTCTGGATTCAGACAGCCCTGTGTGCGCGCCACTCCCGCGAAGAAGGTCTCTCTTCCAAAGGCCGCGTCTAGGACGGTATAAACCTCATCCCTGACTACGTCAGAAAATGGTTTCGAAAGCACGTCAGCCCAGAGCAGGGATGCTGCCATTACAGAATTTACCCATAAGGCCACTTTTTGATCCTCGTACCAGATGATGAACTCGAACAACGGGCAATGACCCTTCAGGAAGATCCCCGTAGGGCGTCCGAAGTTTTCGGGGATCTCGGCGTATCTCATGATGGCCGCCTCTTCGGGGTCCATGCAGGCTAGCTCCATTATATCGACCACATTGTCGGCCCGCATGGTTCCGTTCACCAGTTTCGGAGGGTCCCAGAACGGTAGGTCATCTCCGGCGCAGAGGCTCGCGACGCAAGCCAGCACCATCGCAGGCACGGCCACCATGCGGCCGCTCCGTAAGCTAGACGACGGCATGGCTACGCGACGTTCCGCGGTCGGTATATTCTCTGCGCCGACGAGAGAATAATACCCGCGAACCGTCGCGTCGCGGAAACCCGGCTCTACGACTCGCGACGCATTGTCCCGCGCGGCACTAGCGCCGGCGCCCCTTACGGCCCGATTATATACCCGCCGCGCCGACGTATACACTTCCTCCCCCCGCAACGATGCCATTATCACGGCGAATCGAATGTGAAAGTATGGGGCGAGAGGGTGTCTTTGGGGGAGACCGCCACGAAACACGCACCGCGACGACGACCACCACCCCCACCACCACCCATCCCGCCCCGTCGTACGCTCGAGGCCGGTGCCAAAAAGAACTAAGAAACGCATGCCTGTGTATCAGTTCGCGGTATCACCTTTATTTTATTGCATACACATATCAACGGATTCGAAAAGATAAGTGCACTATAGGGTCACGTGGCAATTTAGCTAAACCTCACCGAAAATCATCGTCATCGCTATCGGACACGATCACTATTTCTTGATCGTCCCAGATATGCCCCCTACGACGCCTATCGTTCATCCGCCTGCGCCGTTCCAATCTGCGTCGCGCCGCTAGGGTGGGTGGCGCGACCGGAGCGGACGTCGAGGCTGCCCGCGGGGGACTCCTATCCCTGTCGGCAAACTCCTCGACCCGGTTTGTAGCGTTCGACGATCGACGGCGACCGCCGGACGTCGACGCGCCGTTCGCAAAACTGCGCCTCCTTTCTCGCACCGGCGACGTCGGCGCATCGTTCGCAAAACTGCGTACCCTTTCTCGCACCGGCGACGTCGACACGCTGCTCGCAAAACTGCGTACCCTTTCTCGCATCGGCGACGTCGACACGCTGCTCGCAAAACTGAACCTCCTTTCTCGCACCGGCGACGTCGGCGCGTAAATGTCATCATCGCTAGAGTCGTTGCGGCTATTGTTGTAGGGTCCCCTCCGGAGCCTGTCGTTCTCGTCATCTAGCGGACCCAGCTGAGTGAGGTCGTCATCTTCGGCGCTGTCGGCGCTGTCGGCGTTGTCGGCGTTGTCGGCGTTGTCGGCGTTGTGGTCCGTCGACTCGGGGACGACCGCGTCCTGAGCGTCGTCGTCCTCCAACGAGCTCTCGTTCGCGTACAGATACATCTCCACGTCCCGCGACCCATCATCCATACCTAGATCCGCCAGGCTCGGAAAGACATCGTCAGAACCCTCGTCGGAGGAGCGGAAGAAGCGCTGAGCGTTCACGTCGGAATCATAATCCGGAGTAGGTTCGCGACGGCCGGGCGGCGACCCTTCGGTAAACTCCTGGGGAACGTCGGTCTTGGCATACTCTTGCCACACGCACGACGGCCCCACCACCGCCACGGGCCTGCCTCTGGAATCCCTATTGACCACGCACCCCCTCGACGTGCTCGGCTCGGCAGCCCGACCGCTTGGCTCGGCAGCCCGACCGCTTGGCTCGGCAGCCCGGCTGCTCGGCTCGGCCCCGAGGGGCCCTCGGCGGCCGTCCAAGGCCCCTTTGGGAAGGAGGCACGGCGAGTTACTAAACCCGGCGATCGCCGTGGTCATACTGCGCATTACGTTGTCATCCGAAATCTTGGCCAGGAGGTGACCATATCGCGGAGACCCGTAATCGCAGGAGCTGTCATTCGCCGCGTGAAATTGGCAGCACCAGTCGAGGCAGCTCTCCAGAGTCTTCCAAAACGGCCAAGTCACGTAATCGCCGTCGAGATCTTCCATTAGAACGTCCAAACGCTCCTTCTCGAGCACGCATTGCTCCTTCAGAGCGCGGTTGTTGCTCATGGGTGTATAGGCCATAATCAAGCGCATCGTAGTCATCCATGCCGAGGCCAGTCGGTCGAAGCAGTCGCGGCTGGCCTTCCCTTTACACATGACCTCTCCGGCTAGCCCCCGACAGGCCATAAAGAGCCCGTCCAGCGCGGACACTTGAATAGTAACATTCCCTACGACGCTATAGGCAAAGTGCAACTTCTCCCGCAAAGCAATTTCCCTCAGCACATTTTTAATCTCCACGTCGGACATGCCTCCGCTGCCATCCTCGGGGGGCTCGCATGATCGCAAGTACAGAAACGTTTCCGGCAAGACACCTAGACGGAAATTAAATTCGACACGTTCAGAAACGATCAGCACCGTTCCCCCTGACACTCAGGGTTGCGGTCCTCGGGACCCGGGCTATACTTACGCCGAGCGACCCCACGCGCGAACCTTTGGCGGTAGCCCCCATCATGCTCCCAATAGTCTGCTCTGCGAGCCATTACCGGAGAAAGCGTGAGGGCTTCTATCGAAGTCATAGTGACAGGCTAGAACCCCCTACAACGTAGCGCAAATGTGCACGATCCACGCCGTGCGATGGCACGGTGGGAGATGACACGAGCGCGACAGACACCGGCCTGCGATACCTAAGTAGTATCCGTATAGTGTCATATCCCCCGGGGCGCAAGGTCCGTAATAAAGACTTTGGGCAGGTCGGTTAGCGCCAACCCGGCATTCCATTGGATGAAGGGGTGGACGTGTATGTGTGTGTACCAGATTCCGTCAACTGGCCACGTGCAAGACAATCTCACCATTCAGCCCCCCCTTCCCCTCATCGAACTCAGAAAGGGACTCTACCCCGTCTACCTGCCTATCCATTTCCGGGTCGAGGTGTTTCACGAAACCCTCGCGGTGGTGGGTCGCACCGATACCACCACGTCCAACCGCTCGTAGACGAAGTACCAGCGCACTACAAAGAATCCCGCGTTAGGAAAATGGAGCGTTAAATTCATCCGCTTCCAGTCGAGGTCGAAGTAGACGTCGGACTTGGCCGACATGTCACACACATCGTAAAACGTGATGAGGGGAACGGTCGTCTTGGTTTCCGCGTTTTCCAAGACCACCGCCTGCGAGTGCGCTTCGTAGGCCGGCGATATGGTAACGTTTTGCCCGACCGCTATATTGATTTCTTCCCGCCTCCAGGATATCTGGATTTCGTTGGGAGGTTTGTACGGGAGGCATCCCTTTTTCGGCGGGATCGGTACGTGCTTGTCCATCACCCGCAGCTGGCGCCTGTACACGGGGATGGACGTGTGGAAGCCGGTGGCGTACCACGGCTGCGTGCAGTCGAAGCCGTTGCTCTTGGTGCTGCAGTAGTAAGGCGCTATCCACTCCGAGGTCATGGGCACGTCGTGAAGCATCCCCACGTAGGCCTTTGCCGCGGTCGCGTAGGTGCTCATGAGATGGGCCCCCCGCGTGTTGTTGGTGAGGATGGTAACGTTTTCGGGCAGGTAGGACCGAGAGCCTTGGACGAAGGCCGCGGTCACCGAAAAGAGCCCATGCTTCTTCTTTACCTCGTAGGCCCCGCCGAGGATGGTGGCGTCGGTGGCCGTCGAGGCCACCACCTGGAAGGTGTACACGGGGAATATGGAGGTACCGTTTACCCCGAAATTGCCCATGTACCAGACGCTGTGGTTGCTAACGTAGCTCTTGTACCGATAGTCGCGGCCGAGCGTGTACGCGCTCCACACCGAAGGCACCGCGCTGCCCACGGGGTGGGGGAACCCGGGATACATCTGGATCAACGGCAGGGCACCGTTGACGTCCAGCGTCCTCAGAAACTCGATCAGGCCTATAAATTTCGTACACGTGTGATCATCTTCGAAGGTGAAATTTTCGTGGCCAAAGTACTCGCAGAACCGCTGACCGTAGAAATTCAAACCGCACACGTCGATCCCCCACGAGCTCTTGTTATCGCAGATCTTGCTATTCGCCGTAATATTGGGGATCGTTATGTACTCGTGGACTTCTTCGTCGGTCACGTTCATATTGCTCCAGGTGGACCGCAGCGCCGCCACGTATTTTGCATCGTTACGCAGCGTCCGCGTGAGGGCCCTCTTTTCCAGGGTCGCGTTGACCGCGATTTCATCTCGGTGGTCGATGGCCACGATCCTGTCGCACCGATACCCCGACACGTTAAAGTACTGCCGGCAGATGGTAGTGCAGACGTACGTGCCCACCGAATAGCCTATGCAGTGGACGCTCGACCCGTTGATGGACACGTTGGTTAAGAATTCCGTTAGATTGACGCGCCAAGCCGCCGCGTAGGCGTCGTAGAGCTTGGTCGAGTTGGCGCCTATGTTGTCCCAATCCACGTACAGCAGGCTCGCTTTGGGGGTCATCCGCGCGTGGTAGCGGAGCGCGGCCTTGAAGAAACTGTGGCTGTCGTTCTGCTGCTGCTGCCAGCCCCCGACGAGGAATATAATGTTCTTGTCGCGGTCGTAGTCGAACGCTCCGGCGGTCTGGAGCGCGTCGTAATCAGAGTACTCGACGAAGTCGTTCTTGTCTTCGCACCACCAGAACAGCTTCGGGGGATGCTCCGAGAGGTCGGAGGGAAACCTCCGCGCCGTCTTGTTCGCCCTAGTGTGTGGAAGGTTTCTGATAACGCCCCTACCGGGTCCCGAATCGGTTTCGGGCAGTTCTTCTGGCTCCGTATCCGGCGGTTGTTCGTCGTCGTCGTAGACCCACTTTTCCCAGTCGTCCATGCTCGGGTAGGGGTCGCCGATCGGAACGGCGTCCGTGGGTTTGGCTCCCCCGGGTTCAGAGCCATTTTCCGAGTCTTCGTGCGAAGAGTCTTCGTAATCGTCGTCGTCGTCGTAGAATAGGGGTCCGTACTTGGGCACGAACACCACATCGGGCTCCAAGTCAATCGAGCCGGTACTGACCCACTGCGACGAGTTGCTGCTGACGCAGCCCCCCCGCAGGCAGTCGGTGACCGGCGGGATGTAGGAAAACGCCAAGGGGTCGGGTTCGTGGAGGACCTGCAGATCTGGGTTTCCGAGGGTCGAAAACCCGGCGTCCGCGAGGATCTGGAGTCGCGTGTAAGTGATGGGGGAAAACACAAACAAAGGCGGCAGTTGGAGGGTCCGTCCGACCGTACGCAAAAACTAGATCTACGCAAACAACGGGCCGGGCATACTTACCACCACGAGGAGGACCAAATGCACAACTATTAGAACCCCGCCGACGACGGCGACCACCTTCCTCGTACGTCGTTCCTGGCCTACTCCGAGCGCGTCGTAGCTCTTAGCCCCCCTCCCGCCCCGGTTGCCGCCTAACCCCACCCGCCTGCGACCGGTGGAACCACGGCGGCCGTAATCGCCGCTGTACGGATCGATCAGGCGCGTCGTGCTCTCCGTGTCGCTATCCTGGTCCGAAACGTACGAGAAACTATCATCTTCGGAGACGCGCGGGACACTCCGGTACCGGTAGAAGGGGCTTCTCCCGGCCGCCATAGGTCGGAGGCCACGGCCGCTCCTATCGCCTCTCCCGCTAGCGGTCCAGAAGACGCCCCCCTCTCAAGTCCGACCTATCGCCCTCCCCGAATTTCCCGGCGTCTGCTGTTGCCGGTCGCCGGTCAAATAGTTTTCAAGGACGGGTTTTAGAGCGTTCAGAGGGCTATAGTACGGCGCGTTACCGGCACAAACGCCGTCGGTCAAGCGCGTCCGCGCCATCCCTCCCACCGCGACCCTGCACCCGCCCGCGATCGCAACACGGTCTCGAGGCTCCATCTCACGGCGTTCTTCCATCGCTGCGGCTCCCATAAGCCGCGGCGTGCCGCCAAACCGCATGGCCCCGTGCCTAGTCGCGGTTTTGGCGGAACGCCTGGAAAGGATCTTTAAATAATCGCAGACTGGTTCTGCCACGTCCCAGGTTGCGAGGGGACGTGTGGGGTCCTATTTCGGTTTGGCAGAGCGAGCGGCATAATCTATTTTTATCCACAGGTATAAGGGATTGCCAGTGCTGGGACGAATTAATAGGGTCAAACGACCGGGGTAGAAACACCAGCTCTCTGTGGCTAGGACAGAGCCGTTCGGGGTCGTGCGGGCCGCTCTCCTCCCCCCGCATCGTCTGGCATACTCAGGGGAGGAAAAATGCACGCCGTATTCCAGGTATTTGGAATAGGAGGGCCGCCTATCGTGACCCGAAAAATGAGGTGGCGCTAAACCCTCCGGTCTTTAAGTATCGGCAGGATCGCGTTAACCTCCCTCCTCGTCGGGGAATCGAACCCCGGTCTCCCGTGCGACAGACGGGCATACTACCACTATACTAACGAGGACTGGGTTACACAACCCGGTCGAGTTTTCGTGGAGGCCGGTAGCCGGTAGGCGTGTGTGCAGTATGCGACCCAGAGCCGTATAAGGGAGGTTCGTGGGATCCTCTGCAAAAAAATAGAACGGGGAAATGGTCGAGAAGGAAAAAAAGGGGAAGGAGGCTGCTCCGTTGACAGGAAATCCTGTCAAAGAACCGAAGCCTCCTATTTCCTCGGCGGGGAGTCGAACCCCGATCTCCCGTTTACTCTATATATATACGGGCGTAGTAACCGTTGTACTACCGAGGACTTGTGACTTAACGCCGTCGCAGCCAGGTCAGTACCTCACACGGCTGTCATATAGAAACCAGGAAAAGAGTTCTCTTTTTTCTTCTACTTTCCCTTTCTCGGGGAAACCCCTTCCCAGCACCTAACTCGCGTTTTCCACTCGGTAAATTCTGCCAGGAGAGAAAAAATATGGGACAAAAAAGGGAGATGGAGCAATTCCGATGCCGCCGGCCGGTAAAATGGTAGGAGACGAGTCCCTTGTCATTCATTATACGCACTGACAAAGGGCCTCCCTCTACCTATATCCTCGTCGGGGAATCGAACCCCGGTTTGCCCGTCTGCGTTGACAGGCTGCGTACTGCCACTGTACTAACGAGGAATCGGCGACGCCCGGACACTTTTTTTGTCGTGTGAGCCGGTGTGACAGGACAGTTTCCCCAGGCAATGCAAAGCCGGTCCTACGAGAAAGCGATTCAGAGAGAGGACGATCTCAGAGAAAGGGCGATCGTCGAACTCTCTGTCTCGCCGTGGAGTAGGACCGCTATAGGGACTCCCCCCACCTGTCAGAAAACAGGATCGTATTTCACTTGTGCCTGAGTCATGACATTTCACTCTGACCACAGCGGCATGCCAAGAAGAAACCGCCGACTGAGTCAAGTGCACCCCCGCGATGATGCTGATGATCTCATCCAGCCGTGGGAGGCTCGCCAGCTGTGCCACGAGCCGTACTTACCCCAGGGTCACAAAAAAAGGGGGGTGTCAACCGCGGTTCTAAACGGAAGAACCACACGGTTCACCCACCTCAACCCTCGTCGGGGAATCGAACCCCGGTCTCCCATCCGGAGGCCTTGAGATGGGTGTTCTGCCACTATACTAACGAGGAGGTGTTGAGTAACTAGGCAAGAGTATCAGTGTCTAACGTGATGTTTTTCCTCCACCTCTCATTAGCTACACCTACATAAATAACAAGCCCGTCCCCTCTGGCCTAACGCCCGGAAAGTTACGCCCCGTACCCACAACTCTTCGTAACTTGGCGTCCACCGCCCCATCTGCATCCTCCTCCTCCACCCGGCGCAGGCAGGGGCCTTTCGCAGGGGAAATCCCTCGCAGTCAACACACAACCCTGATGCGTTTAAGAGACGTTTATTATACATTTGGGGGTCCCGCGACATACAGCTCGCGAAATTTTGACTCTATTGCACATGCTCCAAAACGTAGGGCAGGTCAGGAACAGCGCAGCTAGCGGGCCGATGAAAAAAAAGGAGTTATCTAGGCACTTATCCTGTTCGACCAACCAGGGATACAAGGCTTAGGTGACTCCTCGTCCCCGTCGGGGAATCGAACCCCGGTCTCCCGTCTACCAAGGTGAGATGGGTGTTATACCACTAAACTAACGGGGAAGTATCGCATAACTTTTAAAAACACTCCAGGTGGCAAAGTGTTGACACGCTTGCTCCTAATCCCGCCTACCGGATTCTACTATAAACACGCCTACCACATCCGTCGTAGTGTTGACAGTGGATAGTTGCCGTTGATTGATGCGGTCCTCCTCCTTGGAAAAATCCTGGGAAAAGGCATACGCCAAATCCCGATCGCCTACAGGCACGTTGGTGGGGAGGGGACGATGTGCGGATGCCAAAAAGTTTAACAAGAAAGGTGGTATGTCTTACTGTAAGTCCTACTACACAACGACAGACCCTCCTTTCTGTCCTCGCCGAGGAATCGAACCTCGGTCTCCCGGCCGCCCGCGCGAACCGGTTGTACTACCACTATACTAACGAGGAAGACGCTTACTTGCTGCGATTTTTCTGCAGGTAAAGTTGGGCAACGATCAGCCTAGGCTACGTCATAATGCGGATTGTAAATGGAAAAAGGTAAAAAAAGCATTCTCCCTAGACGCGTATATGAATATATTACCATATGCACGTCTCCAGGGAATGCATTGTCCCCGCCGGGGACTCGAACCCCGCAATCCCAGCACCTCGAGCGGGAGTACTACCAATGTACAAACGGGGACCGGTGCCGCACCTCGATTTTGGGCACTACATCGTCGAGGGGAGATTATCCTCTATTTCGAGCCTTTCTCCCATTGCTGCAATAGAGCGACGGTGACAATTCGCTCTTTCATAGCCCCAACGTAACCTATAGAACCACCGTGTTTCGGAGAAATTAAGAAATGATAGGGATTAGACGGACCTCGGATCCCTGGAAACAGCCTTTAAAGGCCGCTAGACCAAAGTCGCTTGGCATCGTTGCATCGTCCATAGTACACTCGGCAAGTCTCAACAGCGCAGATTACTCACCCAGTCAACGATCGCTCCATTGGCCGCAGCGCTCAGCGGTGCCACTATAGTCCGGGGACTCTGCCAAGACGTTCCTTGTCAAAACAGATTAAGGGCGTAGGACCGTTCTGGCCCAACGCCCGGAAGTGCGAACTATTATGCTCGAGAACCGGTTCCCCGACCTCGCTCGCCTGACATGCGCATACCCGACTACCCGTCCACCCCCCCGCCGCACACCCCGTGTCGCGGTCCGGCCCACAATCCAGATAATCGGATAAATGTATTGGTTTATCCAAGAAGCTTGTTTCTTGGTAAAGTGTAATCCCGAATTGTCTTTTGAAACAAGGGCGACCGCCCTCACAACTTTCACTGATAAAAGGAAAGCTAAACCGCAAAAGAGAGGACGCTCACGCCTGCTCGCCAACTGACAGGCGAATAGTCGTGATTTCGGCCTCTGCTCCTCGTCGGGGAATCGAACCCCGGTCTCCCGTGCGACAGACGGGAATACTAACCACTATACTAACGAGGAATAAGGCATCGGCAGCCCGACATTTTCGGGGTGTTGCTTGCAGTATCACTCGGCGGCGGCCGGACGCCTGGAAGCAGCTGAAACGACACGGACAACAAAACCACACACAGACGGGTTCCTGAGAGGCCTTGCGATATAACGGCACCTACGACTTCCAATTCTGGGGGTCCTGCGAAGAGAGAACAGAGAGAGGGGTTTAAACAATGGCGGCGTAGGGGGGGGGGGCAGTGTGCTCAGCCACCCGCGGCTCGTTGGACACTCCGTTGTTTACGCGGTAAATTCGGAAAGTGAACTCGTTCCAAACCAATAGACAGTGTGCCAAGCCGCTGGGATCTGTCTGTTCAGATTCCCCCTACATACCCCGCTGCGTAAACACTGAAATTCCAACCATGTCCTGGCACTCTTCCCGGACTTCGCTTCCACCTGTCGCCAAGTTTCCTGCGCGGAGAAAAACAACTCGAGTTAAAACGGTGCCGAGGAGGACCCGGCTGCGATAAAAAGCAGCAATAGGGCGGAGAGATGAGCCTTAGTCATTTTCTGAATAACGACCATTCTCCACCCATATCCCCGTCGGGGACTCGAACCCCGGTCTCCCATTCTCCTCGCGAAGACGATGGGCGTTCTACCTCTAAACTAACGAGGAGCTCACGCTCGCGACGGGTTTTCTTTCTGCGGGCGAGGTTGCCCCACAGATAGATAGTCATATTCCTGACCGTGCGATACCGAGAAATAGGCGACCGCCCGCTAGCAATAGGCTAGGACGTCCTGGCATCGGGCCCGGCCCGGCTGGCCGCCTGCCCGCCCTACAATGCATGCGCGTATTCTTGGCCGCACGCCCGGGACTGGCTGAACGCCCAGAAATGGCAGTGCGCCCCGCCTTGGCTATACGCCCGGAAGAGACCGCAAAGCCAAAGCGGGCCGCGCGCCCAGAACTGGCTGTACGCCCAGTATTGGCAAGCGTCCCGGGTAGCCATGAGCCACGCGGTCGCGGCTCCCAGTACACACAGCACAAGTACACGGTCAAAGGCGCAAAATGACCACGGGATGGATCCTCGAGCAGAGGGGTGCATTTTGGAGAGTGGTCGGGAGGGGGGCGGGGACGAAAACGTCGACGGCATGCGTCTGCTGCGGTGGAATACAAAAAAGAAGAGGTCTCTTGACACTGATCTTACTTTGCCAGATGCAAGTCCAAGTGCCAAAGCCTCAATTCCTCGTCGGGGATTCGAACCCCGGTCTCCCGCTTGTGCAAATGGGGGCGGGTTAGTGTTGCGGGCGTACTAACCGCTATACTAACGAGGAGTACGGGACGTCTGACTCAGGACATAGGCGACTACCCCGCGGAGACACAGAACGTAATCTGTGGGCGGGAGGATAAAGAGGGTTGTAGCAATAACTACGAGCGCCATTAAGTAACTTACTGCAACAGCCCTCTGAATCCTCACCGGGGTTTCAAACCCCGGTCTCCCATCGACACGAAGGAGGTGTGTTGCCTGCCCGCTAACTAAATAGGCCGCTTATACCGCATGACTCATATTCCTACAGAAATCCAAAAGGGGGGGATTAGCGATGCATGCACGCATCTGCCGCGACTGGCCTAAAAGCATAAGATGGCCAGGCCTTACTGTTCTTCCCATTCCAACGGAAGCACCAGTAACCCCCCCATCTACCCTCGTCGGGGACTCGAACCCCGGTCTCCCGCGGCCGGTATCTGTATGCCGGGTCGGCCGCGGGCGTACTAGCCGCTATACTAACGAGGAAGCGCCGCGGTAGCGAGCCGCGAGCGCGCGTGTGTACGGCGGTGGGCGCGTGCGCGCGCCTGCGTGTGTATGGTGCGGGTGTATGGTGTGCGTGTGTGTATGGTGCTTGCGTGTGTATGGTGTGCGTGTGTGTGTGTTGGGGGAAAAGCAGACTGGGGGAAGAGCAGATTGGGGGGAAAAGCAGACTGGGGGAAGTGAGCGAGCGGGGCAATGGGCGGGGAAGCGAGCGAGAAGGGAAAGTGGGAAGGGGGAAATGGGGTCTTGGGGAGGAAATGGGGTCTTGGGGAGGAAATGGGGTCTTGGGGAGGAAATGGGGTCTGGGGGGAAAAATAGGATATTCGTGGGGAAGGGGGAAAATGGGATCTTGGGAATGGGAAGGGGGAAGAAAATCGGGGAGAGGCGGGCTGCGGATTGCGTGCTGGGGCTGGGGCTGCGGATTGCGTGCTGGGGCTGGGGCTGCGCATTGCGGGCGGGTGGGGAAAAAAGGGGGACGGGGGGCAGGGGACAGGGGGCAGGGGGGGCTGGCTGGCGCTGGCGCTGGCGCTGGCGGTGGTTTTATAGCCGCGGGCGGTTTCTAACGCTATATGATCTCTTTACGGCGGTCTCTTTGACCCCCTGTAGTAGTAATGGTGGAGTAGTAGTAGTGGTTGCTGAGGCGGCGGGCGGGCGGGCGGGCGGGCTAGCGAGCGGCGACGACGGCGTGCGTGTCGCGGCCGCCCCGCGATCTCTGACACTGCGAGCACTTCGTAAGCAAATGTACCGCACGGCCGTGACCGCCGTGTCAGAGATCACGGTGCGGGAGCGGTGCTGAAGCGGCGGCGGCGAGGCGGCTGAGGAGGCTGAGGATGAGGCTGAGGAGGCTGAGGCTGCTGAGGTGGCGTTGGTGGCGTGGCGAGGAGGCGCGGAGGAGAGAGGCGCGCGCGCGTCGGCAGGGATGGCGGTGGGGACGGACGCAAGGACGGACGGACGGACCGAGAGCCGCGGTCGGAGTGAGGGGGCGGCGACGCGGGTGGCGACAGAGAAATATACCGAGGAGGAGTAGGAGGTGGAGGAGGAGGTGGCGGAGGCGTGGCTGAAGCGGTGGCGGGGGGCGGTTGGTGAGGAAGAAGGCGGGGAGGGGCCCGAAGATAGACAGACAGATAGATGGACAGACAGGCGGGCAGGCAATGTGGGGGGTGGTGGCGCTGTTGCCGCCGCTGGTGGAAAAAGAAGGGGTGGCGGTGTGGTTGGTGGGGGAAAAAAGGAGGGGGCGGTGGAGGAGGGTGGAGGGCAAAGACCCCGCGGTGGGGAGGGAGGGGGGCGAGCTGCGGCAGCTGCTGCGGGGGCTGCGACGCGCGCGCAAAGGAAAGGTGCACGGCCCCGGCCTTCTTCGGACGGCTCCGGGGAAGAAGGGGGGGACCGAGTACCTCGTCCCGTCGGGGAGTCGAACCCCGGTCCCCCGCACGGCCGCCGCCGCCAGAGCGGCATCCGGGCGGTGCGGGCATACTAGCCGTTGTACTATCGGGACTGCGCTCTGGCGAGCCCGCGAGCCCACTGGCTGATTCGGCGGGGCGCCTTACGCACATCCTGCCCCAATACGCGGCCGTTGCCGCCGGGCGTGTCGCCACGGCGACGGCCCTGGGGGAGAGGGGTGGGGTGGGTGGGGGCTCTGTGGCGAGCGCGCGCGCGAAAAAGGCAACAAGAATGCGGGCCCGAAGGCGGGAGGAAGCCCGGCCCACATCCGAGTCCCACCGCCCCGCCAAAGATCCGGGCGGCGAGCCAGCGCTCCCTTCTCCCTCCACCCTTTTTTTTTTCTCCTCTTTTTCCCCCGCCCTCTCCCCTCCTCCCCTTTCCTCCCCCCCTTCCCCCCTCCCACTCTCTCGCCACAGCAACCGTTGCTACTGGTACAGCTACCGCTGCGGATGCAGATGTGCAATCGCCGCCGGCGGTGGCAGCTGGCTGCCATTGCAGCGGCTTGCCAGGCAGCACGAGGGTGGAAGGAGGAGGGAGGGGTGGAGGAGCCAGAAGCCGGCAGGAGGAGGAGGAGGGGGGGGAAGGAGGGAGGAGGAGGGATGGGGCTAGGCTAGGTCGCGAGCTGAATCCCTAGCATCCGCCCTGATGCTTTTTTTTCCCCCACCACCGCCCCGAAAATCGCCATCGCCGCCGTCCCTCAGACGCAGACCCGGTTCTGGCGGGTCGGCAAAACGCTATAGGCGCGCGCGGGACCACCCCCCTCCCTCCTTTCCCCCATTCCCTCCCAGAAAGCCCAGAAAAAAAGAGGTTAGACCGCTACCACTTACCGCTAAGTCTGGGTACTGTGGCCGCTCAGTCCACCGGTTTCCTCGTCGAGGAATCGAACCTCGGTCTCCCGCCCGGAGAGGAGGCGGGTATTCTACCACTGAACTAACGAGGGACGGCTTCCCGCGGCCAGACATCCTCGGTCCAAGAGCCGGCGTTTCAGTTCCCTTCTCTGTTTTCCTCTCCCCGAGGCGGTGGATGTCCCGTCTCGCTGCCAACGGGGAGGGCTGGACGCCGGCCAGCGCCAGGCCGCCAGCGCTGCCGAGCGGGCGCGTCGCGGCCGAGGCGGGCTCCGCGGCGTGGGCGCCGCAGGACACCCGGCGCCCGGGCCGGCCGTCCCGCACGGTCCGGGACCCTCCCGGCACGCCGGCGCGGCGGGGTCTCGGCGCTCCCGCGAGGGATTATTCCTACCGCGGGCTCGTCTCGGCGGCGGTCGGGGTTCCCCTCCTCTGCCTTTTTCTCTCTTTTCGCGCCGAGCGCCATGCCGCGTGCCGGCTCCCGGAGCCGCGGCCGCTGTGGTCCTCTGCACCCCGGGAAGGGTCTGCATAAGGAACTTGGAATTTCCGGCGGACCGCGTACAGCCCCTTCCTGCGAATTACTCACCGCCAACAGTCGCACCGGGCGCGCGGCCAAGTAGGGGAAGAATGGGGTGATCCGCCCCTTCTCCCCCAGAAGGCCCTGCTCGCCCTTTGGGATCCGTGCTCGCTCTCCCTCTGCGCCTTTCTCTTCTCCTCCTCTCCCAGAAACCCCCACAGCGGAATGCGAGGAGTCACCGCGGCAGGGGCCTCTTTCGGGAACCCAGTCGCTGCCCCGGGCGGTTGCCGGCTTCCTGGTTGTGGGGTTTTGAGTCTTGCGAGGGGTTGGGGGGAAGAAGGGAAAATATATATCAAGGCGAGGAAAAGGGGTCCGCTTGCCTGCCCGTGTATGTGTTTTCTTTCCCCCTCTTCTTCCTCTTCCTCGACCCCCGGCGCGTAAACCCTTGCCGAGGGACAGACCACCTCCGCCGCCATCCCATTTCTTTCTCTGCGGTCGTGGAAACATACACACTCACACTCACACACACTCACGCAGAGAGAAATCCCTATTTCCCCCCTGCCCACCTTCTTCCCCTCTCTCCGATATCCGAAATCGATCTGCGGGTCGGAAAAACCGGGGCGTCCTTTTACCGTCCGGGAAGCTTCAGCGGGGCTTCCGGAATCGCGGCGTGCGGGTCGCGGCGGCGGCGGGGGCAGCTTCGTACCAACCGTCCCAGGGACCCTCGCGGGGGGCTGCATCGCACCCCAGCGAGGGGTCCCAGCCAGCCACGGTCCCTTCTTCCGCCTCTGCCCGGCCTCACACGCAGCTAGGCCGCAGTCGTCCTTCTTCGTTTTTTCGGAGGGGGGTTCGGGGGCCGGGGTGCCCTTCACCGGCGAGCGGAGGGGGCCGGGGCCACGCTGCGGGGGTCAGGTGACTCGGGGCACCGTCGCACCGGGGGTCGGAGTCTCGCGAGGGGGAGCGGGGGGGCTCGGAATACCCGCTCCCCGGCTCCCAGCCATTAGCCAGGCAGCGCAGGCCGCAGTCCTATCTCCTCATTTTCGCGGGGGTCTGGGGGCGCCACGCGGGGGGTGCAGAGGCCGGGAAGCCGGCTCGGGGGAACCGGGCGGGGGCCGTCTCGCCGCCGGCACCGTCGCCGGGGTCGGGGCTGCCTCCCCTGGCGCGCCGGGCCCCCCAGAGTGACATGCCACCAGCCCTATCTCTTCCATTGAAAGGCAGGCCTCCGGCCCCGCCGGCGCATTCTCGGGGGGCTTCCGGGGGGGTCCCGGGATCCCAGCGGCCTCCGGGGCGGTCCATGAGTTCCGCAAAGCGGTGGGCTGTCTTCTGGGGGGGTCGGCTGCGATCGGGGGTGCAGCGGGCCGGGGCTGGGGCTCCCAGAGGAAGGTACCCCCCCACCTCCCTCCTTGTCATTGCCGCGCTCCCAGCCCGGCTCCCCATCCATTCATTCATTCGCGATCTGTGGACCGCGGCTGCCTCTACCGCCCACCCCGGCTATGTATCGATCCGTATACGGGTTCATGCGAGGCCGCCGATCGCCCCCCCCCCCACCACCGTCACCAGTACCATATGCCGCAGTTCCCGGGGGGCTCGCCGTCTCCGGGGCTGCACGGGGACCCCCGCCGCACACCACACGGCCGCCCGGCCCGCGCCAGGGGGCCCCGGCGAGCGTCCCCTGGCGGGGGTCGTGGACATGGCACTCTGCCAAGTTGAGTTGGACGCGCTCCAGACGGGGAGTGCGCGCCCGGGGAGGCTCTCCCGCGTGGCGCGGTGCCATGGCGCGCCGCCAGAAGCGACTCCCGGCGCTCCCGCGGGCCGATGGCGCCTCGCCGCGTGCGTCAAGGGCCGGATCGGGCTCGGGCTCGGGCTCGGTGCGCGACCCGGCTCGGCAGCTCGCGCGGGCGGCATCCCACCGCCGCGGCACTGCTATAACTCGGCCGCGAGGGGTCCCTGGTGCGATTGGGGGAAACCGAGGAGGGAAGGGGGGGGGAAAGGGGGGGCTGTCCGCGGAGGAGTAGGAGGAGAACGGCGCTCAGGGCGCAGCAGGGGGCGCAGTGGCGGTGGGGCAGGGCGGCAAGGGGTCTCCGGGGGAAGGTCTCACACGCGGCGGTGGGGGATGGGGCGGAATCGGGCGGTTAGGGTGGGGGTGGGGATCCAGGGGGGGGGGTGCAGATCGCGGTCCCGGGCTCTGCCGCCACGGGGTGCTGGGTTAAGGTTAGGACGGGGGACCGTCGATGGGGAAATATACAGAACAAGTTTGCTCGGGGGACTCTGCCGCACCGGGGTGCTGGGTTAAGGTTAGGACGGGGAACCGTCGATGGGGATACAGTCCGCGGGTCGCGCAAGTGTCTGTGGATGGGGGGGGGTGGGTTAAGGACACGGGGGGGTGGCATCTAAGAGATGGACGGAGATGCCGGACGGCTGGAGATCGTGGGTCGCACTGACGGTTGCGCTGCAGGCGGTTGGTGCTGTTTGGGGTGGGTGGCTGTGGGTCTGTGGGTTGGTTGGGGGGCGGGGTGGATGGGTGGATGGATAGATGGATGGAGGGGGGTGGGGCTGACGGGCGGGCATTGAATCAATGGCGGGGGGAGTGGCGGGGGCAATGGCGGGGGGAGTGGGAGGGGGTGGGGGTAAAAACAAGGGGGTGGTGTTTCTCAGGGGGACGCGGGTTAGGGTGAACAGGGAGGGGGGGAGCGAGGGTTAGGGTGAACAGGGAGGGGGGGAGCGAGGGTTAGGGTGAACAGGGAGGGGGGGAGCGAGGGTTAGGGTGAACAGGGAGGGGGGGAGCGAGGGTTAGGGTGAACAGGGAGGGGGGGAGCGAGGGTTAGGGTGAACGGGGAGGGGGGGAGCGAGGGTTAGGGTGAACGGGGGGTGGGAATTGAGATCCCGGGGTGGGCTTTTCCGGGGACCGGGGTTATGGTTGGTTGGTTGCTGGGGGAGGAGGGGGGAAATGGTGGGGGGGATGATGGGGAAAGGGGGGGTGCTGATTCTCGCTCCGGGGACAGTGTGGTCTCCCTGGGGTGGATTTAGAGTAGGGGGAGGGAGGGGAAAAGTGGGGCTTGGTTTCCCCGGGGGGGTGGTATCTCCCGGGGGTGGGCTTAATCCAGGGACCGGGTTCATCATAAAGGGGGGGGAGGAAAGGGCTGGGGAGGGCCGGTGCTTCTCTGGGGAGGGGGGCGGGGCTTTCGGGGACGGGTGTCTGTCGTTCAGGGGTGGATCATCGGGGGGGGGGGGGGGTGTGGGCTTTCGGGGGGGTGGATGTGCTATCCGGGGGCGGGTGTTCTTCCCGGGGGCGGGTTCTCAGGGGCGGGGGTTCTCAGGGGGGGATGGTGTTCTTCCCGAGGGCGGGTTCTCAGGGGTGGGGGTTCTGTACTTCGGGGGCGGGTTCTCAGGGGGACGGTGGCCCATTCGGGGCGGGGTGGGTACACTGGGGGGTGGGTGGTTGGGGGGAGGGGGCGGGGTTCTAGCGTTCGCACTTTGGGGAAATTCCTGTATTAAATTCATCATATTTCAGCGTCTGTTTGATACCGTAGGGGTCTGTGCAGCATGGGGCCTTGCGACGGTGGGATAAGTGCCACGGGGGGGCCGACCGGGCCCCGCTTCGCGCGGCCCGGTGGGTTGGCCTTCGGCCAACCCCGGCACTTGCTTGGAAACCTGCCAACCCTAACCCTAACCCTAACCCCAACCCTAACCCTAACCCTAACCCTAACCCTAACCCTAACCCTAACCCTAACCCTAACCCTAACCCTAACCCTAACCCTAACCCTAACCCTAACCCTAACCCTAACCCTAACCCTAACCCTAACCCTAACCCTAACCCTAACCCTAACCCTAACCCTAACCCTAACCCTAACCCTAACCCTAACCCTAACCCTAACCCTAACCCTAACCCTAACCCTAACCCTAACCCTAACCCTAACCCTAACCCTAACCCTAACCCTAACCCTAACCCTAACCCTAACCCTAACACAGCGCGCCGCTTCTATCCAGTTCCTGGAACTATGCCAACCCTAACCCTAGAGCCGCACTGCTATCCAACCCTAGGCAGCGATTCTTTTCGAAACCCTACGCGCCCGCGGGAGGGATGCGATC